ACGGAGATAAATCTCCTTTATAAAAATAGCTTCGTAATTATAATTCTATACTACCACAGTTTGATATTTTGTCAATGATTTCAGGCAAAAGAAAAGCGCCCGTAGGGGCGCTTTTCGGTCGTAAGGTCTCTCCTTTCAGGCGGGAAATCTGTGTGTGCTGATAATGCGGAGCAGCTCCCAGCCAAAGGTCTTTTTGTGAGCCTTCTCCTTCCCCTCATCGTCGCCAAGGCAAATAGCTGTGAAGACGTGCTTTCGTGCCTTGGGGTGGATGGCAGTAAGAACATAACTGCATCCGCAGAAGTCAAACATTTCACGGTAGACGATGTCGATGCCCTCCTCGTCGAGTCGGCGTTGGATGACCTGCTTGTTCTTGTAGAACATAGCTTCTTCCTCCTTGCCTGACTCAATATGCTGGTCAGCAGCCATGCTGTCCTCAATATCACGTAGAATCTCTTCCACGCGGTTGAAAGGCCATTCAACAGTCTTGCCGGGTTCCCTGCCGTCCATCTGGCGGAGGGATACTCCGATGGGGAGGCTGTTTTTGTCGATGCCCTCGATACAGTAGGTCGTTTCAATATAAGAGAACAACCTGCCGTAATCGGAATACTTCAGTTTATAGACTGGCTGCATGATAGTTTTATCCGCTTTGTGAAGCCTGAAGTGTTCCTCCCTCTGCCGGCAGAAGGCATCCCAGATGATTTTGGAATCAGGAATATCCTTGTCGGCATAGTAGGACGTCCGATAGAAGACAAAGGAAAACTTTGCAACATAGGTTTTCTCGACTCGCGGCAAAGAAACAGGCTTCTCATTTGAGTAGACGCTCTTCGACATACTGGCCCAGTCCGTCTGAATACGTGGTACAGTGCCCAGCACCTGTTTCGGTGCAAACACACGCGCACTGTGCTTCGCCGCAGCCTGCTTCGCAGCAGCCATAACATCATCATACATATCCGTCCAGCAGAGCTTCATCCCCCGCTTATTATCTGCGAAGAGCATATTGTTGAGGCAGATTGCAAGCGATATATGGGTGATAGTCGCAGCTCCGCCGGAAACGTAGCAGATGTTGATGCGACGGTTGCCGCAGCGAACCTCACCAAAGGGGTCCTTACAGCAGTAATCCTTGTCTTTCAGCGCATCATAGACGTGGTTGCACAGTGTCGTGCAGAGGGATGAACCCTCTGCACGTCCTATGTCGGCTGCGGTGTCAATGGTTTTCAAATCCATGGCGTTCTCCTTTCTTTGTTTTTAAGCTCCCTGCCCTCTGCGGTCGGCGATGATTCGCTCGATGACCTCCTTATACATGAACATAACCTTTTCACCGACAGCCTTTCCTTCTTCAATATCCTCAATGCAAGTCGCAGTAAAGATGTAGAGGCTTTGTGCATTCGGCGTGATAGCAGTCAAGGCGTAGGTGCGTTTGCCGTATTGGAACATCTCACGATACATGAGGTCCACACCATCACGAGCGAGGGCAGCTTTGATGCAGTCCTTGCCTTCGTAAAAATCAGCTTCCTCGTCCTTCGCAGCTTTCAGATTTCGTGCGGGGATATCGGCGTCATCATCCAAAAGAGGTCGCCGAAGATTTGCCAACGGAACCACGATGATACCTTCGTCTCCCGTACTTCCCGCAGGCTGCAGTCGCACGTCCAAATAACTGAACTCGTCCGCAAAGTCAACGATACGATACATGGCACCCTCATAGAGAAACTCACGCTCATAATCGGTTGCTTTTAACGGATAGAGAGGCATATGAGGAGGGCCGTTGGTGCGTCCTTTTTCATCCTCAATATCCTCTTGCAATCGCAGGCATCGGGCATCCCAGATGATTTTCGCATCAGTCACGTTGGGGTTGTTGTGGTACGGCGTCCGGATGAACTCGATACCGAACACGGCAAACCGGAATCTCCGTCCAGCACTATTGCGCTTTGTCCCGAACGATGGCCTTTGTACGAAAATTCGCGCCTTATAAGTGTCCGCCACATACCACAAAGCCGCTTTAATATCATCGCGCATCTCACCAACGCATGACTCAACGTACTTGGGATTGTCTGCGTCTACGATAAGGTTGAGTGTGACTTCTGTGATATTAGCTTTTTCGTACGAAACCTTGCACGGACGGGGAAGGTCGGGGTCATTTCCGTAGCGTTCTTTTCCGAAGGGGTCTTTACAGCAATAGGCCTGTCCCTTCACATTGAACTCAACAACCTGCTTGATGAACTCACAGAGCCCATTCTTGTTGGTGATTGCTCCCGCACCAACGGTAGTATCGAGTGTGTGCAGGTTCATGTTGTTTCTCCTCTCCTTTCAATTAAGTAACTTGTAGATGACTCAACAATCGTTAGTGCCGTGTAAGGAGCACCTGTATGAACTTTCTTACCATCGAAATTCTTCAATGCAAAATATCCTCTTACTCTTCTCCCTGTGATAAAGCACTCTTGTCCGTTGAACAGGACTTTATCCCAGAGCCGGAAACCAAACACCTCATAGGGAGCTTGATTCCGTTTACGGATACCACCCTTAATGGGATTGACCTTATGCAACTGCCGGTTATGATGCCGAACGGCTCGGATACGATAGAGCGTATCGCTGGGCTGTGCGTCCGGCACACGAGCGATGCAACGGGCATCGTTCACATGGGATTTCTGGATGGCGTGAGTCTCGCGCAACAGCTTTGTGATATAGCCGTAAGTCTCCTTCACAGGAATACTGAGCTCATTGCGAAGCCTCCGCATCAGAGTTTTACGCATGATACCCATGAATGCCGCATCGCGGAAACTCTTACCCCGTTTCCTCTTACCCTCCTCCAGAGTAACAACTCCTGCGTGTAAGAGCCTATGGCACTTCTCACAGAGGGTGATAAGGTTATTGGGGGCATTGCCTCCGACATGGCGGCTTTCCTTGTGGTGGACTGCAAACTTCACTGGAGCCTTATCTGTGGACTGGATTCCGCAGCACTGGCAGGTGTAGGTATCCCTCTTGAGAACGTACTGGCGAACGTTATATTCGTCGTACATCTCTCCGAGCTGATAATCCGTACCGACCGGTAGGGGCTTACCCTCCAGCATAGCCTTGAGCCGCTGCACATCAAACTCCGCTGTCTCCACGATGACCACGGAGATAGGGAGGATGGCACACGTTCTCTTGATGGCTGTGATATGCTCTTGGATTTTTACCTCTACCGAAGGTGCCAGCCAACCCTTATGTTTACTGTGGACGCGGTTGTTAAACCGTACAGCACGGTAACGAGTCTTGCGGTTCCTCCGGCTGCGGCGCAGCTCCCGCCTCGTAGAGAGCAACTCAACCACATCGTTGCGAGGCTTTACCTCCGCAGCGAAGAGTTCCTTGCTCTCGGTACAAGCGGACAATCCGATGAACTTGCTTCCGGCATCTACGCCCAGCGTGATATCCTGTTTATATTCGCTGCTGCGGTGCAGCAGGCGAATGGTAAACGGGGTACGCCGGACCACTGTTGCCTTGTGGTCTCTCAACATGATGCGAGCCTTCCGTGGGGAGCACGGCATCAAAGGCTCGCCGTGCTGGTTGAGTACATACACATACATTGATGTCGTCTCCTTTCTTGTCGTTGTGACAGTTAAACTTAGACAAAACTGTCCTCTCTGTAGAGAGTGAGAATCCTTCCCCAAGGTTTTTCCGAGGTTTCCATGTATGCAGCACTGTTCCTTACCCTCAGAACTGTTTAACCACATACCGCAGAGCGTGGGATTAGGATTTACGTCCCACGGTGCCTATACATTCTCGGATAACGTAGTGCTCGAAGCACTTAGGGTAGTCAATCAGGGCTTGCAGCTATTCACCACAAGCCCGTGGTTTTAACCACGGGTTATTGACACTGTTTTCACCCATTCCAATGATGCGATACAGAATCAGCACCGTAGCGTTTCTTACCGAACGGGTCTCGTCCGCAATAGGTCTCGTTCCGAAGGGTATATTCAAGCCGGCTTCTGATGTCCGTCTCCAGCAAATCGGTGTCAATTTGCTCGGCACCGTATGCGGTATCCAAAGCATCTAAATCCATGGTATTCTCCTTTCTTTTGCCTTCGGGCAGCTCAGGCGGCGACGCACGCTGCACCGCTGCCCGAACCGCGCAGAGCAGGGGAGAGGCGAACCTCTCCCGTGCCTGCCTGAGTCAATCAGAATTTCTGCATTCCGCCATGCGCTCGATGAGGTCCCACCCGAAAAGAACACGGTGTCCATATTCGGGGGAGTCTGCATCACAGCAGACAGCACCAAAGATGTTTGTCCGTGCATCCGGAAAGATTTCGGTAAGCACAAAACTCGTACCGAGCGTATCGAAAATCTCTCTGTAGGTTACATCGAGCTCTTTCCACGCTTCAAGCATTTCAGCCCAAGACGACATACTCGTCTGCCGTGAGTGGGCCATGCGTTTTGTGAGACTTATTTTGTTCTTGTAAAACAACGCCTCCTCATCTTTAGCCTTCAGCACGGACAACGCAGTTTTGTCCTCGAAGTCATCCTCGTAAAGTGCAAGTTCAATGTCCTTAGCCCTCACATCTACCTTTTTGCCAGCGTTTTTCCCCTTGACGTATTCGAGTACGACGGAGGAATTGGGCTTCTCATGGTTGATGCTGAGAATACGGACAATGGGGCTGCGAGGTTTCCCCGGCTTGAGGGGGAATTCACGACCGAAGTCCGCTGCACACAGCTCGTGCTTCGGAAGCGACTCTTTGCTTACTCTCCGGTCAACCATTGCCTTTCGACAGTAGGCATCCCAAAAGATTTTCTCGTCTGGAATCTCCGGATTGTCGAAATACGTCGAGTGGGCGAAGGTGAAATCAAAGTGAAAGAGGGGAAATGCAGCTCCATTAAGGGAGAACCGTCGTTTCTCTATGCCTTTCACAAAGCAACGTGCTGACCACTGTTCAGCGGCTACCTTTACGGCCCGTTCCAACTTTTCCTGCAGTTCGTCTATAAACGTCGGCTGCGGGGCCCCCATCTGTGATAGCTTTTCGAGAAGCAGTGATAGCTTTTCGAGAAGCAAGATGTTCACAGAATAGTGTGTGAGATAGAAGCATTCATCGTCATCGGAGACTTTGATGTCTGCCAGCGCATCAGGAAAATCACTTCCGTAGGATACATAAGTCTCTGTTGTCCGGCAGAATGTAGTTGGGTCAATACCCAAACGCTTCACTCCAAAGGGGTCTCCCTCACAGTCAGGTTCATTGCTGAACGCCTTTTGGACGACATCAATGATTGTGTCACGGATATTCTCCATGATGATAGCATTGGCGTGATACTTTTCGTGCTTGAGGATAGGTCTTGGAACCATCGTGTCAATGGCACGCAAATCCATGTTTTTCTCCTTTCTCCCCGCCTACAAAGAGGACTTATGGGAATCCCAAATGTATGATAATATATAAAAAAAAGACAGCCATCCCAAGATTGGGATAACTGTCTGAATTTATGTGGTGACTTGAAAACGGAGATAATCTCCTTTATAAAAATAGCTTCGTAATTATACTTCTATACTACCACAAACAGATACTTTGTCAATGAATTTAAGGCGAAAAAAAGAAGCTCCCGAAGGAGCTTCTTTCAAAATTGTTGTAATTATTCGGTTTTCACAGCCGGCGTGGTGACACCATCGAAGATATTGCCGATGACACGGTATTTAGTGCCGAGCAGCTTGCAGAACGGTACGAAATGGCCGTTATCATAGGCTTCATCCATCAGCTCTGCCGCTGTCTTCGTCTTCAGAGACTCATTCACCAGCAGGCCAAAGGAACCGTTGCGGAACACGACTGTGTGCTCGTTAAAACGAGCCGTGGGGTGGAAGCCCTCAAAAGTCTCTACAATGTCTCCCTCGAATACCTTGGTTCCATCCTTGTCGTCGATACCGGTATACTGCGTAACGGTATCCGCGTAGACACCGCAAACGTCGCGGCTTTCAGCCGTGTCGGACAAGTACGTGTAGATGATGGCGAAGTCCTTCGGGCTATTATGGGGACGTGCGGCGCCCCCGTAAACCCAAATTCCCGGCAGGGGTGCTCCGGTTGCCATGCGAACTTTCTCGCCATGCCGCCGAATCTGGCCGCGAAACAGAATTTCTTTCACTGCTTTTTCTCCTTTCATTTTTCAATGCAGTCCGTGTAGTTTTTTCCACTGGGCTTTATCCATCCAAGGACCGTCGAAGCTGTCGTCCACACATTCAGTACGGAGACAGTTGGGGCAAACGAGACAGTCCACAGCCCGCCGGACACGACCGGTCTTGAACCGCACACCATGTTGGATGATTTCTTCCTCCTCCACGAAGTAGCTCGGTTCAAGCTCGCAGCCACAGGTGCCGCAGATGCCGAATGGGTTCGTATCGCCCTTGTAGGTGCCGTTCTGTTTTTGGATATTCTCCTGAATCACTGCATGGTAATCCGTCGCCATCAGAACTGCACCTCCTCAAATTCAATGACCCATACCCACGGGTTTTCGGCCCACTTTGACAGGGCCTTGTGTTCGGGAATCGTGCTGTCCCACAGCTCGATAAACTTCTCCTGAAGGGACATGGTGTTCTCGCCGGAGGTACTGTCACAGGTGATGCCCTCCTTAGTGAAGTCCTCGTCCTTCATGTCATTCAAATGTTCCAACCGCACATCCGTCACACGCAGGAAAATGCGTGCCGCCTCTTTGGGCATATGAATGGACGGTGTCCAGTGAATGAGGGAACTCACCTCAGGGGAGTTTTTCAAATCCTCATCCGAATAATCGGCCTTGTAGAGCCAGCGGTTGAAATCGCAGGCACAAGTTGTCTCACGGACATACAGGATATCGCCCTTATCAAACGGGGCGCGAAAGCTGCGGATGACAGCATCCGTATCAGCAAAGGCTGCCACGAGACGCCCATCACCGTCACGGTACAGACCTTCCGCTCGTTTGCCGGCGAAGTGAAACGCACCACGGCGTGTTACCGTCTTGCGCCCCTCGCGGATGGCACGTACCATCTCGCCGTTGAACAGGATAGGCTTCAGCTTCTTGTCCTTGAAGATGTCGGGGTCATAGTGGACACCGGCTTTCTCGCGCAGCTCCTTACAGCGGGAACCTCTGTAGATGCTGGTATCGCACTCCCTGACCGGACAATTCGTGAAACAGGCACTTCTGTCCTCGGTAGGCTTTGTCATGTTTTTTTCTCCTTTCTTATTTAACTGCTCCAGCGCATCCATTCAGGTACAGGTCCGTAGCCGCGCTGCGCTTGCGGGGAAGCAGGGTAGGGGTACGGTCTCGCTCCTGCTACATGAGCCACAGCAACCGTTCTGCAGCCGCCGGACGGTGTCCTGTACTGCCGAATCGCCGGCGCGTACAGGAACCCGTCTACAGCTTGCCTTACGGTCATAGCCGAAAACTTCGGCGCTCTCCAGCGATGCTCCTTCGAGTAATAGATTTCACGCACTCTGCACGTTGCGACCGTGACAGGGATACGTGGGTCATCTACTGTGTGCTCACAGACAATAGCAATAGATGTCTTGCCAACTCTGGCCGCATCTTCAACCATTCTCTGCAATGCAAGGCGCTGGCCGTAGGGCATAGCAGCATCACGGTGCTTTACTTCGAAAAACACATATCCCTTATCATGATATTCGATTAGTCCGTCGATATCGGTAGGGTAGAGGTTGTGCTTGTTTTCGATGGTCATGCCCGTGAAGCTGATGAGCTGTTTCATCCTCGTGGGAAATTTAATGTAGTCCTTCCTCACGGGTGTTTCCTCCTTTCTTTGAGGCATCCCCCTTAGCGGGGGATGCCCTTGCCGTTTTTCAGCATCGAAATGACCTTCGCAGCAACGGCATCGTCGGCTACAAACTGGTTATAGCCGTTCTTCAGACTGTTGCTGGAAAAGTCCTTTGTGTCCTTGGCGTAGCGGCACATAGACTGGCTGGAAATCGGGCCGTAGATGGAGTGCTCGGTGTTTACGTAGACACAGCTATCGCCGCAGGTCACGAAACCGGAGCATCCGCGCCGCTGCCCATTGACAGCGATATTCTTCAGTTCGACCTTGATTTCCATACCGTGCTGCTCCGCCAGTGTGGTGAGACTGTTCTTCAGCTTCGTTGCAAACAACATAATCTCACACCACCTTTCGTTCCACCCAGACATCTCCCAGCTTTGCACACTCGTAGTGGTAGGGGCAGTCGTAGTGGGAATCGCAGCCTTCGTCAACGAAGGTCTGGCAGGTGGCGCAGTCCAGATTGTGATGCAGCAGCCGCCGGATAACATCCCGTGCATTTGCAGTTTCGACTGCAAGGTAGGAAAAGGCTCTCGCCTTGACGCTTGCGTCGTGTTCGTCCGTGTAGTAGAGGGAAGACGCACAGAGGACCTTTGCGCCGAACACGCGGCGGCACTCCTCATCGGAGAGCATCTCGCCGACGAACGGAAAAAGCCCACGTCTGGCTCTGAGCTGATTGCTGACGAAAGCGTGTGTGTTCTTCGCCAGCTCCACGCCCTCATGTGCCTCCTCCGGTGTGTCGAAGGACAACGCACACACATCCACCAGAGAGCTTTCGCCGACGGGGGAGTGGTTCACATAGAGCATCACGTACTTCTTGCTGGGCAAGGTCGCAGTTCTTGTTGCATCCTCGCCCTTGAGACACACGTAACGCGCCACGTTGTCGTTCCACACAAACTGCTTACAAGAAGCGCAGGTGTTCTCCGGCTTATCGCATCCGACTTTCGTCTCAACGACCTTGATGTTTGCCATAATTTTCTCCTTTCTCCCAGCCTGTTGTGAGGCCTTACGGGAATACAAAACGTATGTAAATATATAAAAAAAAGACAGCCACCCCATGAATGGGATAACTGTCTGAATTTATTGCGGTGACTTGGAAAACGGAGATAATCTCCTTTATAAAAATAGCTTCGTAATTATAATTCTATACTACCACAACCTGATATTTTGTCAACTACCTCCGTGTCCTGAAAATGAAAAAAGAGCCGCCGAAGCGACTCTTTTTCCGTTATGAGGTTTAATTTTCAATAAAAATGGGAGTCATATCCTGCACGCAGGTATAGCGGCCACGAAGAGCGTCGATTTTTGCCTGAGCATCCTCGAAGGTAGCAAACTTCTGTGCGGAAGAGGCAAAAGAGGTTATGTGCATCCTGCTGCGGCTGATTTTCTCCAGATACTTGCCGGAAAAACCGCCTTTGGCGAACATCACCGCATAGGGTTTCGGCGCCATCAGCTTGTCTGTGGCGGGCTTCACTTCCAGATTGAATCTCTGAAGCAGGTCTCCAAGCTGTTCGGACGCATCCTCATCACTGGCAAACAGCAGCGCATCGCACGCTTCCTTCACATAGTGAACCGTTCTTGAACATCCGAACTTCTCGAACCCGCTTACGTAGCCATAGCTACGATGCTTCAGCACGACAGGCCCATCCACAGCCTTTGTATTCTTCGGGACGGGGCGCAGGCGTTCACCGCGCCGCGTTCCGCTGAACGACATGAAGATATAGTGGGCCTCGTGGTCTTTCAGCATCTCACGCGCCTCATCCAGCCAGACCTCCAGCTCGTCCGTCGTTCTGACGTACTTCCACAGAAGGTGCTCGCCGGACGTGTAGGGCATCAGCGTTACGTTCAGGTCGTTGACACCGGGGTTGGCAGCGAGGATGTCCTCCAGAGAGGCGGCATCCTTCACCGCACGGGCGAACCACTTCCGTGTCTGAGCCCCGTTGAGCCACTTGCTGCCGTACACCATGCACTCGGTATCGTTCTCAGCGAAGGTGTCATTTATCTTCGCCATGAACTCTTCTTCCGGCAGCTCCAGAGCGTTACGGCCCATCATAATGAACCAGTGACGCTCACGCACTTCACGGCGTTTGGAGTTTTTATCGTAGATAACCTCGGTGCAGTTGTTGCTGCCGCCCAGTGCCAAAGGAATGATGCCGCGAGTCGTCTTGATGAACGTGCGAGAATCAATGATAGTGTATCCCATGATTTTTCTCCTTTCTTTGCATGAAGCAGCCTCACATCACACCATCGTCAACGACATCAATAAAACCGTATTTCAGGCTGTCGTTAATACCGTGAACGCTGTGCCCGTTATCGAAATCCTTGCGGAGCTGAGAAGCAGAGGTCTTGGCATCGCCTTCGCCATACTCGAACATCTCAGTCTCGACGCAATTCGACACGATTTTCTTCAGCTTTGTGTGAGAGGTCGTTGCAGCGACCAAGCGCATGGAGTCTCTTGACTTCCATGCATCGCAGGAAAACACGATGTAAATTGGCTTATTCACAGTCCTTGCTCCTTTCTTTCCGGCCTTTACGGTCGATTTCAGCCACAGGATAGGGCGATGCCTTTCTCATGTTGCTGTCCATGATTCTCATTACATGAATGAGCATCTCGGAATAAGCACGATGCATCGTCTCATAGCGGGCACGCCATGTATTATCATCATTGTCGTTGACGCGGGAACTCAACCCCATGCTGTAATACAGCGCAGAGTCGATATCCACCATCTCCGCATCTGTCAGATGGCAGATGTATGCGCCAAGCTCGTTCGTGGAGACTGCCATCGGCTGCTCACACAACGCCGTGCTGGGGCGGCTTGTGCTGGTGATGAGTACATGAGAGGGAAGCTGCATCTTCGGGGAAGACGTGGTAAACACGACCTCCACGACACTGCTGTACCGATTCAGGTCATCAGCGGATACGACGATAGCGGGACGGTGGCCCCTGATGACAGAGCTGTTAGAGGGCTGGCCGTCCTTGTCTCTGAACTGACTTCCTTCCGGTGCCCAAGGAGAATAAATCTCAATCTCCTTGGCATTGACCCAGAACACATCACCCCTGCGGATGATGCCTTTTCTACCCATAGATATGGACCTCCTTTCCGTCAGAATTGGTCACGCACATGGGAACGCCGAAAAAAGACAGAACCGACTCAATCGGCTCTGTCTCCATGCAGCCAAGGTGACAACGCTTGTTTTCGTAGGTCGCCTCGACATATTTCTCGTTCACCATGATGGGCTCGTGGCAAACGCAGCATTCGCCACAGGTGTGAACCTTCTTCTTTACTTTCATTTTTTAACTCCTTTCTTAAATAATTCGCGGATAGCCTGCTGACGCTTCGCTTCGCAGGTCTGCTGCTGCTTCTCGATGGCGGCACGGACTTCGGCAATGCAGCGCTTCGCACGGTTATCCTGTTCAGGCGTGAACGCTTCGCGGCGCATGGCGTAGACGATGTCCATACGTTCGGACTGCTCCTGCAGCACATAGAGAGGTACGCTCATACGCCCACCTCGACTTTCTTTGCATGAGGGCCGGCCTCACTCCAGACCTTCTTCGTCCAGTCGTAGCTGATGACGCTGTCCTCAGGCGACTTTTCAGGGTAGCGGGGCTGATAGGCAGCCATGAACGTATCCCTCGTGTGAGCGAAGTAGACGTTCTCTTTGTCGGTCCAAACCCCGCCGAGTTCCTTGATGACGCGCTTGAAGCTATACATGGAAGAGGGCTGAACGACCCGCAGAAGGGGATGGCTCAACCCGCAATCGTTGAAGCGGTCGTCCTTTTTGGCAATTTTCAGTTCCATCACAGCTCACCTCCCTGATAAGGGCGGCTGCGTCTGTTACGGAACGGAGGCATCACCGGTGCGGTGTAGCTGGTCAGCTCACCAGTCAGCTTCACAGGTACGCAGGCGAGCAGACCTCGCTGCTGTCTGTACTGATGTGCCAGATTGTTGCGGGCCTGACGCTCCGATACGGCCATGGTCGTACCGCCCCACTTATTCGTGGAGATGTCGTCATACACACGGATAGGGCCGAGGTAGCGATAAACCTTTTTGGGCTGTGCCATAGTTCATTTCTCCTTTCGTTTTTCTTGCAAAATGTATAAAAATATATAAAAAAAAGACAGCCACCCCACGAATGGGATAACTGTCTTGATTACTTATGGTGACTTGGAAACGGAGATAATCTCCTTTATAAAAATAGCTTCGTAATTATAATTCTATACTACCACAGTTTGATATTTTGTCAATTCCTTTTGGCTTAAAAAAAGAGATGGGTGCTTTGCATCCATCTCTTTCAATTTAGCTATTTTGCAATTCGTAATTGTACTGTGCTACCCAGCAATCGCAAAGTGCATCAGAAATGATTTCACTTCTTGCCTCGTCGTCATCGACAATGAGAAGCGCAGACAAGGTTTTCTTTTCAGCGTCATCAAGTTCGAATTCTTTTGCGTTTTTATCTTGGTCAGGCATATTTGTGCGAGCCAGAAGGGTTGAGTATTTAGTATAGTCGGGTGCAACAAAGTAGTCAACTGCCATATCCAGTCCAATACTGAGTATCATCAGATTGCCCATTGTTCCGTTAGGCTCTTGCTTCTTTTTCTTGGATTCAGGCTTTAAGCATTTTCCGTTTCTGTCGTAAATGATGGCTCTATCTGCTGCCTCAATCGCATCATTTGTAACATTATAGCATCTTTCCGAATAGTTGCGAAGCTGTGAATTTGCTTCTGTTCCAAATAGTGTCGGTGCAATGGAACAGTCGTCTTCCATTTTTTCTTTCAGCCTTTTTACATACAATTCTTGGAAATCAATGGGCCCACTCTTTTTGCCTTCATAAATAAAATTATCTTGCTTAAACCCACTTGCCGTTCCCTGCATCATGTATTTGTCACGCTGCTTGCACTCTGTCCGAATTTTCTTTTGAATCGCCAACGAGTCTGCATATGGTGTGGCCGCTATTTGAGTAAACAGGCAGGAATATCTGTTAGGCAGGTGGATAGGGGCACATTCATCACCAAATAGAATTCTTTCGCAAGACTTGTTCAAGAAATAATATGCCAGCTTATATAGCCCACCAATAGGTACAAAAAAGCCTTCCGGTCTTTTTCGACTTGTCTGAATTCCGGAATCTATTCCTTCAATAAACAACTCATATGGGCCGACAGTAGTAGCAACTCCTGTATCCGGCTCCTTGAGTCGTGCCATTTTCGATTCATTTATTCCGATTGCTGCGGAGAGACTTCTCATGTTCCATTCCCCGTACATACGAGGTGCTTTGGTAATGAGATACATTTCTTCATAGACCTTCGCGGACACAAGTCTTCTTACATTATTCAGCTCTATTCCGAACGCAGTGTATATATCGTTTGAGGCCTTGCGGTTAGAGGTGCTTAACTCACTATTATAAGAAACGCGGGTGTTCAGTGCTTCGGCCCACTTTTTGCAGTCCATGAAGGCTTCAATTCCATCAATTCTTTTTCTCATTCTTTTTCAGCCTCCATTTCTGCGAGTTTTGCTACGAACTTTTTCACGGCTCTCTTAAATTCCGTCTTATTGGCAGCGGGCATGAAATAGTACGCATCTATAATATCTTCCGTCGTTGAGTGTTTCGCATATAGACGCAATGTGCTTGGCATTCCCATTAACCAATGTAGAGACACTCCAAATGCAGCCGCTATATGAGGTAGTTGCTTTTCGTTGCAGGTAGTGAGCGACGCTCTTACGAACATGATTCGAGCTAATTCGTGGATAATTTCTTTTTGCTTATCGTCGATATCGAAAGGTTCTTCGTTTTTCTGTATGCGTTCGTCTAAATTTAAGATTTCTTTTCGCTTTATAGAGCAATGCCGAGCAAATACATATTGAACTCTCGTCGCTGGACGCAGCATTGCCGTTTTTGTTTGGTCACTCCAGAACCTATGTCTCCACATCGTACTTATCATACTTTGTGCAGATTCTCTTATAAAGCCATCTCTGGCGATTTCCGGAAGACTATCTATCAGTTCATACATCTCTTGGATGTCTTCTGGTAAATCTTGCAGCTTTGGGAAATCTTTATCCGTAAAGGATATCATGTCTGCGTAGGAGGCATCCAGCTCAGTCAGTATACGAAAAGCGCATTGCCAATTTATTCCTTGCCAACCTATCAGTCTTTGGGTTTCGCCATTTGTAATTGGGAGTCTGTCGAAAAGCACACTGTCCAATTCTTCTTCTGGGCAGATAAGTTGCTCAACGAACCTTTTCTTTTTCATTTCAGCACGATATGGAGTGGCATCACCAACAATGCTCTTCACCTTGTTGAGAACTCCTTCGTCCTCCGCCACGTGTAAATAGCGGAGGAGAAGGATGAGTGACTTATATGCAGTTGCTGATAGATTCTCTTCATACTGTTGTACGTTGCTTGTGCTGTTAGCATCTCTTCTGAAAATTGCGCTCATGTCTGAGCTCCCCCTTTTGTAAAAATGCGGTCGTTACGGTTTCTTATTTCAGTTGCCTCCCGCGCCGATGATGGAGTCCACCATCTTACATGAACCTTTTCCTCGGTTCAACAGCTCTTTTGCATCCTTTTTAGCTTCTTCATATTCCGCCGGATACGCCATCATAAGTGTCATGTACCGATTCCAGCCAGACTGTTCTGTGCCGAGGAAGTCTCCGGCTCCTCGAATGCGGAGGTCTGCCTCTGCGATTTCGAAGCCATTGTTGGTCTGAACCATAGCGTTCAGGCGCTCCATGGCCGCCGGTGTGGGCGACGGGCCCGCATCCAACACGCAGTAGGACTGCACGTTGCTGCGTCCCACACGCCCCCGAAGCTGGTGCAGGCTGGAAAGCCCGAACCTGTCCGCGTTGACAATGACCATCATGGTAGCCGTCGGAACATTCACGCCAACCTCAACGACCGTTGTGCTGACAAGCACATCCACTTTACCGTTCTTAAAACGAGACAGAATCCCGTCCGCCTCGTCCTTCGGTGTTTTGCCGGTAATCGTTTCGATACGGACTCCATACGGCTCCAGTACGGAACGGTATTCCTCGCTGACTTCTTCAACGGATTGCACGCCCTCCAGTTTCTCGCTCTTATCAATAAGAGGGCAGACAACGTAGGTCTGATAGCCTTTACGCTTCTGAAGCAGGATAAATCGGAAGATTTTTTCCTTACTCGTTGCGATACCGGTAATCACCGGCAGGCGTCCATTTGGCATCGTCTTGATGGTGTGGAGCTGTACGGTGTCTCCGTACAAGACCTGCGCCAGACTGCGAGGAATAGGCGTCGCCGACATGGTGATGGCGTGTACGCCTCCAGAGGCTTTTTCCACTAACGCAGCACGCTGGTCAACTCCGAACTTATGCTCCTCGTCCGTTACCGTAAGTGCGAGATTCTTGTATTCCACACTTTCTCCGATGATAGACTGAGTTCCAACAATGAGACTTGCATCTCCGTCCTTGATAGCGGCGAGGACTTTCTTCTTCTCGCTGGCCTTCAGGTCACTGCCGAGCCATGCGACGTTCACGCCGAACGGCGCGGCCAACGCAGAGAGCTCCTCGTAATGCTGACGCGCCAGCACAAGCGTAGGCGCCATCACCGCTGCCTGATACCCGTTCTCGGCCATGACCATCATCATACAGAACGCCACAATGCTCTTTCCACAGCCCACGTCTCCTTGGACAAGCGCATTGATGCGATGTCCGTCTGCAGCAAACTGTATCATGCTTTCTATGGCATCCATCTGGTCTTGCGTGAGAGAGTAGGGAAGTGAAGCCTTTATTTTCTCATACCAACCATGTGTCCGTATTGAGAACTGGCTTCCTTTGGATATCTTTCTCGCTGCCCATTCATTTGCCATCGCAAAATAGACGAGGTCTTCCTGCAGCAGTCGGGCTTGTCCTGCTTTAATATCCTGTTCGGAAGAAGGAAAGTGTAGCATTTTGAGGGAAGTCCAGAAGCTCTGTAATCCCTTTTTGTCAAGGTAATCAATAGGAAGCGTTTCAATCATCCCGATAGTCCGGTCAGATGCTTCTTGAATCTTTTCTCTCAGGTAGGCATCGCTCATCCCGCCGATTTGTGCGTAGATGGGCCGGATGCCCGGTGCTTGTCCGTATGACGGCTCGAATATCTCCGGACCTGTCATGGTGAAGTTGTTATATTTACTATTGTATCCGACCTTGCCGGCTACATATACGGTTTCTCCAACGCAACTGGACACCTTTCGGAACAGGTAGTTCTGTCGGAACCATGTGATGACCAGCTTTTGCCCACTCTGTGGCATCGTGCAGTAGGCAATGAGCATGGGCGTCTTGGATGAAGTCTGAACGTATGAGCCTTTGTAGCGGAGTTCCTGTCCGAAGGACTTTACCTCATCCACTGTGACAAGGCAGGCCTGTTCAGCGCCGTCTATTAAATAAGGAGCAAGCTGTCTGTAGTCCTTGTAGCTTTTCGGTATATACCTCAGCAGGTCTTCTGCAGAGTAGATGCCCTTTTTCTCGAATTGCTTTGCTTTCTGTGGCGTGACGCCCAGTGTTGATAGCTTGATTGTAATAATCCTCACCTCCGTAGATGGTGAACACTTGTGCTCGGTTGGACTATTCCAGAATATTCCAACTTGAAAATGATAACAAAAAAGTCGCTCTCTTTTATTCTGATGTCTAAAAGGAGCGGGAATTTATTTGTTTTGACCAACAATGGCTCCTTTTGGGGAAAGCGTTTTCATCTATGGGAAAACGTGGGGAAATCATTCTTGTTTGTGGGGCCATGTCCCATTATAAACACGAACATAAAATTTTGTCAAGTCAAAATCGCTACAAAATCAAAAAAATTGTCAAGTTGTTTTTATTCTCCTTCTAAATATTTTGTCAAGTCTCAAACCCAGCACCACAACTATGCTTTTTGTAGAAACGGCTGATTTAGGCGTATGTCCTGCCGGTTAGATTTTTTGTCTTTATAATTCGACTTGACATTTTCCTACGTTCGTGTTAGTATTGAACCGTGGACAGGGCAAGGAAATCGAAGCCGCAAAGCTCGATTAGAATTGACATTTTTCTCTTTTAGGGAAGTATAAACGTCAAGATTCCTAAACCCTCTCCGGTTTTCTTCTTTCTTTTATCAAACTCGTAAGCGCAACATAAAACCAGCCTCCTGAGGGAAGTGCGCGGAGGCTGCTTTGATACCGTGCCGGCTCCGGTAGGGGAGCTTTGAATGGTTCGACTCCGTTCGGTGCGCCAACTGTTTTCACCGCTGTTGTCTTCACCTTCATCTTTTCCAATCATCAGCGGACGTGAGAACCTCTTTCTTCATCATGCAGCACCGATTCCCCCCCCCACGGTGATGCAACACGGAGGGGTTGCGGCCATCTTAGCAGCTCCTCCGTCACCCCAAACGGCGACAAGTAGCACAATAGATGGTAGTGCATCCCGCCTAAGAGAGCTCCTTGAGGGCTGTGGGATTGTGCCGGTTCGAGTCCGGTCGTCGCCCTTACCATCCTCAACCGAGGATGTGCCTTAACGGGGAGAATTTGGGCTTGGGCGACGTTGGTAAGGCCGCCGCCCAGCCTTAATTCTTCAAACCACATGATGGCGTAGCATAATGGTAATGCCGTGCCTCTCTCACAGACAACGTTATGCTGGTTCGACCCCAGCCGCCATTGCCAACCGGCGTTCCACCCACCCCGCCGGTATTCATCTCTCTTCGTTTCTCTTTCGAGAGAAGGCGGTGGCCTCCTGTACGGAGGCCGCCGCCAACTACCAAAACTTGCTGGTGTAGCTCAGTAGGCAGAGCGGCGCACTCGTAACGCGCAGGTCGTGGGTTCGACCCCCACCGTCAGCTCCAATCCACACTTTTTCTCTTTCTTTTCATTTTTATCCCCCCACTGTACGAAGCCCTCACAGACAACGCAGTTGAAAATTAAATTTCAGCCGCACCGCCTGTGGGGGCTTCACCCCATCTATCACCTATGCTGCTGTAGCTCAGTAGGTAGAGCGGCGGATTTGTAACCCGCAGGTCGGGAGTTCGAGCCTCCCCAGCAGCTCCATTTTAATTCAACTCTACGGAGTCCAACTTCTTTACATATGCGGATGTCGTCTAATTGGTGAGGCACCGGCCCTCCAAGCCGGTCATTGCGGGTTCGAGTCCCGTCATCCGCTCCAAGGACGCCGTCGAGTGGCGTCCTTTCTTCATACCTGCTCGCTGTCCGTCCATTGATTCGTTGCGGAAATCGGCGTCTCTTGGACACATTCTGTTCGCCGCAAGGCCTCGCTCTTTCGCTTGAGGCTACTGCGCCGAACCGCCTCGGACAGTATCGGCGAAATGCGAAAGTCTCCTGAAGCGTGAGAAGCGAACCGCCTGCGCCTATATGTAGGCGGTGGCGTGATAAGGGAGATACTCCGTGTTGTTTCAGCCGCCGTGAGCGGGCATCAATGACCTGTGGGCACCTGCATTGCCCATGGGCACTGGGAAGCTGGGCAAATCTTAGGCACAGAAGCTCGTAGTCAAAGCCGACCCGCCGGACGCGGTGCGTCAGCTTTCAAATTGGGCTTTGTGGGGTCCAGTGCTCTTGCGGTTGGGTTGCCGCAGGGCCGGCAAGAAATCATTATCAGATACGGCTTGGCGAGCCGGAATTTACGCCTGTGGAGACGAAATCCGTCGGTGAAACAGGAATTTTGGGGACACCAATACTTTGAAAGGACAAAAGACTTATGGCGACGACATTCCAAGCGTTTAAGTATCGCATTTATCCTACGGATGAACAAATCGAGGTCATCGAACGCACCTTCAAGTGCTGCCGCTTCGTGTGGAATCACTTTTTGGAGCGTACCAGCAAAATCTACGACCGCCGGCAGGAAAGTATGTCAAAGTTCGACTGCATGAAGGTTCTGACCGAGATGCGTGAGCGCTGGCCGTGGCTGGAAGATTGCGGGTGTTCCGCAGAGCGATATGCTATCGTGAATCTGTTCGAGGCGCGTAAGGCCTTCTTCCGCCGTATAAAGGCAGGGGAGAAGCCCGGTTATCCCAAGTTTAAGAGCGCCCGTTGTCCGTCTCAGAGCTTTACTACCGCCGGAACCATCTATGTGACGGACGAGTGCATCCAAATCCCTTTCGGCAGTCAGTATCAGAAAATCAATAAGGTCAAGCGCGGCAGTGGCCGCCCCGCTGTGGGTATCCCCCGTGAGGTTACGATATCCCGTTCCTCTACCGGTAAATACTGGGCATCCGTCTGTTGCATGGTGGAGCGCGAGGAACTGCCTGTCGCCGAGGGCGAAGTCGGTATCAGCCTCGGTCTGAAGGAGCTGGCTATCGACAGCAACGGCGTACACTATGAGAACCCGAAGCATCTGAGCAAGTCCGCAAAGCGTCTTGCTCGTGAGCAGCGTCGTCTGTCCCGCAAGCAGAAGGGTTCTGCCAACTATGAGAAGAACCGTAAGCTGGTGGCTGAAATCCATGAGCATATTGCCAACCAGCGGCGTGACTATCGACATAAAATCAGCCGCGAACTCGTCAACAGCAACCAGCTCATCGCTGTTGAAAAGGTGGCTGTCAAGTCTCTGGTTGAGGGCAACGAGCAGGCCAAGAGCATCCTCGATGCCGGCTGGTCTGAGCTGACCAGCATGATTAAGTATAAGGCTGAGTGGGCTGGACGCACTCTGGTGGACGTAGACACAGCCACCGTAGCGCCGGAAGCCAAGCATGACGAGGCGCTGGCACAGGTCGTGCTGTCCGAAGGTCAGCGCATGGCTTCCGAGGGCTATTGAAGATTTGAAGTGGGAAACCCGCAAAAAGTCTAATAGCCACAGCCACAGCGACGTATGTAAGTTTTCTCTCAGGTAGAGGCGACGGATGCACCTGCGGGTTTTCCCAGCTCGCAGCAACTGCCAAGCATACGCCAAGGCAAGGGAAACACTACCACCCCATTGGGGTGTGCCTTAACGGAAAAAACTATGAAAGGAGATAACGTTATATGGACATGGTATATGTGCTTAACAAAGATGGTAAGCCTTTGATGGCAACGACTCGTGGTGGACGTGTGCGTTATCTTCTCAAGGAGAAGAAAGCACGAGTCGTAAGTTCTACCCCGTTTACCATCCAGTTGAACTATGATACCCCTGATGCTACCCAAGACTTGATTCTTGGCATCGACCCCGGCAGGACGAACATCGGCGTAGCTGTCGTCAAGGAGGACGGCTCCTGTGTGTTCTCCGCACATCTGGAGACTCGCAACAAGGATGTACCCCTCCTGATGAAGAAGCGTGCTGCGTTTCGGAGAAACCATCGCACGTTGGACCGGCGCAGGAAGCGCCAGCGTCGTGCGAAGGCTGCGGGAACCACCATCGCCGAGGGTTCTGTCGAGAGATTGCTCCCCGGCTATGAGAAGCCCATTATGTGCCACCATATCCGCAATAAGGAGGCGCGGTTCAATAACCGCAGCCGCCCTGCGGGTTGGTTGACACCCACGGCGAACCATCTACTGCAGACCCACATCAACTTGATTGCGAAGGTTGCAAAGTTCCTGCCTATCACAAAAGTGGTGGTGGAACTGAACCGCTTCGCTTTCATGGCGATGGATAATCCCAATATCCGTCGGTGGGAATACCAGCAGGGTCCGTTGTGCGGACTGGGCTCCGTGGAGGATGCGGTGTACGCACAGCAGGACGGACATTGCCTGTTCTGCAAGAAGCCCATTGACCATTACCATCATGTTATCCCTCGCCATAAAAGAGGGAGTGAGACGTTGGCAAATCGGTGTGGACTTTGTGCGAAGCACCATGACCTCGTCCATACGGACAAGGCGTGGGCGGATAAGCTGGTCACACGGAAGGAAGGTATGAATAAAAAGTACCACGCCTTGAGTGTGCTGAACCAGATTATCCCGCACCTCATGGAGTACATCGGGAGCGAGACGCTCTACGATGCCTACGCCACGGATGGTCGCTCTACCAAGGGCTTCCGAATCGCCAAGAACGTGCCGAAGGAACATTACACGGATGCCTACTGTATCGCCTGTTCCATCTTGGACACCGATATTGAGGTCTCCGCTCCTGTCGAACCCTTTGAGATGAAGCAGTTCCGCCGGCACGACCGGCAGGCTTGTATCCGCCAAATGGTTGACCGGAAGTACATTCTGGACGGCAAGGTCGTTGCAACAAACCGGCATAAGACCATTGAGCAAAAGTCCGATAGTCTTGAGGAGTTCCGCGAGGCTCACGGCAATGCTGCGGTATCGCAGCTTACCGTGAAGCCCCACCATCCCCAATGCAAGGATATGGCTCGTATCATGCCGGGGGCGGTGATGGTTTTTGATGGGGCTGTTGGCGTCTTTCAGGGCTCATCAGGACGGAACAATGGTACACCGAACTATTACAATTCTACGAAAGGAGAAAGGTTTTTAACGAGGAGCTGTGTGCTTCTCGCGCAGAACGCAGGTATGGTTTTTATCCCCGCCTGAAAACTAAGTTTTGTGGAAAAAACACATCAAATCTTAAATGCCCGCCTCCGAGCAGAAGCCTGCCTAAAGCCCTATACCAAGTAAATAAAGTGTGCAATGATTGCACACATTGCCAAGGAAATAAAAACGAGTACGGATGGTATAACCGGAATTTACGCCTGTGGAGATGCATGGTCATCGTGGAAGCAGGAAGACTCTGTTTGCTGGATTTCACGTGAGAGGTGATGGCAGCACTTTAGGGAACTGAATATGCCTGTGTCGGGTGTATAAAGCCCTGAAATAACAGGGTTGTATACCCTTCACCCCAAACACTGTCAAAGAGGCCATGGTGTATGATACCCTGAAACGACAGGGTTGTATACCATCTCCGTCAGCTTCTCGCAGCGGGCCTGCGGTGTATGATACCCTGAAACGACAGGGTTGTATACCCTATCTTAATATGAGGCGCAAAAGTGCCGTGGTGTATGATACCCTGAAACGACAGGGTTGTATACCCCGGATGGGACGCGAGTAAGCCTCTATGTGGTGTATAAGGCCCTGAACTAACAGGGGTGTATACCAGAATATCCCGTCCTCATCGACCGACACAAGGCGTATAAGACCCCGAAATAGCAGGGTTGTATACCAATGGCTCGTTCGGAATTTGGCATATACGGTTCTAAAATAACGGGGGGTGTATACCGTTTGCAAATGAGTCTACATAACTATTGAAATCAAAAAGAAAGGAATATAAAAACATGGAACCTTCTATCAACCGAACCCTTACCGTCAGTGTCGTCAGCTATGGCGTCGTATCCGTCGTCAACGGAGTCATCAACGTTGACAATCAGGCTCCCATCGAGTTTCCCGCCGTGCTGGACGAGGCATCCGCTGCCAAGCTGCTGAAGAGCAGATACGGCGGCAAGCTGTTCCCCGTGGATGCGAATATCGTCGTGTCTTCCATCCGGCACGAGAAGTGGAAGTTCTCTATGGACCTGAGCCAGTTCGTCGCTACCGCTGCCCGCAGCCGCGTGGACGGCACCGCATCCGAGGCCGACGATGCCCCCGCAGAGGACATCCCCGCCACCGAGCCTGCTGCTCCTGCGCCTGAGACGGCACCCGCTGCTTCTCCTGCTATCCCCATGCCTTTGGTCTCTGAACCTGAGGAGGATTTTGCGCCTGTAGCTCCCGAAGCGCCTGCTCCCGCCGGTGGTTTCGCTCCTGAGACCCCCGTTTCTGCGCCCGCTGCTCCCGCAAAGGAAGTCCCCTATGGCGGCAACTTCGATTTTCCCTCTGGCTTCGGTGGCGACTTCGGTTCCGGCTTCTTCGGCGGTTAATAACCGATGGATGTCGTGAACGTTGGACGTGGATGTCTTGATTGCATCAATAAGGAAACTCCGACGAATAAAGAACCCTGTAAGAGCTGTTCCCGCTGGAATAGGTGGGAACCTGACGAAAAGTGTAAGGAAAAGATGGCGGTCAAAGCCGCCCGTGAAAGGACAAAGAAATGAGTAATACCAAGGCATCTGAAAAGCCCGTCGTCGTATTCATCAGTAATGACAACGATACCGTCATTGGTGTGATGGTCATTAAGAACGACGATGAAAACCTGCAGAACAATCTCGAAATCATTGAGAAAAACTGGGTTGCTGCTCGTAACGAGTTGCTCCAGCGGGCTCGTGAGGACGATAGCATTGAAGCAGACGAGGACGAGCTTCACATCGCATTCATCGCACACGAGTTGGAGATGTTCGACGAGCCCTATGAGACTATCGACATCTCCGGCGTTTACTCCGTCTCCAATGGGAATGTGGACCGCATCTAAGTTGGTCTTGGAGACACCCACACAGCGGCGCAGGCCCTACTCCGGCGCCTGCGCCGCTTTCCACTAAAAATCTTAAAAGTTAGGTACGGACGGTATAACCGGAATTAACGCCTGTGGAGATGCTTGGTCGTCGTGGAAGCAGGAAGACTCTGTTGGCTGGTAATTACGTGAGAGGTGATACCAGCACCTTTAGGGAACTGAATATGCCTGTGTTGGGTGTATGGGGCCCTGAAATAACAGGGTTGTGTACCCGCACTTACCGTGATATCGAGCATTGTTTTAGGTGTATGGGGCCCTGAAATAACAGGGTTGTGTACCAGATTATATATGATATGTGTGTAGGTATTCGTTTAGGACAACTTGAAGTTGAAAGGAGGTCTCTGGATGGCCTCAAAAAAAATATATAGTTCCCCTGAACTCTATGAGGACAAGTTGGTGCGCGTAATGGCGCGGCTTGGTATCGAAGAAGGCGACTACAACTACGACTGGAGTCGTCAGGAGTGTTGGGTTGAGTTCAGGTACAAGGGTGAGCTTTACCGCTTCTCCCATAGCGTGAAGAACGCCCAAGAGCACGGCATCTCCCTGCAGTACGGCTCCGATGCCTTCGCACAGGTCGTGCTCTCCTTGGAAGACCTCGCCCGTATGGTCGAACGTGGTATCTACGACCTGTCCACATGGGTGGCCGGCATGAAAGCCCTGCCGGAGCGCTCCAAGCCTTTAGATGCCTGCTTTATTGCTCTCGGTTTCGTAGAGCCTCCCACATCCAAGGAAGAAATCACACTCCACTACCGCCGGTTGGCGAAGGTGTATCACCCTGATGCCGGCGGCGATAGCTCCTCATTTGATGCGCTGTCTAACAACTATGCGAAATGTATGAAGATTTTCGAGGAGGTTGCCGACAAATAATGTATATGTCTCAGAAAGAGTTCAACGCTATGATGAAGAAAAATCCCCGCCTCCGTGTTCACGGTGCAAACAATAACACCCGCGAGCATCGCTCTAAGGCAAATAAGGCGGCAAAATATAGAAATGTAAAGGTATACGAGTATGCCGACGGTCTGGCCTTTTTCGGTAAGCCCCGCAATAACGGTGAAATCCCTACCGCTGTCTATGACAGCAAGAAGGAATATCACCGCTGGAAAGAGCTTCAGATTTTGGAGCGTGGCGGCCACATTCACGACCTCCGCCGGCAGGTTCCTTTGACAATCATTACCGAGTTCGAGTATCGTGGTCAGAAGGTCTCCGGCATTACCTACAAGGCCGATGCGGTCTATGTGCGTGATGGAAAGCGTGTGGTGGAGGACGTAAAGCCCTTCGATACCACAACGCAGAAGTATCGGACCACAAAGGATTTCAACCTCAAGTGGAAGCTGCTGAAAGCTGAATATCCTACTTGGTCTTTTGAAATCTATTAAAAACGAGTACGGATGGTATAACCGGAATTAACGCCTGTGGAGATGCATGGTCGTCGTGGAAGCAGGAATACTCTGTTGGCTGGTAATCATGTGAGAGATGATACTGGCACCTTTGGGGAACTGAATATGCCTGTGTCGGGTATATAGAACCCTGAAACGACAGGGTTGTGTATCACAGAATAACTGCGGCAGCGGCATATATGGCTCTGAAACAACAGGGTTGTATACCGCATAAAAAAGGCTATGGTGTGTAATACCCTGAAATAACAAGGTTGTGTACCCCATAACATATTGTTTCTGAAAGGGGTGGACGGCAAGTGGAAAATCTGAGCAACATCCGGTGGCGAGTTCATCTGTACCCCTGCTACGGTGGAGGGGATGGTATTTTCCTCGCTTACTTCGGCCTCGTGCAGTGAGTGATTGCAGGGCTTTCGACGGTTCCGCAAATTTGTTCGTTCCAAGAACTTGACAAAATATCGAAATATAGTAGTATAGAATTATAAGGAAGGACAGTCTAACACAGACTGTCCTTCCGCTTTTTTATGCTCTGAAAGGGGATGACAATTTTTGGAAAGCACAAGCAAAAAACAAGTAAAATGGGGGGTTTTCAAAATTGCACTCTTTACGTTCCTGTTCGCCGCAGTATCCGTTTTCTACTTTCTCTCCGCCAACATGACACTCGCACAGGCCGAAGAGCGCTCAAACCACGAAGCGCCTCCTGCTGGAGCAGCGGTTGCCACCCAGATGGACGGCACCAAGCTGTCGGAAAAAGCGCAGCAAGATGTTCTGGAACTGAAGGAAGGAGTTCTCGACCCTCTTTCCGACATCACAGAAGTAGAGAACTCTGAAGATGACCCCGACGCCGTGGAGGAAGTACAGGAAGTCGTTCCGACAGTCTGTTCCTACTGCGGCTCTGAGAACCATAGTTCCTCAATCTGTGCAAAGAGGTCTATCGCCAATGGTGCCTATGGGCGCTGGGTGATTCCGTCTGTTGGCTGTAATGTAGCGGCCTACTCGTGTAACTGGGATGCAGACCAATCCTATGTTCAGGAAATTACTGACCGTTCCGACAGTGCAGCTTTCTTGACCTGCGGCGGCGTTGGCGTTCTTGCGGACCACAATAACCAAGGTTTTTGGGGACTTTCCAATGTTTCTGTTGGCACGAAAGCCTACATGGATTTTGGTGATGGCGCGACTTACTACGAGTGCTATCAGGTTGAATATGGACACAATACCGGCGAAAAGATGCTCGATGGAAACGGAAACATAATGAGCTACAGCAACTATTCTTCCGGCACTGTGATTTGTTACACCTGCCTTGACCACTGGACAAACATTTACGTCACTTACTGGACTCCGTCGTAATCGAAAAGAAAGGACAAAAGAACATGAAAACGAAATTCAAAATTCCTCGGTGGGCTCTCTTCACCGTTATCATTCTGGCCTTCATTGGCGGTCTTTTCGCAATCTCTACGCTGCCCGTCTTTGCAGCCCGCGAAAGCTCTCCGCCTTTGGCAGTAGCAGAAGCCGCGCAGAACGAGGAAAAGGACGCAAATTCTGATGCTCAGACTCCCGAAGCAGACAAGACGACCGATGAACAGGGAAGTGCTGAAGCCCCCGTAGAGGCCGAGTCTCAGGCAGACGACGCCGACGTTGTCGAAGAGACTCCCGCCGAAGAGCCTGTTCAGGAAACCCCGACTACCTGTTCCTACTGCGGCAGTGCAGAACACACCAGAGACTACTGCGCCGTTCGTGCCGTTGACAATGGTGCCGTTGGCCGGCTCCGGATTCCCTCTGTCGGTGTTGACGTGGCTGTCTACGACGTTACTTGGTACTCTCTGCAGCATACCACCGAGAGTGACAACTACACGCAGGCCGTTACAGATGCATGGGACAGCGCAGCACAAATCGTCTATCTCGGCCAGACCGTTATTGGCGACCATAATAATCAGGGCTTCTCCGCCATCAACAACTGCTCCGAAGGCACCTACGCTTACATCGACATGGGCGACTCTGTCCTGACCTATGTTTGCACCGGCATCCAGCATGGTCGTAACCCCGGTGGCTATCTCACCGGGGCCGATGGCGATAGCATCTATACCTCTTACTTCAATCCCAACGGTCTGACGCTGTATACCTGTCTCGACCACAACTTCAATGTTGCCCTCGTGACATTCCAGCTTGCATAAAGGGGGTGCAGCTTTAATGAAAACAAAGAAGATTTCCCGCCGCGCTGTTACGCTGGCTGCCTTTTTGCTGGTAAGTGCAACATCTTTACATATGGCCTGTGCAGAGGCTTCGGTGCCGTTCGATTACTTTACTGATGACCTCTCTGTGTCCGCTGCCGCCGTTGTGGAGGAAGATAAATACCTGCCTCCTGAGTGGTTCACAAAAGAAAATGCTGTAAGTGAAGTGGACTCAGACACGCCTCCGGTGGAGACTCCTACCCCTGCGGGCGAATTCTCTGTAGCGACCCCCGTGTCTGAGCCCGCACTGGAAACCGCAGCAGCCTGCAGCTATTGCGGCAGCGCAGGGCACTCGCAGAATAGGTGTGCCGTTTACGCTGTCGAACAGCGAGGTGCCGTTGGGCGTTGGTCTGTCCCTTCTATTGGAATAGATGTCGCTTGCTTCACCTATGTGCTTGGAAGCGATTCTTTCGAGTACGGACAGGCAATTTGTGACGCTGCCGATAGTGCCGGCTACAGTGCGTATGGGAGCCAGTATCTCATTGCAGACCACAACTATCAGGGCTTTTCTGCCATAGCCAACTGCGCGGTTGGTGCGGTGGGATATATGGATTACGGAAACAGTCGAACAGAATATGTTTGTACTGGGGTGGAGTATGGGCACAATGAAGGCACGGAACTGACTGATAATGACGGAAACGATGTTGCGTACAACAACAGTGGAGGAATTACCCTTTACACCTGTTACAACGGTTGGCAAAACGTCGTTATCGTTTACTTTACTCCGACTTAACTGTCGGTATCCAAAACGCCGAGAGGAGGCATATAAAATGGCACGTCCCGTAAAGAATAAGGCCCCCAAACTGAAAGCAATTTACTATCGGAACGGGGTGCGCGAAGATGATGATGTTTCCTACGATGGAATGGAGATAACCAGTCCGACACTGGCAACGCTCATTATTGAAGTCAGGAGACGTCTTGAAAAGCAAAACACCACCCCTCAGGAAGTTGTTTCCTGAGGGGCCCTTTTTCGGGATGGAGACTTGTCATTTTTTTATGTTTACTTTATAATAGATGCGAGCGTCTGTGCAGAGGACGTACCATAAAGAAAGGAGAAATATGACTACTGAAAGAAAGAAGAAAACAACAGAAGAAAAAGTAAAGAGAAACACAACAAAGAAAGCGAGTAACACAACACGAAACACACAACCCAAGAAGAATAGCAAGAAGAAAACCAACAATTTACCCTTAGCACTTCCTGATTTTCAGACTTTCCTTGAGAGTGATAAACCCCTTGATGAATTCTTAAAAATCACAGCCTGTTATGTCCGAGTCTCGACGGATGCACAGGCGGAACAAGGATATTCAATTCCCGACCAGACCGCAAAGCTACAGGCGTTTTGCACTGTGAAGGGATGGGAGAACGTGAAGTTCTACACCGACCCCGGCTTCAGTGGCAGCAACCTCAACAGACCGGCAATGCAGGAGTTAATAGCTGATGCTATGGCAGGGCGCCTGAAGGCAGTCATCGTATTTAAGCTGGACCGATTATCACGAAGTCAAAAGGATACACTCTACCTGATTGAAGATGTGTTCCTTCCAAATGAAGTGGATTTCGTCAGTATCTCTGAATCCCTCGACACAAGTACCCCCTTTGGCCGAGCTATGATAGGTATTTTGAGCGTTTTCGCGCAGTTGGAGCGTGAGAACATCTACTTACGTACCCGTATTGGCATGAAGGGACGTATAAGTTCCGGATTTTGGAGAGGTGGCGGCAATATTCCGTTCGGCTACGATTACGACAAAGATAAGAAAACGCTTGTCCCTAACGCCGACGCGCCTAAAGTGCAGCAGATATTCGACCTCTATATCAAAGGCTATAGTTGCCAGAAGATTGCAGATATGTTAGGTCTCTGCAACGATATGATGGTACGGAATATTCTGAAACGACGTACTTACTGTGGGTATGTCAACTACAAGGAAGAAGAATATCCGGGCGTCCATGAGCCATTGATTTCCGAGGAAACCTTCGATATTGCTGCGGCTGAGTATGACCGCAGGAGTCGTGCTGGCCTTAATGCGTGTGGCGCAAACACGTATTATCTTTTGGCAGGACTTGTCTATTGCGGCGATTGCGAAGCGCGGATGCGTTATATGAAGTGGGGTAAATACTTCAAAATCATATGCTATTCTCATACCAGCAAAGCCTCGATGGTTAAGAACCCTGATTGTCCCAACATGGGCTTTCTTGCTTCTGATATAGAAGAGCTTGTTATCAATAAGCTCTTTGGAATTGGTTCCGGTGTTCCCCTCGAAGAATTTGAGGTAAAGTGGCATTCACCCAATACTCGTGAGATTATTGAGAAGCGCATCTCGGATGCGACTACAAAACTCAAGCGGCTGTACGGGCTTTATTCTGAGTCCGGTGACAGCGTCATCCACGAACGCATCTTTGCCGTCCGTAACCAAATTCGCACGTTACAGCAAGAACTCGACAACGAGGACAAGCATAGCATTAGGGACAGCCATGTGAGCTATGTTCGAGACCGTATTAAAAACGTGGGTGACATCTGGCCGCATTTAACACCTATGGAACGGCAGACTCTCATTCGTGATTGTGTTGATAAGATTATTATTCATCACGATGGAAGCGTCGAGATTTTCTTTTCTTTCTCTACTTTCGATGAGGACAAGCAGTGTATCGAAGACGAAAATTGATGTTAGAGGTGCCGTTAAGATTTTAATTTCTTGCAACAAACGCGCCTCGCAAGAGGCGCGTTTGTTTGTGCTTCGACAAATTTTCAAAACTTTTGAGAAATATTTTTTTCTCCGTCCATATATCATCGGGACTATTGAGACAGGGTGAAATAACTCAAAAGTTAATTTTTTAGAGGATTTCCATACATGAAAAACAAAACTAATATGTTGCAAAACGAAGCAATTACCGTCATTTTGAACTATTTTGAAAACAAATCAGAAGAAGATGGACAATGTGACGAACTCTGCACAGCGCTTCGCGTTTTGGAAAAAATTAGGAGAAATAATGAAACTTTAGGGTGGAAACAGCTTGGAGCCATTGCAGCCGTCGAGCGATACATTGAAAAAACGGGGGGTAATTCTCCAAGAATGTACGAGATTCCGGAAGATAAGCAGCTTCCGGGTGCGAGGGCTTTTCGTGCAATTTTTGGGATGCCGGTACATAAGTGGCTTCTTGAAAATTATCCAGAATATACAAAAACTTCCTCAAATCAATATTTTTACGGAGGAACTCGCTATAGTAGCGTCGAAGAAGTTCAAAATATATTCGTGGAAGAGTACCTTAAATTGAAGCCGCTTGGTCAAGATGACTTCAATCGAAGGAAGGCAAAAACTGTTCCTACGTGGAATTCAATGTCGGCTCTGCTTAATCTGACTTCTTGGAATACCTTGATTGATAAGCTGGGCTTGCCCCGCTATGGACAGAAACCAAAGATAAAACCGAGGGTCACATATATGAATATCTCCGTCTCTGATGAAGAGAGTACATCTTCCGATGGTGTCGATGTATGAGCAAAAAGAAAACAAGATGGAACACAAGGCTCATGCATAAGCGGCTTGATGCATTCGTAGCTAAGAATCATCGTATTCCGACCAGACGGGAATTAAAAGCGCACAATGGATTACCTGCACCATATATAATTGAGAAGTTCGGTAAGAAGAACTATCGGCTGTGGCTTCAGGCGAGGTATCCTGAGTACGTTTGTGAAAACTGGCAGCTCGACCTTTTGGCAAAGCGTCAGGTATCACGGCGGCGTTGGATTGCACTTTTCCAAAAAGAGTACATGAGAATAAAGCCCACTTCTGGACGTCAGTACAATGAGAATCGCACTCAAGGGACTCCTACATGGGGAACGATTGCCAAGTATATTGGAGAGGACCACAATAAATGGAATAATCTCAAAACCGTTGCTGGTGTAGAAGGTATTTCCATTCCCCCTAAAGAGAAGCCGACGACTGAATTCAAGGTATCTGTGTTCGTCGAATTCATTCATTAGCGCAAAAAAAAAGACCACCATATGGTGGTCTTTTTTTTAATTATTCTGAGCTTCTTCCAAAATAGGTGAGACACGTTCAAAGTTTACAGTGCAGCGCTCAGGATTGATGCCGTGTTCAGAGAGACCACGCCGAATGATGTTCAGCATGATTTCCTTTGCGGCACCATAGGAGGGCGCTCTCACAGTAAACGTATCCGAGTTCGAAACAGTGTAGCTGAACTCCACCTTGTAGTCCTGCCAGTCACTACGCTTTTCCGCCATCGTCATCACTCCTTCACAGGGATTCCCTGTCGGAGAAGGTTTTCGTCGAGATACGTGGCCGTCTCATCTGCGCGATGCAGAAGAAAGGCCAGAGGATAGCGCGTAAAGGCAAGAGAGGTATTCTTGTCCGTGCTGTACTCGCCCATGTGGAAGCGAATCGCAAAGGCCTCCGTAATCGTCAGCCGAATATACCGTTCGATGAGGAACACGGACTTATCGCCGTGGTTGCCGTAAGGCATCTTCTCATCATAGGTAATCCAAGGCACAGCCTTCCACTGACCGGTCTGGGGGTCTTTCACATTGCGGCTGCCCCACACATAGAAGTTTGCCTTGCAAACATCATGCAGCAGCGCAGAGATAACGATGCTATCTTCGATAGCCCGTTTCTGCTGGTCATCCAGCGGTGTGCTGTTCCGTTCGACTTCAGAGAAATATGTGTCCTTGAGACGCATATACACGTTGAGAGAGTGGTCCAGCAGACCGCCGCAATAGCTGGAATGATACTTGGCACTGGCAGGAGCCGTAAAAAAGTCCGTTTCCTTAACCAGATAGTTAATCAGACTTCTCATGCCGGGACGTTCCGTGCTGATGAGAGCGCCGATGAACACGATGGCCTTGGACTCGTACTGCTCGTCGGGCTTCGTGCCGGCGGGGTCAGCGACGGTAGGACGGTAGTCCCTGCCGTGCGCCATGTACTGCTTGACCGCTTCTGCCGCTGCCCACCTGATGAAATCTTCCAACTTGTCGGGGTCGCCATTGTTGGCCTGCTCGACAGCACGGGAGAAGGCGTCATAGTCATCGAGAGCAGCTTGGCAGATATCATCATGGCAGGCGCCCTTTTCAAACTGTCCGGAAATAGCCAGCAACGCAGCGTCAGCACGCTCATAGAGCTTCTGCATCCGCTCGATTTCGGGAGGATAGTTACAGCCCATAATATTTTCTCCTTTCTTTCTTTTTACTTAGCGATGTCTTCAGCACGGATGGTGCCGGAAGTCCATGCGCTTGTCGGGAATGTAATCTCCGGTACTCGCTCCAACATGGCGGCCTTCAGCGCTTCTTTGTAGCGTTTGAAATGCCGCTTTTGGAAGCCGAGCAGCCTATCATCGTACTGGACTTCTTTCTGCAGCAGCTCAACAGCGAGAGATGTCTCGTTGTCCTCAACTGCGATGGTGAACAGTTCGTTTTCCATAATCGCACGTCGCGTTCTGGAAATCCACTTCTCTCCCAGCACAGGAGTCATACTCTGAAAGCGGCGGCTCAAGGCGTCAACGATGCACTCCAGCACATCTTCCTCCTCGTTGGCCGAACCTTCTTCGTCGAACAGCCACCGGCAGGTGTCCAGTTCGGAGTAGGGGATGTCCTTCAGCAAACGAACCTCAGGCTCTTCCTTATCAGGCTCGTCCTCACGGTACACGTGAAGGAAGCTGTTAGGAATGCAAAACACAGCCTCGTAGGGACCGCGTACAGATACGTTGCCTTTACCCATAGTTCTTTTCTCCTTTCTTTTTACCTGAATGACTCAGGCGTGGCAGGCAGTGCGGAGCTGGATTTCCAGCTTCTCCGCGTACTCCCGACTGGCGCCGCAAACGCACATCTGCGGGCAGACCAATGGGTCGTAGTAGTCGCCGCCATCCTTCGGCAGAATCGCCTCACGTCCCTCATCAACGCGAATCACGTTGGGACGAGGGCAGTTGTAGCAGGGATTATACATAGTGTTTCTCCTTTCTTTAAGAGGCGCTATTTGTGGCGCCCTGTTTCCTTTCGGAAGCGAAGAATACTGAAATAGGCATCAGCAGGTCGCTGTGGCAGATGCGCTACGGCATTGAATACTTCGTCGATACAGTGAACAGCAAGTTCACGTTCCCGTAAGAGCGATGAGAGCATCTCCGCTGCGGCCAGCAGCTCAGTGTCACCGGTGGTGGCACCAAGCTGCTGAATGCGGACGACCATCATTTCAGCGTCTTCTTTTTGAATGTGTGAATGTTTCTCCATGAATCGTCCTTCCGCAGTTTTGTTCAAGGTCTCCACGGCGTAGCGCGAAGCTCGTCGTTGATTTGCTTGACCGTTTTCTCCTGCCACCGATTGACACGCTTCATCTTGGTAAGCTCGTAATCGCCGGCCTGATGCAGCGTGACACCGTGGGTGCCGAAGTGCAGCCACTTACCCTGCGAAAGCGTCACAGTATGACCTTTTCCGGTCTCCTGCAGCCGTTTTTTCGCCGACGTGACCATTGCCTGCGTGACAATGCCCTTAGGCCGCCCTGCCATTACTGATACCTCTGAGAACGGTACTCACAGAGTCCCTGTTCAGGGTCCCATTTGCTGGGAGGTAATTCCTCATAGCGGATACCGTTCTTCTTGCTGGTAATCTTGATGGGATAGGGGAGAGAGGCGTTATCCTCGTCATAGCACGCAATGTCAATGCCGATATTGCGGACTTCCGTCCTGTAGGGCGCAAACTTGTTGCCAAGCTCCTTCTTGAGATGTGCAACAAGCGCATCATGGAGGTCCTCGAAGGGAATCGACAGGTCGGCGACGACAGGATACCACGGGAAGTCCTTCAGCCGATAGGTCGTTCTTACCAAAGCACCATCTTTCGTCCAGCAGTGGACGTGGGGCAGCAGGTGGTCAGGATTTTCGGCGATAAACTTCCGGTTCCACTCTACGACCAAGTCGTAGACATCCTTGCCGTCGAAGATACCGTAGGTTTCATAGCACGGCTCACAGATGAACGTCCCATCGGGGCAGGCAACATAGCCCTTGCGGTCGGCGCGGAGGTTCTTGGTGTTGTTTGTATCGGCAAACAGCCAAGAGAAGCTACCCATACCTCACACCCCCTCCATCTCAATGCAGGGGACAGGGTACATCACCGCTGTACCGCAGTTGGGGCAGCAATCGGGCATATCGCCGGTATCGCTGCACACCAGTTCTTCACCGCAGATACCGCAGCGGAAAACACCGTCATCGCTGCGGTCAGCGACGGAAGGCCCCTTGAAGAAGTAGCTTGCCAGAGCTTCCATCAGCTCCTCAAAGGTCAGCTCGATGTCTTCCACCAGATAAACCTTACCGTCAGGCGTACCGATGGTGACGCCGTGGACGTACTCTCCGTTCTCAGGACACATCCTGCAGTCGGAGAACCAGTCCTTATACAGCGCCTTAGCATCCGCCGTGACAGTGGCGTAAGAGTTGTCCATGCGTTCAAAAGTGAAGCGCACGTCAACGGACTCGGCAGACCAGTGGGTCTTAACCGTAGCGAGAGCAAGTTTCAATTCCATGTTGATTTCTCCTTCCAAAAAAATCAGACTTCGAAAGTGTCGAGCAGCTTTTCACTGGAGACAATGTCGAGAACCTGCTTCTGCAGCTTCTGCTTGATAGCAGGCCAGTGGCGCAGCAAAGCGACGCCGGCGGACGTATAGGTATCGAAACTACAGGTCCTGCCGAACTCATCCGATGAGGTACTCAGCAGACTCAGACCGAGATTACCGGTGCGACCGCTGATGTGGTCGCCGATGTGGTCTTTGTAAACCGACAGATGGTATTCCGCCTCACGATAAGGAGGCGTAGGATACTGCCGTTCTTCACCGAAATCCACAGTGATGCTGCTGCCGTGCAGATACGGGCAAATCTCAGATTTGATGTAGGCATCAATTTTCTCGATGTTTGCCCGCAGCTTTTTCTTCTCTTCCTGATTGAGAGTCATGTTGTACTCCTTTCTTTTTTTTGCTGGAAAAGCGGGGTCTCGAAATGTATCGAGACCCCGCCTTTCGCTTGCCTTACAGATTTGCGGGGGAGTGGCGGAATCAGAACGGCAGGTCGCTGTCGTCGATACCGTTCAGCTCATAGAAGCCGTTGGGGGCGGGCTGACCGTAGTTCATCGGCTGCTGACCCTGCTGCTGAGGCGCAGGAGCGGGCTGACCCTGCTGAGGCATAGCCTGCTGCTGGGGAGCGTAACCGCCCTGAGGAGCCTGCTGAGGTGCGGGCTGCTGGTAGCCATTGGCAGCGGGAGCGCCGAAGGAAGACTGGTAGCCCTGAGAAGCCTGCTGCTGGGCATTGGGGTCCATGCAGGAGCCGCTGTTGCGGTCACGGAGCAGAGTGAAGTCACTGACCGTGATGTTCAGGCTCTTGGCAGGCGTTCCGTCATTGCGCTTGTACTCCTGAATCTTGGCAGAGCCGGAAATAATCAGCACAGGGTTGCTGTGCCGACCGGTAGCGACCATGTTCAGGAAGCGCTCGGCGACCTTCTCCCACATAGAGCAGTTTGCCCACACCACACCCTTGTCATTGGGAACCAGCGTTCCCTGACCGAAGACACGGTCCAGAGTGTTCTGGCGGCCCTGAATGGGCATAGAGAAGTTGATGTAGGGCTTGCCCTCGCTGGTGTACTTCATCTGGGAGCAGCGGGTGACAGCACACTCGAAGTCCACATAGATGAAGGGCTTACCGTCGGAGGTCACAGCATTGGTGAAATGACCGTAGGTGATGAACTGACGGCCCTGCTGCTGACCCTGCGCGGGAGCACCCTGCTGCGGATAGCCGCCCTGCTGGGGCGCAGGCTGGCCCTGAGGCATACCCTGCTGAGGATACCCACCCTGAGCATAGCCCTGAGGGGCCGGCTGCTGGGGAGGATAGCCGTAGGCGGGCTGGCCCTGCGGAGCGCCGTACTGAGGCTGTGCGGGATACTGGCCCTGTGCCTGAGGATAGCCGTACTGGTTGGGAGCCTGCTGCATACCACCGTTGTTGTTCTGATAAGACATAATTTTCTCCTTTCTTCCGCACGAAGGCGGACCAAATCCTGACAAATGTTGATTTTTGGGGTGTCAGAAAATGGCATATTTGATGTATTTATATATTAAAAAAGACAGCTATCCCGTAATTGGGATAACTGTCTTTAATAATTAGGGTGACTTGAAAACGGAGATAAATCTCCTTTATAAAAATAGCTTCGTAATTATAATTCTATACTACCACAGTTTGATATTTTGTCAAGTTTTCCAAGCGAACAAATTTGAGGAGAATTTCCGCTGGTTCTTGCACTGGTGAAATTTCTTTGATATACTTTATGTTATACTGAAGGGGGAGGTATTCACATGGGGGCTATGTATGAAAGACTATCAGTGGGGGATAGGGTTCCGGAATACCTCACAAATGACATTTTGATTCGAATGGATTATGATAGTGTTACTGGGTGGAAACTTATAATTGGCTTTCCCGAAATGAGAAAGGATGAAAATGATTCATTCATCAAGGGGAGTTTGATGACAACTTTAGCTGTTATCAAAGATACACCTTTCTTCTTGTTCTCATTTGATGCTGGTCCGTGGATGGACACTCCCTTTGACCCTCGCATCAACCCGACTCTTCCGCCATTTGAAGAAATAGAAGAGGAGGGAGTTGGATGCAGCCTCATCATTGTGTCTGTGGACACGAAATACGGCGAAATCTTGGGCTTCAGGCAGGTCGGCCTAAGCCACACCCTGAGCAACAAAATACTCCGAACAATGCGTGAGTTCCAGCTTCGCCCGCCTATCTCGCGGGAACAGTACAGACGAAACATAGATGCAGCATACAGCGTGTATGCAAGCTCTGAGGAAATGCTCCGGACGGTACATCCTAATGATGTGTTTGCCGTTGTAAGGACTTAAATGATTTCATGAAAAAAAGCAGGGTGCTATGCACCCTGCTTTTCTGTTGCGTCAGCAGCAAATTCATGGAGTTCGGTGTAGAGCCAGTCACCCAGCATCGTATACCGTTTGTCCGTTTTGTTGTTCAGAATAGCCTTTGTCAAGGCTTCGACACGACCGACCATGATAACACAGTCCTTTGCACGGGTAATGCCGGTATAGACCAGATTGCGCCGCAGCATAGCCTTGTGCTCAGGTGATACGACCATGATAACGATGGAATACTCAGAACCTTGACTCTTATGCACCGTGGTACAGTAAGCCAAGTCAACATTTTCCATCTGTTCAGCATCGTACCGAACCAGATTACCGTCGTCATTGAACTCAATGGTAACGATATCTGTCTTCTTGTTCGGGTCGTCCTTGTCAGCTTCAAAAGAGATGGAGTGAATCACACCGATGTCGCCATTCTTGGCGAAGTCGGTGTTTTTCGTCTGCATCACTCTGTCGCCTTCACGGAACAGCTTGCTGTTGAAGATAGCGAAGTTCTTTGTGGGAGATGCGGGGTTGATGCGCTCCTGCAGCAGCTTATTGAAGCGGTTCACATTCAGTGCGCTCTTGTGCCGATAGGGGCAGAGGAGAGCGACGTTGGAAGCGCCCTTTGCGCGGATAGACTTCTCGTAGAGTTCGCATACAGCTTCCTCAATGCGGGCAGGGTCTCCGGTACGGTCTTCCATAAACATGAACTGCTTTTTAGCATAATGCAGGTTTACGTCACCGTGACGCATCTTCTGCGCGTTTTCCACGATGGGATTTCCCTGAGCCTGTCGGTAGATGACATTCAGCTTGGTGACAGGCACCATACCGCTGCGAATCATCTCATACAGCACGTTGCCGGCACCGACAGAAGGGAGCTGTTCAGGGTCTCCAACGAACACGACTCTGGTGCGCCCCGGAATCTTCTGCAGCAGGTTGTATGCTACGAAAGAGTCCATCATGGAGCATTCGTCGATGATGAAGATATTGCCGAACAGGGGCCCATCACAATCACAGCCGCCCACACAGTCATCACCACGCAGTCCGATGGCGGAATGGATGGTAGACGCCTCCACACCGGTCTGCTCCGTCATACGACGGGCGGCACGGCCAGTGGGAGCCAGTAGGCAGGGGAGTGAGTTATCCTCACCGAAAAGCTCCTTATGGACGTACAGAACGGCCTTTGTGACGGTCGTCTTTCCCGTGCCCGGACCGCCGGTGATGATAGTGACGGGGTTCTGGAAGCAACTGATAACAGCCTCTTTTTGCTTTTCAGCGAGGGTGATGTCGTTGTCTTCCTGATATGCCTGTAATGCTCGGTTAATCTTCTCTGTAGAGACAGGCTTATTGCTTTTCATGAGCCGCTTGATATGGCGGCTAATACCGTATTCCTGCTCAAATCGGCTGGCAGAATACAGCATGGGACCGGCCAAACGAAGGTCCTTACGCAGACAGGCGGCGTTGATAGCGCCCTTACAGATTTCTTCTGTAACGCCCTTGGTCCGGACATTCTTGTTGGCTACTCTCGCCATCATAGCAGGCAGTTCAATAGCAGGGACACACATATGACCGGCGGATGCCGCCAAGTCCATAGTGTACCGCAGCGCCTCACGGAGACGTGCAGGATTGTCGATAGCAACGCCCTGTTCCAAAGCGAAGCTGTCCACCATATCAAAGGAGAACCCCTTGACCTCGCAGACACGGTACGTGTCGTGCTTGAGGATATCCACCACGTCTTCATCGGGAAAAGCCTTCAGCAGTGTTTGTACCTTCCGAAGAGAGAGGTTTGCATTGCGGAGAAGTCTGGTGACTTCACGCTCTTTCTTCGTCTCGCTCAGTGCGACCTTCAGTTTATCGACCATTTTCTTGGAAACGTAACGGCGTCCGTACTTGACACCAATCAACCGTTCAGGCTGATTGTCCAGCACGTCCCACGTAATGTCTCCAAACGTCTTCCAAACTGCTTCCGCAGCGGCGGGGCCGAACCCGCAGCGCAGGCTCGACAGGTACGATATTGTGGCGTCCTTGGTTTTCTTGAGCTGGTACTCAAAAGACTCGACCTTGAAAGATGTGCCGTATTTACTACCCACAGACCAGTAACCAGTCATAGTGATGACTGTGTTCCGGTTGATGTTACGGTCTTCCGCATAGGGGAGGCCGTCGCCAGTGGCAACAAACGTCACATCATTCTGGGTATTCTGGCACTTAATGACCTTCCAACCGTCTTTCTCATACAGCCGATAGATAGGAACGCAGGTGATTGTTTCAAGATTCTTGCTCATCACGCACGCGCTCCTTTCAGGGGAGGCGGCGAATGGGATTACAACGGCCATGTCGCCGGCCTCCTTTATAATTTATTTCTGATGATAAACTACTTTTTCCTGAAAGGGTTATGCGGTCTTATTCTTGCTCTTCTTAATGGAGAACGTCCGAGTTTTGCAGGGGATATCCACGATGCAATCACGGAACTTGTTCGCCAAATCGGGACTCAGCCCGTCGAGCGTGTCGATGAGCAACTCCATCACATCACGCTTATACTCCGTGCCCTTACGAGGGCTGTTTTTGACCTCGTAAGTGTCGTCACCAATGGTGATGATACCTACATCCATGTCAGGCCCCAGCGCCTCGATAAGAGGCAGGGAGAGCGCCTTACGCTGGTCGTCGAGCGCCTTCTTCTGCTTATCCAGCTTGGAGGACTGCTCGGACAGCTCCAACCATTTGGAGACCTTGTCCGCCAAATCGGAAGGCAGGTCACGGGTCACGGTCGGAGCGCCGACCTTCTGAGAAGCCATGTTGTTCAGGACCTGAAGCTCGTCCTCCATCTCACCGACGTGAGGAGGGGGATTATTGTTCTCGACATGGGTCTCCCACCAATCCGCCTCGACCTCAAGCTGGTCATGCTCCGCCTCGGTATCACGAGGCATGAACCGCCGCTTAAAGCCGGACAGGTCGAAGGTAGAACCCATATACATCCCACCGGTCTCATAGTCGTGGGTCAGGATGGCGCCGATGTACGTACCCTTGATACGGTCATCGTTCAGTACCGCAGGGTACTGCCGCATCTGAGGGAGATAGTGGGGCGGGACCTTGTTGTTAATCCACGCCGCAAAGTTTTTCTCAATGGTGGTCTTGGCCTCAAAGACGTACAGCTCGCCATTCAACTCCACGATGGCGTCGATGTTCGCCGTGACACACGGAAACTCCTTGCTCCGGAACATACGGTGTTCAGGGATACGCTTTGCGCCGGAGAGGGCACAGAACGTGTTGACGACCGTATCTTCCAGAAAATGACCACGCACGAAAACGGCATTGCTGCCGGACTTCTGTGCTGCGTCAGGATTTCCGATTTTGTCATAGTACAGCTCCGTCTGCGTGCGATAATGGGACTGGCCCGTAATCACAGCAGCATCAGAACCACCGATACCGAGGTGACGGATAGCCTCCCATTCATGGGTGGAAACGAAGCGGCAATCCACGACAGTCTCAGCGTTGGGCCACTCCATACGAGGAGGAATGGCCGGCTTGTGCTTGCCGTAGAAGTTGTATTCATAGTAAACAGCATCCTTCAGCTCTTCCGGCGTCAAAACGTCGAAAACACTGCCAGTGTTCTGCATCTTCTTGAATACCTCCGCAGCGTTGTCCGCGAAGACCTCAGGCGGCATCAGATAGCACAGGTCCTTTGCCGCTTCCAGCACGTCCATGCGCCGACGAATCGCATCCATCGTATTGATGAACGGAATGGCAGCTCGCGGGTCCATCCACATGGGAACAGACGTAGGCAGGTTACACTCGAAGTACATATTGTTTCTCCTTTCTGGTGGTGAGAGTTCTGTGCGGCCTAACGCCGCACAGAGCCCTCCACGTATGCTTCAATGCTCCATTTATTCCGCAGTCTCTTATTGACAGAGGTAATGGGGTCGGCATTCATAAAATCATCACGCAGGCATCGAATCTGTGTGGCTTTGGAGCCGTCACAATATTCCAGAGAGCCTGTGCGAATCATCTTAGTGATATGCCGCTTCATACCATTTGCCGTAAAAGACACAACAGAAGGGCGCTTACCGTCCTTGTGGAACAGCAGATATACGACTTTCACTGGCCGTCACCGTCCTCATCGTCCTCGTCGGCGTCATAGACGTCGTCGGAAAAGACCAACGTGGTATTGAAGTCAACGACTTCAGACACGCCATACGTGAAGCTCATCAGCTCGAAGCCGTGCCTCGTGCAGATTTCGTCGGGGACGTTGAGGAAATCGCCGTAGTTGAATTCTCCACAGTTGTGCTCGTACATATCCAAGCCGTCCTTCGTGTGGCAGAATTCGACAGCGGCGTCACGAATGGCCCTTTCGAGGTCGAAATCCTCGTAGGGGATGGAAAACACCATTGTGGTGATATCCACATTCAGCCCATCTCGGTCCACCGCGTTGATGACCTTCGTGACTCTCGTAATCATATCCGCATAGTATCCATCACCATTTTCGTCATAGACAACATACAGCTCCTCGCCATTGTCAGTATCGTCGCAGAGATGTGCGTCACCATCTACATCAACAGTGAAAGACATCTCGCGCTTATCGGGAAGACGGTGGCAAACCTTGTCACCGCCCCTCAGCTCGCGGAACGGAACGTAAAGCATAACACCATCGCGCTCGACACGGACGGGTGTGTTCCCGTTCCCGAACACTTCAAAAATCGAAGCCATACTCATTTTTCTCCTTTCTTTATTTTTGTATTGAAGTTCAGGGGCGTGAACAGTTTAGAAATCTCGTCCGGTTCGTCGGGCAAGGGTTCTGTAACACGGTTCAGCTCGTTATAAGCGCCGAGAGAACCTTCCGGGTAGGTGGTGTCCACCTCACCGGTTTCATAGCGGAAATGCAGCGCGATGGAGCCGCCCTCAGTGGTCTCGAAGCACGGCTCGACCGTGAGTGATTCCGCGTCGGTGAAGTCTACCAGTCGGCAGCCATCCTCGTCGAAGGGGCTGTGTAGGGTAATACTCACCTTAGAACCAATACCATAAGGGCCTAAGATGTAAGGCTTCTTGCCCTTTCTGTTGGAGATATACTCCGCTAAGGGGACGATAACCTCATCATACCAGAACGGCATTTTGATGTTGTCTGCTTCCTTTTTGCTGCCCTCAGCGAGAAACTGCTTACGTTCGGCATCAGCCGCCGCGTACTTCTCGTCAAATGCGGCGATAAGCTCGCTTACCTTCATGTTTTTTCTCCTTTCTCAGAATGGCAGCTCAGGCAATTTGAACCGCCCTGTCGTCCCAGTATTCGTCAGCACCGATTTTACGTCCGTCGCCGCCAAAGAAGGCGACTCGGAGAGGCTCTGCCTCGTTGACGTAATCGAAACTGAGGCCTACTTCCGCGCAGGCGCGGAGAGCATCCTCAAGATGCTCTCCGTGCCGGCAGGTCCACAGAATGAGGACAGTACCCTTAGCCTGCTCTGCCTTGGCGCGGTTGATGACGTCCCACTTCGGCTCGACGATGTGAGGGAAGTCCGTGACGAACAACGTACCATCAAAATCGACGGCGATGCAGCGGGGGTAGGGTGGAGTGGCTGCTGCCTGAGCCACATTGCTTGTGGTCAGGTCAAACGCCATATGTTATCTCCTCCGTTGCTGCTGCAGCGTTCCATGGTGCCTCTCGTGCAGGGGCGGGTAATCTTACCGTCGGGCCATCGAACGGTGGCGCAGCGGCTTATACGCCCACAGGCGGCACAGTATCGAGTACCGATACGGGACACGATACCCTGCTGCTTACCGTCTCTGCTCAGGAGGAAATCGCCGACCTCAATGTCGGGCATGGTCTTGATGTCACTCATCGCTTGCTTCCTCCTTGTTCTCGTCGAAAATCTTGTCATATGCCGCGCTGACGCAGCAGGTGACGCAGTCATCGTCCGTGCAGTTCTCCTTATTTATCTGCTGGCGGCAGAACTTAGAGAAAAGGCACTTGAAGGTGGAAGTCTCATCGGGAGTGAAATGATTGGGATTCTCAGGATTCTTACTCATGTTTTTCTCCTTTCTCTTTTTCAGAATGTCTGGTTGGGAATATAGCTCTGCCGACCCCACTCGACCGTGCCGCCGATGTCATAGCGACTCCATTCCTTATCCATGTGAAGGATTTTCGCCACCTGCTCTTCCAGATTCGTGATGGTCGTCTGGGAGGCACCGGCTTCCTTGGCATAGAAGGGAATGTCGGACATGGACAGATACACGTCGTGCATGGGGACGAAAGGCATACCCGCAGTCAGTCTGGCGAGGTCCTTACGGGCTTCATCAGCGTACTTCTTGGGCAGCCCCAGCTTGTTGGAAAGACCAATGAGCACATTCTCAGGGTGCTCAATCTGCACGCTGGTCAGCTTATCCAGAGCCTCGGTCATGTCTGTGAACTGTGCGTACAGGCCGTCCAGCGCCTCCTCAAAGGCGGGGACTCCGTCCTTGCCGCTGCTGTTTCTGGTATGCTTTACAGCGATACCGTCAGTGAAGCGGACACAGTTTCCGGCGGGTTTCTGGAAGTAGGGAACAGCGGTAGCGCAGCTATTGCCGGTATCAGAGGAGAAGAACTTGACCACAGGCATCATGTTCATGGAATGAACAGAAGTGATACCATGTGCATCCAGCGCATCTTCATAGATAGTCAGCATCTCGTCCTGCTTGTCAGGCAGAGCCCACATACAGGCCGTTGCGCTGTGGCTGTTCTCGCCGCCGAGAAACTCCACCGTGCCGAAACGGTCGTTCAGCTTCCGGATGGTCGCAGACAGCAGCTCGGAAATCGGCATGACGCGATAGCCGCCGCCGTTGTCAGAATGCAGTGCCGCAATACGGCCATAACGCTCCAGCAGGAGGGTCAGACTCTTATCCGGCGCCGCACGCAGACCATTGTTCAGCACTTCTGCGGAGCAGTAGGGTGTCATGCGGGAGAACGCAGACCCGAACAGCTTCGCAGTGTTGTGCAGGGAACTGATGGCGGTGTCACGCAGCACCCATGCGTTGGGTTCATTGGTCATGATGAAGTGAGAGCCGACAGCAGGGTCTGCGGCTTCCATCGCTGCGTCCAGAGACACCTTGCGGGTCAGCATGGGGTCGTCAGCGATTTTCTGTACCACGATGGGGACCTCGATGGGCTCCAGCGGCAGCACATGGATTTTCTTGGAGGGGACACCCGGCAGCCAACGGCTGTTCTGTTCCATCTCCTGAACTTCCTGCAGCAGTTCAGTCTCGCTGTCAGTGACAAAACGATAGTTGTCCTGCTCTCTGTTGATGGCTTTTTCCATGATTTTTCTCCTTTCTCGGACAGCCCTCCGCTTTGAAGCGGTCGGGAAACTTATGTCCATTACGAAATTTAGAGGTGACTTATATATACAAAAAGACAGCTATCCCGTTGTTGGGATAACTGTCTTAATTACTTATGGTGACTTGAAAACGGAGATAATCTCCTTTATAAAAATAGCTTCGTAATTATAATTCTATACTACCACAGTTTGATATTTTGTCAATTCCTTTTGGCGCAAAAAAAGAAGCTCCCGAAGGAGCTTCTTTCCTGTTCGTTCAACTTTAGCCGACCATGTCCAAATCCAACACCTGCTCATATGAGTCTGCGCCGGCGATAGAGCCGATAGGCAGTACCACATGGAGTTTTCCAGCGCCATCAGCATATGTGCGGACATCCATGTTGATGTTCTCATCGGACAGCGTCCAATCGCGGCGCTCCGTTAGTAACTCATCCATATCGCCGCCCGCAATAGCTCCGTACTGGGTATCAAATTTGGCTGCTGCGGCTCGGCGTACCGCCTCCAAGAAGGCCTGCTCGTCCACATTCAGAGTCTTCAGCAAGTCTTCAGTGGTGAGTTGCTGCCCGCTGGCAATATCATACAAATAGACATTATAGCTATCCATATCGGCATCCCAGCCGCAGGAAACTACCAGAGACAGGATATTTTCATACTGATAAGTTTCCCATGCAACGTAAAGGCAGGACAGGCTTACCTTCTCGGAAACACTCTCCTTTACGCCGTCTACGATGGGCCCGTATGTGTCGGCGATAGCCTTATTGATGGCTTCTGCGCCTTGCGTGTCAGCTTCAATCTGGGGTACACGGTAGGTGTAGTGGCCGTTGTTACCAACGCCGTCGGTATAGTCGAAATCCTCGCTATACAGTTCTGTGATTTGAGGCGTTTCATAAGACGTGTCAGGCGTTTCGGTCTGATGGTCGTTCTGTTCGTTATTGTTATTGCTGTCTGCCTCATTGGGTGTCGTGTCGCAGGCGGCCAGCGTAAACAGCATTGCTGCGGCCAGCAACATGGTCAAAATCTTTTTCATGTGAATATCCTCCTTACTTCCACGAGAATCGCCCCACAACGGCCTCCGTGTACTGGTCGTCCGTGATAGCCGTATACCGTTCTCCGTCGTACCAGTCGGTAAAGCCGTTGTCCGTCTGATAAATCTTGCCAGTCTCCGTGTCCATCACCCGCTCAAAGCCCATGGTGGCATCACTCTGCTTTTGGCTGATGATGTCCTGACTGGTATTCCGGTTTTCCCACGAGGACATAATGGCATCCTGCATCTCATTGGCGGACTGGCTCAACTGTTGTGATTGCTGCATCGCCGCATCGCTCTGTGCCATGGCGGAGGAGGTGTAGCTGCCGGAATAGTCCAAGCTGCCCAAGCTCCGTGTCAGGATGTCCTCCCAATTCTGGAACATTCCCTTTTCAGCAGAGACGATGGTGGTGCTGTACGCCATGTAATACCCACCAAGGCCGGGAATAGGGAAGGGCACAAGCTCCACTGAACACATACCCTCCGCTTCGATGCCGTCCTGTGTAAACTCCGCACGCAACACGCCGGCTGCCCCTCCCAAGGAGCCGGTGGCGTCAAAGGCCTCCGTCACCGTGAAATTCTCATACTGCGGGAAGTGAAGACTGCTGTAAAACGGCTCCGCAGCCACCGCCGACAGATACTGCGGCAGCACATCGAAGTAGCCCTTCACAGACTCCTCTGTCATTACAGGGAACGTTGCGTAAGCAGCGTTCCAGTATGTATAATTCTGCTTCAGAAAATCGTCCACAAACAGCGGCTCTGCCTTCAGGATATATAGAATTTGATTTACGCTGCACGCTGGGTCATATGCCCGCAAAGCGTGGTACATTCCTGCATTGGATGTGGCGGCCTCCACCATCCAGCCCTGCGGGACGCTCATAGAGAAATCCGCACAGCTATACGACTCCAGCTCCAGTCCGGATGCCATAGGCGTAACAACAAATTCTTCCTTTTGCCGCTGTGTGGGAGTTCCGTAGTCCGGCACATCATCTCCGGTGCTTCGGCCACCGCAGCCGCACAACAGTGTCAGTGTTAAGGCTAAAATGATACAAATAACTCTCCTCATAAATCCTCCTTTCGCGGGAAAGCCCGCGTATGTTGTATGTGGCTCAGACGCGGTAGATGGTCAGCCCTTGCGCCTGAGCGTACTGCAGGGTATACGCCGCACCTCCGGCATTGTGGGTGCAGTGGGCGACACATACGCTTGAGCAATCCACCAAGCGCCGGTCGCGTGCCAAATACGCCTCTCTGGACGGGGAAGGGGCGATGCACACTCGTTTATCATATTGGTGATACAGCTTCGCATACGTTCGCCTTTGCTCGTCTGTCCAGCGAGAATCAAATCCCTCGAACGGGTAGACTAAGATAATACGTATGTGAGGATAGGTAGTCTCCTTTAGGCGAAACAGTATCTCCGCAGCAAGAGTATCATATCCGATGGCACCACCAACGCCAAAGAATCTGATGCCTTGGCGGGTGATTAACTCTCTGAGTTTGATTTCAGTGCATCCAAATACGGAGTCTCGTAGGTCTGGTCGAATAGTCCTGTTTCCCGTAAGGCAGCACGTCTGCCGGCGAACATCATCCCACATACACCTTGCCCCCTGCATTGGTATATTCTTGGTTATTATATCCTGTATTGCTGTTTAAGTCCATATTAAATGTGGGGCGGTTATTCCAAGTTTTGTGTGGGATTTTTTAATTTAAGCCCCATTTCGACCGAGCGATTCCTTCCAACTTTTCTGTGGGATTTCAGTTTTTACCCCCAATTTCGGGTGAGCGACTTCTTCCAACTTTTGAGTGGGCAGCTTCGCTCATATACCAAACACTGGTATTCTCGTCCACCACTCATTATAAGCTGCGAAAATGCGTCAGGGTCAGATTGTGAACGCATGAGTTCACAATCTCAATATTCGGAAAGCACGGATTCCTCGCAAACTGGGAATCATTTTTTCCAATGCCATCTCAATCGTCATGTGCATCTCCGCTACCCCTTGCCATTATTTCTTGAGCTAATTCCTGTATGCTAATTTTTCCTTTCAGCAAACGCACACAGTCTTGTTCAGTCTGTTCTGTAATTTCATAGCCTTCCATCTGTGTAGAAGCCAAAGCGTTTCGAAGTGCAACATACTGTTTGTCATTCATAGAAAAGACCTCCACATTTAATTGGAAATGTGATATACTTGCCATACGTAATTGCTGCTCTTAGGGGAAGGAATAAATGATATGGGATTAAAAAAAGATATCGAGGCCAATGACACAAAAATGCCAATCGTAAGGAAAACTCAAGACTACTATCTGACAAAGGGTTTTGACCGTCCAACTGCTGAGTATTTTGCCAATGGGCGTCGTACAATCGTTGACGTAATTCCTAATGATGATTATACACTTACACTCAATTTCGATAACGGAGAACAACGTTTGCTGGACATGAAACCCATGTTGAATGAAGGAACAGTGTTTAAGCCACTTTGCAACATTGATACGTTCAAAAGAATTTATCTGGACACGCAGCATTGCGTTTCATGGGACATCGACCCTACAGTAGATAGTAAAAAAGTCTGGAATAACAAAATAGACCTAAGCTCTGATAGCTGCTATATTGACAGTGTCCCCATAAATAGCCACAGTGAGGTTTGAGAATTTAGCCACGCAGCAATTCTCTGCGTATCTTAAATTCCAAGCTCTTTCGCAAGGATTGCATCCAACTCTTCAGCAGAATATATGCGTCCGGCTTTGATTGATTCAACCCCTTTTCGTAATTCCTCATCAATCTGGTCTTTCGTCATTGGTAAATTAACATCCTGCTGTTTAGTCCTGTCTTTGCTTTCGTTCATAAGGTGTACCCCCCAAAAAACTTATCTGCTTTTCATTATAGGCAGTGCTACTCGCATCGTCAACCGCTGATTACATACAACTATGAGGGATGCAGCGTATACCCCACACAAAACTTTGAAGGATACGAGGGATGCTCTAAAGTTTTCTGTGGGATAGGCGATGTTCAACACAAAAGGACAATTTCATTGACGCAAAAAACAGGAGAGGCAAAGCCTCTCCTGTTTTCCTTAGATAACTCCTCCGTCAGCAGTGATAATGCAATAGCAGCCTCCCTTGGCATAACTGCCGCAATATTCGTTGCCTGCCTCATCAATCCAAACAGGATATTTTCTCCTGTCGTCCATTCCAAAATGGACATCGGGCAATCTTTTCAATTTGCCAACGACCTCGAAGCCTCTGTTTTTAGCGTATTCTCTCACAGTCATATTTTAACTCCCTGTTGATAAGCAGGTATTTAAGATTTGATGTGTTTTTCTACAAAACTTTGTTTTCAGGCAGGGATGAACACCGTGCCTGCGTTCTGTGTGAGAAGCACACATCTTTTCGTTAAAACCCTTGCTCCTTTCGTTGATTTGTAGTAGTCCGGCTTGCCGTTATGGAAGCCTTCTGACCTCTGAAACACATCCACAACCCCATTGAAATCCATCACAGCACCCGGCATGATACGAGTCATGTCCTTATACTGGGGCGGGTGTGGCTTCACGGTAAGCTGCGATACCGCAGCATCACCGTAGACCTCACGGAACTCCTGCAGACTATCGGATTCCTGCTCGAAAGCCTTATTCCGATTTGTGGCAACGACCTTGCCGTCCAGAAGGTACTTCCGGTCAACCATTTGGCGGATGCAGGCCTGCCGGTCGTGCCGGCGGAACTGCTTCAGCTCAAAGGGTTCAACAGGTGCGGATACTTTAATATCAGTATCCAAGATGGAACAGGCGATACAGTAGGCATCTGTGTAATGTTCCTTTGGCACATTCTTGGCGATGCGGAAACCCTTGGTCGAGCGTCCGTCCGTGGCATAGACATCGTAGAGAGTCTCATCTCCGAGATACTTCATGAGGAACGGGATAATCTGGTTCAACACACTCAAGGCGTGATACTTTTTATTCATACCTTCCTTGCGTGTCACCAGCTTATCCGCCCACGCCTTGTCCTTATGGACGAGGTCGTGATGCTTCACACAAAGCCCACACCGATTTGCCAGCGTTTCACTACCACCTTTGTGGCGGGGAACAACATGATGGTAATGGTCAATGGGCTTTTCACAGAACAGACAATGTCCGTCCTGCTGTGCATACACCGCATCCTCTACGGAACCCAATCCGTACAGCGGTCCCTGCTGGTATTCCCACCGACGGATATTGGGATTATCCATTGCCATGAAAGCAAAGCGGTTCAGTTCCACCACCACTTTCGTGATAGGAAGGAACTTTGCAACTTTTGCAATCAGGTTAATGTGGGTCTGCAGCAGATGATTTGCTGTAGGTGTCAACCAACCCGCAGGACGGCAGCGGTTATTGAACCGTGCCTTCTTGTTGCGGATGTAGTGACACACAATGGGCTTCTCATAGCCGGGGAGCAATCTCTCAGCGGAGCCATCAGCGATGGTAGTCCCAGCAGCTTTCGCACGCCGCTGCCGCTTACGGCGCCGGTCCAACGTGCGATGGTTCCTCCGGAATGCGGCACGCTTCTTCATCAGGAGAGGTACGTCCTTATTGCGCGTCTCCAGATGTGCGGAGAACACGCACTGGCCGTCCTCCTTGACAACCGCAACACCGATATTCGTTCTGCCGGGGTCGATGCCAAGAATCAGGTCTTGGGTAATGTCAGGGGTATCATAGTTCAACTGGATGGTAAACGGGGTAGTGCAAACAACTCGTGCTTTCTTTTCCTTCAGGAGAAGGCGCACATAGCAATAGCGAGTTGTCGGCATCAAAGGTTTACCGTCTTTGTTTTGCACATAGACCATTGTCATGTGCGCTCATCTCCTTTCAGTAGTGTCTCGCCTCCAGAGGAGGCGGTAGTGTCTCCCTTACCTCGGCGTATGCTTGGCAGTGCAGCGAGCTGGGAAAACCCGCAGGTGCATCCGTACCCTCTACCTGAGGGACTTACATACGTCGATACGGCTGTGGTTATTAGACCCATCAAATCTCAAATAGCCCTTCAGCTTCACTCGTCTTCCACCTCAATTAAGTCATGTTCGACAAGATTCGCTGTTCCATTGTTAATTCTCTTAGCCACAGCGGACAGATAATCCATGTTGCTCTTTGAATAAAACGGGTCAGCAGACAGTTCAAAGGGGATTCTACGCTCCTTAACGACCTTTTTTGCGAAAATTTTGAATGCTGTGCTCATGGAGATTCCCATTTCTGCACAGACCTCTTCCATTGAGTCCTTGACATCGTCCTCAAGCCTGAAATTAACGTTCACCATCTTCGGCATAGATATCTCAACTCCTCTCGGAGATATTATATACCTCGGTAACGCATTATGCAAGCGTTTTGCGTTACATACGCTTACGCTTTCAATATATACAGGCGCTATGTCAGTCTTTTTTTATGGAAATAGGGCTTTTGATTGCGAGTGCTAAACTCACCATATCATCTCCTTTCAAAAAGGGAGAGAGACTAAATGCCTCTCTCCCTTAAAATAGTAATATCAATCACGAACAAAATACTCGTGGCGCTGCACCTCCAGCGGGTCAGGCTCCTCACCCCGCACATAGACAGGGTAGGCCTTCCAGCCACTCTCGGTATAGTTGTCGGGAACAATGACGCGCTCGGAGTCGAGGATTTCCACTTCCTCTGCGTCCGAAGACTCGCAGGGGGTAATGGACACGACCTCACGCTTGCTCAAATCCACGACACACTCAGACGAGCAGACAACTCTCTCGCCATCCCAGATGGACTCATACCTTGCGGTAACGATGTTGTCGTTCGGCGTCGTGAAGCGGTCCAGATTGGCGTCGATGAACTTCCGAATGAAGAATGCGAGGCACGCTGCATACTGTGCGGCTCTCATGCATCCACTCATGCTTTCGTCCATCGTCCGGACGGAAAAGATTTCCATACGCTCCCGCGTACCGGCCTTCTGAGAAGGCTTCCATCGTCCATCCAGCACGACGTCGGTGTAGTACCCTTCGTTGCTGCCATGTACGCAGTCAACGTGGACGTCGAAGCGGCAGTAGACCAGCTCCTCATTCGCCGCATTGCTGTTGGCGCGAATGCTGGAAGCATTCTGCTCAATCAGATTCACCAGCTTGAGCACTTCATCATCGGCCCGTGCTACGTCCTTCATCATCTCCTTGGCACTGGAGATAACTTCCTTGACGGTCAGCGGCTTGGGCTCGTTCGTTTTCTTCATATTTTTCTCCTTTCATTTGACAAAAGGGACCGGGGAGAGGGCTGAGACCCAGCCCTCATCTCCACACCATATCACATTTGTTGTCAGCGCAGTCCTGCAGAATGGCTTTGAAATCTCGGAACTTGGCGCAATCCGGACGGCCAATGTAGCCGTACAGAACGTTGTCGTCGTAATCTCCGATGATTTTCAGCAGTTCCTTGCAGGCACCGTAGCGGATAAGACCCTCACAGTCTGGCTGAAGCAGAAAGTCTACGACCTTGAAGCTGACCTTTTTCTCGGCGAGAAGCCGTTCGGTCTCAGCATCGAAGGCATTATAGGCCTGCCTGCGTTCCTCATCGCTCATGGAAAAAGCCTTCCGGAAGATGTCTTCCAGCTTACGGTAGTGGGATGCCCACGGGTCGCCAACGAGGTCAGAGACCTTATTGCGTAGATTGAAAAAGCCTCCACAACCAAGGTCGATAGACCGCCCGGTCTTCTTGCAGCTTATTGTAATACCCATAATTTACTTCTCCTTTTCAGGCACCGTCTCCAGCACCAGCTTCGAGGGGCGCTTTTCCCAGTAGGCGGAACGCTCCGCAACAGCCATGTCGATGAGCCAGAACTCGTTCGGCTTCTCGAAATGCTCCGTAGAAAATCCCTCATTCAACATAATGTCGATAGACCACGGGCCGCTGAGACCCTGCACATTCTTCATATGCTCGGCCACCAGCACTTCCACCTCGCCGCGATACTTCTCGAACTTCTCCTGCATCTCATCCTTCATCGCATCGAACACGATACGGTCGGTGCGGTCATAAAGGTGAGGATAGAGGTAGTCGTAGTCCCAGTAGTTCGCAGTGAAGATGACCTCGTGGGTGTCGAAGTCGTAGAACACGCGGAACTCAGTTCGGAAAGGAAGTCCGCCGTAGATGCACGGAACCATTTTGCTCATATGTAGAATCCTGTCGCGGAACACGAACTCCGTGTCGCCGTAAGGCCCCCACATCTTATTCGCATACTCACTGTACTGAATGCCGATGATGGCATCGGTCAGTGCGTTGGGAGTAGGTGCCGGCATACAGGTACGCGCATCGAACTTGTTGGAGTACAGGCTGTTCTTCACGAACAGCAGATGTCCCTTCAGCGGAGAGGCGTTGAGAGTGGGGATGACAACATCATCGACCCACTTCCTGATAGCAGGATAGTCCTCTGGACGCTCCATATAGAAGTGTCTGTAGAAAGTCTTCTGACCTTCCTCATCCAGCTCTTCCGGCACTTTGATAATGACGGTCTCCGGCACACGAATGCCACAGTCCTTCACCAAAGGCCACCAGAAGGAGAAGGCGTCCTGCTCCTCACGTTGGCTCAAAGCGCAGCTCTCGTAGCCGTTTTCGGCGTACTTATCGAGCCTTTTTGTGCCGAACAGCTTCTCTGCCATATTCGTTCTCTCCTTTCTGCGTTTTACGCCACGTAAGCACTCACATCAACGCCGATGAGCCGACCAACTGCCAGAGCAGCATCCTTGAAAGAGTGGTACTCTTCCGATGTGTCATACTCTGTAGCAGAGGTCTCGAAAACCGTCTCGGCCAAAATCGCGTTGAAGTCGGGGCTGTTGATAATCTCCGCGTCCCAGTCGTACAGCTCGCACAGCAAGTCGCGCTCGTGCCCGTCTAAGTCGTTGTCGAGATAGACAAAACCGTGGGCGACGCGGAACAGGCCGGCGCCGTATTGGTTTACCTGTGCCAGCTCAAAGACGTTGTGACCGTGTTCCGGCGCCTCGCGGCGGAACTGGACGCAATCGGGGTCCGTACAGACCCAGTTCTTCTTACCAGCCACCATTACTCGTCACCGCCCTTCTCGACGCCGCGAACGTGATAGTCCCGCATGACCTTCACCAGTTCTTGCAGCTTCGTCTTGACGGCTTCGCGGGCCTCGTCGGGCATACCACGATAATTCTCTGTCTCCTTAACATCGCTCAGGAGAGCGTCCACGCGATTCCCGAAGGTCTCGATGGGGTTGTAGGGAATCAACAGGATGCCCTCAGCGATGGGGATGATTTCAAAAGGGGAGCCCTCCTCACACCCCATGAGCTTGCGAATCTCGCGGGGGACGACGATGCGGCCAAGGTCATCGAAGCGCCGGACGGAACCGGTGCGGGTGGCCTCCTGTGCCTGAACTTTGATGCGTTTTTCCATAGAAATTCTCCTTTCTTTTACTCAGCTTCTTTGATAAAGTTCGCCTTCAGCCAGTCAAGCCAGCAGGAAATATCCGCGCAAACGTCCAACACGTTGTCGTCCTCAGCGACCTCAGAGGACGTACTCCAACTGCCATCAGGCTTTTTGACAAATGCCTCAATCCAGTTGTTGTTTTCGTACTCGATGTCGCCAGCCTGCACAGCCTCCATGAGTTCATCATCACTCTTGAAGGTAGTACGCAAGGTATCGGAAGCGTGGGTAGCCATAGCGCCGGAGTTTGACCTGTTGGTATAGGAGAAATCATTGCCATTGACCTCACCGGTGATGCAGACATCTCCCTGTACCTCAAAGGAAACCTCATAGCCGCTGTACTGGAAACCACCGATGTAGCCTCCGTACCACGTGCAGTCGAGGTGGTCGTCGTCGATGAAAGTCTCCGGTTTCGTCAGGAGAATGACACCGAGGCGTTTCGCCTCAACTTCCATCTTCTTAGACTTCTGCTCGATTACCGTCCTTTTTGTGCCCATTTCGTTTTCTCCTTTCACTTTTCAGCTTCTTCGTCGTCCTTGGACTCACGATAGCGCTCCACGATATATTCCTTTGTGTAGTCTTCGTTCTCCGCCTCAGTCCACACACGCACGGTCATGGAGTCCTTGGCGACAAAATCAGCGTCGCTGCTCTTATCCTCGTTACGCTCGTAGGTCTGGCCGATGTAGGCCAAATCCTGTGTGTTGGACCCATCCTTATCCTGCACGCTTACAAACACCTCCGTGTGGAGTCCCTTTTCGCAGGGGTCAATCGCTTCCACAGAGATAGTCCCGTTGCCGATATCGGCAATAAGGCTTACCGCAGTGCGATGGTTGGATTCCACGCGGATAGGGTCGTAGATGGCAGTGCCATCCGCGATAGCCTGCTCAATCATCTGGATACCAGCCACCCAACTCAGGTAGCGGCAGCCAAACGTCTTGCCGGCATCCATGATAGCCGCGATGACTTCGGAATCGCTGAACATCCCTTCCATCATGTCATAGTTGGACATGATGTAGTTGCGCCAGTCATCGCAGAAACGATGGCCTTCCGTCGCTTTCAGCAGGTCTTTGAAGTCGTCCTTATAGTCCTTAGACACGTACTCACGGTAGTGCTTGATTTCTTCCTTGGCTTCCACCGAGGAGAACTCATACACATCGTTTTCCCTGAATGCGCCCAGCTTCTCCTCAAGATACTCAAGGGAGATGGGCTTGAACTTATTGGGCCGGCCACATCCCACAGGTGCGTTCTTGTAGGGCTTCTCGGTGGTCCACGTTTGCCACGTGCAGTTGAAGATGGCGTCGCCGAGGTCGCCGGTGATGAAGACGTGGTTTTTGTAGAACGTATACTGAACAGCATAGGCGTTCGTGTTGTCCCGTTTCCAGTCCACAACAACGATGTCTCCACGGTTGTGGATGTGTGCGCGGTGCTTGGCGAACTGTGTGTCCTTGATGCGCTGCATACGCTCCTGAACTTTCTGATAATCCATGAATTTCTCCTTTCTCCCAGCCTTGAAGGACTTACGGGAACACAAAAAAATGTATGAAAATATATAAAAAAAGACAGCCACCCCCATGAAGGGATAACTGTCTGAATTTACGTATGGTGACTTGGAAACGGAGATAATCTCCTTTATAAAAATAGCTTCGTAATTATACTTCTATACTACCACAGTTTGAAATTTTGTCAATCATTTCAAACTAAAAAGAAAAAGCTCCCAAAGGGGAGCTTTTTCAAAGATATTGGTTCAGGCCGACAAGTCCTCCACAGCAGGGCAGCCATCTCGACGGAGATGTTCTGCAACATCACTGGAAATGCGCTTCAGTTCCTCGTTGACCAAACGCCAAATCCTGTGCTTGAAGCCGCGAGACGCGACCCAGCTCAGAAGGCCGGCAATGGAGAACAGGATACATCTGATGGCGAGACTGGTGGTAGACATGGTATCCGACATCGTTGCGGCGCCAATGGTGCCGAAGACAGCGATGACGCACAGAACCATCAGTGCCAGACTGACAGCGTACAGGGCCTTGAACTTCTTATTTTCAGCAATTCTGCGATTCATTATATTTTCTCCTTTCACCGTGCATTTTCTAATTCGAAGTGCCGATAAGCTCCTGTTCCTCAGTGGTAAGCAACCTATCGTATGTGGTATCGTCGATGCCGAAAGACCACCCAGAAGACGAAATGCTATCGCTTTCCAGACCCAACGCATCTTCAATGACATTGAGGAAATCATCCATCTTGTCTTCCAGTTCATCGTACTCCGTTTCGATAGGAAGCATTGTAGCCACGAAAATGCTTACGCTCTTGTCGGAATAAACTTCCACCAAAAGGCGAAGGTCATCACGTTCCACGAACACCGACTTTTCGCCGAGCACCGGCGCTTCGGGATTATCAGCCGGAGCATCGAAGACGCTGAAATTGGACTTTTCTGCCAATTCTTCAATGGGCTTGGGCAACTCGTAGTAGTTTCCGTTCGCTACAAAGCGGCACATTCCAGAGAAGGTGGCACAATCCCACGTCTCATCATTAGCGAGCTTTTTGATATACTCCATATGTTTTTCTCCTTTCATATTTCGACTCTTTTTGTCACCCACGATTGACCTTGATAGCCTCAACGACAGCGTCGTATGGCAGTCTGCATATCTTACCGGCATATTCACCGGTCTCGTCGATACATTCGGCACGGAACGGATACTTGCGCGCTTTCTTGATGAAGCCGACCAGTCGAAAATCGTGGTTTTGCGTTTTTCCTTTCAGAGAAAACACTTCACGATAAACAACGTCGATACCACTGGCGTCGAGCTTCGGCTGAATGAAGCGTTTGTTCCGATAGAACTCGGCTTCCTCTGCATGGCTCTTTTCGATAGCCAGCTCGGACTTGTCCTCGTACTCCATCTCATAGAGCGCTTGTTCCAAGTCCTGCCGTTTTATCCAACACCTATGTTTCATGGCGCGGTAGCCCTCAGTGCGGAGTAGGTCGATGTGGTTTTCTCCGTCAGAAATGTTTTGGCTAACAGAAGGGCCGAGGATTTTGTAGGTGTACTTCCCATACGGGAATTCCTTACCCCAATCATCGGGCCGCAGCTCACGCTTCTCAGACTTCTTGGATGACCTTGCTCTGGCTCTGCAGAAGGCATCCCACATGATTTTCTCAGTGGGCTCCGGCGAGCTGTAGTAGGGCGTCTTGAAGAAGCAGACTTCAAATGGGAAGACATGAACGGAGCAGACTTGGTTTGCGTTGGTCGCTGCGTGCAGTACCTTGTCCGCACTGGGCCATGAAGTGTTGCAGGCAACGAAAGAACGGGACTCGTACCGTTTGGCAACATCCTCCGCAATGTGTTCCAAATCCGCTTTTGCCTCATCGCGCTCGGCGTTTGTACGGTATATCGAATCGCGGTTTGCGACGATACGGACCGACACGCACGTAATGGTCTCCGTCTGACGAACATAGCCAAGAGAGCTTCTGGAGACGTCGAACCGCTTCAAACCGAGAGGGTCTTCCTCACAGTAGGGATGAATCCCTTCGCTCAGAACGCTCTGGATTTCATCCAGCAGGTCTGTCAGCAGATGCTCCTTATTCGTTGGAGTTGCGTTGGCAGAAGTGTCGTAGAAATATGGCGCAGCCATTTTATGACACCTCCGCAAGTGCGTCCATCTCACCGAAGAACTCATCCATGTGAAAGACATCACCGATGGTATGCTGGCTCTGGTGAGCATAGGAGCAGTCACAGGTGTTCAGAAGGTTGCCATCCACCGTAAGGCAGATGTTTCCCTCATATACTTTCACGCTGCCATCCGGCCACTTCTCGACCGCAATACGCTCATTGCCCAGCTCACGCTTCGGATAATCTGTCTCAAACAGGTCTTCTGCACGTCCCTCGTTGATGAGGTTGACTCTGTCCCAATCAGTGCGCTTGTCCTCTTCACGGAAGTAGGAGAGACCCTTCAGCAGCATGATATTCTCGTTGGGAATATCCTCATGGAATTGGTCGTCGGAAAGAGCAAGACCGCAGATTTCTATATCCTGCTGTTTGGCGCAGTAGCTATACCACCGCAGGGAAGCAACAGCCAGCTCTTCCACGTTCTCCTTACCGTTGGTGACGATATAGAATCCAGTCACAGGGATGTCATACTTCAGGCACAGCTCACGGAACTGGTCGATGGCGCGGCAGTTGAGAGACGGTTCGCCTCCGGTAAATGTCACGCAGCCGATGCCGTCCACGTGGCGCAGCAGGGCGTCCATGACCTCGTAGGAGATGTCCTTGTTCTCCGCCTCGCCTCGCAGACAGTGAGCGCAGTGCATATTGCACCGACGAGTGACTTCAACCGCAAGTGAGTCGAAAAAAACATAATTGCCAGTTTTCATAGCAGTTCTCCTTTCATGTATTTTCAATAAAAAGGAGAGAGCCTCATAGACTCTCTCCTTTCAAAATGGGTGGCTTAGTCGGCCTGACAGTCGCAGGAAATGAGCTGACCACCACACTTGGGGCAGCGTTCGCAGTCGCAGCCGGGGTGGTGATACCCACCAACCATGGCGCCGCAATCGCCGCAGCGAAAGTTCGTGTCGTTCAGTCCTTCACAGCCGAAGTAGAAGTCGCCCGGTGCGCCGACCTTTATCGGGTCAGCACGGGAACCATCTACGAATCGGATGGTGATTTTCCTGCAGCCCTTGGCCGTCAGCATATCACGCCCACAAAAAGCGCATTTTGCCATTGCTTACTCCACCACCTTTCTGGTGACTTCAACCTCCACGACAACGATTTTCCACGAGTGGGATACGCCGTTATGGAGAGCCCAAGCCTCCAAGCCGCCGATGTCGTAGTTCGTCGTGAGAGGTTCGTCAGGGAGCTTCTCCCAGCCGAATACCATCCTCAGCTCCTCGTCCATGACGTTTTGAGCCGCAAGGTAGTTGTCGAACTTCTCAACAACGATTTTGGAGCGGTACGCTCCGGTATGAGTAGTGCCGTCGGCATGGAGCGGGCAGGTGGAATGAATCAGGATGGCAGGGAAGACCTTTTCCTTGGGGTTGGCCTGCTCCTCGGCAGCCTTATTCTGAACCTCCAGCGCAGCAGCCACGCGCTCAACGTTCTTTACGAGGGAAGGGAAATCGCTCATAAAGAACTTGCGGCCCATGATAGTCTCATGCAATTCAGACATTTTGAAATCTCCTTTCTTTTCTTACGGAACCAGACGAATATAGCTGGTGATGTCCTTGGCGGGGATTCCGAATGGACACTCGGACTTGGGAATGAGAATGTATCCTCCATGTTGGCTTTCTTCCACAGAATCAACACATTCCATGTACCGACCCTTATAGCGGAACTTGACCGCATAAACGTGGCCTAATGTCTCCGTATCCACGACGTCATCCAGCACCTTCTGAATCAGTCGCGCATCGTTGCGAACAGCATAGACACCGGCACCGTCGTCCTCGCCTACGGCCATATCGCCGAAGGCAGAGGGACGGATACCAGTTTCCAGAATGGAGCCAAGTCTATCTTCCGTGGTCACATGGACGAGTTCAACCTCCTCACAGTGCATCACGTATTTCACTTGGCATCCTCCTCGCAACCGCCGCAGAAGAAGTCCTCATCCACGAAGCTGATGCCCTCGAAAGCGTGGAACACGATTTCGTTGGGAATCTGGTCGTAGAAGGCGACGCTGGCGACGGAGTCACGCTCCTCATCAGAGAGACTCTGGAACTCGTCGCACTCGCTGTCGTAGAACAGCTTCTGCTTCAGCACAGACAGCATATCCTGTGTGAGCTGATAGACGCTGCGGTAGCCTTCGCCATCTCGCAGAGAGTTGGCGACCTCCACCAACGGGCAGTGGTCACAGAGCATCCGATTGGCGCCTTCGTCCTTGTCCATCTGCCTGCAGGCGCGGCCATAGTAACCGCAGATGTTGGGCGACAGGTCAGGGGACTTGCTGTTCAGAGAGCACTTCTCGTACTCTTTCTGGACCGCATCAGTAATGATGGGAAAAACGTGACAACCCTTCTCAGACATAAAATTTTCTCCTTTCTTTTTGCTGTCAGCGGCTCCGAACGAGTTCCGACAAGCTGATGATAGCTTTCCGAAGCTCGTCCGTCCCCGGAACAGACCAGAGGCAGACGGCATAATAGACATTTTCCATGTCGTTGAGAGCTGCCTTCAGTTCGTTGGACTCACCGGAAGCCATGGCAGCACGATAGTGCGCCATGGCGTTCTCGATGAGCTTCTGCCTTTCGCCATTACTCATGGGCAGCCTCCTTAGTCCCATCGTTCAGCTCGGCGGGGAGGAAGTCCATGCAGCAGCTTTCGCCGTACACAGCATCCTCCGTGTCGCGGTTGGGCATACGGTTGACCAAACTCGGCAGCATACACTTGCAGTTACCGTCGTGGTACACGCAGTCGGCGCCGCCGCAGATGACAGGCTCAGTGATGACGGGCTCCTGTGCGGGAATGACGACGGGTACGACGCTCTTCGCCTCGCACTCCAGCCATTCCTCATAGCAGGGCCACATCTCACCGCCGAAGCCACGGTCCTTCTCCCACACGTCCAGAAGCTCCTGCATACTGCCGGCATCACCGCAGTCCTCAGAATAGGCATCCAGCTCGCAGAGAAGCTCCTGCAGCGTGTGCTTGTGGTCCAGCATCCACTGGAGCTTGAAGCGCTCGTAAGCGCGGAAAGACTCCGGCGTATGAGGCTCCACAGGCTTGGAAGCAGGAACGGCAGGGGAGAGGGACTCGCCCGCAGTCCGCAGGGCTTCGTCCAGCTTCGCCTGAGCGTTGCTCAACAACGCCTGATTCTCGACATCGAGAACCCCATTTTCCAGCTCATCCGTGATGATGTGGTGCAGGGCAGCGATTTCAGCAGCGGACATGATAGCAACGACGTACTTACTCATTGCCCATCACCTCCTCAGCCGCATAGCCATACTCGAACTCCCGGCTCTTCTTCCGGAGCTCGTTGTAGAGGCAGGAAGGCATAGGGGGCATACCCTTGAAGAAGGTAACGCCAGTCTGCCAATTATCCTGTGCAACACACTCCTCAGCCTTCTCCTTGCTGGCGAAGGTGTTGTAGCCGCCCAGCTCGATTCCGACACAGCCCTCAACAGGCTTCACAGAATCGCTGCTGCCCTTGACGGGGATGTTGGCGTAACCATCGCCAGACCACATGACACGATGCTCGACAAAGCTCTCCGTAAACAGCACGGAAGTGACCTTGACGGGATAAACGGCAATGGTGGATGCGCGGTAGAACTTGCCACGGGTGTTTCTGCGGACCTCATTCCAAATGGCATAGACGGTGTCGCCAATGCCGACAGGAACTCCATCCGCAGTCATAGGGATAGGCAGTCTGTTTTCAATGCTCATTCTTTTCTCCTTTCTCCCAGCCGATGATACGGACTTATGGGAACACAAATGTATGCAAATATATAAAAAAAGACAGCCATCCCAGAGTTGGGATAACTGTCTTGATTCTTTATGGTGACTTGAAAACGGAGATAATCTCCTTTATAAAAATAGCTTCGTAATTATACTTCTATACTACCACAGTTTGATATTTTGTCAATCGCTTTTGCCGCAAAAAAAAGAGGCCGCTGGCGGGAGGGGGCACGCCAACGGCCTCTGGTCCTGCAGATGCAGGACTTCTCGTAAGTATTATACAGCACCGCACGGGCGGCGTCAATCGTCTTGTGTGTCGGATTTACGCCGACTTTCCTTCACGAGCTGCTGGAGCTTCTCGATGCGGCAAAGACTCCGATATTGCTGAAGCTCCGCAGCTTCGCCCCATGCAAGGCCCCTGTACCTGAGTGCCGCTTGATAGCCAAGGTCGTATGCGTTTTCCTCGACTTCGCCAAGGTCTTCAGGCGGAAGGCGCGTGCTTTCGTACTCCGCCAGCCGCCGCAAAGCCTCCTCCACACTATGTCCCTCTGCCAACTCCACGCTGCCGTCTCTATGCCTTACCACGAGCTTTTCCATATCCGCCACACCTCCGCAAACTCTTTAATTTTAATTCTATCATACCAAACCCCAAAAAGCTGTCAACCGTCCTGCAACTCCAAAATGATGGCAGGGAAGTGGTTCAATTAAAGGTTTACGCACTGAGCTTTAATTACGAAGTCCTATGCCAGTGGCATTGAAAGTCTGCTTTAATTGCGGGAAAGCCAATTAGGTAGAACCAATTATCATACCACATCACGCCGTTCAAAAGATTTCACCCGTGAAACACCTGAAAGTTTTAAGCATACCATATTCCCCACATCAAAACGTTGCGTGGCACGCAACACTTTTCGTAAATCTTCAGCATAGCACATTCAAAGGGGTAGATGATTTCATCTGTGAAACTCATGCAAAAAAAATAGAGCGAGCCGGAAATCGGCTCGCTCTACGAAACGGAGGGACACCGTGCCATGGTTAAAAACACAGTATCTTACGGATAGAATACCACACACTGTAGTCATCCGCAAGACTAAAAAAGCGAAAAAGCAGGCCGCAACTCCTGCTTTTCCGCCAAAGGAGAAAATTATGCAAAAAGGAATTTGAGCCTATCTGCAGAATTTCTATGTACCCATGATAACATATGTGAGATTGTTGTGCAATACGGAATACCGCAATTTAACACGCTATGAACAAGCACGAAGAAAGACGCAGGCCTTGGCAGGACCTGCGCCTTCTGCAAAGAGAAAAATTAGTGAGCTGCGGAAAGGAGAAATGTACGCGCTCACCGCGCAACTATAGTAACACAATAAGACATAGTTTGCAAGCGGCAAAGGTTTGTTGGCAAGCAAAAAGAAACGGGCTTATGCAGCCCGCTTCGTAAAGAATATGGCCGAAGGCCGGACCCTGAACAAACAGAATCCGACCTTCGTCCTAAAAAAGAGAGGAATGAGCTGTTAATTGGCTTCGACAACACACACGTTCTCAAGGTTCTCGACCTCGTACGGCGTGTGCTCGGCATCATCGGAGACACAGAGCTTGAGCTGCGCCTCGACATACGCGAGGTGCTCATCATCCTCGTCGAACAGGAAGTTCTTGTCTTCTTGTGCTCTTTCAAGATACGACTCACGCATCAAAATCCAGTTCGCCTCGATATCCTCGACACAGTCCGAAAGGTACTGGTCGGCGTTCTTTACCAGCAAAACGCCGACCATGGCATCATTCTTGTCTTTGATAATAACAACGCCCGGTCCAACGCCGTTGCCTTTGTCGTCCATTGCTTTCTCGGTGGTTTTATATCCTCTTTCGAGATTCTTAATTGCCGCCCAATCTTTCAAGGGTGTGGCGACAGAATCAGTCTCTCTCATACTGCACTCCAAACAAACATAAACTTCGTGATACCGACTTAGACAGTCGCCTTTGGCATTCACCGACATATCTCCACCACAGCAAGGGCATTGCATCTGCTTGCCCTGCAACTGCAACTGATGGATATTGTATAATGCTTTTCTTACCTCTTCTCTCGAAACCATGAGTTAGCCCTCGCACTTTTCAATGGCCTTCTCGATAGCCTCGTGCGCCGTAGCGATGCCCTTAACAACAGCCCAGTCTTCAAGAGGCTTCGGACCGTTGAAGGCTTCATTCACGCCGCAGTCCGAGCAGATAAAAACCTCGTGATAGCGGCTCAGGCTGTTCTCGATGCTATTGGGACGCATTACCCCACCGCAACAAGGACAGCTCATCTGCTTATCCTGAAGTTGGAGCTCGTAGATATTGCTCAAAACTTTCTTCGCTTCTTCGTTTGTCATGGTTTTACCCCTCCATTTTTATTCTGTTTTTCGCCGCTTCCTCTTTATCATCAAGGAACGCCTCGTAGTCTTCCAACATGATTCTTATAGCTCTGCGGATACCTCGATTGGATACGAAGCCTCCGAACTTTCCGGCTTTCTTTGCGGCACCTGTAACCTCGCTGTAGGTGTACCATGGCAGCAGGTGGGTGTATACGAAACAGATGCCGCATTTATCACCATCCGCCTCAAAGGGGCTGGAGTTTTCCAAGAAGGCTGCTGCCTCCCGCATAGGGAGGTAAGTCCATTCGGGAAACTCTGCTTTCAGTTCCTCAATGAATTCGCAGCGTTCATAGGCAAACAGTACACCGCGCTCAGGCAGGACGTGCTTTATCCAGTCCGAACCGCACATCTCCTTCAGCGGATGCGCCTCGTACCAGTCTTCCATCTCCGACACCCTGTAATCCCGCAGGTTTTCCATGTAGAACCGTACCTTCTCACCGTCCTCGTCGAAGAAGAAGTCGGGTCCCTCTTTCCGGCGGGCAACAGCTTCAGTTCGTATTGAATCCCATTTCTCCGGCAGGGTTTCAAGGATACCCTGTAGCCGGTCATCAGGGTTCACAACGTTCAGGATGGCGATGATGTCATCCATCTGGTCAAATACAGCGACGCCAAAAGATGTTTTCATGTGATGGCACATCGGACGTACCCTCCAAATTCGTTAAAATACCTCGCAAACACGAGGTGCAGACCTCTGAAAAGAATGATATAATCCGCAGGAGGGATAGAGGTCAAATTTCAGGCTAATGCGCGATTTCACCAGTGAAATCCTCGCAGCCCTTGTAAATAAAGGGTTTTCGCGGCACGACCAATGAATTTTACCACAGTGTCCCTCTATACGCCTTGTCTCTGAGGCAAGATTTTCAAAAAATCAACTCTCGCACGAGAGTTGTTTTTTTTGCGTGCGTTTCCTGTGCTTCCCGTGCGTTCTTGCGTGTGTTTTGCGTTAATCTTGCGGGGAACTTGCGTGGGAATGCGCGGTAGAACAGGCATCAACCTCCGAAGAAGAACCGCCACATGGGATTTTCGTTCACATCCGGTTTGGAAGTGTCCGCAAACACATTGGTGTAGTAAGCAATGTGCTCATCCGAAAGCGAAGCAAAATCCTCACCCTGTGCGCCTACCACGAAGAACGGGCCGTAGAGAATATCACCCGGTATCTTGCGGTTTGGCTCCATACCATTGAACTTTCCTTCCTCATTGCAGCAGAGGATAACGCCCGGTTCCATGCCAACGACTTCGATGTCTCCGCCAACCTCTTCTTGGATGGCGTGCAGCTCATTCTCAATTTCCTTCACATAGGGGGCTTTCGCAGGTTCCACTTTCAGAATCTTCATAGTTTTCAGTCTCCTGTAATGGCGTACTTGAACTCCTCAAACTCTTCCTCGGTCGGGTCGAACGTAAAGCCCGTCATATCCTCATAGCGCTCCAGCGCATCCCACACAGCTTCATCCTTGGTCTCGACGCCATCGAACTTGCTATGGTAAATGAGATTTGCCAGCGCTTTGATTTTCTCCTCAGGCCCTAAATAATTACCTGATTCGATTACTTCATCATAGAGTTTCCTGTAAGTCATTTTATCGACTCTCCTTCGTCATTCTTCGACACATCCTCGCCGTTAAATTCAATAACCTTGCAGTCCCTCCATTCACGCTTCCGCAGGCTGTCCTTCTGTTTCAGCGTCACAAACCATTCGGCATCCACGCGACTGCCGAACACGACAGGGGAGACGCCATCTTCCAGCGGCAGCCAGAAGTATTTTGCCTGCTCGTCGCCACGGCCAGCACAGAGGATTCTGCCTTTGCTATTCAAAATAGCAAACTTCTGCATCATACCAATTCCTCCTTCACAACCACCCGCAGCGGCTCTTTCCAGAGCATCCGGCGTCCGGCCTGTTTACGGCCATCTGCGCCGATGCCCAGTTCCTTGGCTCGCATCACAGTATCCCGCAACCGGCCTTGGGCGATGTCGCTGGTAGCCTTTACGGGATAGAAGAGGTTCAGGAACACCTTCTCAAAGGCTTCATCTGTATACTCCTCATCACCCAGCACGGCCACAGCATAGAAGAACATGACCAGCTTCTTGATAACAACAAATCTATCGTCAGGCCCAACATAGTCCATGCCGGCATAATAGCAGTCGTCACGCCCCGGCACATAGTAGCCGGCAAATTCACCATTGAGGAATGCCAGCTTATAGACCACACATACATGGTCTTCCACAGAGACTTCCTTGAGATGCAAGGTCATGAGCGACTTGGTGGGGTCGTCGAAGGTCACGGTCACGCCATTAAGGGGCAGAGAAGCCTTCTTTTCCTTTGCCAGTCGCTTGTCAAGCTCATCCGTGTCCAACCGCATCACGAGGCCCTCAAGGGCGCCGCCGTCGTTGTAGGCGATGTTAGCAGGGAACAGGCCGTAGGTGGATTCATCCATGTAGGGGAGAAGAGCGCACCGCAGGTTCGTGAATACTCTACGCCGCCTGAAAATGGCATTTACCGCATCGGGGACATTGGTACAATCCGCAGGGACGATACCTCTTTTCATGAAGGGCGTGAGGTCAGGAGTGTCTTCATACATAGACAACAAAACGCACTGCCATTCTGCAACAGAAAAATACGCGAAAGGATTTTCTGCTGTGATAGGTTCACCATTGGACGTGACGCCAATCACCACTTCGCCATCATCCGAAGGGTCTGGCCGGAGATAATCCAGAGCGTGTAACACAAGGTCGGCATAGATACCTGCGACCTCAGCTCTGACCGCATTCGTCTTTTCGCTTCGCCGTATTTCCTGCAGCTTACTCGCCAACTGAAGAAGCGCGGCCACACCGCCTTTTTCGCTTCGCAGGCTCTCGACCATCTTTCCAAGATAACAATGTAGTTTTTTGGCGAAAAATGTCGGAGTGTCCTTCGCCAGCTCAACCAGTGCCTCAAAATCATTGAGGATGAATTCCATATCTTTGTCTGCACATACGAGATATGTGTGGATGGAAGCAGACCTGACGGCAGGGAACTCTAATCTATCTAAAATCTCTAAAATCAATAGGTCGGTGGATGCCAAAATACCACACAATTCGACAGGTTGGTTCCGCAACTCGGTATTTAGCATCCGGATAATTTCGTTCTTGTCTGTGTTCTCCAATGTCTTCACTCTCTCTTTCTTTTACAATTCCGAGTATAGCACAGCGCACATATGTACGCAAGAAAATAATTCACAAAGTTCTGGGCTGAAATAGCTTGCCAACAACAACCTGTTGTGGTATATTAAATGTAGCCGAAGTCTTTGTTGTGTTTAGGCTTCGCTGCTACTCCTTTCTTTTTTGATTGTCCTTGAGATGCTTGCGGGGCCTCAAGGCAGAGGCCGGAACCACTCTCATGGTAGGTTCCGGCTTCTATCATTTCTGTGGAAATCATTAAGAGCAGTTGTTGCAAATTACGCAACAACTGCTTTTTTCATCTTGGGACAAAAACACCTCGCGTTCGAGAGTTGACGATGACGAAAACGACGAAAAACGACACCTACCATGTAAGTAGGTGAGAGGCCAATTTTTGTCGTGTTGCGCGATTTCACCCATGAAATCCTTGAAACCCTTTCAAATACTGGACTTTCAGAGCACAACCAACCATTTTATACCTTTTCTCCGTCTATGGCCTTGTCTTTGAGGCAAGATTTTGGAAGTGGCAATGAACCAATTTGGTTCAAAGATGGTTCTATGTTTGTACCAAGTTGGTGCAAAGATGTGAGTGCATCAATCTTTTCCATCGTACCATGGTATTATCTCTACTGCATTGTCTCCACGGCAAGGCCTGCGCCTGCCAAACAACTCTTAAACGAGAGTTGACAGGAGACCTCTACAGTGCCGATTCAGGTGCGCGTGACGCCTTCCCACCGCACGGGAGTCCCTTCTTCCCCTCTACCTGACCTGTCCGCCCGCTCCAGCGCCCTCACAGGCTCGCCCAGCACGCCTTCCAGCCCCGAATCCGCCGTTTCGTGCAGAATCCACCCTTCGCAACCTGCCTTTTCGTGCAGTAACCCCATTTCATCAAAATGTTTCATGGAAACCTCTTTCCAGATTCCAAACCGTATGCTATGATTTTAGGTATGAGGGGGGAGGACATATCATGTGGTATCTTGTAAATCCTCGCACCGGCTCCGTGAAAACAGGGAACACCAAGACAGAACTTAGTGTTTGGTGGAGCGACTGCCACAGGGCATATAAGGTCGGTGGCAAATGGGTCTACATCGTCCGTCAGTCCGGCGGGCATACCAGCTATCTTTACCATGACCGGCAACAGGCTTTCGACGATGGACTTGGTTTCGCCATTCAGCTCTCTGAATCTGGTGGTGAGCGCTGTGATGCGGATGCGTGCCCCTATAACAAATACGGTTATTGCAGCAAGAATCCGCCCGTGAAAGAAGATGCCGGATGCAACGAAATTCCCCAAATTTGAAAAAAATGCAGACCACCCCGATGGGGGTGGTCTGCATTATTCTTAACATTCACGAATTGTGCCATTCTTTCAAAACAGCTTCTACCTGCGCGATGAGCTGCGCCTTATTGGGGATATAAGAAACATAGCGTGAAGCAAAAATATTGTTTGATAGACCGCCGAGAGCATATTCAGCAGCTATGCTATCCTTGTCCGTGCAAAGGATAATACCGATTGGCGGATTATCATGTTCGTCATTCACTTCTGCGGCGTAGTAGTTCAGATACATATTGAGTTGCCCAGCGGCCTCCGGCGTGAGTTTGGTCGTCTTTAATTCAATCAGCACGTATGCGCGAAGAATCTTATTATAGAAAACCATATCCACATAGTAGTGGGTATTATTCAGTGTAATGCGCTGTTGCGTACCAACAAACATAAAGCCACGTCCTAATTCCAACAGGAATTTTTCTATTTGTGCGACCAATGCTTTTTCAAGGTCGCTTTCGAGCATGGGTTTATTTTCTGGCACACCCAGAAATTCAAATACATACGGGTCTTTGATAATATCTAATGGGGTAGACATCTCAATTCCCTTTTCCGCGAGAGCAAGAACGGTTTCCTTATTTGTTTTACCCTCTGACAGCAACAAACGCTCATAGAGGGAAGTAGAAATCTGCCGTTTCAGTTCGCGTATTGACCAACCGGAGTTGATAGTTTCCTTTTCGTAGAAACTACGTTTGTCTGGGTCTGAAATCGACAACAACTCACAATAATGAGACCACGACAATTTAACAGACACTGTCTGTTGAATTTGATAACTTTGGTAGAAACGCCGCATGAATTGGAGGTTAGAAACAGAAAACCCTTTCCCGAATTCTTTTGTAAGTTCTTTAGAAAGCTCTTTTAAGGTCTGCTTTCCATAATTTGCACGGTCACTTTTTTCCTGCTCATGCTCAACAATAATCTTTCCTACATTCCAGTAGGTAGACAGCAATTCAGTGTTTACTTGCACCGCCACGCGCTGACGGGCATTTATTAGTAAAGCTCTGATTTCATCCGTCATAGAATTAGTATGCGTTAGATTACTCATGTCTGACGCTCCTTTACATACTTGGTTTAACAAACTTTTCATCATAATACCACGAACATTTGACTGGCGCAATACAAAAGGCCACCATGGGTGGCCTTTTGTTATTCATTAGCCTCGTGTAGCTCAGGCTTGGCATCTGGCAGCGCAGACCTATCGGGCATCGAAAGAACTGCATCATTCCATACCCGCACAACACCCTTGTCCAGCAAATACTGGATAGACTTCATGACACGGGACGGTGCATAGATGTTCTTCTCGTCCAGTACCTCCATCGGCACCACGGCCAAAGCATCCTCCTTGACAGTCGGCGCGAGGATAGACACTCCGCCAGCGTCCAGCAGCTTCGTGTAGGCGGACAACAGCGGCTTTCCATCGCTGCCCAGCGCGGGAATCGGGGATGACTCCAGCAGCGCCTGTACGGAACGGAACTCCCTGCGGTCAGTTACATCAAGAGCAAAGTATGGCATGAGGTAGCCATCGAAGGGGTCGAGATAAATGTGATTATAGAAGTTGATATCTACGATACTTCCATGCACATATCCAGAACCGCCAAACCGCTTCACTTCCGCAGCAATCTTATCGAGTGCATTGCGGTATGGCCTGAAAGCTGCCTGAATCTTTTCGACATATTGCTCCAAGTTGGCAGCGTAGTATTCCAACCCATGAAATACGTTGAGCTTCTGGCCGCCACGCAGCAAATATAGGCCAAGGCCATATTGCAGCATGAACATATAGATGCCCTTCTGCTTCAGTGCGTAAATGTCGCCCTGCTGCCGGAAGTATTCCATCTGGATGCCGCGACCGGCATTGAAATCCATGTACTGCTGTGGCGTTATCTGATAGATGCCATCCGCCCATGTCTCGAATGGGTCATAATACCTCTCCAGCGAAAACTGGTTGAGATGCCACTTTTTCGGCTTGTAGCCCACCTGATTATCGTAGAGTACGGTCACACCATCCTCTGTCTTCACCAGCCCATTCTGATGCGTATGCCCGTTCACATAAACCCAGCCTTTATTTGGTGCGTCAGTCGTCCAGTCCTCCATCTGTGTGTGGGTGAGAACAACTACACGCTTGTCACTGGCACAGGACATAACCCTGTCATATACGGCCCTGAATCTCTTGGAACGCTCGATGTCTTCCTCACGGGACACTCTATCTCAGAATAGGCCAGTGTCGGCGTTGTAGCGCGGATTGAGACCACAGAAGCCAAGTCCTCCGAGAACAATCATGGAGCATTCGTCAAAGAACTCACGCAGGTCGTCGGTACTGGTGTTTAGAAGCATTTCCTCTGTGAGAACACAGAGACCGCCACGAGGCATTCCTGCGGTTTTGCGGCCAACACCGAATTTATCGGAGTTCCGATACATAGAGTTTTTGAAACAGACCAGAGCCTCATTTTCGAGACAATACAGCTTCGCCTCAAAGCCAAACGTAGTTTTGTTAAATTCTTTGTAAGCGCCTACGACTTCATCTATTGACCGCTTTCGACGAGATTCGCCATTTGCGTAGGTGCAGCCATCCCACAGCTCGTGATTGCCAAGGACAAAAATGATAGGACCATGGAAGTGGAAAAGAATCGCATCATAAAAGATTCTGGCGACCTCCTCGCTGTCGGCCACATCGCCGCCGATGAACAGGACACCATCTGCCATGTCCTCTTTGCTGATTCCAGACAGCATCTCATCTACCTTTTGAGCCACCTTGCCCTTGATTTCATCAACAGTCATGCCGGTCAAGCCAAGTTGGAATTCAAGGTGCAGGTCGGTGATGTAAAAGAACTTTCCGGCGTTCGGAACGTTGTCACCGGCGGTGAGGTCATAGAGAACAGGAAGGGCGGAGGTGGTCGTCGTCATGGCGGTTTCGGATACCTCCGGCAGTTCCGACTCAACGGCACGGATTTCCGGCAGGGAGGGAGCCACGCCCTTTGCCTGAGCCTCATTCGTAGGATGCTCAATCCCGAAACGGTCCAAAATTTCATCCGGTAGCCGGCGGAAGAGAGTATCGTCCAGCTCCAGTGCTCGGCGAAGACGCTCCTCTGTGAGCTGCTCATCTGCCAGCTTCATCACAACATCTGGATAGCTGGATATGGACGCATCAATTACGTCCTTATCTTTCTTGAAACGTGGAGGCAAGGAATCGTACCCTTTGCCGGTTCGCTTCATAATCGCAGCACAAAGCGTCTTAGTGAGCTTTGCGCGAGGGAAGTAGTATGAGACATCATAGAGGCTGTCTCCCTCAGGAATCGCTTCTGCAGCGCTCATAAGCATATACGCCGTGATGTATTCCTTTGGCACATACTGAAGGGATTCCCATTTCGCGTCCACAGCCGCTTTACATATCTCGTTTCCGTGCGGACCCTTCAGCACATCCTCCGGAACAGCGGAGAGAATAGCTCTTTCACCGGTGAATCCATGCCTATCTCTGCTTACCGCTGCAAGGCATCTTTCCGGCGTTCTGTATTCTTCCGGTGTGTAAAGGAAGTTAAAGACATTCACCGACACAGCCTTGTCGCATATCTCTGCAGTTTTCAGTTTCCTTGCCACGTACTTCAAAGCAGGAGCGCCATATTGTTCTTTATCTTCAAGCGCAAGGAGAACCATCTCCTCCGTCTGAACTGCCTTTGGTATATTCGAGAGCGTTCCCGCACAGGGGTGCTCATAAAAATACTCGGTCGGATTGATGGGAATGAACCCAAAGTGCTCTTTGAGCTTATTGTTGTGCTTGGACATGAAATCACCCCTTCCAATAACAGAATAACATACATCTTCAGCACCAGCAACAGAAATGTGTTCCTTAGTTTCAGCCGAGCCCATAGAGTCCGTCGAATCTTCAAACAACTCGCCGGTGATGTACTCCGTTGGGACATACACGAGTGCCGAATTGTTCGCACGAACCGCTCGTTTGAAAAACTCTTTCCCATTTGGCCCTGCCAGATATTTTTCAGGGACATAACGTATAAGGAGATACGGAGAAAAGGCCCGATACTTTTCGTGCGGAACATCAATTACATAAAGACACATTCTTTCCGTTTTGTAGGTGTCCGGAACATAAATGAAATTTGTAACAGCATGAGATACTGCTTCTTCGCATACGTGCTGAGTAAGCAATCTCTTAGCTACATTTTTAAGCACTGGCTTCTGTGTCGTCTCACCATTTAGTGCCAGTAAAACCATTTCTTCAGTTTGAAAACTCTTCGGAATATCGGATATTGTTTCTGCACATGGATTCCTATAAAACTGTTCATTGGGGGTTATGGGCTCCAGTCCAAAAGCAGCCTTGAGTGAGTTTTGTTTATACCCATCCATGGATTTCCCTCCTTTTGCAGATATTGAACGGTGCGTGAGCTTTTTCAAGGCGGGGAGTAAAACTCCCCGCCTTGTTTTATGCCGACACAGAATACTCAATCACAGGCCTCGGAATCAGCATCATCACCCTTGTGCTGCTGCTACGACGGCAGAGGCGTTCACGATGATTTGCGACGGGTTAAGGTTGTTGTCCCACATCTCATCGGTGTTTTCCTGCAGGTCGTTGCTGCTCACAAGGTTATCCTTCACATCGGTGGATGCCACGTACACCGTAGGCCCAGTCTTGCCATTCTGCGTACCATCGAAGATGCCTTCCGTGCCGCAGTTTGCAAGACCTGTAGATTTCCAACGCTCACACTCCCGTCTGCAAAGTAAATAATTCTCCTTGCATACCCAAACAATAAAGTCTGTAATAGCCTACATCAGCCTGTTGCTCCCCAATACTCCTGAGTAATCCGAACCCAGTCGTCATACTTGCCCGTAAGCTGCGGTGCCGCCGTGAACGTGCTGCCTTCTGCGTGAAGTCCGGCAACACCGGAGCGAATGAGCATGAAGTCATACAGTGCCATAGTGATGGCAAATGCCTCATACGCCCTATTTCCGCCCGTAACCGCATATTCCTGCAGCGTGGTGTCCCGCGTGTAGGGCTTCTCAATGAGCGCCGTGGGAATCTCGCCGTTCTCACGCTCCAGAAACACCGGAATCTTTACGCCGGCATTTCCCATCCCAACGGGATATGCGTGGAAGATGTCGCCGCAAAAGTCCGCCGTGATGATATTGAACGGCGCCTTCTCCAGCTCCACAGCGTTGAGGTAGATACGCGCCACAGGCATCATCTCCAGCCGAAGTGCATACGGTTCAGAGATGCCCTTTTTCTTGTCCTTCCTCGCGGCAAAGAAGCCACGGACAGGCTGCGACACAACCATCTCCCGCGTACAGAAGACGCCGTTCGCGGCCATGGATGAGCCAGTAGGCGCATCGCTGACCGTGAAGCGGCCTACGAGAGCCTTGGTAGGCATCTCGTAGAGCTCGAACCTCACGTCACCGTCCTGTGTCATGGACGGAAGCATACGGACAGTCACATCGCACCGCCGCTTTCGGTGGTGTCGGAAACCTCCATAGAGGTCCCTGAGATGCCCTCTGTGGCGCTTCCAGCGTTGCCGGTGTCGTTACCCTCGGAAACGCCGGCGTTCGTACCAGCGTCGCCTCCTGCTCCGCCAGCGGCGGCATTGTTGGAGCTATCGGAGTCAGCTTCGCCGGCGGGCTTATCGTTCTCGCTGATGCTGACATCATCACCCTCGCCGGGGGCCGCAGGGCCAGCGTCGTCCGTGGGAGTGCTGGAGTCTATGGGGGTGGTGCCATCGGCAGGAACGTCCTCGCCGCCAAACTCCGCAGTAACCAGCGCCGTTGCGATAGTCACGATTTGCACGGGAACAACGCCGTCTCGCTTTCCGGTCTTACATTCCGCAATAGCGGAATCCAACGACCGCATAAGGTTCTCATAAAACCGCTTGGTCAGCTTAACAAAGTCAGTACCAGCCGGCAGGTTGGAGAAGCAGGCTGTGACGCAGAAAGGTGTCGGCTGCGGTCCGCCGGTTTTCGTCTGCGGGTCAGGTGCAGGGTTGAACAGTACGGTGATGGAGTGTTGGTTCTCATTCACGATTCTTTCGTCCTTTCACATTGAAGCGCTATATGTAAATGGTTTTGCTTAACGTATTGATATTGGAACCCGCCTGTAAAGTGTGCAATCATTGCACACTTTTTCACCTCACAGAAGGTCGGACCATCTGATTGAACAGGGTTCCAGCTTGACCTTCTTGGGCTTCTTGGGAGCCAGAACGACCGGCGCCGGTTCTGCCTTTGTCACAGGCTCAACAGCCTTTGTAGGCGGCAGGATGCGGGTGCGCGGTGTGGCAGGTCCAGTCTGGACGTGCGCCTTGACAGGTGAGTCGTAGGTGATAACAGCGGTGGGAAGCTGTTCCGGCTTGGGATTGGGAACCAGCTTGGGTGCGTTCTGCAGTGCAGCCTGCACAGCAGCGGCGGCACTGGCACGTTTCTCACGTCTCTCGGCAGCCCAGACCTTTCTGCGCTCCTCATACTCAGCCTGACGCTTCTTTTCTTCCTCAAGTTTGGCAAGGCGTTCCGCCTCACGTTTCAGCTTGAGCTCTGCGGCCTTGCGAGCCTGTTCCTCTTTCCAGAGGCGTTCACGCTCTCTGGCCTCGGCCTGACGCTTCCGGAGTTCTTCTGTGCGTTTCTGACGTTCCTCAGCCCAGCGCTTCCGTTCCTCTCGCGCAGCTTCCTCAGCACGAGCTTCGATTTCCAGTTGTGCCTCAGAGGTCTCACGCTGTTCACGAGCTTTTTTTCGCTCTCGCTGTTTCTTTGATTTCTCCTTGGCAGCTCTGCGAGCCTCCTCTTGTTTCTCCCAGATGGTCTTTTCATCTTCCTGCGTTTCCTCAGGGGAGGTAGGAGTCACATCAGAGTCGTCAATGCCCTCATCCGCACGGAACTGTGCAATGGCGGCGTAGCTGCGGCGCATATCCAGCAACATACGTTCCATATTGGTGTACTGGACATAGAAGATAGGGACGTCATAAGACCTCGCCGCAGCCATCATTGAAGCCCAGAGGGGATGCCCGATATGCTTATAGGCAATGAAACAGGCAATCACCTTGTCAAACTGAGTTGCCTTTTCGGGCGAATGGTCTCCATCCACATATACCCAGTTGGGATAAATAGCCTTGACCTTATTCACCATGTTGGGATGTCCGCCAACGAACACGATGCGAGACTCAGGCAGAGAGGGGAGTACCGTCGGCAGGGCGGCTTCGCCCTCCTCATATGTCTCCTGCTCCGCTTCGCCCTGCTCATCGCAGCTCTCCAGCAGAGCCCTCAGCTCGTCGTTATCTTTCTGCAGCCGCCAAAGCTCACCCTCGTAGGACTTCTTCTGGCGGTGCCAGTCTGTACGCTCTTTTGCCAGCGTGGACTGTGCCTTTTCCGCCTCAGACCTGTAATTCTCGACCTGTGCCGTGAGCTTTTCGATTTCGGCCACAAACTCCTCGTTGAGCTTGAGCAGGTCGCCGTTCATCTCCTGCAGCTCGGCATCCGTTTCCGGCGCTTCCTGTTCAGAGACTTCTTCGGACAGCTCAATGGCGGCGTCTTCCGCTATGTGCTGTTCCTCAGCAGTCTTGTCCAGCTTGGCCTGTTCCATGGCTTTCTCAACGACGGCGTGGAACTGCCGTGCGCTGTATGGCAGCCTTAGCAGCTTCTCGGTGGAGGCTTTCAGGGCTTCAAAGTCAATATTTACTTTTGAGACGTCAAAGTCCATGTTCTCACCTCGTGCTTTTGATGGCAGATACCCTGTTATTTCAGGGCTCTATATACCTTTGTAGTGCTTTTTCATTGCAGCCGAGAGGGTATACAACCCTGTTATTTCGGGGTTCTATATACCAGTTGCTTTGGAATCAATAATCAAATCTTTGGTATACAACCCTGCTGTTTCAGGGTCTTATACACCAAGTAGTAGTCAGCATCAGTTGCGACATGGGTATACAACCCTGCTGTTTCAGGGTCTTATACACCCAACACAGGCATATTCAGTTCCCTAAAATGCTGATATCACCTCTCACGTAATTACCAGCCAACAGAGTCTTCCTGCTTCCACGATGACCATGCATCTCCGCAGGCGTAAATTCCGGTTATACCGTCCGTACTCATATTTTTTCAGCTTTCGTTTGTTTTTAACTTGGTTCAGCAAGGACAAAATCAGGGAAACACTTCGGGATTTTGAAGATACGTCCTGTCTCGTTTCCTGCCCCGTCCACCTCTTTGGCGTAGTGCCAGCGGCGACTTGTAGGCAGCAGCGGGTCCAGTTCAAATTGCCGAACCACGGCATCGCCACGGGAGAGCAGGGAAGGGGTAACGAGCCTTCCGACGAGGTAGTGCTGGATGACGGAGATGCAGGCTTCGGGGTGCTGGGCGTTTGTCCTCTGCACCTGAACGTTCGGAGTATCCCGATAATCGCTTCCATCGTAAGGAGCCATTCCCATGAACGTTATGTAGTACCAACGCACCTTTTCACAGTCGAAGACGATAGCTGACCTTGCTGCTCTCGCAATCCGGTCTGTATTCTGCCTTTTGGCATAGCCGGCGCTGTATGTAAAGACACGCCAGCGATTGTTGCTCAAATTCTCCATTTAATTACCCACCAAGTCATGCGGTTGTAGAAGGAATGAATTAGGTATAGGTATACTGCCTGTCCTGAGGTATACAACCCTGTTATTTCGGGGGTTTATATACCAATCGAACCGCCATTCAGATAATCCGTAAGGTATATAACCCTGATATTTCTGGGCTCTATACGCCTGTCTCCTCAAGCGACAGATTATATGGTATACACCCCTGTCATTTCAGGGCCTCATACACCCAACACAGGCATATTCAGTTCCCTTAGCTGCTGGCATCATCTCTCACATGAAAACCAGCTAACAGAGCATTCCTGCTTCCGCGATGACCATGCATCTCCACAGGCGTAAATTCCGGTCATACCATCCGTACTTACATTTTTTAGAGCGCCAGCCGCATCTGGACATCACCTACGCGACGCCGTGCAAGCTCGGCATACTCTTCGTTCAACTCAATGCCGATGAACTCACGTCCATAGCGATGAGCCACAATGCCCGTCGTCCCGCTTCCGGCGAAGGGGTCGAGCACTATATCACCGGCCTTTGTTCCCGCAAGGATACAAGGCTCAATGAGCTTCTCAGGGAAGGTCGCAAAGTGCGCTTCCCGCGTTCCCTGTGTTGCGACGCTCCAGACATCACGGCGGTTTCTTTTACCTGTCTTGTTCTCGACATTCCCGTGTGTCTCTCGTTCCACCACAGCGCTGTTATCGAAACTGCAGTTGTTGGTATATGCGCCGCCGCCACGAAATGACTTGGCGTTGCCTCTGCGCCGTCTTGTATTGGGGCGAAGTGTACCTTCGCTTCCCGCTACATCAGCGTTATTGTAGCCAACGGCATCTTCCATAACGGCCTCATAGTCGTAGTAGTAAGTCCGTGACTTACTGAGGAGGAATATATACTCGTGGCTGCGGGTAGGGCGGTCTTTCACGCTTTCCGGCAGTGCATTGAGTTTCTGCCACAGGATATCGCTCCTCAGATACCAACCATCGGCTCTCAGCGCGAAGGCGAGCATCCAAGGGATACCCAGCAAGTCCTTAGGCTTGGCATCCTCACTGGTGACGGTCTTTTTCAGACGCCCCATGACAGACCCCGTGTTGGTACTCTGCTTCGTGTTCTTCCCGCCAGCGTCCGAATGACGCCCGTCCGCATTGCGTCCTTTGCCGCTTCCTGCGTAGCTGTCGGCGATATTGACCCACAGCGTGCCATCCGGCTTCAGGACTCGCTTCACTTCGTGGAAGACCTCCACCAGCTTCGCAATGAACTCCTCCGGCGTATCTTCCAGCCCGATTTGTCCATCCACTCCGTAGTCACGGAGCTGGAAATAGGGGGGCGAGGTGACACAGCACTGTACGCTCTCGCTATCCAGTTGTTTCAGGACTTCAAGGGCGTCACCGCTGTATATCACAAAAGACACCTCCGATTTGCTTTGTCACGTTCGCGTGGTTCGGGTATTAACTTTGCTGTTTCTGGGCCTGTACGCCCACAAAGCGACGACCAAGCGTTTGGTATAGATACACCCCTGCTATTTCAGGTTCTTATACACCATTCGCATAGGCGGGTGAGAATGGCATATAACCCTGTTATTTCGGGACTTACACGCCAACAGGTATACAATCCTGTTATTTCAGGGTTCTATACGCCCTTTCTGCGGATGACCCTCTTACCAATTCAGGTATACAACCCTGTTATTTCAGGGTTCTATACGCCTGACACAGACATTCATGGACAAGGGCTATAGATATAGAACCCTGCTATTTCAGGGTCCTATACGCCCGATACAGGCATATTCAGTTCCCTAAAGTGCTGCCATCATCTCTCACATGATTAACCAGCTAACAGAGTATTCCTGCTTCCACGACGACCATGCATCTCCACAGGCGTAAATTCCGGTTATACCGTCCGTACTCGAAATTCTACTGAGAGGGGGCTATTTAAGATTTTTAGGTCTTAAATAGCCCTCGTATTGTAGAGCCGGTATCGGGCTCTCCGGCATCTTCTATGCCGGTGCCACCTCCGGCGGGCTACCAGCTTCGGGGCAAGGTCGAGCCTCGCTCCCGTGTCTGAGTGTTTACTGCATCTCTGCGCCGCACTTGGGGCAGAAATCATGGGGTTCATTGTGGTCGAGATACGACTCCTTCCCACAGTGGGTACAACGAGCTTCGTAGTCGTTGATGAACTCCCAGTGCCCCACAGGGGGCATATATGAGGGACGCTCCGTGCGCTCATTCTCAGAGGTCGGTTCGGTTGCCACAGGCGTGGGCTTGCCGACGACAATGAGGCTACGGCTTGCACCCTTGAGATGGGTGATACGTCCTTCAGCTTCCAGACGCTTGAGGTGCGACGCCACCGTAGAGGGGGAGTTCAGACCAACGCCTGCAGCAATATCGCGGATAGAAGGCGAGATGCTGTTCTGCTGGATGAACTCGCAAATGAAGTTGTAGACCTTCTCACGAGTCGGGATATTCTGTTCGCGGGCGGTCTCAACGTTCTGGGTGGTGTTCTTATCTACCATGTTGTTTCTCTCCTTGGGGGACTTGAATTTACCTCTTTTTGTCTGGCGTTAAATCAGAATGTATTAAATAATCTGAGGCTTGTTTATGCGGACCTCCGCCGCTGTTCACGCTCACGCTCCATCAGGTCTACCTTGACCGTTGCACGGAGCTGAACAACTAATGTCTTGGGGTCATAGGTGGTCAATTCCGCGAACCAAAGGGAATTGAAGAAGTCTTCAGCGTCCTGTTTCTTCTTCAGTGCCGAGATATAGCTATTATCCAAGGGGTCGCGTTTGACCATCAGCCTCAGAGCTGCCATGTAGTCGGCTGCGGCCTGTTTTACAATGGCGTTTGCCAGCTCCACGAAAACATCATCAATGACGCGGTAGCTCCAAGGCGATTTGTCGTAGTTGCGAGGTTTGGAATCGTAGGGATACGGCTCAAAGGGCCTCATGCCTCATCACCACCTTCCGGCGTATCGCGTTCGTCGGGAGGTCCGTCCTCAGGCGGGGCGTTGTCGTAGGGCTCAGGCGGCTCACCGTAAGACTCTGCGTAGGCCGGCCCCAGCACCACCAACTCCGTATTGTCCACGAAGACGCAGTGCTCGATGCCGAGGGAGTTCAGCAGTGCGGACACGTCCTGCAGCAAGCTGTAGTGTGCGCCGGCGTTCCGGCAGGCATCGGCCTTACCTTGCCACGTCGGGGTGTAGTGCCGCACCAGCTCGCGTACAAGCACGGTCTTGTCCTCCGAGACGACCACGCCGCCACTGTCGTCAATGGCGATGACGTGAACCAAGTTTGTGTTTGTGTTCATGCGATTTACTCTCCTTTCTTACTGTTGTAACTTCTTTCTTTTTGTGGCTACATATACACGAACGTGACATTTTGACAAGTCCGAGATTACAAAAAAAACAGGAAGAAAATCAGCTCAGGAAATCGCTCCTGAATGCATTGATACGGAAGCTATACTTTTTATTGAACTCCCAACGGAGTTTGCGGTACTCACGGCGCCCGATGCTTCCATCCTCGACGCACTCCGCATTGGGAAGCATCGACATGACCTCATATTTGAGAGCTGAGACCGCTTCCGGCTTGGCAAAGCCAACCGTGATAGCACGGCCATCGAAGAGAACAAGCTCGAAGGCGGTGACGGGTCGATACATTTTGAGCTGCCCGTCGGATACCTTCATCTGCTTGAGGTTTAGATAACGGACGAAACGAGAGGGGATACAGACCGGACGACAGGCGGCATTATTCTCCGCCAATGACAGCTCGCCCTTGGTGAAGAAGCAGAGCCAGCGGACATCATTATCGTTTGCCCAGTTTTCAGAGGAGCCGACCAGTACGCCAAAGTCGCCACCCAGCATATCTTCAAACTCGATAGGCTCACCGAAGACTTCGGTGCGGACAACCTTCTTGAGTTGGCCGTAGGTCATCCAGCCTCGGACGACCTTCATGGAGTTAAAGAAGTAGGGACAGAACCGACGGATAACGCCGAGGATGCAGATAGCAGCCAGTGCCACACAAACCCAAGAGAAGATGGAGAGTCCTTTGCCGACCTCGCCAGCAATCAGACCGGAGAACAGTCCTTTGATGATGCCGAAATCCATCTTATCGAGGTTGGCGATGTTGCCATCACCAAAGCCGATGAAAAGCACCACGGCATCCAGCGCCAGCACAATAGCGGCTGTAATAGTCAGCATCACGACGGATACCACCTTGCTGCCCGTCCACTCTTTAAGATTCAACTCTCTCACTCCTTGCTCCAACTATTACATGGTTTCGATATTTTGGCAAGTTTACGCTCAAAAAAGAAAATAGCATGGGCGGGACTTGTCATTTTTTGCTACATCTCTACTATAACACCGACCGAACATTTTGGCAAGTGCAAAAGCGAACAAATTTGCGCTACTGTTTTTGTGTGCGATTCTGCTTCATATCCCTGTATTCGACCACCGTGAGCCAGATTGCCGCCAGCATGAATAAAACTGCAGCGACCGCATTGGCCGGCGCCAACACACTTTCGCTGACACCTTTCGCAGCGAAGCCCCAAATCCGTTCGGCATAGTAGACGATACCGACCACGCAGCGGAGTATAGCAACCAAGGCGAAGATGATGATTGCAAAGTGACGCTTATTATCAGACATTATGCTCTCTCCTCAGGTCTTATTGATAAACGCTGCAAAGGCGATGATAACCAGCAGCGCAATGAATACAGCCAACAATTCAGTTTCCGATGGCGCCCAGCAGAGATAGGATGAGATACACCATACCGGATGCAGCCAGCAGCATGGCGGGGAGAGCGACAAGGCTCAGTACCATAGGACCATAGTCTTCCCGACTCTGTTCTACATCAATATCATCCGAAGGCATACCTGTCAGTTCGCCGACCTTGCTCATAATCTTGCCCGTGGTTTTGCTTCGGCTGTGCCTGTCCACCAATGCAAAGATAGACAGGATGATGACGCACAGGAGGCACAGCAGAAAGAACACAACGCCGAAGGCTTTCACCAGTGACAGAACGCAGACAGCCACGTCAGTAATCACAGCCATCATCCTCCTCATCATCATTTCCATCGCCATATCCGTCGTCATCGTAATCATCCTCAAAATCGTCGATGCGGCTCTCGAACCCACGGCGTGTTCCGTTGAGCTGCTTGTCCAGTCGGTCAGCACGTCCCTTTGCGATGACTGCCACCACCAACGCGAGAAGTGCGACGACCGCCAGCAGAATCACCATGAACCAAAGGTATTTGATAGTAGCCTGCAATGCGGTATAGTCCGCGCCGGTCATGGCTTCCGTGGTTGCCTCTGCGACGTCTGCAGCCAGTTTGTTGTATCCGATGTAGACCGGCCTTGTCTCAGCAGAAATCAGCTCAATCATTGTTCTCGTCCCCCTTATTGTTTCTATATGCTTCCGCATAGTCAAGACGCATTTCCCTAATGACACGTTCCAGATTGGTTCCTCTTATGTAGCTGTAAGGCGTATCGCAGCTACGGAGTTCATTGATGACACCATTGTATAGAGGATGTCCCATGTGCTCACTGTAGATGAAACACATCGTCAGCTTATCGTACTGTTTCATCCTCTCCGGTGCGTTCTTGCTTACGATATACGACCAGTTGGGGTAGCACTCCTTGAGCTTCTTGAGGAAGTTCGGGTGTCCACCCACGAACAGGATGCCGGTCTGAGGCAGGGTGGGGAGGTCATCAATATTGGGAACCTCGGTATCCTCAACGTCCTCCACAACATCTTCCGGCAGGTCTTCCGGCTCAGGTAGGGGAGCAGGCGTATCGTCGTACCCCGCCGCAGCAGCCCGCGCCAGCTCCTCACCAAGCGTACCGTTTTCCTTGCGGAGCTGGTAGCACTCCTTCTCCAGCGCCTTGTTCTCGCGCCTGAGTGCCGACAGCTCTTTTACCAGCCGTTCGCCCTCGCTCGACAGGAACTCTATCGTGGCTTTTCCGGCCTCGAACTCCTTACGCTGTTCAGCGTAGAAGTCGTTTATCTCCTCGGTGAGCTTTTCGCAGGTCTTCTGCGTGAGCTGCCGGCATTCATCCTTTGTGAACAGGTGCTTCTCATTACAAAGGTTCTTCATCGCATCGTTAAAACGCATCTCCGTCACAGCCTGTGCGAGAACATCGTCCATGAACATATATATGAGATACATATTGTCGATGCAGAAGTGTATAATCGACCTGTCCTGTTCTTTCAGCAGCTTCCAGTCCTTAACGATAAGGAGTCTGTCGAAGCACTCGTACCACATCTCGTCTGTGATATGGATGTTTTCATTCTCACCGACCAGCATGACGGTGTTCCACAGCGTAGCGGCGTTGAGAGCATAGGGCTTTCTGGCACTGAATGCTCTTCTCAGCTCGACCACGTTTCTCTCGTGGCAAAAGCCTTTTTGTCTGAGTCGTTTTAGTGTGCGTGCGTAGCGCTCTGCGACCTTGGCTTTCGCCATTTTGCTGCCCAACAGGGTATCCAGCATACCTTCGTAGCACTCATCATCTTCACAAGCCTCAAGGATGTTGAACTTCTGACCGTCGGTATCCGTGTACTCTACCGTCGTGCCGGATTCGTCTGGCTGATAGCGAGCACAGATTTTGTGGTGTGCGAAGATAAAGCCGGCATAGTAGCGTAGCTCATCTTGGATGTTTCGTGTGTTCATGGTCTTGTATCCTTTCTTCTTGTTCTTGTTGCCTCTGAAAAGTGTGCAATCATTGCACACTTTTACTCCGATGTCCAACGGCTGATTAGGGAGTTAGGTACACAACCCTGTTATTTCGGGACTCTATATACCTATTGTTGTTTTTGCGGAGGATTCATGATAGGTATACAACCCTATTATTTCAGGGCTTCATACACCTTTGCCTGCCCGTCACTTGGGTATACTGCAATTTCAGGGCTCTATATACCTCATATAGTAACCCTCATGCGGCACAGTGGGGTATACAACCTGTTATTTTAGGGTTCTATACGCCTTGAACTCGTCCAAAATGGTATACAACCCTGTTATTTCAGGGGCTTATACACCTTCAAAGTGCCACACGCTCGAAGAACTGGAGGTATACAACCCTGTTATTTCAGGGTTCTACACACCCGACACAGGCATATTCAGTTCCCCGAAGGTGCTGGTATCACCTCTCACGTAATTACCAGCCAACAGAGTATTCCTGCTTCCACGACGACCATGCATCTCCACAGGCGTAAATTCCGGTTATACCGTCCGTACTCGTTTTTGTGGCGGAGAGAGTGAGATTCGAACCCACGGATGCTTTTAACATCGCCGGATTTCAAGGCCGGTGCTTTCGACCACTCAGCCTCTCTCCGTTTTAATTTTGCCGGGAAGAAAGGCCGCCGCAACACGTTCTTACCTTGTCAGGGGAACTATGATTGCGGCGGCCTTGCCGATAAATTTGGTAGCTTCTTAGCGGCGCTTCTGCTTCAGTGACAGAGCGATATAGAAGCCGACACCGAGAGCCACGACGCAGCCGCCCACGATGTAGTAGTACACGGGGGTGCTGGAGCCAGTAGCGGCGGTATCATCAGTGGTTTCGCCATCAGCAGGCTGAACATCGGCATCGGTATCCGTATCGCCGGTCTCACCGGTCTCGCCGCCCACAGCGGGGTCAAGTGCAGTGTTGCCATCAGCCTCAGTGGGCTGCTCCGCATCACCAGCGGTAGGAGCCTCGGCCTGAACGTCGTCCGCAGGAGCGGCATCGGGGAGAGTCGCGCTATCGGCGATATCCGGAGCCTGCTCAGTCACAGCGGGCGTATCAGCGGCAGCCGCGTCACTTGCGTTAGGCGCAGCGAAGGCCATAACAGGGACCGCCAGAATAGCGGCCATCATACAGCCCACGATGATGTGCTTGAACTTGATGTGTTTCTTCATAAAGTTTTTCCTCCTTTCTTCAATTATAGGAGCAAGGACATCATGCAAGCCCTTCCTTGCCGTCCACGGCTCGTGAGAGCCACAAGAGAGAGCTATATCATGCCCTTTTCAACCTACGGTCGTCCCGTTACTACTGAAAGGGCTTCGGCGGCGTGGTACTCAGACCATTCGCATCGGCGTAAGGGGTGTTGCCGATAAGTGCAGGCGAGGTATGAACCTGCAGCACCGCCGAAGCCAAGTGAAAGGACAGCCTGCGGCGGCCCTTTGGGGAAAGGGGAAGAGCAGAGGGGGAATTTGAAGCCTATGCCCGTGGCCGCAGGTTGAAAAAGGCACAATATTTTTTTTGAAAGGTGCATCCTCCAAAACTCTGCAGTGTGGCATCCAGCCATTCGTCCACTGGGGAGACAACGGAAGCACGGGGGCGGTATTCCCGTGGCACTGAGAGAGGAGGGGGCGCGGGTAGAAAGACGATGCTTGCGAAACTTTTTTCAATGGCACATTGAACTTATGGTTACGGAACATATCACAACGGAGGGTGTTGCAGTCTTTTTTGGCAAAAGAAATGGTCCAAATCTCATCACGGCAAAAGCACCCGCGCCCTATAGTTCTATACTACCACAGTTTGATATTTTGTCAAGTCGAACACGAACAAAAATCGAACAAATTTCCGCACGCTGCGCCTATTTGTTCGAGTGTACCACGCTTTCAGCCGTTGTGTGCGGTCGTGATTGCGAATTTGGAACTTGACAAAATATTTTGCTCATGTAGTTGCTGCGTTCTACAGGTACTTTGTTCCGCCCTGCACATAGAACCTGTCCACATGGCCGATAAGTGCCGGCTTGGAAGAGCGTGTTCCGTTCCCTACATAGACCACATAAGCCTTCTCACCGGCACGGGCATCCTCCAATGTGCTGGGGCTGCCATAGACAGCATAGGGGATGGCATCAGCCCCATCCGTCCGCAGCGTAATGCGGAAACGGTCGTTTTCCAGCTCCTCCACTTCCGTGACAGTGAGCTTATCCACCTTGACACGCCCTCTCATAATCTCATGAAGCCTTGCGCCAGTTTTCACGATAGCACCAACGCAGAAAGGTGCAATGAAGGCGATGACAAGACCAACAGATACAACTCCGATGGTCTCCATGTGCATGGAGTCAAAAAGCTCATTGCCTTTGCTGTACCAATACAGCAAAGAGAATCCGAGGATACAGCCGAGAAAGGCTGCGATACTCAGTCCGAAGTGCAGGGGGAGCTTTTCGCGTTGTGCGAGGTATTTGCGGGTGATTTCGATTTTCTTCTCTTCCATGTTTTCTATCTCTCCTCAAAGATGTGGACGTGTGTTGTGGGGAGGGTTGTGCTTGGGAATTTAACTTGCTGGCAATTTGCTATGAACGGCTCTCGAAGCGCTCGTAGTGCTGTTTTGAGGGCGTATGCGGGCGTTTTGCAGGGAAGTATGTTCGACGTTTAATTTGCCGGTAACTTGCTTGAGACGGCATCCTGCGTCCACCACATGGTGCTTGCAGTGCGCTTGTTCTGTCTATCTTTTCAGGTAGGGCATCGTAGAGCTGTGCTTCGCCGCAGGCCGCCCCTCCGCCCAAGCCCGCTTCGCAGGTAGAGCTTCGCAACTTTCCGGCAACTCCGAATAGTTCGTCGAAGTCTTCGGAGCGCCATGAACACGGCAGTTGTTCGGGATTTCCGAACAACTCAACTTCCCGCAGCGCCCCACCCCGCAGGCCAGCTCCATCCGATGAATGGAATGCGCCGCCATACCGGACTCGATTTGTTGATTGTTCTCACAATTCGAATAACTCCTCACACTGAAAATTTTTACTGTTTAGTACCTCTGTTCTAAGACTATCACAACTCGCTGTCAAAAACAAATGAGTGTTTAGTTATACGATGACTCCGGCATCGTTACCGGTACTGGCCTACCAACTTGGTAGTGGAACTTGTCGTATGGCATCAATCCTCATCCCCGTTACCCCAAAAGGCGTTTGCGTACAACGTGATGCAGCGACAATACGGTTCTCCGGATGCTGTATACGCTATGAACTCGCCATGTGGCGCATCGGTAGAGAGCACCCATACCGGCTCTTTGGAGTCGCCCTTAAAACGTGGCCGATACTCAACGGTGATTTTAGGATAGAGTTCTACTGCGAGTTTCCACATCGGACATGATTTGCCCAACGAACATGATAAAGGTTCCATAGGACAGGCCGGAGCGTCCTCTGATGTGGGGATGAACCCAAGTGGTGTAAACAGATACTCCTTGATAACATCGGCCCCACATTCGTCAGCCTCGCTTTTTTGTGGAAGGTCTTCTTGGACTGAGGCATATCCGAATGCCTCAAAATCTCCGCAGAAGGTTGGCGTGTAAGCAAGAACAATTACGCGGTCTTTTCTCATTCTCTCCTTCATGTACCGCAGTCTTTTCCTGTCCTCCAAACTTTTACCATCAAGTCTGTCGGCCCAATACAAAGGTGGAACGGGGTTGTACTCATTCGTCGTAAACGACAACACTGATGAACACGGCCTTATATTCTTGCTGGTGCTGTAAATAGATTCTGCGTTGAATACCGCACCTTTTCCAACGCGCCGTCCCTCAGCATTGAACACTTCGAACATCTCATGCTCAACATTGCATCTAAGCCAAGGGTCATCACGGAAATTCTCGAAGTCGCGCTTTGGCGAAAAGATAACGAAGCGTCCTTCTGAACTTGCAACCGCTCTGGCGTTTTGCCTTTGAGCTTTCTCTTCTTCTGACAACGGGATGGGTCTCGTATCTGGATTGACGAAGGTGTTTTCGCACAGGTTGAAGTCACACGCACTGCCGGCATACAGCCGGCTAAACACGCCCCAGCACAATGCGACACATCCTCCATCTATCATGCGCTCACGCTCTCGACCTGATTTTTCCTTTTCATAGAAAACGAAGTGTCTAAACAGAAGCGAACCCTTTGCCCGCCTTGCGCCTCCAGCTACAATGTCACCAGCATCTACATCAGAACTGTAAACGTAAACGATATTATCTCTATTGGCGCGGTCACTTACATCGCCCTCAATATCGAGCAGTTCTTTTGGCGGGCATTTCGAAAGCATTGATGCCCACCTGCTACGGAGTTCAGATAATTTATTTGCCTGCTATTCTTTTTCCATATGAGATTCTCCTTGTTGAAAAGATTTACTTTGGGTAAAGGAGGCGTGTGGCTTGGGCTGTCGTGCAGGGGTGCTGGCTGAAGGAGCAGGTATCTCAGGTAGAGGACGAGGCTCCACTGCGAAGCGATGCCCGCCACTCCTACCTGAAATCCGTCTCAGGGCCCGCAGGCGCGTCCTGAAGGCTGTCGGCCATGATGGGAATACCCCACACATCTCAACCCCCGTGAGCAAGCTCACAGGAGGCACGGATGAAGGGAATCGCATCCCGTTGCAAGTCAGAAACCGTAGATAGCAGTAAACTTCAACGCTGGCATCCAACCCACAGCAGAAGAAAAGGCTACTTACAGGTGCCAGCCATTTTCTCCGTGACCTGCAGTCTCCTTAGCTTCGTCCCACTGCTGGCGGGTATAGACAGCAAAGCACAGGTCAGCATCCACGGGGACATGGACTTCGACAGTCTCAACACGAACGCCGTCGTCATCAGGAATTTCTTTGACGTACTCTTCGGGGGTAAACACGATGAATAACACATCGCCCTTCTTCTTGAACAAGTCGGGCAGGAACAACTCACGCTCATCGCAAATGTCATTCAGCATAGAGAGGAAACCGGCGGACCGCTTTTCAGAGACGGGGAAGAGGGGACTGTTGGTGTCCTCAGTATCAAAGACCTTAATGTGTGTACCATCATCTTCGTCTCTCAAGACAATTTGCTTATTCCCATTGCTGTCCTTTTCGATACACAGCGTGCAGGGAATGGCGATGGAATCCATAGCATCGGCAGGGTCGAACGGATTGTATTCGCTTTCGGCGCCGTCGCCCTCGTCCTCCTCGTCATCATCGTCGTCGTAGTCATCGCAGATAACCTCGTCCAGCAGGAAACCCAGCATAGCTTCAAGGTCATAGAAAGTTCCGTCGTCATCTTCACAGATGGTCTCGCTCATGGGGATGCCGCCTATATTTTCGTAGTCGAAGATGCGACGTGCCTCCAAATCCTCGGAGTCGGCCATGTAGACCACATGATAGAAGTCGTCGTCCATGGTGTCAGGCTTCTCTGCTTCCTGCAGCAGCACACCGACGGGGACACAGAGCCAACGGTAAAGACGGTCGAGACCGTAGATGACCAGCGCCTCATCCACCTCGTAGATGATGGAGTCCTTGTCCTCTTTGAAGACATGACCGGAAACGATGCGGTAAGGAACATAGTTGCCGCCATCAAGAGACATAAACGGTTCCATAGACTCCCTTGAGATGATGTTGTCAGCGACGTCCATGATGGAGAAGAACTGGCGCTGTCTATCCTGTGCTTTCTGCGGCAGCTCGAACTTCAGCACGTTGCCGGTCTGCTTCTTCTGCCGAGGCTCATGGACTTCGGGCAGGTGGAACGCTACGCGGCGTTCACAGGTATCCTTACCGGTATCCTCCAGCCACAGGTAAACCTGTGTCATGAACGCACTGTTATAGGCCAAAGGCCTCGCGCAGAGCGTGTTGATGATTTTATCGTCACCGGTCACATCCGGCATGGTAACGTGCTTGATTTCGGAATTGTTCAGTCCTTTTCTTGTCATGTCTATCACCTTGATATTCCTCTCTGGGTCACATCTATTTGCCGACTGTCTCGGCATCACCCTCAAATGAGCTCATGGCTCATAAGTACAGCTTCAAAAATACATCATAGCGGAAGATGATTTGCGTATCATCCTGCCAACTCACTCGTCCTTCAATTTCCAAGAACTCGTCTCCATTGTCCGGCGTAAAGAACGCTGGGCAAATATCACGCATGGCGACAGCCTCACGAAGATAACCGGAGATGTCTTTTGCTTCTTTGTCCGTCATCGTGTTGATGATGACGATGCGATTGGTTCCTTTTTCACGGAGGCAGTAGAGCGTGCGTCCACTCACATTCTGCTCTTCTATGTAGCAATGAGGAGTTGCAAAAATGAATTGTTCCTCCACGGCTCTACCACCTCCGTCATGTATAGCTTACTCGGCTATATTCGACACCTTTACTCGGCGTCAGCGTTCTCCTTGGCTGACTTAGCCTTGTTCTGCCGACGGGGAGCGCGTGTCTCAGCCTTGGGCGCATCTTCCGCAGGCTCGGCATCCGCAGGCACATCAGCATCAGCGGGCTGTGCGACGTCACCTTCGGCTGCATCCGCTTCGCAGGCTTCGCTGGACTCAGGCGCAGGGGCGGGTTCCTCGCTCACGGGAGTCTCTGCTTCCGGCTCCGGCGCTGCATTCTGCTCGGCGGAATCCACAGGTGCGTCGTCTTCGTCCTTGCCGGTATCGGGGTCGGGGTCCCAGCGGTCCGCCACCACGGTCACGTCGATTTTGGGAGCGACAGCAGACAGTAGCAGCTTTCCGGCGAGGCAGGCGGCGCCAGCCACCAGTGCGATTTTGAAAATTTTCTTCATAGGGGTATCCTCCTGTTAAAATTATTGAGAATCGGCGATGCCGAGTTCTTACTGTTTCAGATTTGCGAGCTGTTCCATGTCCTCATAGGCTCGCGGTATTTTGACGGAGCTGATGATTTCGCTGAAGACCATCTTCTCATCGAAGCTGACGACAGCTCTTCGGATATCACCTTCGATGATGAGATAACGTCTGGTCATTCTTATACTTGTGAGCTTACACACCTCATAGATGTTGTACTCCTCGGAACGACCGGCAGCCGTATACTCAGCTTGAACCACACGGTCATAGCAGATGCGGCCATCACGCTCTTTCAGTTCGCTCCAGCGGAGCAGCCGGCTGTATCCAACTTTCACGACAGTAACGATAGGAAAGCCAACGAACGAAATGCACAGCAGCCACACCACAAATGTTGGGACTGTGATATGTAGGTCAGTCATGGCGCCCAGCGCCACAGCAATACACATCAGGACAAAGCCAATGATGAAGACGTACTGTAGAACTGTGAAAGGGAAGGCCCACTGGCTGTCGAAGACCTTTCTGTCGAAGTCATAGTCTCTCATGTTTTGTTCTCCTTGGGCTGGATGCCGAACTCTTCCTGCAGAATACGGGTCAGCTCCTTGGTTCCGACCGCTGACATATACTGATGGGGCGCCCGCACTGTAGAGACCTTGATGGCGCTCTCGTTGATGCGCCGGAGCAGCCGTCCATAGAGGTCGTCGGCCTGATGCTCAAAAACTCGGACTTCACTCTTGCCGAGCCACTTCTGCCATTTGCCACATTCGGCACAGTACAGGCCGGTCTGTGTACCATTTGCTTTCGTGAAGAATTTTGTGCTGCCGCACTTACAAGTCATATCCATATCGAGCTTTCCTCTCTTTCAGAAATGAGATTTGTTTTCCACGCGATGTGGAGTCAGGAATATGTCGAAGATTGTCGTGAGCTGATGGAGACTGACGCCTCAGCTTCGCACATCAATGTGGAGAATCGAACCACCAGAGCCACGGCCACGCAGGATGTGTCAGGTTGCCGAACCGACCAACCCGCCGCGAGCCTGTCCCCATCCTGTGCCTGAAGACATCACTTAGCAGGGGGGACGATAGACCGCGTAGCCTTTCCACCCTCTACACAAGCTGTAGAGGAGAGACGATACAGCGCCAAGTCTCCGTGTGTATATTCCCGTGCGATAGTGCCATCTTTCAGCAACAGTACAGAGCCAGACATAACGCCGTCTCCATATGCCTTTCCAATACGCATCAGTTCAGTTGCGTCTTCGAAAGTTTCCTCGCTCTTTGTCACCAGAATGAGATGAGACTTGGAACATTCGGGGCTGAACATCGTGAACCTCAGAAAGTCTCCGTTTCCGATGTTCACCTTTCCACGACAGTAGATGAAGTTCCATGACTCGTTCACGTCAGCAGGATTGACAATGCTGATATCTGCGCCGCCCTCTGCGTGCGCCAGATAGTACGGATGCGATGGATTGCGCTTCCGCATTGACTCAGGAATGATTTCCTCGACAGAATACTTCCTGCACAGAGCCGCGATGAATTCAGCATTCACAGATTTCTGCTGTTGTTCATTCAGCAACTCACGTACTTTTGTCGTTCTCTCTACATAAGCCCAATAGTCGATGTCCTCACTCAGCTTTTTGATGTAAGGCTCCCAGTCCAATTTTGGACTCACTCGGCTCATCCGGAGAAAACGAGAGAGCGCGGTCGGTTCAATACCAAGACCTCTTGCAATATCAGCCTGCGAGACTGTTGGGTGCTCTTCGAGATACAAGCGGATAATATCACGAACAACAACGCCATCAAGTGTTGCTCTCTTTGTTTCACTCAAGTTCATCATCTCCTTTTTTTACTTCGTCGGGGCAGCCATCTGCCATCTCTCCGCTTCGCGGTCTTTTTTGTTGACTGAACAGCACAGATTTGAAACAACACGCTGCACATTGCCATCTGACCGCTACTGCAAAATCAGATACCGGACATCCTCAAATAGTTGGTCATAGTACGCGGTCTGCCACTGATAGCAGACGATGCCAATTTTCATATCCGGTTTTCTGCCCTGATAAATCTTCATCTGCTGTACTACACAGATGTCCAAGTCAGCTCCATACGCATACCATCTGCCTTCCGAGTCCATAAGCGGAAACACAGAGTTCTTATTGCGAAGAAGTCCAACGTTTTCCACAGCGGACTCAATAACTTCGTCACGCTTCGCAGTCAAATCCTCATATGCGATTCGCTTTAACTGACCAAGGCCGATATAGGTCGTTGGGACAAGCCACAGATGGTCCATCTGACTTCCCAGTTTTCCAACACCTTCTGTCCCTCGCACTCCCTGTGCATCAAAGTACAGGTCTTTGAATTCTTTCACGTTCGGAATGAGGATGATTCCGTTTGAACCACGGAGAGGGGAGTGGAGAGTGCCACAGACAGAGTTCATTGTCTGGACTTCTCTATGTACGCGGTCTTCGCGCCACGTCATTCCCTCATTCGCCGGTACATAAACGAGAGCGCGGTTGTATGCACCAAGCATGAGCCCCGTGTATCTGTCCGAAAAGATGTCTTTGGGAGCCTCATCACTTCTTGCCACAAACATCTTTTTTACAGCAACGCTGTCCAAAAACTGTGCTTCGCCGACATACTCTTTGCCCCAGTTGTTCCTCAGAAAACCATACCACGTGTTTTTCTCGCCATCTCTTCCCTCAACGAGAACGGGAGCAACGGGACCGATGACCTCATTCATCATCACAGTTGACACGGCCATCTTCATCAGACGGTTTCGTCTTTCAGGCTTAATGACCGCTCCGCCAGTCAAAGGAATGCGGGTGGCACAATCAATCTCATAGCCGGAAAGCCAAGGATAGAATTCAAGATAATCCGTCAGAAGTTTTTCAACACCCTTCTTTGTGATGACGTAATATTTCCGAATCAGTTTTCGACCACGTTTTTCGATGGTAAAGGTTCGCATACGAATGAGGCCGTCTTCTTCATAATCACGGAGGATGCGATAGACATTGCTGGGAGATGAACTCAAAACACTCAGCACGCTCCGTGGAGTTGACAGACCAAGTGAGACGTCATATAGAATTTTTGCTTTCAAAATCGGTTGAGCCATTTTTTTGACACCTCCTGTTAGATTTCTGTTTTTTCTCTCGAAGCGACGCTGGCGGAACAAAGACTCCCAGCTTCGCTGTTGCCATCTACCCGCGCTTCGCACGGAATTGAGTCATTCAGTTATCGCGTTGAGATTTTATTTTGCTGTCCCATTCAGTCCTTTTCGTCCATCGCATTGAAACATCATGACATTTAAGTCAAACGCTTTTTTGATGCCTGAAAGCCAAGCGTCCTGAGCAATACACAATTATGATTGATGCAGATGTGATTTTCAGTTTTTCCCTGAACGCTGGTTTGGATTACAAAGCCGAAAGGAAAGCCGGGGGAGTGGTGGATAATGACTGTTGAGACATGAAGTTGAATTCTTTGAAAGTACCAACCGTAGTTTTCGAAGATAGATTGAAAATCAAAACTGCCTTGGAGGTGAGTTTTGTTTTGGTGGGAAACAGCCGCAATGTTTTGCTTTCTTAGCAAGTTAAGTCGTGTCCAACTTAAACAGCGAGTCGGCAAAGTTGTTCACTCTTTTTCTTTCCATGGCTTTTAAGCTATCTAAGAGAGTTGAGTCCTCAGTTTGAGCCGAGTGAGATTTTGTCTTGGTGCCTCTTTCTATCGTGGTGCTTACCGGAACGATGGCGATGTTCTTGGCGTTTATCAAGATTGAAGAATGAGCATCTTTTGGCTGGCTTTGAGTGAATATCATTTTGGTGCATTGTTCTCTCGTCGGTGCTTACCGGAACGAACTTTTCTCTTTCCATGAGGTTCAATTTTCATTAACTGTTTTTGTTTGCTACTTTTCGTGGTGCTGAGGTGTAGATAGTTTCTGAGGTTAATTTCGGAGGGTAAAGTTTCCGTGCCATCGAAACCGCAAAATTGTTCGATTTTCCAAGGCTTTACTGGTCTTCTCGCTAAAACCTATATGCTACCCTTAAAGTCAGAGGGGGTGTTTTGGTTGGTGCGAAGTTGCTTTTGAAAGGCGGAAAGTATCTCTGCTTCGCCGAGGTAGTGTTTTCGCTCAGGTGCTACTGCAATATACGTGCCTTCGGGGAGCTCTTCAGCCGGTACGATAGCCGTCGCATAAACAAAATCCGCCGTAGTACCACTGTCGCCGCCGAGGGTAAACATACAAATCGAATCGGTTACAGACTTGCAATCGTGGTTGTCGCCGTCCGTAACCCGCCCATCCGCTTTGTTGTAAACGAAGAGATAATTGATGGTCTTCTCGCCTAATCTTGGGAGCTGTTCTGCAATAGCAGAGAGCGTATCACGTACTGCATATTTGAGAAATTCAGTATAGATAAATGCTGCGTTTTCAAACCTCAGAGGAGAACTTCTTTTGACCCAAATGGATGGAATCATAGGTGTTTTTACATAGATGGAACTGCCATCAGTGAAAGCATAAAACTCGCCGCTATTCGCATGAATTTCATCGTAGTTCTGCTTCGCATCTTTGTTGCCGGGGTTGATGCTGCCAAGTGCATTTGAACGAAAATAGAAGTGATTAAGTGCCGCAAAAGAAGCATAAATTCTTCTGCAATATGATGCTCTAACTTCATTGAAATTGCTTTGGATAAGGTCTTGCAGGACCTCATCTTCCGCCCATTTTTTATAGCTGAATTCCTCCAAATCTTCAACATGGAGGAGTGCAGCTTCGCAGATACCATGCAGCGCTTTCAGTTTCGAACAGGCTTCGCGCAGGTCTTTTTTGAAGTCCTCGATGTCGTAAAATGCGTCACACATTGGCTACTCCTTATGCGCTCACATTGTCACGGAGAGAGGTGTAATGCGGCACGTGGTCGCTGTCGTAAATGCAGTAGGTATCGAAACCGTATTCCTTCAAATGGAACTCTTCCGCTTCCTTCGGACTGCGAATAACAGCAACGTGATTGATTTCATCTGCGTAGCCTTCCACGAAGCTGATGTTGCGCTCGCGCATCGCAAGCTGCGCGTCAACACGCGCCTTCACATAGGTAACATCGAAGGCCTTGCCGTCGTTGGTGATGAAGAAAAGCTGCGACGGATAGGTCGCCACATCAATCTCGCGGAGGTTGTCGCTGCCTACAGCAACCACGACCCAAAACGCATAGAGGCGACGCTTCAGGGTATCCTTGCTCTCACCGCCAGCCCCCTTCCAGTACAGAGTGTCAGCCTTCTCATCGTAGAAAACGAGACTCTCTCTGGAGAGCTTCTTGAGGTAGTAGCGGATGTTATCCTCGGTCTCCTTATCGCCGAAGAAACGAACTGCCTGCTCCTGTGTGATAGCTCCGCAGATATTGAAAATCAGCGAGAGATTGTCGTAAAGACGAAGATACTTCATGTCTTTTAACTTCCTTTCTCAGAGGGAGCGTAGGCGAGGGAATCCCTCGCGCTACTGCTTCTTCTGCATATTTTTCTCTTGGATACGGATGAGGTCTTGCTCGTCGGTACTGAGCAAATCGTGTTCCGTTTCCGAGGCTACAATGTGGATTGCAACGTGGTTGGCATTTGCCATCAGCAGGCCGTCACCGCGCTCGAAACGCTTGACCTGTTTACACTCACTCTCTGTGAGGTGCATGGTCTCTTTCGCCAGTGCGATTTCTTCCGGTTCGACCTTCATCAGAACCTTGAACTTCGCTGTGTTGGTGATTTCCTTACCGTAATCCGAGGCAAAGAAGTCGTTGGAGTTTTGAGACAGGGCAATGAAGATAGCGTTCATACCACGTGCCGTGCGGAAGCCCTCGACAACGAACTCAGCGGCCTGCTGAGACGCTGTACGACCCAGCAGACGCCACGCCTCATCGAGCATAACTGCCTTACGTTCCGTACGGTCTTCCTTTACGCGGTCCATAACGAAATCAAAGGCGATGAACATTCCGAGAGGCAGCATTTCCTTCGTCAAGTTGGACACGTCGATAACGATGAACTTATTGGTCAGCTCCACATTTGTGGGCTGGTTGAAGGACTTTGCAGAGCCGATAACGAAACGGCTCAGGCAGTCGCGCAGCCGCTTCGCTGCGGGGCCGCCCTTCTCCAGTTGGGCATACAGGTCGCCCAACACGGGCATCTCCCGATAGTGGCCGGGGTTCTGCGGGTCCCACAGGGAATCGTTATCCGTGGTGATACCGAAGCTCGCGTAGGTGCGGATAAGCGCCTCGTCCAGCAGGTGCCGTTCTTCGTGGGTGATGTCCTGCAGGATGATGGAAATGAAGGCGTGGAGTGTCTGGATTTTCTTCGACAGAGTAGAGGTCTGAGACCGCCGCTGACCACGAATCTTGTCCTCGGAGTCAGTGTTTCTCTGCCGAATTTCCATGATGTTGATGTTCTGCGGAGAGCCCGGTTCGATGCGGATGAACTGTCCGCCGATAGCGTCGCAGGCTCTCTCGAACTCGTAGCCCTTGTACGGGGCAATGGTGAACGTCTGCGTGTTCTGATAGCGAAGGCGGAGCGCCATCGTCATCGCGGCGAAGGTCTTACCGGCGCCTGAAGTTCCAACCCACACCATGTTTCCGTTGACGTAGATGTTACGGTCAAAGGGGTTGATGAACACCAAGGATTGATTGCTGGAGTTCTCACCCAGCATGATGCCGCCCTTGTCGTAAAGCTCGAAGGAACAGAAGGGATAACCGGCAGCAAGGTCGGATGCAAGGCAATTACGACGAGTCTTTTTGTAAAGGTCATCGGGCATCCGGCAGACCGGCAGAGTGGAAAGCAGACCATCAATCTGATGGAACTTATACTGCTTGATGACCATGTCATTTTGGACACACAGCGCACGGATTTCCTTCCACTTCCACTGGAGTTCCTTCTCGGAATGTGCTGTGATAGTTAGCAGGGTTGAAAGCCAGCAGAACTCGTCGCCGCTTGCAAGTCCCTGCTTCAAATATCGGCCTGAGGTGCTGGCCTCAGCCATTCCTTCATAGCCGATATCCGTATCTCGTGCCGCATACAGACGACCATCGTTGATGCGGAGGAAGTTCTGCAGATACCGTGACATGACCTCTGTATTTTCTTTCTTGATGTAGATGTCGAGGTCAACACCGGCAAACAGATTGATAAGCAACTGCATCCATCCGCTGTAAGCCCTCGTGGGATATGCCTCAGAGGGTAAGTAGCAGAACATATAGTAGAGACCATCAATGCGGATGCTGGTAGGGGAGATGCTGGGGTCGATGTACTCAGGAGCAATCAGGTCGTTGACGGGGATAACAAGGGAGTCCTCGTCCATATCTTCCATCTCTGTGAAGTAGGTGTCTGCGTAGTTCGCAAGGACGTCTGCCTTGCGCTTTTGGAGTGTCATGGTCTCGCTTTTGCTGCGGGAAAAGATGAGATAAAGCACTGACTGTACCCACTCGTCGGAGTCGTTGCTTATCAGCGTGTTGCCGCAGGAAAGAAGGCTCCGAGAGATGTTTTCTGCCTGCTGCATCAGTGACCAGCGAATCTGGTCAAACGACGGGTTCTTCTTCGAGCCGGCGTCAGGTTCAAAGGAGAAAATAACGAAGAACCGACGTGCAACGCCCTGCGTTGCACCAGCCATCTCAATAAGCTGCATCTGCTCATACTGGAGCTGGCGGCACTTTTCGTTTGTCTCTTTCCGCTGGTCTGAAGCCAACTTGCGAAGGTATTCTTCGACGTCGGCACGCTTGGACACGATTTTGATTTGCGTATTATTGGGAAAGTTTTTCAACGCTGCGCCGTAGCTGTCTGTGACGCCTTCTTGGTCTGAAGTGGAAAGCAGCGAGAAGTTGATGGAGGAGAACTCAAGGATTTTCACATAACGTCCATCGCGTGTGATAACGATGCCGCCCTTGACATCAGAAACAGGAGAAAAAGCCTGCGTACTGACGATTTGCTTGAGCTTCTTAGCCATTGTTGCTGTCCTCCTTCTGTTCAGGATTTGGGTTCTTTTTCTTCTTCCGCCGCCGCTTCTTTTTGGCGGGCGTTGCAGGCTGGCCGTCCGGCCCGATAGCTGCGCTCTGAGCGCTTGCGACGGGCTCGGAGTGAATGGGCTCGACATCATCAAAGGAAACGCCAGACGAGCGCTGAGGGGCATCTGTGACGATTTCTTCATCGTCCTCGGCTTCGCTTTCGTCAGGTGTCAACCAATCAAAGTCGGCATCCACATGGTGTTCAGAAGCGTCATCATCGTGGTCACTCTCTGCCTTTTCAAAGATGATGCTGCCTTCCATAACAACAATGGGCATAGACTCATCATTGACCTCGATACCGGAATCTTCGGTCTCATCCGTGAAGTCATCATCGTCATCGTCGTTGTCGAGGTCGATGGAACCGACAATGATGGCCGCGTTGTGGTCTGGTTCATAGACATCATCGAGATATTCGTTCTGGACGAACTCGAAGTTTTCACCCTCTTTATAGACGGTAGTGGGCTTACGCATGAGCTTCCGTTTCACGGACTCTGTTACGTCGTCGATGGTCTTACGATTCGCCTCGCGCTCCACAAAAATATCGCCCTGAGCGCGGGTGGTGGCTCTCGCATTACTGTTATACAGCATGACCTTGCGACTCCTGAGCCACTTCACTAAGCCAGCTATGGCAACGGTAATAGGCTCACCGCCAATACCGATAGTTCCGAAAAGAAACGGACCCATGCAAACGAGTAGGGTCACTGTGATACGAAGGGGCATATCCGTGATTTGCCCAAAGGGTTTCATTGTAGCAATGAAAGTAATGATGGCAAGGGCGAGACCTTCCACAAAGAAGCGCATCTTAAACATTCCTCGAATTGCGCGACTCTCGCCCTGATAATTGATGGGAATGTTGTAAATCGTTCTGCGTTCGTTTTCGTTCATGATTTTGTATCGGGGGTATGTGCGGCAACAGGCTGCACACACCCCCATAAGCTCCTTTCTTTGCAGTTCTGTGGGTGCATCTCAAAGAGATACACAGGGCTGGAAACACGTGTTACATGAGGCCCTTACACAGCGCAAAGGCAAAGCCGTTCTCGTGATAGGCGATAATCTGCACCAGAATTGTATCGCCCGGAACCATCCGCTTGCGAATCATAGTCGGACTGAAACGGGAAATGACGATGGGCAGATTGAAGCTGTCACTATAGGCGTAGATGGTCGCCTTGGACTTATCTGTCTTGCTGGGGAAGATGCGGGTCAGGGTAGCGATGGTGGTCGTCCCCGGCTCTGTGGGCGGGCCGAAATCAATGATGTTCTGCAGCTCGGCATGAGCACCGCTCAACTGCAAATCATGGAGCCCGTCCTCACGCTCAATGACCTTCATGACCTTCACATCCAGCTTGTCGCCGACACTGTAGAAGGGCTTACCAGTCAGGCGGTCGGTATCATCCATCGTCCGCATATAGCGGTTGGAAACCTCACGCTTGCTCATCCGCACGTCAACGCCGCCCAGATTCACCAGCAATCCCTGCTGGCTCACAGAGAGGATAGTCGCCGCCGTGACCATACCCTCTACGATGTAGGGAGGGTCACTTGCGAAGGTGCGCTGGTCCTGCTTTGCAAGGGCCTGCCGGCGTGAGGCAATGACGCCGTAGGTGGTGTTTCCGTTCGCATCAGTCCGCGTATCGAGGTCCGTGATGACAAAGGAGATGGGCGCACCCATGTGCTTTGCCAACATCTGTTCCTGCCGCCGTTCCAGCGAACCCTTGGCACCATCATCCGGCTGGATGGGGTCCTCGCGGTAGAACTCATGGAACGGAATGAGAGCCTGAAAGTCGGTGTTTTCGCAGGTTGCAACAGCGAAAACAATGGAACCGCCAGAGCGCAGAGCTCGGCTCTGTGTCGCAATGACGACGCCATTCAGCGACCGTCCCATCTTGAATGTGGCTTTCATAGCCATCCAATCCGTCATCTTCTTGGCGCGGATTGCCTGTTCACGCTCACGCTCGGCGCTGCGCTGGCGTGCATCGCGGATAGCAGCAGAGCGGCTTCCGGTGTTGGCGATAACTTCGTCAATTTTTGCGTCGGAGCTGGTCGCATGATGGGCCTTACGGTTCGCGGAATAGATTGCCTTGGAAGCGGGCTTCTCCACATTTTCGTTGGCAACGACCGCGTCTTCGGTCTTTTTCTTCGTAGCCATTTTCTTGTTCTCCTTTCGTCAGTATTAGAGGGCAATTTCACCGGCAAAAGCCGAATTTCGGCCACTTGTAAAGTAAAGTTGCCTGTCTCTAATTTCTATACTACTAAAAAACAATATTTTGTCAATTACATGAGAACAACAAAATTTCCGCCGCGCACAGACACCTCTATGCACGACGGAAACCTTGATGAATCCTCAGTTTTTGCTGGGCGGGCACACAGACTGTTTTTTCTTGTTTTTATCGCTTCCCTTGGAAAGAGCTTCCAGTGAAGAGTTGCCCATAGTAGGGAAGGGCTTCTCAGGAGGTGGACGTCGGACAGGCTGAGTACGTTCCGCCTGTTCAGTTTTCTTTTTGTTATCCTGAACAGGTTTTCCGCCTTGCTGGAACCCTGCAAATCCTGTGCCTTGCCCGCCGGCGTTCTTATTGCCCTGCTGATTCCGAGGATTGCTGTTGGGGCGATTCTGCATATTCGGCATATTTGCTCTGGGGGCTGAACCGAGATTGAGATTGCCTCTCGGAGCACCCTGAGCATACGCACGGGCAGCACCGTCCTTGGCTTTGTCCGGTTTCGTTTCGCGCTGTGGAAGGTGATGCTCCTCGCGGGGCGTCAGTTCAGGCTGAGGCTTCTGCTTTGGCTTCTCAGGTGCCGGACGTGGCGTTTCCTCGGCGGGAGGCATCTCGTCATTCGGAGGTGTCTCGGCAGGCGTAGGAGGCGACTCAGGAGCAGCAGGAGCCGTTTCCCACTCAATGACATCCGCAGGCTCTTCGGGCGGTGCAACGAACTCGCCGTCCAGTTCCACGGCATCGTCCTCTGCCTGAGAGGTATTCCACTGTTCGTATCCGCTACCATGCGGGATGCGCTCATCAGGCCACCAATCCTGTTCCTCATAGCTCATGGCACGGCGCTGGCGCTTGATGCGGCGGGCACGCTCATCGGACTTTCGAGACCGGTCATTTGACTTGGACCTATCTTTGATTTTACTTACGCGATAGTCAAGTTCATCCCGCAACATAGCTGACTTGGTGCGGACAACATTCCATGCGTCAGCAATCCGCTGGCGGGTGGATGTGCCGTTCTCTTCATCGTCAAAGTCACTCCACGCAGAGCCAAATTTACCCTTGTAGGAACGGTCGATGTCTTTGAACGGATGCTCACGCTCGTATGCCGCGAGCTGCATCTTCTCTTCAATGCGCTCCTTTTTCCGCTGTTCTTTTTCTTCGATAGGAGTCTTATCGCGGATAAACCACTTCGCCATATTCTTGGCATCGGGATGCAGAGTATGAGGATGCTTGTAGGCGTGGACAGGGTTATGACCCTTGAAGATAATGATACATTCGTCACGATTGATTTTGAAAACTTCATCGTAACTCAGCAGGGAACGTCGGCCTTCACCAGTGGAGTATTTGTTCAGCGCTCCCATGATGCTGTTCTCGATACCCTCGTGCTGCTGTGTTTCAACACGAACGGTGGTGTCACCGATGCGTTTCGTAATCATGTCGGCAGTTTGGGAGTCGTTGACGCCGAGAGACAGGAATGTATCGCAGTTACTTATGATGGTTTCCCACCTGTCGCCGTAGTTCAGATACACCTGACCGACGTTCTGCCAAATCATTGCGACTGCCATATCACGCTTACGGATAGTAGCCAGCTTGCGGTCAAAGTCGGGGATGATACCGATAGAAGCACACTCGTCCATCAGAAAATTGACGGGGACGGGGAGCTTACCATCGTCCTGACTATCCGCAAAGTCCACCAGATTGATGAACAGCATGGAGAAGAACAGAGCAACGATGAACTTGAATGTATCATGGCTATCGGGGAACTGACAGAAATACGCACAAGGCCGCTGCCCCGGCAGGAGAAGGTCAATATCGTCGGTGGTCAACAGGTTGCAGACCTGTTCACTCTGCAGCAGGTTCAAGCCGATGGTCAGGTTTGTAACGAGGTTGCCCCACAGGTTTGCGGAAGCGGATTTAGCGGCCTGATAGGGACGCAGACACGCCTTTTCATCGACAGGAATCTTCTGGTCGTCAAACATGGCATCGAGAAACTCTGCAGCATCGTCGTGCATCAAGTAGTTGTAGACCGTGCGGATATTCTTATCTTCCTCCGCCACATCTTTGCAGATGAGACAGCGCAGAATGAGTGCTGTCAACAGAGATTTAGGTCCGTCCTTGTAGATACTCTGCGTTTTGGCATCCATGATATTGGAGATAACGATATGCGAAAACATCTGAGCCGTTGTCTCAATCATCTTGCCGTTACGCACAGACTTCAAACAGTCCCAGCCATCAGAAAGGCTCAAATCCTTGAGGTTCAAGATACGGACACAATAGCCGGCGTTCATAAATGACGTTGCCATATCACGTGTCAGACCACCATCGGGGTCCGTGACAACGATGGACTCTTTTCGCCGGATAGTCTGGAGGCAGTAGTCCTTCGCAAACGTGAAAGTCTTACCGGAACCGGAAGCACCAACGCACATGATGTGATGGTTCGTTCGAGAGTCATCGTGGCGTAGGTTGATGAGGTATTTGCCCGTTTGGTCCAGCATTCCGAGGATTGTACCATAGGATTTCTGCGGGGATTGGATAACTGCCATATCCTCGTATTCTTCCGGTTCTTCGAAGTGTGAGTCGCCGTAGACCTGACGCTCCATGGCGTTGGTGAACTTACGCCCAAGCGGGTCAGAACCATCTTCGTTACCCCAGACATTCAGAAAAACAAAGGCGGTTACAACGGCGAGAATCAGGAAAATGACGAAGAATACACCGGTAGGGAAGCCCTTCTCCGCCATGCATTTGATAATGCCGATAGGGGAGAAGGTCGCTCCGTTTGCGCTGTAAAGGGTGTTCAACATACCTGCAAAATAAAAGGAGAAAATGAGTTCACCGAGGCCAATACGAAGCAGCCACTTCTTGAGTTCCTGCTTCTTTTTATGTTTCACGTGTCACACACCTCCTCACTCAGCATTTTCGTAGCGCGGCCAGTAGACATCACGAGCGTTCTTGGCTCGCTGCACGACCAATGACGGTTTAGCCTTTACGCTGTCGCAGTAATAGGCAAATGAGGATGCCGCAGTGTAGGCACCATCTTTTGTGTTTGGAACACTTCGGATGGTATCCCAGATTCGCGGGTAATTCGTCTGCAGGTCGTATGCAAGATACTTGATTTGCGTTGTGGCCGTGTCGTAGGCGAAGCCATTCTCCATACACCAAGAGTTGAAGGCTTCCAGTCTGTCACCAGACCACTGGAACAGTCCGTACGCTCCGGTCGAAGCATTTTCGCGTTTGGCGTCGCCGCCAGACTCGTCCATCATACTTACCAGTACGCCGCAGAGCGCCGCATTGTTGATACCCAGCGCTCCCTTTACATAGGTGGTCAAATCACTGCCATCTTCCATCGCGGAAAGAGGATAGTTCACATGGAAAATCAGGGCATTTGCGGCGTCATCACGATTGTTCAACCTCGTGATGTCATATGTAATTTTTGCTACACCTTCGTTCGGAACTTGCCCGTAACCTGTTGTGTTGCCCTCAACTGTCGTAATGGTATTGCTGTCAACAGCAACAACGAGTCCAACGTGTGTTGAACCGCTTATCATTCCATTTTTTGAATACAGCATAATATCGCCCGGCACAGGGGTGTAGGCTGTGCCTCCGAATGGCGTACAATCCTTGATGTGAAAATACTTGTAGCCCTTTCTTACCATGCCGTTACCAAGCGCATCTGTATTGGCTGTGCGAGGAAAAACATCAGAGCATCCAGCCTGTGCAGCGCACCACATGATGAAAACGACGCACCAAGCACCACGCTCATCTCGTCCATAATACCACTTGTTATACTTGACGCTATTGGAGTGCGGGGGCTGCTCGACAGAGTCGGCACGTCCAACTTCTGCCAATGCAACAGCCACAATATTCTGGCCGCCAGAGCCGTAAATCAGGCTGCCACTATTGATACTGTCGAGAGGAATATCATGGTCTTCCAGAAACTTTATCGTTGCATCTTTATTGCCAGCAAGAATGATATTGCCGTTTTCGTCGAACTCCGTCTCACTCATGAGAAAGTCGTCTGTGCCGCTGAAGCAGTCTGATAGGTACTCGCGTTGTCCGCCGACCTGACGCTCATATTCCTCGTCATTGTCCGACCAGCTCTTTGCCATCATCTTAGCCATATCCCAGCCATACGCATCGGCGTATTCCTGAAGAAGCTCTGTATTGTCTGCCGTGTAGCAGTTTTCGATGATGACATCTGCGAAAGCTGTGACTACCGTACTGACAAGCATCACGAAAGCAAGCAGGAGACAAATGATAGACTTGAATACACTTTTATTCATAAGACTTGCCTCCTTTTACCAGAAGATGTTGCCCATCTCAGACTCACCGGTTGTCTTGCCGTCACCGTCCAGATTTCCGCCCCAGAAACCGATGATATTGCTCAGTTCCGTAATATTGCGGACGCGAATCTGAATGGGCACTGTGACTGTTGCTGTCACGATTTCCTCAGTAATGTCCTCGCCTGTCTCCTCGTCTACCCCAGTGACGATAACATCGGTTCCGTACTCAGCAGGGATAGTAGAAAAGTCAGGTGTATCAATAACCAGCATCAGGTCAATAAGCGCACAACTATAGTCAGAAAGGTCGGTTTTGATGCCATCGTCGCCATAGTTGTTGCGCTCAAAAGAGACCTGTTCCGTCAGGTACTGAGGTACGAATGTGCCGCACCACGAGTTGACCGACCCGATGATGCCACTCTTGCCGAGGTCGAAGGAAACCGTGTCCGTGTGGGCGCTGTCGTAGTACCCCAGCCACCGCATGAAACCGGAAACCTTGAGGGGTTCGTTGTCGCCGGTCTTCGTGGTGGAGTAGACACTGAGAAGCTGCAGGGCGTTGTAATAGGACATCGGCTCTACCTGAAGGGCGACGGTCGTACCGTCCCATCGGTCGTAGGTGCCTGCGTACGCTGCAGAGAAGTAACTGTCGATGGCATCGTGCATATCGGTAACGATATCCTCCAGCTCTTCGGCACGTACTTTGATTTTCTGACTACAGGCGAGGATACAGTTTAGCGATGTATCTCGCAAATCGTCTTGATTTTCCATGACGCCTACTTCCTGTTGCCCATCCGCTGTTATCACATCCGAACTGTCTGCTTGCGATGTGATAGCACTCCAAATACTGCTTGCCGCTTCTTTCAGAGCATCGCGGAGAGGACCAAGAGAGATGTAATACAGGAATGTTTTTACCTGTACGTCACCACCGCCAGAGTAGATGTACTCGTCCTCGCGTTCTTGCACAGCTTCAAAAAATGCGGATGTTGCTTCATAGATGGAAGCAGGGAAGGCGTAGGTAAGGATAAGCGTCACGGCCAACATTGCAACAATGAGCCGTGCCGCCGTGCGAAGCAGTTCAGGGGCAGCTTTAACACCTTCCACAACTGCTCCTGCAGCATTACCACTGGCAGCATTTGCAGCGATTTTACTGACGGCTTTTGCAGACTTTACAGCATCAGATGCAGTTTGCGCGGTTTCGCGGCTAACTTCACCGAGATTGGTCTCACCATTCTTAGTTGCCATATCATCACACTCCTTTCATTGAAAATGTGAGAAAGGCCCGCGAAGCGAGGCTTTATATGCCTTCACCTCGCGGGTCTTGTTTCTATGAAATAAGGTTGCTCTTAGTCGCGGTCAGGGTCCCACTTTTTCTTGGTCCGTTCCCGCTTTTCCCGCTGATTTTCTCCGAGGATAGGTTCTTCCTCAGGGGCGGGACGCTTCTTGCTGGGGTTGTCATCAGGGGAAGCATCGGGAGTATCAGCAGAACCACTATTGGCAGGCCCACTGTCAGATGTACCACCATCGACGGGCTCGAAGTCGCCCTCATCATCGTCGTTTACGTGGATAGGCCCGTAATTAGCGACGTTTTCAGGAGAATCCTGAATGGAAACGGTATGCTCGTCAGACGCAATGTGGGTAATCGTCTGCTGATTGACCTCGCGGACTTCATCAACGGGCACCTCGTGAGCAAAGAAGCGAGCGCCATCTTCGGTCTGGATTTCCTGCATACTCGCCCGCATATTATCGTCGGCATGGAAGTAGCCAGTCTCGTCCATGACCTCATACCCGCGCTCAACACCGTTCATGTCGGTATGGACCGCATAGATGTGACGTGCGCCGTTATCATTGCCGTCGGTAACAGCCGTAACGTTACTGAACTTACCTTCCTCGTGGCCGAGAGCAGGACCGAAGGCCTTCTGCATCAGCTCGCCGCCAACCTCATCGTTGCCAGCAAGGTTGTAATTGGGGTGTGCCAGAATACCAGCCGCCATGGAGGGAGAACTTTCGTGTGCCGTTTCGCGCATGGCGTCTGTCGCATCGCGGTAGACTGCCTGCATCGCGTGGTTTGCCTGCTGTGCTCCCTGCGTAACAGGCAGGCTGTAGTTCTTCGCCATAAAGTCCTTTACGGAAGCATCGGGTCCGGTAACAGAAGCCATAGGCGTCTTGAGGGAGCCGGTCATGTTCCGAGGATTATCGCCGTTCGGAGTGTTGTAGCTCAGGCCGGCACGCATAGCAGTATCATTCAGACCAGCAGTGCCCTCAGGCGTGACGTTGAAGCGTCCGGAGCCCTCGTTACGCAGGTTCTGCGCGGCAAATGCGGCAGGTGCGCGGTGAGCTTCCGCTGCCATCTGCTGAAATGCGGGCGTAAACTTCTCGTTCTGGTCCTTGGGGGCCGGATACCGCTGGGTACGGTCGCGTGCTGCGTTTCGTGCGCCGTTGGTATTCTGAGTAGCCTTACGTTCGGCCTGTTCGCGCTGCTGGGCAGCGTTCTTGATTTCCTGATTTCGCGCTGCGGCACTGGTCGTAAAGCCGGCAACAGCAGCTTTCATGGAGTCGGAGACAGTAGCACCACCCTTACGGGCACGGTTGAACTGAGACCAAGCACCACCGAGGCCGCCCCATCTGCCTTCCTTTCCGTAGTTTTCGCCAAGGATAGCCTTGGAGTTGTTGCCCTTGCCGCCAGTCCAAGCATTCGTAGCAGACTTAGCAAGACCAGCGATAGCGGCGCCAGTACCGACAGCTTCATCCAGCAGGTTGCCACCTGTAGTGACGACGTTCAACCCAAGCTGGGCAAGGTAAGTGTCGAGCCGCTGCGCGATATGGCACGCAGCCAACACAAGGAAACACTGTGCAAGGTTATCCATACTGGCAAAGCCGGAAAGAATGAGCTTCAGAGACCACACAGACAGGCACATCAGGATAAGCTGGCCGATGAACATACTGAACCAGCGTTTGAAGATGTGGATGGTTTGGTCAGAGGCAATCGTTGCGTAGGCGAGGGGAGCAAAGGCATAGACAGTGATACCCACCATCAGATACCGTTCAAACAGCTCTACATAGAGCTTGAACAGCGCCACTGTGATTGCTACTGTCAGGATGAACACGGCAGCGGTTTTGATAACGCCGGTCAACAGCGTAAAATTGCCGGGGCCGCCGCCGACGAGAAGGGAACCTACGTCAATAAGGACGCCCTGTACTGTCGCACTTGTGCCACCGCCAGCGATACTTGTATCCCAGAACGCATCGTAAGGCTTCTTGATGAAATCAATCAGCATCATGGCAATGTAGTTGCCGAAGTAAATCATGCCGATGGACACACCAGTCATGACAAGAACTCGCACCGGACTTGTGCGTGATTCGCCGGCAGAAAGGAAAATGCTGTAGATGGAAAAGGCAGCGATGACAATGGCAAATGCCAGCGCCATAGCCTGAAAAATACTGTACCCTGTTGCAAGATACGGGATTTTATCAAGCAGCGATTCCATGCTGAGTTCCATCTCATCGCCCCACCATGAAATGACAAAGTTCAGAATATGGGCGATGATATTGTTGAGTGTTGCGAGGATAAGTTCAATCATACTTTACCGACACCTCCTCTACTGGCCGGGGCTGTTGGGGTCCCATGCCAAGGACTTAAACAGGTCATTGAACAGAGATGCCACCAACGGCAGCATACAGAACGCTGCATACGCGACTACAATAACCAAGACAGCACGTTTGGCCGCTGCGTAAATACGGACATTCTGCGGGTCATGTGTCAGAACGCGCATAGCTGCAAAGCAGAGCGCCAGTGTAGCCAACGGTGTTACTGTTTTGAACATGACACTGTAGATAGGCCCGAACGAATTGGCAATACCCGCATCGGGTGCCGCATAAGCAGGCGTCACGAGAAAGAAAAACAGAAAACACAGGAGAACACAGGCGACAACTGCGCGAACAGACTGCTCCTGCAGCACAGGAGCCTTTGTTTCGTGCATATTGATTCCTCCTTTGTTTTGGGATTAACTAAAAAAGCGAGGACACCGAAGTGGGTGCCCTCGCTTACGTCACGCTCTCCTTGCGCCGGTGGTGCGCTTCAGCGGGGAGCGCCTCTTGTTGATTTAAGCGTTCTCGGAATTAACCGAATACGCTTCCGGTGTTGCTGCTGGAGAACCAGCCGCCGACCTGCTCGATAATCAGGGGTGCCAGCCAGATGACAGCGACAACGATGACGATAAGGAAAACCTTCTTCTTCATCGCTTCGATGTCTCTCGCGTCGCCAATCAGCGCCTTCAGTGCGGTGGCACTGAGGACGATGGCGGCCAGAGGCGCAACGATTGCGGTGATGATGGTGTAAATTGCCTTGGTGCCAGTCTTAACGCCATTCACAATGGCATCAGACGTACTACCTCCGGTAGCGAAACACGTAATGGTCATCATAACCATCATCAGTGCTACGAGGAGCACAGTCGTCGCAATACGTACCCACTTCTTGTTACCTGCGTCTGCCGGCAGAGTCAGATACTTGTCCATGTACGTACACGCTCCTTTCAAAAAAAAGGGGGAGATTTCTCAGCATCACACTTCATGGAAGTGCGTCAGAGAACTGAAAAACATTGACCACCGTTCCATATTTTTCACTCTCTAATTCAACCCTACCAAAATTGGATATTTTGTCAAGTCCTTGGACGCGACAAAATTCCTGTGATGCTAATACAGGTATTTTTGTGTAAAGCAAAAATACTTGTATCAGCCCCACAGACCGGGGAAAACAGGGGAGGGGAGCTTACGCTCCCTTCTCCTGTGCGACAACCTTCTCCGAGCTTCTCTTCCTCTCAGCGAGGAGATGGTCGTCAATTCCCTTTTCGGCATCATCCCAATAGGATTTCTTTGTTTTCCCGTTGGGGAGGATGGTAATACTGTGACGGATGCCCTTCTTGTGCAGAGCCAGAGCCATTGCCCCGATTCGCTTAAAGACATTCCGCTCCGAGGGAAGACCAAGCTCATGCTGCTCACAGAGAGCTGCCAATTCCTGTTCCTTCTCCTTTGCGTATTCCGCATCCCAACAAAGCATCTCCATGTTGATGCCATGTTTCTTTGCCAACTGCTTGAGCGAGCTGCACGCCATGATAACGCCCGGATTGGTCATCTTATCCATATCCAACGCATTCACAATGCGAGTGATGCCCCGTTTCTTGAGTGCGGGGAATATGCTCTCATCAAGCATCTTGGTATTCGTTACTCCTTGAATTGCGATAAACGCAGCTTTTCTATCACCCAGAAGTGCCAGCGCGACGTCGGCCTTGAGGGGTCCTTCCGTCAGGTAGACGGTCGTACCCCTGTTCAGCGGAGCATTTCCGAGAGGAAAGTGGGCTCTGCTGATGCCGGTAGTCACACCGCAGGGCAGCCGGTTGGCGGAAACGGTAAGGTAGCGGGGATTGGTGTTCCCGTCACGCCGTACCTGAATTCCGACGATTTGGCCGCCGCTGTTTCTGGTGGGGATGAGCATACCTTCCGGCAGGTTCAGAATCCATGTTCCCTTCACCTTGTAGAACCCCGGCACACCCTGAAGGGTGCAGCCGCGTTTCAGAAGGGCGGAAGCAAGAACCATACCGGAGATAACAGAAGCAGAATTTTTCTGCTTCATACGGCTGTAGGAGAAAATAGCGCCTTTAAGCTCATTGAACCGCTTATTGGCGTTCTTTGCCTTCACAGCAATTCGCTCCGACGTCTTCACAGTGAAGCTGGCATATCCGTTTCTCTGGATTTCAGCATCACTTAACCCTCGCTTTACCAGATTGTCACGGTGCTCTTTGGTAAGACTCAACCATGACAGCGACAGAAGCGTACTGTATGTTTTGTCCAACACACTGCTGGGAGCAATGGGAATCTCCTCAAACTGAAACTGCTTTGTCTCAATTTCAGTGGGAATAGTGCCGTTGCCACAGCGGGCGGTCATCTCTTTGATGAGCTCGTGTGTCTTTTCATCATCCAGAGAGTCCACAGAAACGCCTTTTACTGCTCTCGCATAGAGACTCAGCGGAGTACCCTTTGCGCCACAGTGAAAGCACTTATATCCGCCTTTCTCAATGTTGCAGCCGAGCCGATACTTCGTGTCACCACAGAAGGGACAACAGAAGTTCCGCCAGTTTCCGCCACTTTTCTTCTCTTCACGGAAACCAAGCGCTCGTGCAACATCGAGGGACGTAATGCGGACGTCGTTAGAAAAGCCCATATTTTTTTCTCCTTTCTTGCAAATTTTCATGTATCCGTGGGGAGGAGGAAAAGTGTGCAATCATTGCACACTTTTCGCTCCGTGCCCCAAAAGAGGTTTAGGGAATCATCTGCAGCATCCGCGCCTTCTCTTCCAAGACCAGCTTGGCCGCAACAATCAAGTTGGGGTTGTTGATGGCCTTGCACTTCTCGGCGTACCACTTGACCATGTCGATATCCAGTTCACCCATCACCTTACCCTTCATCTTTCCGGAAGGAATGACGAAGGCCTTTGCCTGCTCCAGCGTCATACCGGCGACGCCGATAGGCTGCTGTACCGGAGCCTGTCGCTGAACGGGAGCCGTCATAGGAGACTGAGGTGCGGGCTGCTGAGGATAGGTCATAGGAGGCTGCTGCTGCTGCGGCGCCGGCTGAGGCATCTGCATCTGCTGCTGTCCAAAGGGGAAGGACGAAGCAGGCGGAGCCTGAGTTGGTGCCGGATTGGGCGCAGGTGCAGGATTACCGGCATACGGCATCGGATTGACAGGCGGCATCACAGGATTCTGGACGACCTGCCCATTACTCACGACCATCTGCGGGTACTGGAAGGGAATACCACCGTCACAGGGGTAGTTGTTCCCGTCCTCGGCGGCATTGCCGCCGTCCATCGTGGGAGGCGTGCCGAAACCAGCATTGGCAAGGGCGCGGCCCTTGGCGCGGGTTGCGGCAGTCTGGATGGCATTGTTGATGGAGTCGTAGTCGCCGGCAGTGATAGCACAGCCAGCAGTGGAACGTCCCACCATGTTGCCGTTGATGAATACAGATGCGGTAGCCTGCATCAGAGCCAGCTCAGGGATGTACTTCACATCACCGTCGTCCACGTAACCGTTCAAGCCGTTCTCGGCGCAGTACGTGGCGAACCAGATGAGCCGGTGGGGAACCTGCAGATAGGCGGAGTGCTTATCATTGTCATAGGTGACGTCGATAAGGTCCTGCATCGGGTCGTAGCTGCACTTACGGGCATTGATGAAAACCTCAGTGTTGTTCATGTTCGTTTTCTCCTTTCTTTTTCAGGGGCTGCATCAGCAGCGATTCTCGTTTTTCTGACGGCGATAGTCTTCGCGGGCCTGCTCACGGGTAGCCAGTCCGTTGGATACGAGGGAAACGCCGGTGGCGATTTCCCAAACCTCCACGAACCGTGTTACACGACGGCAGCAGCGGAACATATCATCATCGGAAATCTGAATGAAACATTCCTGCTTGTTACGCATGGAACCGGCATCGTAGGCCGTGGTGCCGTTGCCCTGACCACTGGGACGGGCTTCAAAGTTGGTGATTTTCACCGTCCACGGAAGACGCCGCTTCTCACCCTTCACGTAACCCTGCCGCGTGATAGTCAGCAGAGACACAGGTACGAACCCATCGCGGGAACGCGCTCTGGTGTTGACACGGGTCTGCGTGTGCTGGAAGTCCCGCGTAAAGGGAACAGGGGACAGTTCCGCAGCCTGCTGGCTCTGTGCGGCACAGGCCTCCATGGAAACACGGGCCTGACCGAAGGAACCGGCCAGCTCTCCGTAGTACGGAGGCGCCATCGGTGCGATGCGTCCATTGGCGGTAGAACCGAAGGTGTTCTCCAGTTTCTGCACCAGTGCGTAGAAGGCACCGAACACAGCACCCTGTTCACGGAACCGACCGAACAGCTTGGACCAAATCCCATCTCTCGGAGAAATACCGTACTGGCCCATATTGGACAGTGCGACATCCGCCAGAACAGGGAAGAGGTCGGGGCTTGCATTTGCGGCCACGCTGATGCTCTTGCCGTTGCCAGTACCGCCGCTGTAATCACAGATGACGACCTTGATGCCGGAGCGGGCGGCGTGCTTTGCGCCACCGGCACCATGCAGCATGGCATAGTCTGCGGGATTTGCGGGAACCAGCGCATTACGGAAATCCAAAATGCGCTTACTGGCATCCGCTCGGACGATAATATCGTTGGGCCCACGCATCTGCGGCTGTGCAGGAGGCGCATACTGCGGCTGCTGCATAGGCATCTGCTGCTGAGGCTGCTGATACATCGACTGAGGAGCAGGCTGTTGGTACATCTGCTGCTGCGGATACTGCTGGGGCTGTTGCTGGGAATAATAGCCGTTGTTCATAGGGGTGTTTCTCCTTTCTCGTCTTTGCCGCAATGGACTTACAAGACTTTCCAAAAATTTAGCATGGGACATATATCCAAAAAGAGACCATCATCGACATGGATGATGGTCTCTTGAATACGTATGGTGTCTTAAAAAAACAGGAGCTTTTGCTCCATCGTAATGATAGCTTCGTAATTATAGTTCTATACTACCACAAGGCGATATTTTGTCAATGCCTCTTGCGAGGAAAATTTCCTGTTTTCGTTTTTTTCAGGCACGGGAGCGAAGCTCCCGCAGCTTCGCAGAGGCCTCCCGTTCGACCGGAAAACCCCTGCTCATCGTCCCCTGCCTGAGCCTGCAAAACCGCATTTCCGAACGCTGAAAACGCACAAAAAGTTAGTGCTTTTATTTTAGATAAGGTAAATATATATAGAGAGAGCCAATTTTTTCCAATCCAGCAATCCGTTGTGGCACAACGGTTTCCGGATTTTTCGGAAAATTTTATCATGTACTCAAATTTCATATTGACCTGAGAAGTCGGTTCATGATAAAAACGGGTGTGTTTTACAGGCGTAGGAGGTGTTGTCTGTGCCTGTCCCTTTTATCCTGCGGCGTCACTGCACACCAATATGAAACTGAACGACACTTTTCAAATTTAACATGAAAATACTTGCCAAAATATCTGATTTTTGCCAATATAGACTTGACATTTTTTTATGTTCGTGTTAGTATAACGTTGTGATTAAGAAACAGGAGGGATTAAGCGTGACTTATGACAATTTGAACGGCACAGAGAACAGGGAAGACCCTCGCGCTGTCGCTGGTCCGTCCCGCACAGAAGCTCCTGTGTACTACGCATGGACGCAGATAAACGAGGAGAAAAGTGCGGAGCTTTCAGCGCTGGCGCACAACTCTCCCAGTGCGTTCGTGACATATCTGGCGTTGAGAGCGAATGCGGGAGGTGAGAATGCTTGCATATGCTCGGCGAGAGTTCTCGCCGACTGCCTGAAGATGACGACACGGACGATTTACAGTTGCATCGCAGAGCTTCGAAATGGCGGCTGGCTCATGACTCTTCGCTCTGGCTACGGCACGATATACGTGCTGAACGGCGACATCACATGGCATTCGTGGGGTAATGGGAAATACTACTGCCAGCTCAAGGCAAATGTAGTTATCTCCCTTGACGAGCAGGCCAAAGAGATGCAGGCGGCGGTTATGCAGGAGGTCTTCAAGAATGGAACCCCTGAGGAAGTGGTCGTCAGCAGCAGGGCACATTGTCCATTCAGTAAGTTCTTTCAGATGAATGACAATTTTATTGGACACCTGTGTGGGCTGACAATGGAAAACCCGTCTGCCACGGCCACGCTGCTATATCTCGTAGAACACATGGATAAATACAACGCCATTACCTGTTCCTACTCTGAAATCGAGAAGGAAACGGGTATCGGATATCGGATGCTCTGCAGTGCCATGAGCGATTTGAAAAAATACGGATATGTCGTAACGTTGAGGCGTGGCGGCAGGGGAGGGGCTGGTACATACGCCGTGAACCACCGTATTTTCTGGCGAGGAACGTATTCCGGCTTGAAACGGAGTGCATTCCCACCGGATATCGGCATCACTGGCCCATATGCAGACGTCATGTTTGGGGGCGTCCCGCTGAAGAAACAGAAAATTCCCTCCGCCATTTGGAAAAACCAAGTGCTTCGGCAGGCGGAGCAGGAAGAACAAGAAGAAAAGACGTCCTGAGGGGGTGAGCGAAATGTGTGATAAATCTAAGACCGCATATTCCATCAACAACTACTATATCGAGCAAATCGTCGCACTGACGCTTCAGTCCAAGGGTGCATGGACGATTGTGATGTACCTCGCCGGACAAATGAACGACGAGAATATCGTATACTGTCGGCGCGATGCGCTGTGTGAGGCGACTGGCGGAAAACTCCGCAGCGTTACCTCGTGGATTACCGCCCTGCAGAAATACGGCTTTATCTATGTGGTACGCAAGGATAAGGAGGGCTGGGAGTTCGCTGTGAATCCTGCGCTTATCGTCCGTGGTATTCCTGACAAGGACCGCAAGTACCCGATGTGGCCGCAGGGGTTGACTATCACAGGCCCTGTCATGGAGTCTCATGATAAATGGGTCGAAAACAATATGGCGCCTGAAGTTCCTGCGGAGCCTGTGGTGGTGCAGACCGCCTACAGCAACGCTTAACCAAGAAGAAAGGAGGACACGTTATTGGTAACAATCTTCGCAAGAGATGACCATGTCGGCATCATGTGCGGCGTCGAGGACGGTGAGCTGTTCCTTTGTAACTACCGCGACGGTTACACGATGCCCGACACTCCCGCAAACCGAAACCAGCTTATGAGAGACTTCTTCTACTACAGTCAGGTTGGGTTCTGGGGGTAAACGAAAAGTGTGCAATGATTGCACACTTTTCCAGAGAGCGATTTTAAGTACGGATGGTATGACCGGAATTTACGCCTGTGGAGACGGATGTTCGTCATTGAAGCAGGAAATTGCCGTGTATTCCGAACTCTATGTGAGAGATAGCTTCGGATTGAAGAAGCGGTGACTGTACCATTTCCATAAGGCGGGAGCAAATTTTTATGAACCGCCTATCGAGACGCAAAAGGGGTAGTCTCTAAGAGAGGCGAATTGAAAAGTGTGCAATCATTGCACACTTTAGGGTGGCATACTTTTTCAAACTTGAAAGGACAAAAGAATTATGAAGACGATTACGAACTTTAAGCGTATTCTCTCTGCCTTTTTACTCCTCTGCGTTCTCCTGAGCTGCGTGGGTATTAAGGCATACGCCGCCAGCACTGTGCGTGATGGTGAGGTTGTGAAGCAGGGTATCCTGATGAAGTCCACGGACGGTATGGTTACTGTCCATGAGACTGCAGCGCACACCACTGGCAATGACTTTGATGTGACGATGACTGTCACTACTTCCGATTTGGTCGAACTGGAGCCCGTGAAGCCCGTTCATATCGTGCTGTGCATCGACCGCTCCAATAGTATGGATGGCGACCGGCGCACTAATACCAGAGCTGCTGTGAACGAGTTTGTCTCCGGCATCCTCGATAAAGACGGCATTGCTGCCGGCAATCAGGTCTCCGTTGTGAGTTTTGGTACGAAATACTGGAGTCACTGTTGGCTGACCAACGACACGGCTAAGGTCTCTGAGGCTGTTACCACGGCGACGACTGCTGTAAGTGATATCTATGATGGTGGCACCAATGTGCAGGCCGGTATTTATGCTGCCCAGCAGGTATTTGCTGCCGATAAGAGCTCTGCACAGAAGGTCATCGTCCTGTTCTCTGATGGTATGCCCACGTACAGCTATCGTCTGACCGGTACGGCTGATTGGTCTGGCTGCACCGAGTCTGGCCGGCGCCACAACTGGAATAAGTCCAGCGGCACTGCCAGCAACCTCGTTACCAGCTTCGACCGTAATTCCATCGTTGGCAGTGGTTCCGACTTCGAGTACACGCAGGACAACCACTATGCTTCTCTGGATGTCACCTGCGAGCATGATGAGCGCACAACTCTGACTAACAAGGTCTATGCAGATAACGGCCAGCCCGCTATCGTTCAGGCGCAGGCTGCCAAGGATTCCGGTTTTGAGATTTTCACCGTGTTTCTGGATGGCTATGGCAAGAATGAGCAGACCAGCAAGCAGAATGCCGAGGACACCATGAAGGCTGTTGCGACCGACGCAGACCACTACCTGTCTACGCAGGACATGAACGAACTGAGCGACCTGTTCAAGAGTATCGGCAATTCCATTGTGACGACCACCAACGCCGGTACGGTCGTGGCACCCATGGGCAGCTACATCCAGCTTGGTTCCGTGTCTGAGTTGGAGGCTTTCGGTATCGCAAAGACTTCCGATGGTTTGACGTGGAACGTCACCGCAGTGACTCCTACTGTAGATGAGGAGAAGGGAACTCGTTCCTATACCGTAACCTATCCCATTACTCTCCAGACTGACAAGGAAGGTTTCGTAGAAGGAAAGGCCTATGATGTCAACCCCTCTGCTGTGTTGACCTATACCTTCGGCGGCGTGGAGAAGACCATTGCTTTCGATATTCCCACTGTGCGCGGCTATCTGCCCTACGTTGAGCCTGTCGAGGTTTCCTATAACATCAAGCATGAGTATTACACCAATGGTGAACTGGACGGCTCCATCACTGTTACACAGACTGCCGAGGAAGGTACTGAGATTGACAGTTTCACGTTGGATAAGATTACCGAATACAACGATGAAACCTACGGGTATACTTCTGCTGACCCCTCTGTCATGATTGTGTCTGAGGGCGCAACCATGACGCTGCGTTACGACCGTGTTGTCGAGACTCCTCCCACGCCTCCTATGCCTCCTGTGAACATCAACATTGTTTACACTATTCGGCACGAATACTACACAAATGATGTATTTGATGGCGCTACCACTATCGAAGAGGAAAACGCTTCCGGATATGTGGTATCCGAGGATGCCATTGTCAAGGTTCTGAACTATCAGGATGGCGAGTATGAGTATACCGGCTGCACTCCCTCTGAGCTGACGCTGGATTATGGTCAGGAAAATACTATCGTCCTGCGCTATGACCGCACTGTTGAGGTCACTCCTGTTGAGGTGAACTACACCATCAAGCATGAGTATTATACCAACAACGAACTCGATGGCGAGACAGTAGTTGAGTCTGCCGGCGCCGAGGGTACTGTGCTGGACGCTGACAGCGTGACCCGCTGCACCACCTACAACGAAGAGACATACGGCTTCACCTCCTGCACGCCCACTTCCGTTACCCTGACTGTTGATGGCGATAATACTATCGTTGTTCGCTATGACCGCACGGTTGATGTTGTTCCCGCAATGGTTCCTTATACCATCCGGCATGAGTATTACACCAATGGTGAGATGGATGGTGTCGCTGTCGTGGCTCAGTCCGCTGAAGAGAATACTGAAGTTGACTCCGAGAGCATTTTTAAGATGACTGCCTACAACAAGAAAGCATACTCTTTTACCTCTGCCACTCCCGCAAAGATGGTCGTTGTCGATGGTGCTGAGAACGTCATGGTTCTGCGCTACGACCGTACTACAGACACCGAGGCCCCTACAAAGTTCACGGTTGTCCATGAGTATTACACCGATGGTAAGCTGGACGGTCAGACGGAGGAAATCCTTGAGGCCGATATTGGCGACATCATCGGGGCTGCTGGCATTACCAAGAACACCACGTTCAAGGATGGTACGTACACCTTCACTTCCGCCAACTATGAGGTTATCGTGATTGCCGAGGGTGGCGAGAATAAAATCATTCTCCGCTACAACCGCCCTGCGGAACCTGAAAATCCCGGCGATGATGGTAAGAATGAGGATGATAAGCCTATCACCAAGCCCGAAGATAAGCCTGAGGACAAGCCGGAAGATAAGCCTGATACCAAGCCTGAAAATAAGCCCAGCGGCGGTCACTACTATTATGACACCACTCCCAGCACGCCTTCCCCTGAGACTGTTCCTCATGCGCCTCAGACGGGTGACACTTCCTTCGGGTGGCTGTATGTGTTCGCTGTGGCCGGTGTCTCCATCGCTGCGCTGCTGGTGGCTCCTGTGATTGGCCGTCGTAAGAAGGACGCTGAGTAAGAAAAGTGTGCAATCATTGCACACTTTTCCAAGAAACCAAAACTGAGTACGGACGGTATAACCGGAATTTACGCCTGTGGAGATGCACGGTCATCATGGAAGCAGGAAGACTCTGTTAGCTGGTAATTACGTGAGAGGTGACGCCAGCGCTTTGGGGAACTGAATATGCCTGTGTCGGGTATATAAGGCCCTGAAATAACAGGGTTGTATACCAAAATCTTGGGTTCTTACAGGTATATAGGGCCCTGAAATAACAGGGTTGTATACCTTACGGATTATCTGAATGACAAAATAATTTAACTTTTCCCGCCGCAAGCCCACTCCTTGAGGGGTAGGAGGAGTCAACACATTCCTAAATCAAGCAAAAAAAAGTGTGCAATCATTGCACACTTTTCGGAGACAGAAAAACACCTGAAAGGATGAAAACGATATGAGAATCGTAGCAGTATGTAACCAAAAAGGCGGAGTAGGAAAGACCACCACCGCTGTGAACTTGGGCGCGGCACTGGCTCGGCTTGGGCAGAAAGTGCTGCTGGCAGACATCGACCCACAGCGGAATCTTTCCGACACGCTGGGCTTCGTGCAAGACAATACTCCCACTACGACCAATGAACTCATTTACTTCACGGCATACAATATGCCCATCAACCTGAGTTCGTTTATTCGGCACAACGAAAAGGAGCAGGTGGACTTCATCCCTGCGTCTCCTGCACTCTCCTCTGCGCCGACCATTCTGGCGAATGTAGCTGACGGAAACCGTGTGCTGGCAAAAGCGCTCTCTGCCGTTGGCAGCCAGTGTGACTATGACGTCTGCATTATCGACTGCAAGGGCAGCCTCGACCTGCTGACATCCAATGCTCTGACTGCTGCGGACAGTATCATCATTCCTGTGGAGGCTGAGGAATATGCTGTCAACGGTTTGGCAGACCTGCTGAGTACCATCGACAGCATTCAGAAGTCTCTGAACCCCAAGCTGACCATCGACGGTATCCTCATCAACCGTGCGGATACGCGGCGCAGCAACGTGAAGACTACGCGGGATGACCTGACGGAAGCGCTGGGCGATGGCGTGGTACTGGAGACAATGATTCCCTACCTCAAGGAAGTATCCGACGCACCGACCGAGCATCGCACCTGTGTAGCCAAGAAGGGAAGTCGTGTCGGTGAGCTCTATATGGACGTTGCAAAGGAGGTCATTTCGAAATGGCAAATTCGCTGAAAGATAAGCTGGCCGCGAATGCGGCTATCAAGGGCAACGGGCTGGACGCCCTGCTCGGCAACAACCCTATGGATGCCATGCGCGTCGATGACCGGCGTGTGCAGGACATTGCGCTGAATAAGCTGCATCCGTTCGAGGGGCATACCTTCCTCGTGGTCAAGAATAGCGACTACGACTCTATGGTTGACAGCATCCGCAACAGCGGCGTTACCGTGCCCCTCATTGTGCGTCCGCATCCGACCATTGCCGGCGATTTTGAAATCATCGCTGGACACCGTCGGTTCAGTGCAAGCACTGATGCGGGGCTCCGTGAAGTGCCTTGCCTTGTCACCAATATTGACAATCTGACCGCAAGTAAAATCATGGTGGAGACAAATATCCAGCGTCCTGAGTGGCTGCCGTCCGAGAAGGCGAGGTCTTTTAAGCTGTGGACGGATACGGTCAAGACGGAGCAGAACATCAAGCTGGGCCGGCGTACCAACGACAGTGCTGACGACCCCGTATTGGGCCGTGCCAGCGAGGTGGCGTGCAAGAGGTTTGGTATCTCTGCCCGTATGCTGGATATGTATATCAAGCTGAACGACTGCTCCGATGCTGTGCTGTCTCTCTGTGATGCGGGGCGTATGACGGTCACGGCGGCCTATCAGCTCTCTTTCCTGACAGATGAACAGCAGGCTGAGGTTGCGGACAAGATGGCTGCCGACACCATCATGACGCTGAACGAGGTTGATGCCAAGGCTATCCGCTACACCTACGAGGGGCGTCCCATGGAGATGCCTGCAGCTTCCACTGAGGATAGGCCTCAGGCGTCTGAGCCCGTGCCTGATGAGGTGCGTGACAACGAGCTGTCTTCCGGTGGCTATCCCGAAGGCTACGAACCTTCTGGCGGTGGTTCTCACGATGCCTCACACGATGCTGGCCCCGTGGAAACCGTAGGGTACGACTATCCTGATACAGAGGTCGAGGAGGGCTCTACAAACGCTCCTGATGCCGTTGCGGATGATACCGCAGCCGCTACTCAGCCTGCCGTTGTGAGGCCGCAGGAGCGCCTGTCTTGGGCTACCATTGATGGTAAAGCTAAGACCGCACCCAGCAAGGGCGTTCGAGTCACCTTTGTTTTCGATGAACCTGAGATTCTCGGTGGAAACGAGAATGAGGTCCGCCAGCGGCTCAATGAGGTCGTTCGCTCTGGAAACAAGGAGCTGCTGATGGCTCTGGCCGAAACGCTCTATGATGCCATGATTGGCGAGTAAATTCCTGCCTTAAATATAACCGAAAACAGAGTAAAGAAAGTGTGCAATGATTGCACACTTTCTTTTTTTGTGCAATGTTCAGAACGTATGTGCGCTTAGAATTGCGAAGACTAACGCAGCGCTGAAAATTTGCAGCTCCCAAGTAGTTGACAAAATATCGGATTTTGGTAGTGTAGAAAATGTAGACACTCGTCCGTCGTATCCGTTGTCCTGTAGCGACTTTGAGGGCAAAATACGGGCACGTGGACGAAAGAAATACTTTGCGAGAGGAGCTGGAAATTGTGAAGATTAGTCGTTTCAAGAAACTTCGCAGTATCGTTGCGATGCTGCTGGTGCTTGTGATGATGACCGGTACGCTCCCTACGTCTGCATTTGCTGCGGGGGAGGAGATTACTGGTGTGGACGACATCGGCAATGAGATAATTGCTGATGTCGGTATGGTGGAAGGGGGTGATGGTGCATCGGCAGAAGATACAGTATCTATCGGAGTGCCTGACGAAAAAGGCGAAGGAAACACGGAAGATGCTGTCGGAAGTGGCGAGGAATCCTCTCAAGATGGCAGCGACAGTACAGCGGATGATAGTAAGTCTCCCGATGAGGTGAAGGACAATAGTTCTCCAGACTCGGAATCCTCATTGGAAATATCTAACCCTGATGGTGAGAGTTTTGATGATGAAGAAGGTCTTTCGGACCCCTATGCCGGTGAAGATACTCCCGTGAGCGTTACGCCTTTGTATGGCTCGCCGCAAAACTCTTCTGGTCCGAGGAGGGCTCCCGCTCGCGCATCGGGAACTATTACGACCGGCCTCGATATGGGTTATAACAGGAAGTGGATGGCCGAGTTTGCCCCCTATTCCAGTGCTGTTGAGAAATTCTTCAATGGACAGCCAGCTTACTGTATTGAGCCTCACAAGGGCGCACCCGGCTCTGGCACCTCCGTCGATGCCAGCAGCTATTGGGGGGATGATAGAGTTCGCCTTGCGCTTGCCTATGGCTGGGGTGGCGCAGATGACTCGACGTTGCTCTGGTATGCTGGCAACGGCACCTATGCGTGGTGTGCTACGCAGGAGGTTATCTGGGAAATCGTTGGCGGCTACAGCGACCTGAGCGACCTGTTTGTGGGTCCCGGTCATGCTTATGACCCGGAGGTTGCTGAACCTATCAAGGCAGCACATGATTATATCTGGGAGAAGATTAACCAGCAGGCAGAGATTCCGAGTTTTGCTGTCTACCGTCCCACAGATTTCAGAAAAGATATTGAACTTGCGTGGAATGGTTCAGTGTGGACAGCAACTAAGTATGATTCAAACAGGGTTCTGCCGAATTTTGACAATTTCACATTTGGGTTGGCTGGTTTGTCGACGAGTAAGGTTGGATACAATCTGACAATAACAGCAACATCAGAAGCGGCAAAGAGTTTGCTGAATGGATATGCTTCATATGTGTCTTATGGTAACGTGATTGACCCCGACAGCATCAATGCTTACCTTCTCGTTGCGGGAGGAAGCAAGCAGCATTGTGTTGCTTTGAACGGTTGGCCTGACCCCGTTACTTGTTATGTGCGGGCGAAGGTGACGCAAACAACCGGTAATTTGGACATCACAAAGACGTCTGAAAATGGGAAAAACATTTCTAACGTCAGCTTTACTGTAACTGGGCCGAACGGATATAACCGGCTCTTTAAGACAAATGCATCCGGCAAAATCAGCATTACAGACCTGCAGCCCGGAACTTACACGATTACAGAATCTTCGCCGTTAGGATACTACGCTGTGAATCGGGTTCAGACTGCGACAGTTACGATTGGAGGCACGGCGAGTGTCTCCTTCCAGAACAAAGTGTCTCGGTGTACCGTGCAGGTAACGAAGACATCGGAAGATGGAGTTCTGCAAGGGTTCACTTTTACACTGACGGGAACATCTTACGCGGGAGATGCTGTAAATCTGTCTGCGACCACAGATGCGAACGGCAAGGCTACGTTCTCCAATGTCCCCTTGGGTTCCAACTATGTTCTTTCCGAGGTAAATACGCCCGGAAGATATGTAGCCCCTGTCAGCCAGACGTTCGCGCTTTCGACGCCTAATACGTCTGTAAGCAAAACATTCGAAAATAAATTGGCTCGCGGCAACGTGACTGTCACAAAGACCTCCGAAGATGGAAAAGTAAGCGGAGTTCAGTTTAATCTGAAGGGCACATCCACTTCCGGTCAGGCTGTAAATCTGACAGCTACCACCAATGCCAGCGGTGTAGCTACGTTCTCAAATGTGCTTATCGGTACATATACGCTGACCGAGGTAAATACTGGTAAACAGTATGCTCCTGTGTCCGCACAGAACGTCACTGTAAAGTATAACAACACCACACAGGCAACTGTCAGCAACAAGCTGGCACGCGGCTCCGTGCAGGTAACAAAGGCTTCCGAAGATGGTAAAATCGCCAACGTGCGTTTCCGCCTGCAGGGTACTTCCGTTGATGGTACTGCCGTTGACCTGTACGCGACAACCAACGCCTCAGGTATTGCAACCTTCTCCAATGTTCTTATCGGAAGCTATACTGTGTCCGAGGTCAATACACCGGCATACTATCAGGTGGTCAACCCTGTTAATGTTACCGTAAACATCAACAATAAGACTTCGGTGTCTATCCAGAATAAGCTCAAGGTTGGAGCTGTTCAGGTGACGAAGACCTCCGAAGATAGTGTTGTGAGTAACCTCACATTCACTCTGACCGGCACTTCCGATGCGGGAACGACCGTTAGCATGACAGCTAAGACGGATGCCAAGGGTGTTGCGACCTTCTCCAACGTGCCTATCGGTTCGAAGTATACGGTTCAGGAAGCCAACACTCCGGCTCGCTATGTGGTTCCTGCGGTTCAGGCTGGCGTGACTGTAAAGGTCAACGATACGACCAAGCTGTCGTTCCGTAACGACCTTGCTCGTGGTAATCTCCGTGTCACCAAGACCTCCGAGGATGGTTTGGTTTCCGGTGTGAAGTTCCATCTGGAAGGCACATCAACCTCCGGTGCGAAAGTTTCTCTGGATGCGACCACCAATGCACAGGGTATTGCCGAGTTTAAGGATGTGCTGGTTGGCAACAGCTATGTGCTGACTGAGGTTGGCACGGCTGCCCGCTATGTGGTTCCTGCAGCACAGAATGGTATCACCATTACTGTGGGTAAGACTACTGATGCCGCCGTCTACAACAAGCTGGCTCGTGGTACTGTCACAGTCACCAAGACTGCTGAAGACGGTTTGGTGTCCGGCATCAAGTTCCGCTTGACCGGCACGGCTGGTAACGGCGACACAGTGGACATGACCGCCACTACAAACGCCAAGGGTATTGCGACCTTCTCTGACGTCCTGATTGGTGAGAACTATACCATTCAGGAGGTCGGCACTGCTGAGAAATACATTGTGCCCGATGTCGTTTCCGGTATCGTGGTCACTCTGAATAAAACCACAAATGCCAACGTGTATAATAAGCTGGCCCGTGGTACAGTAAGCGTCACCAAGACCTCTGAAGATGGTATCGTTGAGGGCATCAAGTTCCGTCTGACGGGAACTTCCGCACAGGGACAGGCCGTTGATATGACCGCCGTGACCAATGCTGCTGGCGTGGCGACCTTTGAGAACGTACTGGTCGGTTATAACTACTCTTTGGAAGAAGTTGATACCGCCGCCCGCTACGTCATTCCCGCTGTCAAGGATGGCATCGACGTAAAGCTGGATAAGACCACGACCGCATCTATCCACAACGTGCTGAAGAAGTGGTCTGTGACCGTCACAAAGCGTGATAATGAGACGACTACAGCACAGGGTAATGCCACGCTGAAAGGTGCCGTTTACGGTTTGTATGACGGTGATGAGCTGGTGAAGCAGTACACCACTGATGCCAATGGCAAGTTCACTACGGACGTTTACATCTGTGGTGATAATTGGACCATCAAGGAAATCGTCCCTTCCGTTGGCTATCTGCTGGACGACAGTGTGTATCACGTCGGTGCCGAGGCGAAGAACTACGTTATCGAAATCAATGCGGCTCCCGATTTGGGCGTTACCGAGCGAGTCATCAAGGGCTACATCAAGATTTTCAAGCACTCCGATGTGGGAGCTACCGGCCTTGAGGAAGCTCTCCCGACCGGAAAGGTGACTCCCGAAGTTGGAGCCGAGTTCGACGTCTACCTGAAGGCTGCTGGCAGTTACGCCAACGCGAAGACCACCGACCGAGACCATATCGTTGTTGGAGAGGACGGGTATGCTACCACCAAGGCTCTGCCTTACGGTACATACATCATTGACCAGACGAAGGACTTTGAGAGCGCTGATATGCTCCATGGTTTCGAGGTCACTATTTCCGAGAACGGTAAGACATACTTCTATGTTTTGAACGACCGTCCTTACTATGCTTCTGTTCGCATTGTCAAGCTCGATGCGATGGATAACACCCTGATTCCTTACAGTGGTGCGGAGTTCCAAATCTACGACCCCGACGGAAATCTGGTTTCTCTCAAGAATGGCCTTTCAACTGTCTCTACATTTAAGACCGATGCCGAAGGTAAGCTGATTACTCCTGAGGAGCTGCCGTTTGGTCGAGGCTATACGCTGGTCGAGGTAACGGCGCCCAAGGGCTACAAGCTGGATTCCACTCCCATCGAGTTCAATGTTGACGCAGAGAACACTACGATGGAAGGTGATAAGAAAGTCATCGTGGTTACGGCAAAGGATAGTCCTGTGACACCGGAAATCAAGACCGTGGCAAAGGGAGCTGCTGGGGAGAAGACTATGGAGCCCCTGACATCTGTGACTATCAAGGATACAGTATCCTGCACGGATGTAATCCCCGGCAAGACCTACACCGTGAATGGATATCTTGTGCTGAAGTCTACAGGTGAACCTTTGCTGGATGGCAGCGGCAAGCGCATTACTGCAACAAACACATTTGTTGCAGGTGACAACTTCAATGGTTCCACGGAGCTGACCTTTACCTTTGATGCTTCTCTGATTGCCGGCGATGCTGTTGTTGTTTTCGATACGCTGCATCGTGATGGTGTCGAGGTGGCAAGCCATAAGGACATTGCGGATGCCGACCAGACCGTAGCTTTCTACGCCCCTGAAATCAAGACCTCTGCAAATAACCCCGATGGCAACGTGAAGGTAGTTGACCCCTCTGTTGGCGTTTCTGTCGTTGATACCGTATCCTATAAGCACCTGACACCCGGCCATAAATATGTACTGAGCGGGCAGATGATGGATAAGGACACACAGCAGCCCGCAAAGGATGACAATGGTAATTTCATTGTTGGCGAGACAACCTTTACGCCGTCCACCACTTCAGGTACGGTGGATGTGGTCTTTACCTTCGACGCCACTGAGATTGCCGGCGTCCAGCTCGTTGCTTTCGAGAAACTCTACCATGTTGCTATCAGCGCAGAAGTGCCTGTTGCGACGCATGAGGACATTGACGATGCTGACCAGACCGTGACGGTCGAGGCTCCTGAGATTACCACCAACGCAGTGAATGCTGCCGACGGAACGAAGTTCCTTGAGGCGCAGTACAGCGTAAAAATCAAGGATACTGTCTCTTATGAGAAGGTAGTTGAGGGACATACCTATCTGCTGACTGGCAAGGTCTTTGATAAAACTACGGGCGAGTTTCTGAAAGATACTGCCGGCAATGACATTACTGGCACAACGACGTTTACGCCTACGGCAAAGACCGGTACAGTAGATGTCGAGTTCATCTTTGATGCTTCCGAGTTGTATGGGCATACGCTGGTTATCTTTGAGAAGCTGTCCTACCGTGGTACGGTGCTGACGGTTCACGAAGATGATGCAGATGCCAACCAGACCGTGAAGGTATATAACCCCGAAATCGGCACTACCGCTATTGACGGTGAGGGTACTGGAAAGTCCGTTGACCCTGCAAAGAATGTTGTCATCAAGGATACGATTGCATACGAGCACCTTACCATCGGTCAGGAGTACACCATCACTGGTACGGTGATGAATAAGCGCACCGGTGAGCCTGTGGTTTCTGGCGGGCGTACCGTAACCGTGACGAACACGTTTACGCCTACCGCCTCTAAGGGCAGCACCGAGATGATATTTACCTTTGATGCTTCTGGGCTTGACGGTGATTCTCTGGTCGTCTACGAGGAACTTTATTTCCGCGCTTCTGACACGACTCCTTGCGCTGTCCATAAGGACATCAATGATGAAGGCCAGACTGTCGCTGTGAATACCCCTTCGATTCATACGACCATCAACGAAAGCATCTCTCTGAACAACTACTTTGAGCCCCTGAACGAAATCACTATCACGGATACCGTGACCTATACCGACCTCGTGCCCGGTCACACGTATAAAGTGATGGGCAACCTCGTTTCCAAGGATACCGGCGATGTCATCCGTGACGGCAACGGTAAATTGGTGGCTGGCGAGACTGAGTTCGTTCCGACCAGTAAGGATGGCAGCGTTGACGTGACCTTCACGCTGAATGCATCTATTCTGTACGGCCAGAGCGTTATCGCCTTTGAGTCTCTGTACTATCACAACACCATTATCGCCGAGCACAAAGACCTTACGGACGAGAAGCAGGAAGCCATTTTCTTCGCTCCTGAGTTGAGCACTAAGGCCCTGAACGATGATGGCAATACCAACCTGATTGACCCCGCTAAGGGGACTCATATCGTGGATACCGTGAATTACCGCCATCTGACTCCCGACCATGAGTACACCATCATCGGTAAGCTGATGGACAAGGATACCGGCAAGGCTCTGCTCGATGCGAAGGGTAATGAGATTACCGGCAAGACCACGTTCACACCTGAGCGTGTTGCTGGGACTGTGAATGTAGAGTTTACCTTTGATGCCAGCAATATGGCGGGGAAGACCCTCGTGGTGTTTGAGTATCTGTACTTCAATAAAAACGAGGAGATTCCTGCAGGCAAACACACTGACATTAACGACCTGAAGCAGTCTTTGACCTTTAATACTCCGGAAATCAAGACCAGCGCAAAGAACGCAGAGGGCAATTCCAAGTTCTTCGACCCCAAGAGTTCTGTGAAACTGATTGATACCGTGACGTATTCAGGTCTGAGTAAGGGACATGAATATACCGTGTCCGGTACGCTGATGAATAAGCAGACTGGCGCTCCTGTGCTGAATTCTAATGGAACTCCCGTAACAGGCAGCACGACCTTTACAGCCCGCAGTGTGAACGGAAAAGTCAAAGTCGAGTTTACCTTCGATGCTTCGCAGCTCTATGGTCAGTCCTTGGTCGTGTTTGAGGAATTGGCTTTCAACGGTACGATTATCGCCGAGCATAAGGACTTTGAGGATGATAACCAGACCGTGAAAATCAATACGCCCAGCATCTCAACGAGCGCTGAGAACACTGATGGCGGCAACAATTTGGTCGATGCAGCCAAGAAGGTTTCCATCACTGATACCGTTACCTATTCCCATGTGACACCTGACCACGAGTATACGCTGGTGGGACGACTGATGAATGGTGAAACTGGTGAAGAACTGCCCAACACGGTTGTATCTATCAAGTTTACACCGAAGCGGACTTTTGGCTCCGTGGATATGACATTCACTTTGAATGCCTCTCAGCTCGCAGGCAAGAGTGTTGTGGTCTTTGAGGAACTATTCTTCAATGAAGATGATACAGAGCCTTGTGCAAAGCACACTGACCTCCGTGATGAAGCGCAGACCGTGATTGTCACCGAGCCCAGCATTGGTACGACGATGAACGCAAGCCCTGACAAGAACCAGTTCTTCGTCTCTTCCTTGGCTACTGTTCTTGTCGATACCGTGAACTACCATAATCTCATCCCCGGCCATACCTATGTTGCTGAAGGCCGCCTGATGGATAAGGCTACTGGCCGTGTGCTGGTTGGCGGAAACGGTGAAATCACTGGCAAGACGATTTTTGTACCCACATCTTCCGACGGTTCTGTTGATGTCTACTTTACGTTTGACTCCTCAGCGCTGTTTGGGAAGACGGTCGTGGCGTTTGAGACTGTTTTCTATGATGGAAATATCATCGCCAAGCATGAAGACATCAATGATGTTGACCAGTCTGCAACGTTCTATATGCCTGAACTGTCTGATACAACCGCAGAGAACGGCGAGGGCGGCGGAAAATTCATTGATGCAGCCGGAAACGTCGTAATCCGCGATACTGTTAAGTATGAACACCTGTCAGCAAAGCATGACTATAAGCTGCGTGGGACACTGGTTTATCAGACTTCTGGTGAGCCTGTTCTGCTGAACGGAATGCCTATTGTCGTTGAGAAATCCTTCACCGCAAAGAAGGCATACGGCAGCATCGACATGGAGTTTACTTTCGATGCAACGGGTATGCAGGGTAAGGACATCGTAGTTTTCGAGGAACTGTTCTACGAGCAGCAGTCTGTTGCGGTTGCATCCCACAAAGACCTTGACGATGAAGGGCAGACTGTAACGGTAGCGAAACCCACTGTTAAGACCACAGCTTCCAATAAGGCTGATGGCAGCAAAATGCTTGAACCTGAAAAGAAGGTCACTATTCTGGATACTGTTTCCTTCACTGGCCTGATTGACGGTCATACATATAAGGTTTCCGGAACGCTGATGGATAAGGCAACCGGTAAGCCTGTGGTCGATGCAAATGGTGATGCGATTACAGTTGAGAAGACCTTCAAGGCAAAGGATGCCAGCGGCAGCATTGATGTTGAGTTCACCTTTGCTGCTACCGGGCTGTTCGGCAAAGACCTCGTGGTATTTGAGAAGATTTTCTACAACGATACCGAGATTGCCTCTCACGAAAATATCAATGATAAGGGTCAGACCGTGCAGGTCCATAACCCCAATATCACTGGTACGACAGCAGTTGGAACACTTGATGGCGGTAAGTTCATCGACCCCGCAGCAAACGTAAAAATTACTGATACTGTCGCCTATGAGCATCTCTCCACCGGCCACGAATACACGTTGCATGGTACGTTGATGAACAAGGAGACTGGTGAACCTATCAAGAACGGCGGAGCAGAGGTTGTATTCGAACAGACCTTCACGCCTTCGGCAACAAGTGGCTCTGTGGATATGCAGTTCACTTTCAATGCTTCTTTCATGAAGGGAAAGGACATCGTCGTATTCGAGGAAATCTACTTCAATGCCGATGATACGGAACCTGTTGCAGTCCATAAGGATATCGACGATGGCAGCCAGACCGTCTCTGTGACGAACCCTGAAGTACAGACTGTTGCCGTGAACAAAGGGGATAACGGTAAGGTGTTTGAGCCGGATACCACGGTCACGCTGAAGGATACTGTGTTCTACAACAACCTTATTGTGGGACACAAGTACACCGTGACCGGAACCCTGATGGATGAGGAAACTGGGAAAGCCATCAAGGATATTGATGGAAACATCGTAACTGCTTCCGTCGAGTTCGTCCCCGAAGCTGCCTGCGGTACGGTCGATGTCGAGTTTACCTTTGCTGCAACCGAACTGTACGGTAAGACTATCGTGGCATTTGAGAAGCTCCTGTTTAACGGGACTGTCATTGCATCTCACGAGGATATCAATGATGAGGAGCAAACCACCACGGTCCATAACCCTGAAATTATGCGAACTATCGCGGTGAGCGCAGTTGATGAGGGCAAGCTCATTGATGCCTCTGAAACCTCTATCATCAACGATACCGTGGTGTATCGCCACCTGTCTACCGGTCACACCTACACGCTGAGAAGCAGCTTGGTTGACAAGACCACCGGTGAGCCTGTGCTGAACAACGGTGTACCTGTTGTTGCGGAGATGCAGTTCGCTCCGGAGAGCACTGCCGGCTCGGTCGTCGCTGCAATCGAGTTTGACGCCTCCTCCGTAAAGGGACGTGACATCGTGGTATTTGAAGAGCTGTTCTTTAATGCCGACGATAAGAACCCTGTTGCGGCTCATAAGGATATTGAGGATGCTGACCAGACCGTGACCGTGGTGAAGTCTTCCATCAAGACCTCCGCTGAGAACGCCGCTGATAGCACGAAGGTGTTTGAGCCTACTGCTGATGTCGTACTGAAGGATACCGTGACCTACGAAGGCCTCATCGTCGGGCATACGTACAAGGTTGTCGGTACTCTGATGGATAAGGCAACCGGCAAGCCCGTAGAGAACACAGAAGGGAAGACCATCACCGCAGAGGCCACCTTTACGCCTGAGGCGGAGAGTGGTTCCGTGGTTGTTGAGTTCAAGTTCGACGCACGTACTTTCTTTGGACGTACGCTGGTCGTTTTTGAGAACCTGTACTATGGTAATTCTGTTGTTGCATCTCACAAGGATATCAATGACGAAGACCAGTCTGTTGACGTCAAGGCTCCCATTATTGTTGGTACTACTGCGACCAACAAGGCCGATGGCGGAAAGCTGTTCGACCCTGCAGAAAAGGTTGTTTTGGTCGATACCGTGAAGTATGACCATCTCTCCGCTGCCCACAAGTATACGCTTGTCGGAAAGCTGATGGATAAGGCATCTGGCGAGGCAGTGAATGATAAGGACGGCAATCCTGTCACAGCATCTACATCCTTTACTCCCGATGCGCTTTCCGGTTCCGTCGGTGTGGTATTCGAGTTCGATGGTAAAGCCCTTGCAGGTAAGGATGTCGTTGTTTTCGAGTACCTCTTCTATAATGAGGGCGATGAAACCGCACTGACAACTCACGAGGACTTGGAGGATGCTGCTCAGACCGTTACCTTCACAAACCCGTCTGTCAAGACATCTGCTTCCAATGCCTCCACCGGAAAGAAGACTTTCTCACCGTATGAAAAGGCCGAACTGGTCGATACTGTGACCTACACAGGTCTCATTCCCGGCCATGAGTACACACTGGTCGGTACTCTGATGGAGAAGGTGAAGACTGGCGACAAGTTCGAGGGTAAGGCCGTAATGGACAAGGACAATAAGCCTTTGACCGCAACAGCGACCTTTACTCCTGAAAAGGCTGATAGCACAACGACCGTATCCTTCATCTTCAGCGCTCGTTCCGTGGCAGGGAAGACCCTTGTCGTCTACGAGGAACTCTTCTACGACAACATGAGTATCGCTGCTCACGCCGACATCACGGATGAGGAGCAGACCGTGACCGTTGACCGTATCCATTATCGCAGCGGTCCTACCATGAGCACGACGGCAACATTTGCCAATGGCGCAAAGTCCAGCGGCTATGCCTCTCGCCTTGTGATTGTGGATACCGTGAGCTACTCCGGTCTGACTGTCGGCCAGACCTACACGCTGGTTGGTAAGTTGATGGATTCTCAGACGGGCGTGGCGCTCCGCGACACGAACGATAGGGAAGTGACCTCCACGCTGACATTTACCCCGAAGACCTCCGATGGCTCCGTTGATATGAAGTTCTCCTTTAACGCGGGGAACATCAAGGGTGCGAAGATTGTCGTATTTGAGGAGATGTACGTCGGTAAGGACGTGGCTGGCACTCTGTACCTGAGTCATACCGATATCAATGATGCTGGTCAAACTGTGACTGTCACCGTTTCTCCCAAGACCGGCGATAGCGGAATCGGCATCTACATCGCAATCGGAGCGATTGCTCTGGGTGCGGTAGTTGTGGTTGTTGTCGTGTCCACCATCAAGCGCAAGAAGAACAAATAACTTAAATGGGGTCAGCAAACCTCATAGAAACCCAAAATTGGGCCGGAGAAAACCTCCGGCTCAATTTTTTTGCAAAAAATTTTCAGGAGAAATTTGGAGGGCAGTGGACTGCTGAAGCTGTTGCTACATCAAGGGTTTCAGATTTTTTGGAACACAAGACCTTGTGCTTTTTGCACCTCGGATTCATATTTTTACAAAATCGAGACTTGACATTTTTTTATATTCGTGTTATAGTCAGCACATCAAAAATAATGTCAAGTTTCCACAGAACAAATCCTCGCGCACTGGTCATTTATTTGAATACATTCCCTGAGCAAATTTTGAATTTTAAGAAAGGAACTATGACAATGAAAAAGATGAAGAATTTTATGGCCCTGCTGCTGGCTCTGGTGATGACCATGAGTTTGGTGGCCTGTGGTAACAAGGCCAGCGAGGAAACCAAGACCGGCGAGGAAATCGGATGCTACGTGCAGACGACTGAGACCGGCGAAAAGGTTCTGGTGGACAAGGACGGCAAGGCAGTGACCGACTTCACGCTGGATGCGGACGGCAATGTGCTGGATGCGGATGGCAATGTGGTCGTCAAGGCGGAGGATATCACCGCTTATGTCGAGCAGTCCGGAAACGTGGCAGATGAGAAGGCGGAGGAACCCAAGGTCGATGATGCTCAGAAGACCGAGGATAAGACCGATGCCAAGGATGAGGTCAAGGCCGACGACAAGAAGACCGAGACCAAGGTTGACGAGTCCAAGAAGGATGAGAAGAAGCCCGCTGACAATAAGCAGGATACCTCCAAGACGGACACAAAGACCGACACGAAGACGGATAACAAGTCTGACAACAAGAGCGATACCAAGAATGACACCAAGACGGAGACTCCCTCTCAGAAGCCCTCTACTCCCAGCTATGACAACGGCAGCCTGACTACTGCTCAGGTGAAGGAGCTGCAGCGTTGGTATGGCGTGACCGCTGACGGTCAGTGGGGCGCGGGTTCCAAGAAGGCAGCCGGCGGTCGTACTGCTGACGAGGCTTGGGCCTACTACCAGAACAACAAGCAGACTACCACGCCTGACCAGCCCTCCGGCGGTAACACCGGTAACACCGGCAACAACGGTGGCAGCACTACTCCCAGCAAGCCCTCTGACGACAACAGCGGTTCCACTGGTGGTGGTTCTACTACTCCCACCGAGCCCACCAAGCCCACCAAGGCTGATATCGACTGTTCCGCAGCTATGGCTGCTGGAAATGCTTACGCGGAAAGCGTAGGTTTTGAGATTTGGGATGGCAGCAGAAGCTATTTCCCTCCCATTTACTTGGAGCGCGATTGTCCTGAGTCTTGTTGGAATCAGGAATGGGTTGAGTCTGCAATTAAGCAGAAGGTGGATTATGTTAAGGAAACTGCCATCCGCCTTGGGCGTTGGAGTCCTGTTGATGAAGTCCCTGAGGGTTGCGCTTCCGCCGTCAACTGCGTGGTTCGTTGGAATGCCTCTGCTGGATACCACGAGATTTTCGTTTACTACGCAGCGTAACAAGTTTCAATTAAATTTAGAAAAGCAGCGGCGATGCCGCTGCTTTTTTTTGCTTTGAACTCTTTATAAAACATCAAAAAATTTGCAGCTTCAGATGTGTTGACAATATAATCGAATATGCTACTATGGGATTATGGAGAGCGTCGGTCTCCTACCTTTTTCACATCTCGAACTTGGCAAAATATCATATTCATGTAAAGGTAGGAAGGCCGGTTAATCTTCAAAACTTTTTGAAAGGAGATTTCAAAAACCATGAAACACAAGAAGCTGCGTGGCGTAGTAGCTATGTTGCTGACGCTGGTGATGGTGGTCGGATTGCTCCCGACATCCGTGTATGCAGCGGATGCGGATGGCGGCAGTAATTCGGTCGTTATCGGAAGTGTTTCTGACCCTGTGGAGGTCGGGAAGACTGATTCTGGCGATGGCGATTTGGTTTATAACGCCACAGAAGACACAAAGAATCCTGATGACAGTGAGAAGTCTGATTCTCCCGTCATTGAGGATAAAGAAAGCTCCTCCGAAAATGGGCAGGCTGCTCTGGGTGAAGATAAATCCGGGGCTGGTAAGGATGAGTCTGTCAAAACGTCCGTGACGGAGGAGGGGCTTCAGGACCCCTACGCTGGAGAAGATACGCCTGTGAGCGTTTCCGTCCTTTACGGGTCAGCGCAGAACGCACCCAGAGCTATCAGTGCCATGAGAGCACCCGCTCGTTCCTCCGGAACCATTACGACCGGTGACGATATGAGTTACAACAGTACGTGGCTGTCAACATTTGAGCCGTATACAAGCGCTGTTGTAAAATATTTCAACGGCCAGCCCGCTTATTGTATCGAACCTCACAAGGGAGCTCCCGGTAGTGGCACTTCTGTTGATGCAAATACTTTTTGGGGTAGCGATGATGTCCGTCTTGCTCTTGCCTACGGATATGGTGGTGTGGATGATAGAACACTTCTGTCTTATGCCGGCAATGGCACGTATGCATGGTGCGCTACTCAGGAAGTAATTTGGGAGATTGTTGGCCCTTACTCAGACTTGAGTGACCTGTTTGTGGGTCCCGGTCATGCTTATGACCCTGAAGTTGCACCTTATATCAAGGCTGCTCACGATTACATTTGGAGCATGATTAACCAGCACGCTGAAATCCCCAGCTTTGCTGTTTACCGTCCCACAGATTTCAGAAAAGATATTGAACTTGAGTGGGATGGCTCTAAGTGGACAGCAACAGAGTACGACTCAAACAGAGTTCTTCCGAACTTCGAAGACTTTACGTTCAATCTGGCCGGGGTGGAAACAATCCAAAGCGGTTACAATCTGACAATCAACGCCACAGCCGAGGCAGCGAAGAGTATGCTGGATGGTATCGCCTCCAATCCTTCCGAGGGTAATGTGATTGACCCCGATAGCGTCAACGCCTATGTTCTTGTCGCTGGCGGAGGCAAGCAGGACTGCGTTGCTCTGAATGGTTGGCCTGACCCTGTTACGGCTTACGTCAGAGCAAAGGTCACGAAGACCACCGGAGACCTGACCATTGCCAAGACCTCTGAGGATAGCAAGGTTGGCGGCGTGAGCTTCACCGTGACCGGTCCCAACGGTTTCAGCAAAACCGTGGCAACTGCTGCCAACGGCAAAATCACCATTGCTGACCTGCAGCCCGGTACGTACACTGTGACAGAGAAGACGTCGGAAAACTACATTCCGACGACATCTCAGACTGTGACCATCGCAATCGGAGACGTCAAAACAGTGAGCTTCAACAACGTTCTGAAGAAGGGCACTGTCAAGATTACGAAGATGTCTGAGGATGGTCAGGTTGCCGGTCATACCTTCCGGCTGTCCGGCACTTCCGCTGCCGGTACGTCCGTGAACATGACTGCTACTACCGATGCGAACGGCGTTGCCACTTTCAACAACGTTCCCATTGGTAAGAACTACAAACTTGAGGAAATCAATACCGCTGCAAAGTATGTGGTTCCTGAAGTTCAGGCTGGTGTTGTCGTTGAGTACAACGCCGCCACTGAAGCCAAGTTCGAGAATAAGCTGGCTCGCGGTAATCTGAAAATCACGAAGACTTCCGAAGATGGCTTCGTGTCCGGTATGACTTTCCGCCTGTCCGGTACTTCCATCTCCGGTGCGGCTGTCAACGAGACGGCTACCACCGATGAGAACGGTGTGATTCTGTTTAAGGATATCCTTATCGGTAACAACTACACCGTGCAGGAAATCAACACCGCTGAGAGATATGTCGTTCCCGCCATTCAGGAGGGTGTGACCATTTCTCTGAACAAGACGACCAACCTGCAGTTCGAGAACAAGCTGGCTCGCGGTGCCGTTGAGGTCAAGAAGACCTCTGAGGACGGTAAGACCGCCGGTATCACGTTCCGGCTGTACGGTACGGCCATCAACGGTGAGACCGTTGACATGACCGCTGTTACTGACGCAAACGGTATCGCTACTTTCAATAACGTTCTGATTGGTAACAATTACAGCGTTGAGGAAGTCAACACCGCTGCGAAGTACCTTGTTCCTGAGGTGAAGGCTGGTGTCAAGGTGACGCTGGGCAACACCACTGATGTGGAAGTCTACAACAAGCTCAAGCGCGGCGACCTGCGCGTGACTAAGACCTCCGAGGATGGTCTGGTCGAGGGTATTACCTTCCGTCTGTACGGCACGGCCATTTCCGGCGATGCTGTGGACATGACCGCTACCACCAACGCTGACGGCGTCGCCATCTTCAAGGACGTCCTGATTGGCAACAACTACACGCTGGAAGAGGTCGATACCGCTGTGAAGTACGTCATCCCCGCTGTTCAGGAAGGTCTTGTGGTCGAGTACCAGAAGACGACCGATACGGCTGTGAGCAACGTACTGAAGAAGTGGAAGGTCACTGTGGAGAAGACGGACGCTGAGACTGGCAACATCCCTCGCGGTGATGGTGTCTTTGAGGGTGCTGTGTACGGTCTGTATAAGGGTGACGAGCTGGTGAAGGAGTACGTTATCGGCAGCGATGGCAAGCTCACCACTGACGAGTACATCTGCGGCTATGATTACACCATCCGTGAAATCAAGGCGCCCACTGGCTATCAGATTGATGAGGGCGTGTATCGCGTCGGCGCCGAGCCGGAGAACTACCGTATCGAACACAACGTTGCTCCCCAGATTACCTCTGTCGAGGTCATCAATCGCGGCACCTTCGCCATCACCAAGTTCATCTCCGACGGCACCTCCGGTCCCGCTAAGTTCGAGGGCGGTGCAGAGTTCAAGTATTGGCTGCAGTCCGCCGGCTCTTACGAGAACGCTAAGGATGACGAGCGCGGTATCCTGACGACCAACGTCTTGGGTTACAGCGGCAAGTCCATCGAGCTGCCCTACGGCACCTATGTGGTGCATCAGACCAAGGCCGGGGATAAGGGTGCGGGGCTCGCGCCTGAGTTCACCGTTCTGGTTGGCGAAGTTGACCGTGACCATCATGATTTGGCTGTCAACAACGGCCCCATCACTGCGTATCTGCGCGTTGTGAAGGTCGATGAGTTCGATGGCGAAGTCATTCCTTGGGGCGGCGCTGAATTCCAGATTTATGACCCCGATGGCAACAAGGTGTCTCAGAAGGTCACTTATCCCACTGTCAAGTATATTGATACATTCGTGACCAATGACGAGGGTTACTTTGTGACTCCTCTGGTCCTGCCTTATGGCGAGGGCTATCATCTGGTCGAGACCAAGGCCCCCAAGGGCTACGAGCTGATGGACACTCCCATCCGCTTTGATGTCACTCCCGACACCATCTCTCTGGACGCTGAGACCGGTCTTGTGACCGTGAGCATCGTCGCTGAGGATGAGGCCGTGACCCCCAAGGTCAAGACCACTGCCACCGATAAGGACGGCAACAAGGAAATCATTCCCTCCACCTCCGTCACTATCATTGATAAGGTGGAATGCACTGATGTCATCCCCAACAAGACCTATACGGTCGAGGGCTATCTGGTGGTCAAGTCCACCGGTGAGCCTCTGCTGGATGCTCAGGGCAACCGCATCACTGCTTCCAAGACCTTCAAGGCCGAGGCTGACTTTACCGGCTATGTGGAGCTGGAGTTCACCTTCGATGCTTCTCTGCTGGGCGGCGAGTCCCTCGTTGCTTTCGAGGACCTGAAGCGTGGTGAGAAGGTCGTTGCGACTCATGCCGACATCAACGATGTTGACCAGACCGTGACCGTCCTGAATCCCAAGATTGGTACTACCGCGAAGAACTCCGCCGGCGGCAAGGAATTTATGCCTCTGGACGATGTGATTCTGGTTGATACCATCTCCTATGAGAATATGCCTGTGGGTAAGGAGTTCATTGCTATCGGTACTCTGATGGATAAGGCAACCGGCAAGCCCGTCACCGATGCCAAGGGCGAGCCCATTACCGCCTACAAGGTGTTCACTCCTGAGCAGGCTACTGGCACTGTGGACGTGAAGTTCGTCTTCAATGCCACTGAGCTGGCCGGCAAGTCTCTGGTGGTATTCGAGCGTGTGTATCTGGGCAACGAGATTGTTCCCGGTGACTCCGATAAGCCCGTGTTTGTGAGCCATGAGGACATCAACGATGAGGGCCAGACCGTTACCATCGGCGTTCCAGAAATCGGCACCAAGGCCGTGAACAACGCCACCAACGGCAAGACTCTTGACCCCGAAGCTCGCGCTGAAATCAAGGATACCGTGTCTTACTCCGGCCTGATTGTCGGTGAGAAGTACACTGTCTCCGGTAAGCTGATGAACAAGGCCACCAACGAGCCTCTGAAGGATAAGGACGGTAAGGAAATTACCGCTTCCACCACCTTCACCGCCGAGGCTTCCAAGGGCACCGTGGACGTCATCTTCGTCCTCGACGCTTCTCTGCTGCGTGGCGAGTCCATCGTCGTGTTCGAGTCCCTGCAGTACAAGGATATTGAAATCGCTGTCCACGCCGACATCAATGATGCTGACCAGACCGTGACCGTCAATAATCCCGAAATCAAGACCTCTGCCAAGAACGCTGCTGATGGCAAGAAGGAATTCTGGGCCTACAGCAAGGTTGAGCTGATTGATACCGTGTCCTACAAGGGCCTGATTGCTGGTAATAAGTATACCGTGACCGGCACTCTGATGGACAAAGCTACCGGCAAGCCCGTTCTGGGCCGCAACAACAAGGAAATCACCGCTACTACCGAATTTGAGGCTAAGTCTTCTGACGGTACTGTGGATGTGAGCTTCGTGTTCGATGCGTCCATTCTGGGCGGCAAGACACTGGTCGTGTTCGAGACTCTGACCCGCAATGGCACTACGGTCGCTACTCACACCGACATCAACGATGTTGACCAGACCGTGACTATCAAGCGCATCCCGACCTATTCCGGTCCGAGCATCTCTACGACTGCCACCTTCGACGGCAAGGACAAGAAGAACTCCGTGGCTGGCAAGAACGTGAAAATCGTGGATACTGTCAACTACACCGGCCTGACCGTGGGTAAGACCTACGTGCTGGTTGGTACGCTGATGGATAAGGATACCGGCGTTGCCCTGAAGGACAACAACGGCAACCTGATTACCGCCTCCACCACCTTCACTCCCAAGTCCGCCAATGGCGCTGTGAACGTTACGTTCAAGTTCGACGCATCCAAGCTGAAGGACCACGCCATCGTTGTGTTCGAGACACTGTACGAAGGCAAGGCCGAAGCCGGCAATGTCATTGCAACGCACAACGACCTGATGGACGGCGCTCAGACGGTGTACTTCCGCGATAGCGTCCAGACCGGCGATGAAGGCATCGGCCTGTGGGCTATGCTGGGTACGTTCAGTGCCATCGCTTGCTGCGCTACGGCGATGTTCATGTTCCGTCGCAAGAAGGAGCAGTTCGCCGAGTAAGCATAACCCCGCCTGAGCATCACTCAAAAGTGAATTCAGGGGCGCAGACCTTGTGCCTGCGCCCCTGTTTTTACAAAAATAAAAAGCAGGGGAGTGGACCTCCCCGGAAAGAGAGTAAAACTATGGATTTTCCTTATGGTGGGAATGGAAGCGATGTTATTGTCAATGGTGTTCAGTCTTTTCCTACTGACACATTGCTTGCATTGACTGGTGGACTCATTGTAGTGGCAATCATTTTCTACCTTATTCTTTGCGTAGGTGCCGTATTTTCTATTATCGGTTTGGTACGCGGCATTAAGGCTAACAACAAGACTGTTATTATCCTCAGCAGCGTAGGTGTTGGCTGTTGTATTATCGGTGCCCTCGGAGTGCTTATGCCTATCTTCGCTATCGGAGGATTGGTCTGTGGGATTATTGCTTTTAAGAAAAGCAATAATAGGGCTAAGGATGAAGCAAATCAGCCCAATTCAGACTTCCGGCGCAAAGAGGATGATGCCGAGTAGGTTTAGGCCGTATCCTTGCTTATTCGTAACTACTAAAAAGAGAAGGTCTATAACGGGAGCATGAGCCTGTAAAAAGTGCTCATGCTCCTATTATAATTTTATAGAAAGGATGACTCTATATGCTTTTGTATGTGCCAATCATGTTGCCATTTTTTACTTATGAGCAAATATGTTTAATTGCTGATTTGGCTACACCCATTGTTGCGATGATTTCGCTTGTTATTGCTTATTTCTCCTTAATAGAAACACGTAAGCAGATACGTGAAAGCACGGCAATTCAATATAAAAGAGATTTAGTAGGATTGTTACAATGTGTTCAGGATGCATCTTTTTGTATTGAGGAGTTTGTAGATGCTATTGGGTCATATACAGAAGGGCTCCTTGAATATCAGACATTAGTAAATATTTTTAATAATTATTGTTTCTTAGACTTTGAAGATGACCCTTGGCTTATGAATACTGCGCTAAAACACAAAGTTGACTTATTGGAACAATATGAACTGATGGCAATGCCTTTGCTTAATCTGCAAGTAGGAACGAAAGATTCCTTAATTGTGGCTCGCTTTATAAGTGCATATCGTTTGTTCATAATTTCTGCATGGGATGATATACGTACAACAACGGCGCTCAAGAATATTAAGGGTAATTGTTGTACGGGTAATATTGTGCTCTTTCCTATTGGTCACTGTAATGCCGCAAAACCTGAATTATACAAAGAAATGCAAAGAATGAATAGCGTTTTGATTTCCACTGGAATAACTGACAAAATAAGAAAACGGTTATATGAAAAAGAAACGTGTGGAAATTTTCCTTTTAATGGGGTAAAATAAAAAGAACGACGTAAAGCAAAAGGAGTGTAGACGGAAATGGCAATGGATGCAGATTACACCCTCGTAAAAAAGTGGCGCAACTGGTTCGACCGGAAATACGGTGACGGTTATGGACCGGCAAACCTATTGCAGCGGAGGACTATGAATACTGCGGTCGTCACTGTGAGTACATTGCAAAATATTCCGTTCTCGGAGTTGTCATCGTCGTTGTATTTCTTCTGCAGTGACATCGAGGGCAAGGCGTTTTCTCGGCTATACGAGTCTCAGGTAGAGCTGGCCGGCGCCAATCCCGACAAATTTATCAAGGGACTGCACAGCTTCTTCAATGCTACGGCTCACAAAATCAAGAAGGAATCCGAGTACGCCTTGTTCTTTGATTTCCTCATGGCCGCATCTCGGCTCCTCTTTACCGCAAAGGAAGAGAATCAATCGAACATCAATATTGATGTGGTGTACTGTTACTTCAGTATCCTCCTGCAACAGACGGAATACCTGCGCCCTGACAAGTTCGATTTGACCAAGGTCGTCTGCGGTATGAAAACAACCGGTGAACTACTGGTTATGGAAGATACCTACCCCTTCTTGGACAAACCATCCTTTGAACTGGAGCGTCGTCATCTCGACGGGAAAATCCGTTCCCCATTGGAACTGAATGCTCAAATCAAGGAAATCTACGGTAAGTGGGGATATGACTATATCCAAAACACAGATGATTTAGAACTCTACACGCAGGTGGATAGAATCTTCTCCAACCAGATTGCAAGTATGGCGGCGCTCATCAATGAGTACACCTTTGACATACTCCCGCAGAACCGCTTTTCTGCCATCGCAAATAAGTTCTTTTCTATTGTTGCGCTGCCTCCGATGCTGCCTGATGAGATGCATGAACTGCTGCGAACGAAACGAAGCTCGACGCTCCCTGCAAACGGTGCTGTATTCGAGTTCACAAGCGATAAAGACATCATCCGAAAGGTCTTGCTCAAGGAAACTCTATACGGTGATTCCATCTATATGCTTTACCGTCTGGACACCTGCGAGGGAGACTTGAGTGGGTACTATGATACCAAGACTGGGTTCTTCTTTTCGATTTTCCTCGATTCGGAAGATAGAGTCATTTACGGAAACTTCGAGAGGCTCATCCTGACACTCTACGCCTGTGCCGTAACGCGCAAAGGTCCAGAGCTGCTGGCGCACCTAAGCGACCATATCAAGTACCTGTCCCTCGATGATAAGGGTATCCGGAAGTTTGATGATGTTTCCATAAGCTACTACGGTCGCGGAGGACGCCTCAGGAACGTCTACGACGGCGCGGAAGCGACAGGGAAGGGTGGATACACCCGCAAGGGCGACGAAGCCTATGAGGAGGCTCCCAGAGCCATTCAGGGCTTTATCCGTAAGGTAGGTGAGGGGAGAACCCCCTCCCGCGAAGCGGTGGAGTACGCGGAGGCGCTGGGCTACTCCCTTGCACCTGACGAGACATACGTCCGCCCATTCATCCGGCGTGTTTTGCGTTTGCGACAAAAGCCGGACGGAGGGAACGATAAAACTGAATAAGAAAAAAGGAGAGCAATCCATAGTCGGGTTGCTCTCCTTAAATTATATCATGTATTATAATAATCATAACCGCAATCTTTGTGCGTTCCTATATTAAGTTGTCGGTAAGGTTAAGTCGCCGATTAGTCGTCCTTGGCGTAAACGATAAGTCCGATGCCCTCGACGAACTGATAGTAACCAGCCTCGTTCTGTTGAATGACCGCACTGGCCTTCTGACGGGAGAAGTCGTTATCGTTCGCCACATCGGTGATGAAGTCCTCCATGCAGGTGTAAATGCGGTCAATCGGCGTGATGATGAGGTGCTCCTTCCTGTAGCGCCACATCGAGAGAACCTGTCTGGCTGTGAATGCGTGATTAAGGCATTTTTCTTCAGGGGTGAGCTCATGCTTGGCAATGACACCGTATATTTCCGCATTTTTCACCAACGTGGCGAGCCGGAGCTCTGCCATGTCGAGAAGGTGTTTTGCTGTGTCGGGGTCGTCTCCCATAAATTCCATGACGCTTATCATCATGTCCATCAGGGAGAGAGGGTCCTGCACCGCTTTCTCTACTGATTTGCGAACTACTTCGTTGTCTTCGCACCTCAAATATTTGAGGAAATCTTCAATTAGGTCGTCGATTTTGCCCCCTTCGGTGGGGCCTTTTTTGTTGCTGCTTCCATGCTTGTTAGTGCTGCCGTGCTGCGCCGCCATATGTTACCGACCTCCTCTTTTCCTGTAAACCTGAGCGCTTGTTTTATACCTTTCTGCCATATAAACGATGCCAATTCCACTGGCATTCGAACTCGGTTTCAATCTTTCGTAGGGAGAGAGAAACCGGAAATGAAGCACAAAAAATAGCGCTGATATCCCCTTGATTAAATCCTTAGCCGCAAAAGAGATAGTGAGTGCTTTTTGCGGCAGATGGACTTTGACAGGTCTCTACCAGCACTTATGTGTTTCACTTTATTGAACCTAAACTCGACCAGTTTCGGGGCAGTGGTACTTCCCCACCAGCATCGTTTAGATTACGGCTTGAGTGTAGCACAGATGTAGGAAAATGTCAAGGGGCTCCTGTATTAAGCGTTCGTTGATTTTGCGGTTTTCATGCTCTTTTGTGCAAAATTTACCGTCATTTTGACGGATAATTGTGAAATTATTTTGTGCAATGTGTCTTATTGCGAAAGCAATCTATAGCAGAATATACTGCTGAAAACAGTTAATTTTGTCCGATTTTCACAAAGTTTTACGCAGAAAGGTTACAATTCTAATGTTTCCAAATACTTCCAATTTGTCCTTCTATCATGTTCACCTTCCACATACAAGATATAGACATCACCTCTTTGCGAACTTGACAAAATTTTATACACATGATAGTATAGAGTTATAAACGGGAATAAAAAACGACAGATTTCATCATTTCCAAGGAAAGGTCGTGTTTCCACATTAAACTAATACTTGCTGAGAAAAAACAGCTTGGAGATTTGATTGCTCAAGCTATCCCCGGCACGGCACGTTCTGACCGTGGAGCGACCGTAAAAGGTGATTACGTCATTGTGTGTTCTCAGGGCCACCTTTTGTCTTTGAAAGAACCTGAAGATTACGATACCACTCTGGGGAAATGGGATTTGTCTGCACTGCCCATTTACTTTCCTAACTGGCAGACCAAAATCAAAGAATACAATGGAAGGGGAGTGAACCCCAATGAGCGCGTTACCCGCATTGGCGAGCTGCTAAAACAGTGTAGCTGTGTTATACACGCCGGCGACCCTGACGAAGAGGGACAGCTCCTTATTGATGAACTGCTTCGCTGGCATCACTATCGTGGGCCTGTCTACCGTCTGGCGACAGGCGACACTTCTATCCCTGCGTTGCAGCGTGCGCTCAATAACCTCAAAGATAACCGTTCCTTTGAGAACATGGGGTGGTCTGCCTATGCCCGCAGCGTTGCGGACCTGATGGTTGGCGTCAATATGAGCCGCTATTATTCTTTGGTCAATAATGCTTCGCTGACGGTTGGCCGTGTGCAGTCCCCGACGCTGGGGCTCGTGGTAGAGCGTGATAAGCTCATTGAGAACCACGTAAAGACGAAATACTATGAAGTCATGGCAAACACCTCCGTTGCGGGTAAAGTCATTGAAGCAAAGTACAAGCCGAAGAAGGATGACCCTCATCTGACCGACGGGCTTATCTTGGATAAGCCTTACGCAGAGAGCAAGGCTGCGATGGTTGCGGGAAAGCAGTTCTCCGGAGCGACCATCACGAAGAAGGTCTCCAAGGAGCAGCCGCCTCTGCCATTCGATATGCTGGAGCTGCAGGGCTACTGCCTGAAGAATTTTGGCTATAAGCTGGATGACACAATGGAAATCACACAGTCCTTGCGTGATAACTATAACGCCATTACCTACAACCGTACTCAGGTGCGCTACCTCCCCGAAAACTACTTCGCGGAAGCACCTGCCACGTCCCGTACTGTCATCGCAAACATCAACACGGTAGGGAAGGGCAACTTCAATCCCATTCAAGGCATGGATTTCAAGACGAAGGGCCGCTGCTTTGATGACTCCAAAATTGAAGCCCATTTCGGTATCATCCCCCAGAATGTGAGCCTCGACCTCAATAAGATGACAGAGAGGGAACGGAACGTATATCTTGCAATCTGCAAGTATTACCTTATCCAGTTTTTCCCGCCTGCCGAGAAGGAAACTACAAAGCTGGCCGTTCCCCTGCCGGACGGCGCCACATTGGAGGCTTCCAGCACTGGCGTCCTGAAGCCCGGTTATCTGGTGATGATGCGCGAGGGTGTTGATACACCTACGGCATTGAGTATGATACCTGCCGGCAGCTACGACGCCTTTGTTTCCGATGCTCAGGTTTTGGAGAAGGAGACCAATCCGCCTCCTCGCTATACCCAGTACACATTGGCAAAGGACATGAGCCGTATCGCCAAATATGTGACCGACCCTTTCATCAAAAGCACGCTTCTCAAGAAGGATGCTGACGTGGAGGAAAATAACGGCGCCATTGGAACCAGTGCTACCCGCGACCAGATAATCTCCGGACTTATCTCCAGAGGTTTCTTACAGGAGAAAGGGAAGTCCCTTATCTCGACACCTCTCGGACGCGAGCTGTATCGCATTCTCCCTGACGCTCTTCGTGGTCCTGACCTTACCGCTTTGTGGTGGGTCATTCAGGAAGAGATACATGAGGGGAAGGCAACACCGGAAAAGCTGGAACAGAACGTTCTCGCTATGCTCAAGGATTTCTTGCAGCAGCCGCATCCGAAAGTTGACCCCAGCATTATCCCTACTCGAAAGGGCTATACACCGATTGGTGTGTGTCCCCGCTGTGGCGGGAACATCATCGAAGGAAAGATTGGCTTCGGTTGCTCCAACTGGAAGAACGGTTGTAAGTTTACCATCTGGAAGAAGCCCAAACCTTCACTGTTCCAGCACATTACCTTTACCGAGAAGGATGTCAAGAACTTTCTCGACGGCAAGCCCGTCCACAAGACGAAGCTGACCAAGAAGGACGGCGGCACGTTCGCCGCAGACCTCGTGATGGATGATAGCCAGCGCAGCGATTGGGGACCGAACTTCACGCTTCAGTTCAACAATACCAAGCCTGCAGGTACGTCCTCGCGTTCTGGCAGCGGCAGCCGTTCCGGTAGCCGCAGCACATCGCGCAGCAGCTCTCGTGGCCGGCGTTCCGGTCGTAGGTAATCTGCGTTCCTATCAATGCGGTATCGTCATATCGTGATTGACATTCTATCATACTTTGTGGTATAGTACAAGTGTTCCAATTAACAAAAATTCGCCAGAACATTTGTTCAAGATGCTTGTTATTTTTCTGCAATTTTCGATAGGAATAACAAGATTCTTGTTATTGTGCTGTACCCCGTCCACTTTTATAGGAGGTGAACTATGGACGGGCGAACCCATACTTTTGCCGGTTACACGGCTGGCCTGCTGCTTGTGCAGGCACAAATCAACGGACTGTTCGAGCTTCCGGCACCGGAGGGATTGCTTCCGGCCCTCGGAGTGGTTGGTCTGTCCATGGCAGGTTCTCTCGCGCCTGACATCGACCTTCCGTGCAGCAAGGCGGGGCGTAAGAATAAACCCGTCTCCGCTGCCGTAAACGCCCTCTTTGGGCATAGGGGTATCACTCATGCTCCTTTCATTTGGGCGGCCTTGTACGCAGCCCTGAGGCTGTTTCTGGGCATTGAATGGCTGCCCTATATCCTCGCGTTTGTAATTGGTGGAGCAACTCATATCTTGCTCGACCTTTTCAACAAAGCCGGCGTTCCTCTTCTTTGGCCGATTTCCCACCGCTTCTGGATTTTCGGCATCAAGACCGATGGTGCATCTGGACATACTTTCTCGTTCATTTTGGCGTGTGTTGCCATTCTCTGTACTGTCAGTTTTGTCTACGAGTCCGGCGATTTTTTCAAGGAGGCGATTAGATTTGTGTGAGTCAACAAATGATACACGTAAGTCAGAAAACGTGCAGTGGGGCGAGCGCATGGCGACCTATGTAGGTCTTATGAGGTGGAACGGCTACTCTGTTCAGGAGATTGCCGAAAATCTCAACATCTCTCGCCAGCAGGTGTATCTGCACCTGCAGAAAATTCCCTTTCCCAACGAGAAGGCAAGGCGATATCCCCGTCCTGTTCTGGATGAGGAGCAGGTACGTGCTGTCATCAGTTACTTTGCCACCAACAAAGATTCATCTGTCACCTCTGCTGCGGAGGCAACTGGAATTTCCCTGTCCGATGTTACGATGCTCTGCAACAACATTCGTGGCGCTCACTCATGGTATTTCAGCGAAGGATATCCCCTCATTGCGGATTATCTGAACAAGGAGGGAGTCACGCTGGATTATCTGGAGCAGCTTGCAGGCGTGCAGGGCCTTGCTCAGTATTTGTTCTCCACATACCCCTATAAGGAGATGCCCCAGTCCCGTGCAAAGGCAGTTGCGGCGGTTATCGACGTTCCTGTGGAGAAGATGATGGCGGTTGCGTTTGCATCCTGCAACATGGCAAATGGAATGGCTACTCCTGAGGAAATGGCCTTGGTCATTGGCTCCGTGACTGGTCGTGAAGCGAATACCCGTCTGTTCTATCGCGGACGCCGTATCGCACCCTCGCGGTCTCGTATTGGAGGTGATGCATAATGTCCGACAAAAACTCCGTGTGCAATTATGACGAGCACCTCGACGAAGAACGCCCTTATCCCGCAGCTCTGCAGCAGATGACGACCAAAGGCCTGTTGATGGCTGGAGCTATTGTAGTCATTCTGATTGCGACCCTCGTCCTTCAAAAAACACACTTTGCATCCATGATTCCTTTTGCCTGTGCCATTCTTCTGCTGGCAGCATATGTGGTCTACACCGCACTGCATCTGCGAACAGAATGGGAAAACGGCGACATCATCTGCCATGTGGCTACGTGCCGTTCTGTGCGGTCGCGGAATTGGCCGCGTGACAGCAAGGAAGTCATCTTTGTAACTGGAGAGGACGAGGAACAGGAAGCTCATGTGTTCAATCTTCCTGACCGGAAGAACAAAGACCTGTTCCCCGGCTTCAAATATACCATCTACGTCCGCGCCAAAGATGCTACGCGCCTTCTGGCCTATCAGGAAATTTACGTTCCTGCGGATGCCAAGGATACCGAGGAAGTCAAAGCGGAACTGAACTCTCGTGATAACTAAACAGCCGGCCCTAAAGGGCCGGCTTTCTTCAGCATATAAAAGAAAAGCCCCCGCCGATAGGCGAGGGCTTCCGATTTGGCTTAATACAGTGTGTAGGGATTGGCGTTTTCGGGAGTCCCTGTAGGTTCATCGGCTTCCGCGATTTCCTCTGCGGATTCGCCGTCAGCGGTATCGTCCTCATCGGCATCGGAAGCCTCGGCGGTGTCCTCGACGGGTTCTGCTGCGGAAGTACCAACGCCCCAGTCGAGGATTGCCTCGTCCTCATCGGACAAAGCAATACGCTGTTTGTCGGCTGTATCACGAATCTTCTTGACCATCTTATCGCGGTACGCCTTAATAGCGCCCTGAATACGGGTGGCAGCCTGTTCATCAACGACGATTGTGGGCTTCTTGCGGCTCTTTGCGGACACTGTAAAGGCGTTATCCTTCGCGGCAATATCCAGCATAGTATTGATGTCGGAAACAGCTTTCAGGCCATCCATGACCTGCTGAAGTGCCTGCTGCTGCTTGGAATCACTGATAATAGCGGGCATATTTGTTCTCCTTTCTTTTTTATGTCGCAGGAACTGTGGTGTCAACAGCACCGTCGGCGTTTTCGATGACCTCGCTCATATCGGCGAGGAAGTAGATGTCATTCTCAGCATCATAGTCGATGTGGGCAACGACTGTTCCCAGCTCTTCGCCAGTAACCTTATCGCAGACCTTGATGGTCAGCGTTTCAGAACCGGAGTCGCCATCCACAAGGCTGGAGTCCTGCCATGCCACGCCGTAGTTATCTACGTCGTGATAGACGGCATCCACACCCATGATGTCTTCATACCACTGGAAAGCAACGATGCTGTTGGTATCCATGGCGGGGAAGTCGGCCAGCTTAACAGTGGCGAGTTCCATCGGGGTAGAATACTGAGGGAACATCATGCGCTCGGCTTCGATATAGAAAACCGCGCCGTTGGGGTTGGAACAGGTGGGGTTCAGGTAGACGGCGTTGGAACCTGCGTCCTTGTCGCCCATGCCCAGCGTGACCTCGTAGCCAGACTGCAGGGTGCAGGTCAGCTTCACGTCGTTGCGGTACTTTCCATCACCGATATAGCCCTTGGTATCCTCCATACCATCGGGAATAGGTTCTGGATTTTCCAGATTGTACTTCGGGTCGTCAGCGGGATTGTCTCCGTTCTTCTTTCCGCAGCCGGCGATAGTCAGCAGCATCAGCGCAGCCAGCACCAAGACAAGATACTTTTTCATGTTTTTGTCCTCCTCAAAACTTTTACTGCACAGGGTCAGTGTTCTGTACGGTGTTATCTCCGCAGAGGATACGGTCTACGAACTGGCAGATGTTGAGCTGTGCGGCACGTTCGGGAGTGTTGGCTTCCAGTTCCTCCAGCAGCTCCACGGTCGTTACTGTGCCGCTGGTGAGCGTCACATCAGCGCCCGTGACCATTGCTGCATCATACACGGTGGCAGCCTTCTCTGTCATGCGGAAGCGCACGATGGTGGGAACCATCTTTGCAACACTGACATGGTTCTTCACATACTGGCTCAGTTCGCCCTGCGGGATAGCACCCAACTTGGCGTATACATCATACAACAGGGTGCCGTCGGAGTTCAAGAGGTCACTGACAACAGCGTTCAGCTTGATGGTCTCATGCCGACGATTATGCTCGTCTTTCTCGCTGATGGTGTACTCGATAGTGGGGTCATCTGCATACAGCTCCTCGCGGAGAGCGGCGTTGTTATCGTCCACAGTGCGGGTGATAGTGATGACCGCCTCACGACCGAACATCAGGAAGCTGGTATCATCTTCCCACAGGTAATCGCGGACATCCTCGCCATCCTCAGCCAGCCAAGGATTTGCAGCAACGGAAGCTCCTGTAGTGCTGTTGACGCTGAACTGGTCGATACGAAGGATTTGACCTGCGCCGATGTACTCGGTGGCATACTTTCCTACGACTGTGTTCGCCATATCCACGTTGCACAACTTGGAGCCGATAGCTACAGCACAGTTGTAGACGTCAGCGGGAATGGTAGCCACGGCCAGATTGTCCTTGGAGAACTGCGTCCCCGGCAGGACATCGTCCGTGACCTGAATGACCTGAACACTGTCGCCGTGTACGTAAGACGTGGTAACAGTCGTACCATCGGAACGCTGAAGCACTGTGGGGTACTGATAACCGATGGGCGTAGAGCGGTTTGCCAGAATGGAATATACACAGAAAGCAATAGCGCCGCAGGCGACCACGGCCACGATGGGCAGGACGACCTTTTTCATAAACCGCTTGAACGGGCTTACAGGCACCATACTGGTTCCAGCAGCATCACTGGCGGACACGACGGGCTTGCGCTTTTTCTTTTCCTCACGTTCCCGCTGCTTCTCGGCTTTCAGGCGTTCCTCCTCCTGCCGCTTCAGCTCCCGCCAGTCGGGAGCGTCAGCCGTACCTGAGGGGGGAGGTGTCGGTTCAGGCTTCGGAGGTTCAGGCTTCTTTGCGGGCTCTTTCTTGGGAGGTTCCTTCTTTTCAGGGGGAACAGGGGGCGGGTCATCTCCTCCATTGGTTGCGGGTACAACGATGGTCGTCTGCTTCTTTGCGCTGCCTACACGTCCGGTCAGCTTACCGTTATCGTCGCACTCATAGAAGCGACTGTTGGCATCATCGAAATATCCGGTGCAGATGTTGCCGGCGCCCAGCTTGAACTGACGCTTGGGCAACTTGGTGATTTGTGCAACTTCCTCTGCAGTGAAAGTCCACGTGTTATCTCGTGCCACGGGTATCTACTTCCTTTCTTTCTGTGGTTTTACATATTCGCACCACCGTTGTTGTCAGCGGCGGGAATAGGATTTTTCTTAAAGGGGTCAGGGCCGGGGTAGGGGCCTTTGTACTCTGTGGGGTCAAAAGCCAAAATCGCATAGACGATAGCAGGGAACAGAGCCATCCAGAACACCATTTTCGGTCTGTGATAGCTGGTAAACCCCTGATAGTCCACACCAAACATGGATACGAACTTCACCCACGTTACGATGGTAAGGACGATGTTGACGATAGGCACCAGCATCAGCCATACGTAACGGGTATGTCCGTAAGTGGAATAGAAAAGGCAGAAGATGTTGTAAATCGGCGTGAAGCCAGCCCAGATGGGATACCCCGCCTTCTTCAAAATGAATGCATTGAGGAGGTAGATAACGATGATGTTGCCTACGGTCCACACCGTCTTAAATTTTTCATAGCTGCTCATAGTAATTGTCCTTTCAGTAGTTGGTTGAAGTTTAGAAAATTGTGGTGAGCCAGCCGATGATTGTATAGAAGATGCTGGGTACGAGGAAATACAGACCAGCCAGCACTGCAACGATGGTCAGTGCAATAGACAGTCCCTTCCTGACGACCTTACGTGCCACATACAGGGCGGCAATCAGAACCAGCAGACTCACAATTTGCGAAGGCGTAAGCGCAAGAACCCAGTCCCTTACAATTTCAAATATTTTGACAAGTTTTTCAAGCATAAAAAAGCACCTCCGCTTGCAGGTGACGTTGTGGGCAACATTCCCCAAATGCCCTTATTACCTGCACTTATTACATATTCTATATTACCACATTCGAACATATTGTCAAGCAATTTGGCTCACATTGACTTGACATTTTTTTATGTTCGTGTTATAGTCAAACTGTAAAAACAATCTTTTAAGAAAGGAAATTTTTGGCATCATGGCTAAGAAACCGAAGAAGAAACAGACAAATATGAATGTCGTTCGCGGTTTGCTTGCCTTCTTGGTAGCAATCGCGGTGTTCTATGGTGCGAAGCTGATTCCTCAGCTTACGAACACCTCCACTCCCGACACCAACCCTCCGTATAGCGATACGCAGGAGAGTATCCAGACAGGGTATTCGACGGAGTTCTCGCTGGACGACATAGAGTCATTCAGCGGAGAGCCGTATACCGTCGTGAATGGTAATGTGCCGTACTTCACCGAGGACGACATCACCACCGAGCCTTTCGAGCTGTTCACCGACTTGGATGACCTCGGACGCTGCGGGCCGGCCTACGCAAATGTGTGCCAAGAGCTGATGCCTACGGAGGAGCGCGGGTCTATCGGTTCAGTGAAGCCGTCAGGCTGGCACCTGAACAAATACGACTGCGTGGATGGCAAGTACCTCTACAATCGCTGTCACCTTCTGGGCTATCAGCTCACCGGCGAGAATGCCAACGTCAAGAACCTCATCACCGGAACCCGCTACCTCAATGTAACTGGTATGCTGCCGTTTGAGAACGAGATTGCTGATTATGTTCACGAAACAAACAACCACGTTCTGTATCGTGTGACTCCCGTTTTTGAAGGCGACAACCTTGTAGCGAACGGTGTCTTGATGGAAGCCCTTTCTGTGGAAGATGATACCATTGAGTTCTGTGTGTTTTGCTATAATGTGCAGCCCGGTGTCAAGATTGATTACGGCACCGGCCTAAACTGGGCGGACGCGGAATACTCCGCTAATTAAAAAAATAGAACAAAGGAGAAAGAACTATGTTTGACCTGATTTTTGGGAACAAAGCTGTTCTCGTCCCCGCAATTATTGTGATTGCGGTCCTCATCATCTGTATTTTGGGGTACATCAAGGCGCCGCCCGATATGGCGTATATTATCTCTGGTCTTCGTAAGAAGCCCAAAATTCTCATTGGCCGTGCCGGTGTCCGCGTTCCGTTTCTGGAGCGTGTCGATAAGCTGATTGTCCGTCAGATTTCCGTGGACATCAAATCCGATGGCTACATCCCCACACTGGACTTTATCGGTGTTGACGTGGATGCTGTCGCCAAGGTCCGTGTCCGGACTGATGATGAGGGCATCAAGCTGGCTATGCGGAACTTCCTAAACATCACTGATGCCCGTGGTTTCGAGCAAGCGATTTCGGACTCTCTTCAGGGAAACATGAGAGAGATTATCGGTACTATAACGCTCAAGGAAATCTGCAATGACCGCAAGAAATTCGGTGATGAAATCCAGTCAAAGGCGCAGGTTGACATGAATGCGTTGGGTATCGAGATTATCTCCTGCAACATCCAGCGTGTGACTGACGAGAAGGGCCTCATCAATGCTCTGGGTCAGGATAATATGAGTCAAATCCAGAAAAATGCTTCTATCGCCAAGGCTGAAGCGGAGCGCGATATCCAGATTGCTCAGGCGGAAGCAGCGCGTCAGGCGAACGAGGCTCAGGTCGCATCCGATACGCAGATTTCTATTCGGCAGACCGAGCTGGCTGTGAAGCAGGCCGAGCTGAAGGAGACCTCCGACATCAAGAAGGCTGCCGCCGATGCTGCCTATAGAATTGAGGAACAGAAGCAGCGCCGGAGCCTTGATATTGCTTCTACCGATGCCGATATTGCGAAGCGTGAAAAGGAAGCAGAACTGGCCGAGCGTGAAATCACGCTGCAGGAGCGTCGGCTTGATGCCGATATCCGCAAGAAGGCGGATGCTGATAAGTATGCTGCCGAAAAGAAGGCCGAAGCAGAGCTGTACGCCCGTAAACAGGAAGCCGAGGCCAAGCGCTTTGAGCAGGAGCAGATTGCCGAAGGTATCAAGGCCGTTGGTGCCGCAGAAGCCGAGACTATCAAGGCCAAGGCTCTGGCCGAAGCGGAGGGTATCGACCGTAAGGCTGAGGCCATGAAGAAGTATGGTGAGGCCGCAGTGGTCGAGATGATTATGAACGCACTGCCCGAAATCGCCAAGAACGTGGCTGCACCTCTCTCCAACGTGGACTCCATCACCATGTACGGCGAGGGTAACAGCACAAAGCTGATTGAGGACATCGTTTCTTCTACCACTCAGGTTTCCAACGGTATGCTGAACGGTCTGGGTATCGACCTGCGGAGCCTGCTGGCCGGCTTTGTCGGTGGTAAGGTCGCAGTTCCCGCATCTACTTCCAGTGTTGAGTCTACCGCTACCTCTTCGGGCGACGCTGAGTAAACACAATATCCCGCCGTAGGCACTCCCTGCGGCGGGTCATACGGAGAGATGGCTGAGTGGTCGAAAGCACCGGTCTTGAAATCCGGCGATGTGAAAGCATCCGTGGGTTCGAATCCCACTCTCTCCGCCACAAAAACGAGTACGGACGGTATAACCGGAATTTACGCCTGTGGAGATGGATGTCCGTCGGTGAAACAGGAAGACTTTGTTGGCTGGTTAATCATGTGAGAGGTAGTGCCAGCACTTCAGGGAACTGAATATGCCTGTGTCGGGTGTATGAGGCTCTGAAATAACAGGATTGTATACCAAACTGCGTGCATATTGGCCGGTGTATAAGACACCAAAATAACATGGTTATCCCTCGTAAGAAAGGGATTTCGGAAAATGTGTGCAATGATTGCACACATAAAGAAGTACGGATGGTACAACCGGAATTAACGCCTGCGGAGACGAACTCCGTCGTAGAAGCAGGAACTTGCCATACAAAGCGCACAAAAGGTTGAATATCCGAACATGAGCAAGCGTACAAAAATCGGTGGAATGGCAGGTGACTTATGAATGGCAGACTATTTCAAAGTTGTATATTCGCGGGAACTTTCCTCAGAATATGAGCCGCGCTACATTGTCATACAACCCAAGACCGGTGCGGTACTGGATGATGCCCAAGGTTTCGGCTACACGAGCCGCGAGAAGGCGGCAAAGGCGTACACCTATAAGAAGATGCCGCATCCCGAACAGCGGTCTCTGGCGGCCCGCAAACGCCGCGTAGAGAAGTGGTGTCTGGAGCACCTTGATGTGGTAGATGGTTATGCTGACATCTGCTTGCAACATATGAAGGCATCTGGTGATGGACGTATCAGTATGAGCTCTGCTGTTGTTTCCCGTTATTTGAAGGACTGCGGATACGATAACCTGCCGTTCTCGGCGCAGGACTTTATCCGCTACTGCAAAACTTAAAATCAAAAAAGGGTAGTCAAAAAAAGAGGTGAAAGGACAATGAAGAACACCATTTTGGGGACGGTGCGCTTCAATGACATCGAGGCGTACAAGAATGAGTGGGCAGCGAGAAGCCGTGAATGGCGCTTTGAAAAGGCCCGACAGGAAGAAACTCGCATTATCAGAGAGAATGACAGAGACGATGCAACGCTCTTTTTGGGGCTTACGGACCTGTCCAGTCTCTCACGAGATAGTGACACCAATGAGAGATGGTGGCGGAAACACATTGAGGACTATCTCAAGAACCTTTCTGAGTTCATCGACTACTGCAAGACCTATGAGCAGCCCGCCAACGTATATAGCAATTATAAGGGCATCGGTATGGTCGTTGGTCTCGGCAGCCGCAGATTCTTTCTCTACCAGCCGGACTCTCTGGTGGCGGAGTATGTGCCGGTCAAGGACTATTCCGAAATGTCCGTGGGCGAGATGCGAGCCCTCGCAACGCATGGAGCTTCATCGACGCTGCCGGCATCCGTGCCTGAGGCTCTTTCTGTCTCTCAAGTACGTGAAGGTCTGTCCGACCGTGAGGCGGAGCTGAACTCGCTCAAGGCCGATATTGAGGCAACGAGAAATGGCACCAGCGAAGAACTTCGCGCCCTCAAGGAAGAGGTCGAGCGTGCCATGGCAGCCTTGGAGCAGAAAAAGGACAAACTGATGGCAGAGCTGTCCGCCAAACGCGAGGCTCTGGAGGAACAGGTAGAAATGATGAACAATCAGATTTACCTGTTGGAATCTCAGATTTATGCTATCCGCTGCTACATGGGTGAGACAATCAACTTTACCCGTATCCGCACTGGACGGAACGCACCGGAAAAGGAACCGGTCGTCCTGTTTCAGAAGCTCCGTTTTCTCGATGAAGAGATGGGGCGTCTTGCTTCCATTTACAACATGAAAGAAAGCAAGCTGAAGTATTTCGAGGAGTTTCTCGCAGCGTCTCCTGTTGCGCTGGATACCTTTGCTCCCAGCGAGAAGTGTGTTGCGCTGGTTCGCCTCAGCAAGACTGGCAAGCACTTCTTTGGTCATGAGACGTGGAGCAATATGCTGGACAGCTACAATATCTATCACGGTAACACCATCGGTATTGTCATTCGTAATGGCGAGAACGTCTATATAGGCTGGACTGACCCTGAGGAAGTTCATGTAACGGACGATTTCATCATGGATGTGAACCCCAAGGATTTCCGTGTGAATACGGAATATATCGGTCAGGAGGATGAGCACCAGCGCAAACAGCGTGTGAAGGAAGAGCGTACACAGGCCCGCAGCATGGTCGTGGAGATGGTATCCCGCATCTTTCTGTTCAATATTCTGCAGGGCGTGGTGGATAGCTCCAACATCCTTTCTCTTCCGGCTGGCGTCAAAATCTCCAAATCCTCCGAGTATGTCGTGTTTTCCATGGCTGACCGCTGGTTGACCGACAACCGATACGGCAGCTTTGTAGACATCGTGGAGCGATGCAACAAGCCTGATGCAAAGAAGGGTGATAGTATCTTGACCGTCCTTTCTTTGACTCCGGAGAGAGAATACAGGTATAGGCCTTACTGGAATGACCGTGGCAGGGGAGACCGCAACCGCACCCACGACTGTTCCGTTTCTGACTGCGCCATCTATCCCATCAATCTGGTGGAGTATGATGCACCGGAGCAGCGTACCTATTATCTCTTTAATGGCATTCGCTATGCCACATATGGCGATGGCAGTAATCTCGGCGACGACGCCGAAATCATTGAAACTGTCATGGAGACTAAGCCGCATTTCTTCGTGTCTGTGGAGAAGGGCGAGTCCATAAATCGCCGTTGGTATGATGACGAGGGCAAGAAACGCGCCCGTTCCAATTTTGAGGTATTCCGCGACGAATACATCAATCTCGCTTTTATGAACTCCGAGTGGCTGACTTACGCCATCAATACCAAGAACCTCGGTGGATGGATTATCGGAGGTAAGTGCGTGGATTACGCCTATGGTATCAAGTACCTGAACGTGGCTCTGCAGCACATCCGCCAGCGCGAGGCATCCGAAAAAGAGCACATCGACCATGCTTGCCCCGGCTTTACGGCGGAGCACCCCTCTTGGATGGTAGACCTGTCCGAGTGGAAGCTCGCCGAGGATGTCCATAGTCTCCATTCCCGCAACGTATCGAAATTCTTGAGCTGGTTCACCCAGAAGGAGGTATCCTAAATGGAAGCTGCAACTACCGTAACCTCACGGCTGACATACAAGCATTGCGCCAAATGCTTCAATCGCATCGTTCTTCACGCATTTTCTGAAAGCCATTGTCTCGAATGCGGCAAGTTCATTATCTGTTCCAACACACCTGCAGACACACTTTGCCCTGAGTGTGCCATCAAATTGAACCGCTGCATCCATTGCGGCGTTGAATTGGATAAGGAGGATTAAATTATGAGCAATGTCGTCATCATCAAGCACCCCAAATGCCCGCAGACCTTCCTGTTCTCCGTCCCTGACGGTTGTGCGCTCCATACCGGAGATTTCGTGACAGTGGACACAAAGAAGGGTAAGACCGTTGGCATCTGTGCCTCGGACAGCTTCTCCGTTCCTGAGAGTGCTTTGAAGCACATCGTTGCTGCTTTTGGCGGTTCTGAGCCTCTGCGTACAGTTGTCGGTATATTGGATGAGCGTCCGCTGGTCAGCGCTGTTGAGGAGGCATCTTAATGGCCGCCGGCAAGCAGCGTGCAGGCGCAGACCGCCGCTACATCGTCTTCTGTACTGCCTGTGGACAGGTAGCTCCGCTGACCGACAAGGTGGATGTGGACGGGCACCTCATGTATGACTGGCACCGCCCTTGTCCTCGCTGCGGCAAGGAGGAGTGGGCGACGCGATTTATCGACCCCGTCGGCGCCACAACCAAAAAATAAGCAAAGGCGGCTCTGCATCTGGTAGGGCCGCTTTTCCACTTCTTCCACACAGTTTTCCACAACATATTGTGTTCCCGCTGGTTCTCACCACAATATGCCATATATTTTCATTTCCCGCACACCTCTGCAATTTACAAACACCGAAAGCTAAGTGCAAACTATAGTTTGCAAATCAATTAGTTAAATCCAGTTGCGACTTTGCGTATTTGCGTATTTTGGTCGCAAGTTAGTTGCAACTTGAAAGTAACATAACAAAAAAAGCACCTCTCTTTCGAGAGGTGCTTTCAGTTTAGAATTTCAGTTGGTCTTCAGTTATTTTTGCGATTTGCGGCAGCTTGCGAGCTTCTTCGGTACGAAGCTGGAACATATCCAACTCATAATTACCGAGCCGCACGCGGTCAAGACCATCGGCGTCTTTGAAAATATCAAAGAGGGTTTTGACGCGCAGTGCATCTTGCTTATCCAACCAATGTTTCTCGATGAACTCATAGCCTTCCTTATCGGGACGGCAGTGATACTCCATCAGAAACAGTGTGATGGGGTCCGTATCAGGATATGCTTCCTGCAGCATCCTTGCACTCTCGCCACCGTGGGTATTATCCTCGGAATCGCTACGTCTGCCTGTGTCGTGATACAGTGCAGCCTCAATCAGAATTTCCTTGTCTTCCAAGTCCAGACCCTTCATATATGCCAGCAGCATACACATGAACAGGACACGGCCAGCATGAGCCTTTCCGTGTAGTTTGCTTGCCATTTGGAACGGAACGGCATCATAGTCGGCAGTCCTCTGATAGAGCCAGAAGTCATCTATCGCGCCGTCATCCACGGCCTCATTGAGCCAGTCGATACCATAGAGGGGAAAGTCTTCAACCTCCTTGATGTCATCAGGAGATACGATAATTTCAGCCTCCACGCCTTCGAAATACTCAATGACAGAGGCTTTTTCGACTGTAGCCCGAAATACCTTCGCATTGTCAGACGGGAAGCGTGTGGCGAAGAACACGGCCACGGCAGGGTCCAGCGTCCAAGAGAATGCCTCCTCCAGACTTGCGCTTTCATCGCCGGCGCCACGGTAGACCGTCAGGGTGTCGGGATACTTCTTGAGCCCCTTCTCCGTTGCCTGAATCTGTTCCGGTGTTTTCATGCTCTTGAGCTTCAGTATGCCGTCCCGTCCAAGTGCGGAGCATCCGTAATCGGAAAAAGGGTAGACATCATAGAACAGTTTGTACGCGCCATCAAAGCCCTCATCAACGAGCTTCTTCAGATACTCTATCCGCATCCGGTCGTTGAGTGCCGTGATGATGAAACTACAGTTGCCTGAAGCAATTTTCTCCTTCAGTTGCTCAACAGCCCCTCGGATTTCAGGTGTTTTATCCTCGCCGTCGGCTGCCATTGTGAGACTGTGGCAGGGGAATATGACCTTATCCTTATCCCAGTAATAGAACGGGGTGAAGCCGCAGCCATAGTAGAGGTTCTCAATGATGTCGTCGGTCAGATGAAACTTCTTCCGCAGTTCATCGGCTGTATAGAGCGCCATATAGCCGTTCCGACTGGCAATCGCCTTTGCTTTCTCTGATGTGACAGACGCAGCAGGGAGGAGGTTGCTGAACGATTCGACATTGCGGGATTTCATCACCACATCAGCGATGTTCAAACTTTTCAACCTCCTTCAACAATTTCTCTATCACTTCGGCAGCATCAGCTTCAAGGCTGTTAATGTTGCAGGCACCGTCCACATCTCGGTACTTGCACCGCTTATCGCCACAGCCGAAGTTGTCTTCAGCGTCCGTGCCGTAGCAGCGGAGTCTCTTGACAACTCTCAGCGCATCACTTTTCAGCTTGGCTGTCATTGTGCTTTCTCCTTTCTTGTCTTAATAGACTTTAATCAGGCTCTTACATATCGTGCCTTCTTGGACATTCCGATACGTTTAATGCTCCCTTCCTTCACCATGCGTCCAAGCACAGCCTCCACGGTGGACGGGCTGACATCAGGATGAATGGCGCATATCTCCGCTTTGGAAATTGGCATCAGGCTGCCAAGTACCGTAGCTTCGATTCGCGTCATCTTCGTGATTTTCTTCCCATTGACGACTGCAAACCGCTTATCCAACTCCTTATAGCACTGATACAGTATGGACAAGAAGTTTTGAATAAATGGCGCATAGTCGTTGTTGTTCTCCATCCAGCCCTTCGAGGATTGCTCCAGTGCGTCGTAATAATACGCCTTGTGATGGTTGATTTGTTCCTCGAAAGAAATGTACTTTCCTACATCGAAGCCGTTTTTGTAGAGCAGCAGAAGGGAGAGCAACCTCGACATTCTGCCGTTGCCGTCACGGAATGGATGGATACAAAGGAAGTCCAAAATAACGCAGGGAATAAGAAGAAGCTGGCTGATATTGGAGTTGGAACAGGCATCCAAATAGGCCAGTTCCAGTTGCTCCATAGCAGCCGGTGTCTCTGCCGCAGGTGTGGGACGAAACCTCACACGCCGCGTGCCATCCGCCGCGACTTCCAGAATCACATTGTCATCCGTTTTGTACTGTCCACCGTGCTCGTCGCCTGCGACTGCCATCATGGTTTCATGAAGCTGCAGAATGTCACGAACGCCGAAGGACAGGTACTCATATCCTGAATGCACAGCGTTGAGCGCATCTCTGTATCCGGCAATTTCCGCCTCATCATGGTTCAGAGGCGCACTGCTGTGGTTTACGATTTCCGCAATGCGCTTGTCGCTGGTCACGATGCCCTCAATGGCGTTGGAGCTCTTTACTGACTGAACTCGCGCAATGGATTCCAGTTCAGTGAAGATTTTTCCAAACTCCTGCTTGCGGAAGCCGGCTTCAGTCCGAAGAGAGTAGATTTTGCTCGTGATGTTCACAAGGCTTGCAGGAAGCAGCCCGGTATCGAGGAAAGAATAATCAAACTTTCTCATAACACCAGTTCCTTTCTGCACATTATTATACATCTTTATATGCAGAAAATCAACTCCTTCCTGCAGCAAATGGGCTTAAAGAACAACATCAGCAAGAACTTCCTTGGAAACCGTGTTGTTCCACATCCGCACACTCTTCCTGATACTGCTGGCGTAGATTTTGGTGCCGGCATAGGTCTTCAGGTTTGCGTGGAACGGAAACCCCTTTTTGCAACTCTGACATACAGCCTTACAATCGGGCTTGCCACAGTGGGAATACAGCTTGATTTTGCCACCACACACGGGGCAGGGAGCAATGTAACCTAAATCCATAGCATTATCTCCTTTCAAAGAGAGCCACCCCGAAGGGTGGCTCTTTAATTGTTGTTAGACCTTCAACCGCTTCTTGACGATTTTGACCATTGCCTTGGGGAAGGTGGAAAGGTCAGTAATGTCAAGGAACTGGTCGCCGTAAATCTTCTTGAGGTACGCTTTGTCGTCGCCGATAGCTGCTGCAACAATCTCAACACCGCGCCGGCGATTGCGGGCTACGATGTCTTTGATGTCCTTCGCCGCAGAATCTCCACCATAGGAATCATCATTCGGCTTGCCATCCGAAATGATAATGAGGAGCTTCGTGCGCTCAGGTCTCGCATTCAGCAGGTTCGCAACGACCTCCAGCGCTGCACCGTCACGGTTACAGCCTCCGGTGGAGAGCTTGGCAAGGCGATACTTGTCACGCTTACCAGCCTTCAGGAAGTCCGTATAGACGAACAGGTTGACCCTACCATGCATGGTCACATTGTGACCGTACACAGCGACAGGAACATGAACACGCTCTGCAAAGTCATGCAGGAGCATGGTGGCCTTCATAGCGGCGCCCATGCGCTGTCCGCACATGGAGCCGGACTGGTCAACGAGAACAGCCACGGCCATGTCAGGCAGGTCCTGCGGCAGCTTGGTGTCGCTGAAGTACCGGCAGTCGGGACGCCACATATCATTGGCTACGATATCCCTACCGTACATCCGATTTCTGCGGACATCGCCATCTTGCAGGTCTTTCAGTTCCTGCTGCATCAGCTTCGCCAAACGCTTGGAATACTGTTTCACATCCTCCATCATTTCTCCGTAGAGCTTGATGTTTGCGGGTGTTACTTCAACCTCGCGTTTGACGTCGATTTTATGACCCTTGTGCGTGGAGCTGCGGTCCATGATGTCAACATCAGCGATGATTTGTGACTTCAAATCCTGTTCCATCTGGGCTTCGGCCATGTCGCCTGCAACGGAGGAGATGATGGTCTGCAGGACATTTGCCAACATATTGTCAGCTTGCTCCTGCTTCTCATTCTTATCCTTTCCATCGCCGTTCTTACCAGCCACAGCAGCGGGAACGTTGCCCTTATTGGCATCATTACCGCCGGAACCGCTGCCGCCCTTCTTGCCCTTTTTCTTACCAGCAGACTGAGCATCCTTGGTAGCTTGCTTGGCTACGTTGGAAGCCTTCTGGTTCTTGGGCATCTGAGAGCCGCCGCCATTCTGTGCGCCCTGAGCGATTTGCTGGAGCACCTGCTGAATGGCATTTGCGCTGGGCTGGGAGACACCTCCGCCGCCCTGCTGGTTCTGGCTGTTTTGACCGCCGCCGGAGTTGCCGCCGGAAGAGGACTGGCCCTGCTGCCCACCCTGACCGTTCTGGTCGGAGCCGGACTGCTGACCTTGCCCCTGCTGGCCTTGGCCTGCCTGAGCATTCTGCTGCTTGTCACACTTATCTATTGCGTCCTTGATGTAAGGCCACATAAAGAGAAGCATCACATTGATTTGAGCATACAGCTCTTTAGGGTTATCCGTGTTGGTGGCAAGCTCAATGGCCTGTGAGATGTCTGTCAGCTTCTTGGCGTACTCATTGGTATAGAGCGTCTGCTCATCCGCAACAAGGATTTCACCAAATCGTGCGAACTGGAGAACGAGGCTTGTCATGATAGACAGCGGCTCATTCTTGTTATTCGTATAGCCTTCCAGCGTGTGAAGCTGTCCCTGAAGGGAAGATGCTGCCATCTCAATACCACGTGCAACAATGCCGCCGTAGTAGTCGCTCATACGCTCCTCGTCGTGTGCGTCGATGATGCAGTTGACGAGTTCGTCCCGCAGCGACTTGAACACCTTGCGGTATTCAGGATGCTTCAGCGCCTCCTTCATCTCATCCAGTTCTGTCTCGTTGTCCGGTTCAGGCATCCGTCCGTAGAGTGTGCCGTTCTCTTCCAATTCCTTGTCTGCCAGCGCATCGGCGCGGAAGTCGTGGAATCGGATGTGGGCCAACTCGTGATAGACGATACCCATAACCGTTGCGAATCGTGAGGAGGGGAGCTTATACCACGTGATGACACTATTCGCCGTATTCTGATAAAGATTATTCCCATCAGTACAGGCGGTGATGTCTGAGTTTGGGTTATGCATCAGAGAAACGGAGATGTGCTTGTCAAGGTCCTTCGTCATCGAATCGACCGTCGCCTGCACATGACTCCGAAACGCTTCACTGGTGTAGATGTCAGCATCCGTGAGCTTCTCGCTCATTTCATTGGCACCCACACGGATTTGCCTCCAGATAGATTTCTGGTCCATGCGTCATTTCTCCTTTCTAAATTCACTTGTGCCGGTTCTTGAAAATCTCAACGGTAAACTCAAGGCAGAAATCTGCCACCTGCAAACGGTCTTCAGGATTGCCAGTGAACACGGGGTCAATACCGTTGGCGACAGCCATTCGGTTGAGAATGCTGCATCCAGCCATAGCTGCCTCGTGTGCCGACCGGCGTCCCGCGTCGATAGTCTGCAGCGTGTCGATGAGGTCTTCGCCTTCGAGACGATTATGGGCGATGATGATGCGAGTTTCGCTCATATCAACGGTCGTCACATAGTCGAGGAAAGCACCGGCGCAGCGCCGTTCGATGTTGTCGAGCATCTTATCAGCGTACTGGACGCCGTTTTTGATGCACTCACCGACCTTAGCGCAAAGCGCCTTATAGCTCTCGTGATTAAAGAACTTGGCGTTCTCATAGTTGTGAGTCATGATGTTTTCTCCTTTCTTGCTTTCGGTCCTGAAAGCAAGAAAAGAGGCTCCATGCCTCTCTTCTCCTTTCAGGACAAGCCTACGCCACCTTGCTGATGACCTGCGCCGCATTGGAACGAATCTCGTTCTGCTCGACGGGGTCATTCGTGCATTTGGCGATGAGGCACGTGTCAATGTAATCTTCCAAATGAGCCATGTATCTGTCGTCACACTGCACACAGCAGACGAGAGACTCCAGCTCGCAAATAGTGCAGGAACCTTCCGTGATTTCCTTGTCGGCGCAGTAGCTCCGAATCTGCTCGAACACGTCGTACAGAGCGTTCAGCGTCTTGTCGTCACGGCTCCAGCCGGTGTTGTACTTGATGCGCTCCAGCATAGCCTGCTTTTCGATTTCAGTGCTGTCGAAAATCATCCGGCAACGCCGAATAACAGACTGGTCGATGGGGCGGCAGGAAGCATAGCCGACGTTATCCGTGAATACCACAACGGCATCCTTCTGACGATACGTGAAACCGCCGTCCACCAGCGGAATCATAGCACCCGGCAGGTCGTACTGGTTCAGTGCGACCATAACGCCGGAGTCCTTGATACGGCTGATTTCCTGAATCTCGCAGATGTAACCGCGAGAAACGGCTTTCACGAAAGCGGACTCGACCACCTTCACAGGGGAAGTGCAGCCGGCGCGGGCAACCAACAGCTCAGAATACTTTGCGAAGCATTCCTCAGATGTGATGCCCGTGCCATCCTCGCCCGTCATGGTCGTCCACGCGGATTCGGGGTCGAAGGAAATCTCATCGAACGTGGGAAGTTCTCCACGCGCCGCATCCACGGGATTGCAGGGGACGAACTCAGAAATCAGGTCCTTCGCCAGCATATCGGTATGGCAGGTCAGCTCCAGCCGAGGAGTGTGCAGGATGCACGCCAGAACCTTCGTGCCGGTAGACTTACCGTAACCGGTAATGCCGCGCCACAGGAAGTTGCGGAAGGGTACGCGCATATTGGACGTAGCGACGATTTTGTCGGCCATCTCGATAACCTCAGGCTGAACCTTGAAGTCATCATCGAAGGTGGGAATCAGCAGTTCCTCGTCGGGCGTCCACGGGTGTGCGTCAGCCCACGCTGCGTATCTGAGCTTGGCAGCCTTCACGGTCATGCCCTTGGTAGAGCTTGAGGTGCTGTTGGCGGCCATTGTGCCACCGATGATGGTAGGTGTGCCGACAATGATGGTGCCGTTGAAAGCGCCGTTGTTGACCTTCTGCCGCGTCAACGTATCCATGTTCCCGTTCTGGACGTTCAGCGGGACTTTGCCCGTCTCACAGCCATAGTAGAACATATCACTGAAGATATACAGATAGTTGAAGGCGGTAGATGCTTCCACCATGTGAGCGCCCCAATCAGCGGGGTACTTGGCGCACAGGGCGAGAATCTCGTCACGGACGGTCTTGAGTTCCGAGTTGTCATCCACGACAGCCAACTCCGGTGCCTCGTAGTAGAGGGACAGGACTTGGGGTGTCATTGCCAGCATAGCGCCGCTGAGGTCGATGTCGTCAGACTCAGAACCGATAGACGGAGTACCCGCCCACTGGCCGGAAGGCATCGTCACGGCGGCACCCAGTTTACCGACAGAAGGCGCATTGGTCTGGAACACCGTCTTATAAGTGAACAGCAGCGTCTTCACGGTCGTGCCGGTAGAGTTGTCGCGGAACTCAGCACTCCACAGATTGTCAGAGACCTGCAGCAGAGCATAGTCCTCAACAAAGCCGGGGATACCCAGATATGCCAGAAATGCTCTGGTTGCATAGGCGTGCAGCGTAGATTGCCCCTTCATAGACGGTCTCTGCGGCGCATTCCACTTGGAGAACGTCGTCGTGCTGCGGTTAGGCATTTGGTTCAGCCCGAAGGGGAGGGTACTGATGTCGAACCCTTTCTTACTTCTGAAGAGTACACAATTTGCCATGGTCTTTTTCTCCTTTCTCCCAGCCTGTAATAAGGACTTACGGGAATCCAAAAAATGTTATATATAGAAAAAGACAGTCACTTCCCAGAAAAGGGAAGTAACTGTCTTGATTCTTTGTGGTGACTTGAAAACGGAGATAATCTCCTTTATAAAAATAGCTTCGTAATTATAATTCTATACTACCACAGTTTGATATTTTGTCAATTCCTTTTGGCGCAAAAAAAGAAGCTCCCGAAGGAGCTTCTTTTGAAAAAATGTGGTTTGTCTTGAAGCGAAAGAATCAAAGGATTTTTGCTCGGACGGTATAGGTGAACGGAGCGACACCATCATCCGAACTCGCATCCCACACTTCATGGATTTCGTCGATGGGTACACCTGCCACACGACGCCAAGCGACGTCATCGGCGAAACCATCAATCATCGGAATGTCCTCCAGAAGCGCATCAAGCGCACCGTCTTGGCGCAAGTCAATGTACTTCGGATTGAGCATAACTGCTCCCTCAGAGAGCAGCATACGCGCCCAGAGCTGGTATTCCAGCGACCAACGGGACGTTTCCGTCGGCAGGTCGCCATACAGCTCATCCAGTTTCCGCAGGATGGAAGCGCAAATCACACAACCTTCAGGATGTCCGTGATGCGTACCGAGATACGGCAGCTTTGCAAAGAACAGAGGATTCCCAGAATACTCATCTTCCGCATAGGCGTAAAACGTCAGCTTCATGTCAGCCGCCGCGAAGAACCGGTCAGGAAGGATGTCCTTCACTTTGCAGTTGCTCCAGACGACATCATCCGAAAGGAATCTGAAGCCGAGAGGCTCCGTTCTTTCCGGTGTGAGGTACTTCCATGCCATATGGCGGACGAGGGCAACGAAGCCCATCTCATGCCGCAGCGTCGGCACATCGTCAAAGATTCTGCGGATGTTTGCCCGCAGCTTCTCTTCGCTTCGTTCCACGCACTCGAAAAAGAGCTTGCAGGACGACCCGTTCGTGAACACAACGCTCAGTGTCACGAGCCAAGGTGCGAAATCGTCGGGCTTCAGAATGTAATCTTTCTGCCCAGTGCAGGCGACCGGCACAAACCAACCACCCGCCTTAGCCTCGTTGTACGAAGCGTCTTCCGCAGCATAGGCGGTTGTTCTGAAGGCATCGTCGGTGTCCTTATCAGGAATATCAATGGCATCGCCCTTGCAAATGTGCTTGAAGGGGACGTACATTTCCACCTCTCTGACGCCGTCGCCATCTGCGTCATCCGTATCATGGCAGTAGCGCACAATGTGGACCAGTACGTTCTCGTCGCAGTGCAGCTTTCGCTTGTTCGAAATCGGCATATCCATATGTTTTTCTCCTTTCAGCCCGTCACGATGCAGGTAAAAGCCTCATCGCCGGACTCGCTCATGTCATTCTCCCACGCCTCGGCGATTACGCTGATAGGTGTTTTGACAGCCTTTGCCCACGCAATACCGTCACCGCTGTCTTTCAGCATTTTATTACCGAAAGCCAGCGTTTTGAATTCGTAGGCGCAGTCGGGGAGGTCGAGGTGCTTCGGATTCAGCATGACCGCACCTTCTGCCAGCAGCATACGAGCCCAAAGCTGATACTCCAGAGCCCATTTTGTTGTGTCTTCAGGCAGGTCGCCGTACATCTCATCCAGCTTCTGCAGCAGTTCTGCGATTGCAGCACGTCCCTCAGGCTTGTTGTACCGTTCGCCCAAATCGGGCAGTTTGGCAAAGAACAGGGGGGACGCTGAATACTCGCCGTCGGAATAGGCGAAGAACGTCAACTCCATGGCAGGGGGATTGAAGAACTTATCAGAGAGAATGTCCTTCACACTGCACTGGGCGAAGTTTACGCTGTCCGAAATGAGCCGGAAGCCGAACTGCTCCGTCCACTCACGAGTAAGGTCTCTCTTCGCCATGGCCGCAACTGTGTCGGAATGCCGCCCGCAGGTGTTTTCCGGCGCAACACGCGGCTCGAATCGCGCCCGCATATTGTTGACGATAGCTTCGGTGTCGTTGAGGACGCTTTCGAAAAGCAGCCGGCAGCCGCGCCACTCTCCTTCGTCGGTAACGGAAAGGCTGATGATGTAGGGCGCGAAATCGGTGGGACGAAGAACCATCTCCGTCTTGCCGCCGTCCTCAGTGACTTTCACAGACCAACCGCACTCGTTCCCGTATCGCTCGTCCTTCTTAAAAGAAGCATTTGTGAGAACGGAAAAGTGCATCTCGTGCCCATCACTGGCAAAGACGCTCACAGAATCGCTCTTGCGGATGTCCTTGAAAGGAACGAAGGTCGTCTCGAACCTGTCGTACTTAGGATTATAGCGGTAGACCTTGACCAGCGTGTTCTCGTTGCAGAAAGATGCAGCGGCTCCGATAGATGTATTACCCATAATTTTTCTCCTTTCTTTTTGAAAAAAACAGCTCAGATTTTGTCGAAATCATCGACGCCCGGAACGAGCGGCAGCGTGCGGCCATTATCCCAACGCATATGAATCTGGCCGTTATCGTCCACATAAGTGACTTTACCGGTCGTGCCGTCTGCCACAGGAAACTTGCTTTCGTCCATGTGTTTCAGTCTGATTCTTGTGCCTGCGGGATACTCCGCTTTGATGGCCGCGATTTCAGCAATGCTGTATGCCATTCGAATATCTCCTTCCTTTTCTTTTTTAAGCAGGGGAGAGGCAGAGCGCCCCTCCCGCTGGCTTTAATTTAACCGGTTATGACCGCTACAATAACCAAAACGATGGTGAGCGCAATAGTACCAAAGGCAGCCGGAAGCATTTCTGGCTGGTCTGATTTTTTTGCGGCTATGACTGAGACGACCATTGCGGCGATGATAAGAACGACATAGGCTATAAACAAGGGGTTCGTCAGCATTTTGAACACGTCCTTCACCTCCGTTAATACCACCGAACAAGGGCGAACAGTTCCACCATAATAACGCCCACAGAAACGCTGCAGATGATTGGCGGCAAGAGGTCCTGTGTGTCCAGTCTCCTTATGCCAAGGAATATGCCGCACATCACGAGAATGGTCAGTGCGAAGTAAAGAATAATCGACATTAGAGTTACTCCACCTCGCTCTTTTCCAGCTCGGAAAGGTTGTCGCATTCAAATCCGCAGGTCATGCAGTGATATGGACCGTAGGGGTCAGACGACTCGTAGATGTTAGATTCGATTTCGTCGTTGATATTTCCGAGGAAATCTCCCGTTTCGATGTCAACCAACACATCAATGTGGAGGACCTGATGACCAGAGAAAGATACGCCACCACAGTTGGGGCAGCAGCGGGTATATGCCTTCTGCTCCCGCTCTGATGTATCAGATTCGATGTCTTCAAACGCTTCGGCGAGCGTGAGAAGCATCTCGTCGATTTCCTTAGCGTCATCGACAAGAATCGACAGCTTCGGAACGCCGGACTCACCTCTCATAGAAGCCTCTGCGAACAGTCCAACGTGTTCGTCGATGTCAAAGTCATCGTAGACACGGCGCACCGCAGCAGCCACACCGTCGCAGAAGTCATCGTCGGCGTACAGGTCGAAGGAATAGTCCTCGCCGGCAGGCGACCACTGCCTGAACGTGAACACACCACAGACCTTGTCCTCGTCGATGACCCAGCCCAGTGCTTCTGCCTTTTCGCGGTAGTTGGACGGAATCAGGTCAGGGACGCTGGTCTTGACCTCCGCAGCGTTTTTTTGGTTATTCTCCATGATTTTTCTCCTTTCTTTTTTTCGTCAGGCTTCGACACCGAACACCTTTTTGCAGATGGAATGAATAGCCACGAACTGTTCCTGAAGCTGTGCCGGCACAAGGGAGATGGAGAGACCGGCATCGCGCCATACACTTTGGCCTGCGAATGCTTTGTCCCACAGTTCTCCACGTTCGTGCTGGGCCTCCAAGAGCCTCTCATAGCGTTCTTCTTCCGTCTTTGCAGCGTCAATGTACTGCCGTGTGTACTCGTTGAAGTCTGAAATATTCATCTCCGTCTGGTCGGTGTACTCAAAGCGGGGATATTGGGAGTCGATGAAATGGGTCGCTTCTCTGGTGAGATTGAACCCTTTCATGTAGGTACTGCCATTATCGCCCCTGAGGAACAGCAGTGACGCCTGCCAATCACGGGAGACGATTTCGTAGATTTCAGTGATAACGTCGAGCAAATTTTTCTTCTGCTCTACTGTCAATGAAATCTTCCGTTTCTGAGCCTCCTTCTGCAGAATCTGTTCCGCAGAGCTTTTGGCGTTATCCGTCATCGTGAAAGACGGCGTCCAGTCGTACATCAGAACACACTTGTGAACGACGTTCGCGGCGATTGACGCAAAAACAGGCCTGAGTTCCTCGACATTCTCTACAGACCTTTTGGCGAAGATGATAGCGAGCTGGCAGAAATCGAGCGAGTTGTAGACAGCGTCCACGAAGGACTTCTGCTGCACTTCCCGAATCTCATTGCCGAGCTTGACCAACTCCCCGATGTCGGTAGAGTTGATACGCCAAGCGTCAAAGATTTTTGTACTCATTTCAAGCATCCGCCTTCCTTGAGAGTGTCCATGACCTTCTCCAGCACGGTCAACGGGGCGTTGAAGCCGAAGTCGCCAACGGCTCTGCGAAGAGCTATGAGCAATTCCGCCTGATGGTGATAGTCCTTGGCAGCCTGTTCCGTCTGATACAGCCGGTAATCTGTACTCCAGTACATGGAGTTCTGCTGGAAATAGGGATTTCTGTTCGCATCTTCGGAAGGAGCCTTGTAGTATCGACAGTCTCTATTGTCTGTCAGCCACTTGGTTCCAACCTTGACCGTGACCTCATCCACCACCTTTCCGTGCCGCCGTTCGGCATTACTACCGATAATAGGCACGCGGTAGAGTCTCATCTCAACAGCCATTGTTCTTGCTCCTTTCTTCGTCCGTCAACCCGCCATCCACAGCCATGTCCGTCAGCGTATTGAAGACGCTGGTGAGACGCTGTGCGAACGGGGTGTATTTCAGCGTATCCATGACCTTCTCCAGCACAGGCAGGGGAGCGTTGAAGCCGAAATTGCTCACCGCCTTGCAAAGCGCCACACGCAGTTCCGCTTGCCGAAGGTAATCCTTGGCGGCCTGCTCTGTCTGATACAGCCGGTAGTCCATGCAGTACATGGTGTTGAGCTGGAAGTAGAGGTTTCGGTTTGCGTCCTCAAGCGGCACCTTGTAGTAACGCCGACCGTTATCGTCCGTCAGCCACTTGGTTCCGACCTTGACTGTGACCTCTTCCACCACTTTTCCGCGCTTCCTTTCGGCATTGCTGCCGATAACCGTTACGCGGTAAAGTCTCATTTCAGCGGCCATTGTTCTTACTCCTTTCTTCGTCTGTCAGCCCGCCATCCACAGCCATGTCCGTCAGCGTATTGATGACGCTGGTAAGGCGCTGTGCGAACGGGGTGTAGGGATTCGATAACTCACTGCGGCGTTCCATCAGAATCGCCATAGCGAACTGAGCGTCATTGACGTTCTTCAGTTCCTCGATAGTCCAACGATGCTTACTCACTTCTGCTCACCTCTCTTCTTCATTGCTGCCGCATATGCGGCACCCAGTGCGAACTCCATGGACGTAATCACCTCGGCGACAGTGGGCGCGGGCTTGCTCAAATCACGGGCATAGCCACGCCGGTCGTTCAGGTGGGTGGTCAGGGTATCGCGCACCTTACCGCAGACCTCCGGCAGCTCCAGTAGCTTGCTCAGTGCGTCGTTGACCTCACGGGCAGGCATCTTGTTGGAAGGGTTGAACAGCAGCTCGTTCCGATACGTGGACAGAGTGCAGTCGATGAAATGCAGCGTAGATGTATTCATAATAATTTCTCCTTTCTTTTGAAGTCGATTGCATCAGCAGCCATCAGCAGGGTAGGGCGGGATGGTAACGGACAGGTTGTAGATGTGGTTGCCGCAGCGAACACACTCGGCATCCTTGTCCCACAACCCACGTTCCTTCATGCCGCGCACGCTGCCCGTACAGTGAATGGACGGGTGCGTGTCTCGCTCATGTTTGGTGAGCTTCTTGTACTTCATGGTGTTTCTCCTTTCTTTGTTGTCGAAAAATGCAATAAATATATAAAAAAAGACAGCTACCCCAAGATTGGGATAACTGTCTGAATTTATGTGGTGACTTGGAAAACGGAGATAATCTCCTTTATAAAAATAGCTTCGTAATTATAATTCTATACTACCACAGTTTGATATTTTGTCAATCATTTTAGGCACCAAATTGCGTTTATTACATTTGCACTGTTTTTTGATTTTAGTCGGGATTTCCGAATTTTCAAATTGCAATTTTAGTCGGGAAATCAGAGTTATAAGAACTAAACTTTAGTCGGGAAAAACCGAATAAAAATTTGAGATTTTAGTCGGGAGAACAGGAACAAACATAGTCCATGAAAACCGCATAACCAAGCCATTTTCGAGCGTTTTCTTTCTTTCAAATTCAGCAAAAATTGAGAAAAAAAGAAAAGCCCCCGAAGGAGCTTTTCTTAGTGGAAAAATCAGTGCTTTGCTGTGAAAAGTTTTCAGGAAAGATGCTCACCCATGAACTTGGCAAAATCATCCCAGAATCCGAAAAAACGATTGCGGATAAGAGTGGGGCGATTGCCGGCAGTGATATGTCCATCGGTTTCTTCGGCATTCAAGATGCCCCAGAGCTTAACAAGCAGCAGCTTGTACTCAGCGCTCTTTGGAACGATGTGCTGGTCCTCAACCATATTGTCCCAAAGAGTCCGCAACATCTCACGGTCCTTTGACTTGGCAAAATCAGCCGTTCGGCAGTACAGCCAAATGGTCTTGAAGTCCCAGAAGGCTTCACTTTCCGATGACTCCTCCTTGGAGGTATTCTTGCCGCCAGTGACTTCCTGCTTCTTGCCATCGACATCAATGACAACGCCAGTATCGGAGTTACGTGCAATAGCATGGATACGCAGGTCCTCAATGAGATTGGTCAGCGCCAAATTCAGAAGCACGTTCCAGTAGCCGTTCATGCTCATGGAAGAAAACCGGCTGAAGTCTCTGTCATGGATGATTTCAGGGATGGCTTCGACGAGGCAGTGCAGGTTCCCCAGCCGCGAAGAGACACGGTTGAAATCCGCAACGTCCATGGTGAACAGGTCGCCCTTGTAACCGAGTGCCTTCGCCAGACCGTCAGAGACCTCGTAGTGCTTCTCCACGTGGATGAGGTTGTCCTCGTCGTCATCCTCACCGGCACTGTCCTCCATGCCTAAATCGGTGAAGAAAGCAACGACTCCCTCAGGAGTCCATGAGTGTGTCGCATCCTCCCGAAGCGCGTTGAATACCCGAACAGCCAGATTGTTGTTGCCTTCACACACGGCGAGAATTTCGTTCCATGTGTACGAGGCAAACGGCGCCACTCTGCAATCCTTGCCGGTGATGTAGCAAACCAAATCAGGGAAGGTCGCAGCATTGTAGACATTGATGTAGCCATTCAGCCACTTCCCGTCCTTGCCAAACGGCTTGCCGTCCTTTATGCTGCAGATGCCCATGACCAGCAGGAGGTGAAGCTCAAGCATAGACAAAGGAATGAGCTTTTCCTTGGTCTGATGCAGCCGTTCACGAATATAGCGCTCCGCCAGTTCCGTGGCAGTCACATTCACGACAACGCCCTTCTCAGCCTCGGCAAAGAAAACGTCGCTCGCCTCGGAAGTAGGCAGCACGTAGCCGCGTTCCTTTACATAGGCCCGAAAAACGTTATCGTATATTCTGATGCCCCTCTTATTTTTTACATCGCCCTCCGGGACGAATCGGCATGATATATGCCTGAAAACATCACTCTGCATAATGTCTTCGTATGCCTTTGCAGAGTCGATGAGGTCGCCATCCACTACGATACGGTGGTTGTCTTCCATTTTTTTCAGCTTCTTCTCAGAAAACCCGAATAGAGAGTTGTAGCAAAAATGATTCATTCTTTTTCTCCTTTCCTTTTTCAGCGGAACACGCCGACCTTCAGAGCTTCAATGGGCAGAGAAAACTCAGGCCCAGTCTCACCGTTGGAGTCAGTGGCATACAACCACGCAGCTTCGACGCCATTTTTATCGACGCCGGTGCGTACCACAGTGACGACCTCGCCATCACAGCAGCAAAGCATACCTTCGCTGTTGAATAGCTCATAGTAAGTCGGTTCGCTGCCGTCAGGGAAGGTCTCAACTTCCAGCTTATTGGGTGCTACGCTCATATTGCAGTCATTGATGACCTTCAACGAGATACCGATGCGCTCGCCGGCTTCGAGGTTGAACTCTCCGCAGGAAGTGGATTCATCGGAAAAGGAAAACAGCTTTGTTTTCCCGTTCGTCCGGAAGCTCTTCTCGGCTTCATCCACCTTCTTGCGGATGGCACTGAACATGGCATTGACCTGTTCCTCAGTGTAGTACCCGCTATAACGGGTAGACAGGCACTCCAGCATATCCAGACCGTCCAGAATACGTCCGACACGCTTTTCGGCGGTTCTGATGAACATATCCCGTTTTGCCTTGGCTATTTCTTCGGCGGAACGAGTTGCTTTACGTCCCATATCTTTCTCCTTTCACCAGTTGTCGCCCGTGCGTTCCCGCAGGATGACAAGTTTTGTGTCCACGATTTTGCAATCACAATACACCTTCAGCCTTTCCCCAAGCAGGCCCTTCAGCTCCGGTGTTGCCTGAAGAAGTGTCGGCTGGATGCAGCCGCACTCGCTCATTGCCAGAAACGGAGCATCGGGAGGAAAGATTGGCCGCTGGATTTTGACTTTGTATACGCGGTCATCAGCCTTCTTACTCATGGACGACCTCCACTTCCGGCGCATCGAAACGACTGTCTTTATACAGTGTGATGTCGTTTTTGACCAGCCGAATCGACGTGACCAGTGAGGTGAGCTCATGCGCCCCTGCCCACTTCTTCTCGAAATCCATCAGCGTATAATCGCCATTTACATTCGAGAAGGGGATGGACAGAATTTCACTTCCCGCATCGTAAGAAACGGCGGGTACGGTGGCAGCCAGAGCGTCCCAATCCTCACGCAGCATACGCTGGACGTTCTCGCAGACGGAGTTGAAGAAGTTTGTACCGCAAGAGCCACGGGTTGTGAAATCGAAATACAGATAGCTTACAAAGCCATCCATCGTATTCAGCCGCACTTCTGTCGTGAATCGCTGCTCGGCATTGCCGGCCCCGATGACAGGAGTCTCACAGCGAGGCAGCCAGCATCGTGCCTCAGGGTTTTTGTAGATGATATAGAAGCACTCAATATCACCATACGACCCGTCAGGCAGGGAAGACACGCAGTTTTTCGTCGCCAGATATTTCGCACAAGGTGCAAACAGCAACGCATGGAAAATCTGTTTTTCCTCAGAAACACCCTTGTCGAACTGCAGCGCTGAAACCAGTTCACCGGTCTCGACGATGCGGTAGCCCACCATGAGTCCCACGGTGGGCAGGCAGTCCATCACATACTCGCGGTCGTCGATGCGAAAACCATGCAGTGCAAACGACGGAGTTCCCGGCGCAGCCTCATGGATGCGAGGGTCGAGGAACTCCGCGATTTCACGATGCAAAATAGGCATCTCAACAGTCCTTATCATAGTTTTTTCTCCTTTCAGCCCCGCGTCCTCTCCAAAAAGAGAGGACGCAGGGGCTTCTGTGTTATTCGTAAAATTCGGCTTCCCGCACGGGAGGCCACACATAGTTAAAGGGATACATTCCGCGATACTTGTGTGAAAACGCTCGTTTTGCGGCCTCAGCGTTCTTGTACCCGTACCCCTGCGCGTCATCGTAGATAATGCCGATGTTCTCCGCATCCACTACGATATAACGATACAGTGCCGCACCATCATAGCGATGCGGGTACAGCCTCGCAGAGACAACACAAGGTTTCGGGTCTACCACCGCAATGGGCAGCAACGTGACAGTGCCGCAAATGGCATTCTTGAGATAACGCTTGTCAGGGAATCTCAGAATACTCATGCCTCATCACCGCCGCTGACCGCCTCGTAGTTGAGACGCGCCTGCAGGATGTTCAGCACTTTCTCGACGGCGTTCTGCCACGTGGAGTTCACGTCATTGTTGCAGTCAGCATCGTGCTCGAACTGAGCGACGATATCGTTCAGCACATAGTTCGGAGACTCCTCATCGACCAGAGATGCCGGCTCAGTGTCACCGAACTTTTCCTTGAAGCTCTCCAGCTTCTCGGCGTCGTCCTCGTTATCGGGGTCGAAGTCACTGACATCGAAACCCAGATATGTGCAGAGCTGGCCTTCCGCATCCATCAGCCGGTAGTATCGCTCCTGTTCACGATACGCGGTCTCCAGCTCGCTGCGGGTCAGCTCGATTTCGAAAGTGATAGTGGCCTTGGGGTCGGGAATCGGAATATTACGGGTGATAGTCATGTTTTTTCTCCTTTCTTTCAAAAAGCTGGCGCTCAGGCCAGCAGTGACATACCAAGCCGAACAGTCTTCAGAGGAAACTGGTCGGCATCGAGACGGAATGTTGTACCGCAGTCGGAGCAACGGGCTTCGGGTCCATAGGCACTTCCGTGCTTCGGGCCGAACTTCAGGCTTCCGCAGATGGGGCAGGTGGCACAGAGCAGAGTGGCTCCTCGTACCTGAATATCCAGAACGCTGGTGCCGGCAGGTGAGTTCGTCCAGCCCGCCAGATAAGCAGGGGAGACGCCCAGTACCTCGGCGAAGCGTTCCAAAGTCTTCAGGGGGATATTCTCCACTCGCCCAGACTCATACTTGTAGATGGTCTGTGGAGTCACCTCACACCTTTCTGCAAGCTGACTCTGAGATAGTTCCAGAGACAGCCGTGCATTTTTAATGCGGACAGCAGCAAGCGGCAGGGAAGTGGTTTGAGAAGTGCTCACACCGCATCTCCTTCCTCAAGGGGCTGCCAATAAGCAGTCATCTTGTAGAAGGAAATGAACGGCTTCTCCAATCCGTTTGCCTTGGCAAATGCTTTCGCTGCCGCCTCGTCCTTGAATACGATGGAGTCCTGAATGCACTCGTTGAAACGAATGCTGTAGGAACCCACAGAAGGGACAACGGAGAGGTCGATACCAAGCGTCTTATCCTGCTGGTTCAGCAGAAAGACGTAGGTACAGAACACGCTTTTGACCTTCTCCAACATACCGGTGTCCTCGATGTTGATGCCACGGGACTCGTACACCTCTGAGATGCGCTCATAGCCCATTTCTTTGAAAGCCTCGCGGATGCGGGGGTCAAAGCAGAAATGGGTGACACGCAGAATCTCGCCCTCCATCTTCATAATCCGGTCGTCGATGGTAACGTCCTGATTAAAAGCGGAGCAGGCGTCTTTCACAGCGTGTTCCAGCCAGTTGGAAATGCCATCAATGTTTCCCTCCGCAGCGGAGATAATTTTCTTGATGGGGATTCTTACAATCTTGTTTACGACAAGATTGCAGAAGGCCAGATAGAAGCCGGTCTCGTTCAGTGCTTCAACGACCGTCTTGAAGTTCTTGGTCATGGTGCTTTCTCCTTTCTTCTTGAGTATAGCGTGCGGGAATGCTCAGACACGGTCGTGTACGCAATCACCATTCCCATCAATCACAGAATCGTGCTGGAGGAAGGTGTCGTGGTACAGTGCCTTGCCAAACGCCTTGCAGACGGGGCATTCCCAGCTCACCTCCGTACCATCGTTGTAGTCGATTTCACGGTCGCCCTGATATTCGACCTCGGCGCCACACACGGGGCAGACGTCCTCCTCGTCGCCGTTGGGGTGCAGGAACGGGATGCGCTTGCCCTGAGGGTCAGTGAAGGGGACGACTATGCGCTGAATAACGGCCAACAGAACGTCGATGTCGGCGTTTGCCATCATCAGTGCGATACGTCCGACCTCCAGCTTGAAATCCTCGGAAAAGATGTTCCCTTGGATAGTCGCAGCGATAGCCGCAGGATGCGCCATGGCCGCGACGGTATCACGTCCCAGCGAAATGAGGGCGTTGAGTGCCATAATGAACACGGTATGACCGGATTCGGTATAGGCCTTGTCAAGCTCCTCATAGGCGGTGGCATCGTGATTCTTTCGACGCTGTGCGTCTAAACGGGCAATTTCATTAGGATAGTCAGTCATGAATTTCTCCTTTCTCCCTGCCTATGATAAGGACTTATGGGAACACAAATGTATGAAAATATATAAAAAAGACAGCTATCCCCGAAACGGGATAACTGTCTGAATTTACGTATGGTGACTTGGAAAACGGAGATAATCTCCTTTATAAAAATAGCTTCGTAATTATAATTCTATACTACCACAGTTTGATATTTTGTCAATCATTACAGAGCCAAAAAAAAAGAAGCCCTTTCGGGCCTCTTTAATTACTTCTTAGAGCGCTTTTCCATCTTTGCTACAAGTTCAGCAAGCTGCTGCTTCGTTTCGCCACGGACGATTCCCTCGAAAATCTCCCACACACCATCCTTACGCTTGTAAACTGAAGTCGGTGGAGCCTTCTCTTTACGGGCAGCCGCGACTTCATTTTCGATGACGTCCGAAGTGGCGTTCATGAGCCTGTTCCATGCACGGATATAAGGATAATCCATACTCACAGATTTCCTTTCATTTTGATTTTCGGCGCGTACATATCCTTACCTTGTTTCTCATAGAAGAGCGTCTGCGTCTTGTTTGTCCCATCCGGTCTGATGTTCTGATATGATGGATGTTTTGGAAAAGCCGTCATGAGCTTTCTGAACCGCGCCACCGCCTCTGAAGGCTTGCATTTTGCGGCCACATAGTAGTTCAACGGACTGGCCTGCCCGAATGTCATAACTTCGGAATGGGGACGCTTCATCATCTCGATGACCTCGTCCGTGAAAGCCCCACGGATTGAATCCGGTGTCTTGGTTCCATCCTCGTTGGCATAGGCTTCCAGATTCATCTTATCGAATCGAATGAGAGGGTCGATGATATGCTTGCCATCTACGACGATGAAGCTGTGGTGGGTAGGGACGGCATCGCCTACGAAGAGCCAGCCGGCATACGGAACGGCGTTCTTCACGCCTGCGGCAACCAGAGCGTCCAGAATGCGCTGGGTGTTCTGATAGCAGTAGCCGACATCGACCTCCGTGGCATCGAAGGCCTGTCGAATGGTGTCGGTCTCTACACCTGAGGGAAATGGAAGTGTGTTGCCGTAGCTAAACACTTCCATTGTCCCCGTCAGCGGATACATCTGTGAAGGTATCTTAATAGGCTTTTCGCTGAATGACGGGTTGATGTAGATAGCATGAGAGCGTAATACCTCAAGGCTACTTGTCATTTCTATCTACGTCCTCCTCAGTCTCAGTAGCACTATTAAGTGAATTACAGAGCTTCTTCTCATAGTCGGAAAGCAGAAGTTCTCCAACATTATTGCTTTTGATGCCTACGAGGTCACAGATTTCCTGTTTGCTCCAGAAAGCATTTTCCCTGCATTTATAGGTGTCGCCATGTGCCTTCTTGAATATTCTATCCGTTGAAGAGCCGGAGTTGTCATAAATATGGCAGATGTCGCATAGGTCAACAAAGGCCTGAACCCTTGCCAAAGACTTTTCGTACCGAGACCGAATCTTTTCTTCAGGTACGTCGTGGCCTCCAGATTGAACACGTTCCCATACACGAAGTACGTTTACGGATGCGTCTTTCGTAAGAACGAAAAAGCCTTTTATGAAATACCCATGCTCTTTTGCATATTTTAGAAATTCCAGTTTTTTATTCGTGGACAAAACTGTCTCGAAGGTAAAATCTTCGCCCCATTCTACACACTGTAAGCGCATTGCATCAGCCTTCTGTGCCGCTTCCAAATCGCTGCATCCAGTTTCTTTTTTGATGTCGTCTGCGTTGATATACGGGGGTAGTATATCTACTCTACTTGTAAGTGAGCTTTTACCTGACCCGTTAGGCCCAGCGAAAACGATAATGCAAGGTTTCCGCTGTTTCTCATTTGACATACTCGATTCTCCCATCCGGATACAGTAAATAGGCACACTTTTTCTCTGCATCATAGCGAGCAACAGGAATACCTTTCATTTTTGCCCGTTGATAGGCTTCAAAGGCTACCGACGAAATCCGACGGTCCATTTCCGCATCCTCTTCGTCACAGTGAGGGTCTTCATATAGGCAAGTTTTGGATACGCCCTTTACGAATTCTTCCATAGTTGTATCCTCCTTTCAATTTTCAACTCTATTATAGCCCATTTGTACGCTCTCTGTCAAACAGACTATGTATAGAAAGAGAGGACTGCTGCAAACAACAGCCCCCTCCAAGGTTATAAAATCTCCTTTCTGCTCAAAATGGCAAACCAAGAGGCACATCTGTCGAAGGCAGAGATGTGTTCTCAACAGTGGCCTTCTGCTGCATTGCCTTCAGAATAGCGTTCTGTTGCTGCAACAACGCATTCTGTTGGGAAATGAGAGAATTCTGTTTTGCCATAAGCTGTAGTGCCGAGTTGTAGAAGGCTCGTGCGGGAACAGCCGGATATGCCGCCTCATCGGGGATGTCTTTTATCTGCTGGGTCTCAGATTGACCCAGCAGATAATCAACAGAGACATTGTAAACATCCGCAATTTTAGCGAAGTAATCAATGCTCGGCACGATACGCCCACGCAGCCACGTTGAGACAGCTTCCGGAGCAACACCGATAATCCTCGCAGCTTCCGTCACGGAGTCGCCGTTGTCTTCCATCAAAGACGTAAAACGTTCGACAAAAGACTTTTTGAGCTTTTCCAAAAAGGCATCCATTGTGGGCACCTCCCTTACAGGCAGACAGTTTCCGCTGAGACCCGAATGGCACGCAGGGTACAAAGGTCCATGTCGGGATAGAAGTTCATCACCGTTTTCCGCAGCTCATCGAGGGTCTTGAAATCTCTGTCAACGAGCAGAACAGGACCGCTGGTATCGTACCAGTTATCCTCGTTTTCCTCGGAATAGATATCTTCGTCGATGGTGCCGCAGTAAATCTGAGCGTCTCTGACGTAGGGACTGTCCGTGAAGACCATATACCGTCCAGCCTCAGAAGTCTTGTCTGCGACGCTGGCCGTGCAGCCCGCATCGCACTTACTGCAGAAATCGTCGCAGCCATCCTCGTGGATACGCGGCGCGGCGCCGGTAATGAACGGAGCACGGCAAATACCGGAAGCATCCGCAAAGGCGCACAACTCAGAGTCGCACTCGCAGCACAGCTCGTTCCGATAAGTCAGAGTAGCGATGGTAGCTGTGTTGTCCTCGCCACGACCGTAAAGCAGCGCAGCGATGCCCTTGGAATAGCGTTCGTCGAACCAGTGCCAGATGTCTTCACGAGGAGTGCCGGCGGGGAAGTGGAGGAACGCATCCTCCATCTTCTCGGTGTCCGGATTCATCGGGACATCCGTGAACTCATCCCACAGTTTTTCCAGCTCGGCGTCTCGCTGCTTCAGCGGCATGAACTTCACCGTCTCAACCTGTCCCTCCAGCGAAGCGACACGCTTATTCAGCTTATCGTACTTCACGGCATGAGCACAGGTGGCATCAGGAACATCCCTATTGTAGCAGACATCGGAGCAAAAACCGGATGCGGGGCAAGCCCTACAACGAGTCTTGTTTGTCTTTTTCTTGGAATCCATGATTATTTTCTCCTTTCTTTTTTTCAGAGCATTTACGCAAGGTCAGAGTAGTCGTCCGCGCTCTTCACCACACGAACCGACTGCACCGTGTTCGTGGGGAAATTGTTTTCAGCACAGAAATCGTTGAAAAGCTGCGCCAGCTCTTCAAGACCGGCGGAAGTGTCCACGCGGTATACGTCGAATTCCGTCTCATCGTCTTTTCCATCGGCGTCGATGAAGCCAATGGTAACAGACTGCCACTGTCTCATCTTGCTAACGCATCTCTCTTTACCGTTTTTTTCAACAAACTCCTTCAGGGTCATTTCTGTCTCTCCTTTCTTTCAACTGTCAACGAATCATCTCAAACATCTCATCAGGAGAGATATCAAGAAGCTCGGCGCCGACGGACAAAAGCAAATTTCTGACATCCTCGTCTTCGGTTTGGAGGTAAGCCGACTGTACCGCGTTGGCGACGTCCTCAGGAAAAATCACTGTGTTCACTGAAGACACCTCCTTACGCTTGCCGGCTTACGATGCTCTGCTCTTCCGCAGTGAGAAGTACATCATCATCGCTCTCACAATGGCCGGCGTTCCAGCTCACACTGGTTGCCTTGGCGTGCAGAACATTCTCAATGAGTGTAACCGCATTGTCTGCGAAGCTCTCAAAATCCGCATTGGAGAAAGCGAACGGCACCAACCTCTGAATGATGACGTCGAAGGAGCCATCATCATAGGTGTGAGTGCCGGCGCCGCTGCCGAAGTTCGCTTTCAGCGCCGTGCGTACCTCAATCATATCGGCGGGACGGGGGAAAGCAGCTCTCAGCCAAAAACGCATCTTGTTCTGGCCGGAAGCCTTGTCGTAGTAGACATGGCACTGGCACTTATCGCCGCAGATGTCCCGCACGCGGATGTCGGCATTGTCGTCAGAGGACGTGTTTTTGGAGGTGGAATCGGTGCTTTTCAGCTCCACAAAGGTGGCATCACTCTCCATATGCTCACTCAGCCAATCGTCGATGTTATCGACCTCGGCAGAGGGAACCTCGACGATGTAGGCAGGGCCTACATTGGGGTAGACCTTGAAGCGGGTATCATCCGCATTTCGTCCACCAGCAGGTGTCTGTACGGGCGCCGGCTTACCGTCGATGGTGCCGAACTGTGCCTCGAACATAGAGATATAGCTGCTGATGTGCTGGAACTGATAGCCGATTTCGGCGGTGTAGTTGGAGGTGAAGCAGTAGAGTGCGTGGCCGATACCCTGACGGGAAATCCACCACGAAATCTTCTTGTTCACCCCGTTACGCACCGGCGTGAAGTTGTAAAGTCCGTAGACAAAGGGAATGCCGACACGGGCAGTACCACTCTGCGCCTGACCCTTGACGGGCAGCTCGTCCCACGCACCGTTCGCGTTCACGAAACGCCCCACGAGGACGTCCGCGCTGCACGTTGCGATGAGATTAGCTTCGCAGAATTCGATGCCGACCAGCTTCGCATACACAGCCTCATCAGCGGCGTTCACCTCATGGAGACCGACAACAGCCGGTACGAATGTGCCATCGCCGTTGGTAGCTGCCATCATTACAGCAAAACCATCCTTAGTGATTTCGCCGTTGACGATGACTTCCTCACGGATAGCCTCCATGTTTTTGCCAGTGCGCTCGAAGATAACTTTGGTTTTCACTTGTTTCTCCTTTCTCCCAGCCTTGAAGGACTTACGGGAACACAAAAATGTATGTAGATATATAAAAAAAGACAGCCATCCCAAGATTGGGATAACTGTCTTGATTCTTTAAGGTGACTTGGAAAACGGAGATAATCTCCTTTATAAAAATAGCTTCGTAATTATAATTCTATACTACCACAGTTTGATATTTTGTCAATGATTTCAGGCAAAAGAAAAAGCTCCCCGAAGGGAGCTTTTTCGCGGGTTAAGAACAAGAAAAAATGTTACAGAGGACAGACCGTACCTCAGTGAGAACCTCATCGGGCAGATGACCTACAACATCGTACTTGTTCGCCATGATGTTGAAATAGCTTACATACTCACACAGGACGGTTCCGCTACGAGGAGGACACGTCTTCTCATCGAGTATAACATGGTATGGGCCGTACTCAGTTTCGTAGGACAACGGACACACCCAGACGAAATCTGTTACTCCGTGCAGCGTATCGTTGCTTACGACGAGAAGGGTGCTTGTAACACCAAACTTCATCGCCCCATCAGTGGGGTCGAATTTGGCGATAATGATATCGCCTCTTTTCGGTCTACTCATCTGAGCCTTCCTCGCTGACGAACTGCTCGCGCAGTTCCTTCACGGTTTCGTCGATAGCCTCCTGTGCCAGCACATCAATACGGGCAATGGCATTGATATAATCAATAACCATATCACCTTTCTTGGTCAGGAAAACACGGGCAATGACCTCGCCTTCAGCGTCATCGTCGGGAGTACGCCAGCCATCAATGGAAACAGCGGTAATAACATCGCCGTAGCCGATGGGAGACTCCTCGTGAAAATCGTGACGGATTTCCGTCCAGTATCCCTGCTTCTCGTCGCTGGGTGCCGGCTCGTCTGTGATTGTGACCTCGTAGGTGCCGTTGCCGTAGTTGAACCTGCTGGTACACAGCAACAAACGGTCATCATCCATGTTCCAGACGTTGATGCCGTTCGCATCATACAGTGCGAGATTCGCAACAACTTTAGCTTCCCTTCGGATAATCTGAAGGACGGCGGTGAAGCCGTTGTCAAACTTGTTGGTATATTCAGCGATAACGACATTTGTTGCATAGATGATATTGTTGGGAACATTCTCGCCCTGCATATAGCTGATATACTTCGTTGCGACCACAGCAGGAATTCTGATAGTAGTTGCGTGGAGCGCCGGTGTGGACGTATCTTTGACGACTTCCATGACATACACATTGTCGCAGTAATCAAAGGTGTAGATGCCCTCCAGCTCGCTTTCAGAAGCCAGACACATGACATCAGACATTTCCTCATTCCAGAGGACGGGATTGACATAGAATCCCTTGTCATCAGAGCAAACAGTGACGGTTGCGGTATAGCCATCAGGGAACGTCAGGCCGAAGCAACGAACACCGGCATACTTGCCAATACCGGACTCCACAGCGGGAATATGCTCCTCGCCACAAGGCATATCCAGCAGTTCCTGACACATTTCGGCATCCTTGGAAGGGACAAGAAGGGTAGCCTTATACCGCGTAGACACGGCAGGCTCATTCTTCTTGAAGCACATCTCAGGATGCTCCTTCAGCCACGCGGTGATTTTCTCACGGTTCTGCGGCGTGTCAATGTACGTCCAGTCCGGTACGTTGGGCATATCATGGATGATTTTGATACCATCCTTTTCTGCCTTACGCGCCGCCGCACGGTTTGGGAGGTCACTCGAATCACTTCTCCGAATGTGCTCCACGTTGGGCACAAATGGCAGGTCGCTGCCGGTAGGTGTGACGCAGATAACATAGCCCTTGTCGTTCTTGTTCATAAAATATACTCCTTTCACTTTTTGGAAACTCACTTACTCCGGAATGTCGTCGATATGCAGTACGATGCCAACGCTGGAAACATACCCTTCATCATCGAGAATATCGAACTTCCGATGGGGAAGGTTGCAGATGACAGACCACGGGCAGACAGAGTCGCCGGAGTTGTCATCGCACCAACGAAACTCGATGTCCGGCTCGCCAGCGGCTGTCTCAAAGAAACCTTGAGTCTTACTCGCAGTCAGCTTAACACCGTTAAAGGCGCCGATTTCCTGCGTCATAGCGCCCTCGATTTCCACGAGGTCATCCGACGCAGCATAGACTACTACAAGGCCTTTGACGGCCTTCAGAGCTGCAGGAACAACGTTCCGTTCGTTTCTGTTGTTCAGCTCTGTGGCCCAACGTTCCAGAAACTCGCTGTGGTCTCTTTGGGGCACGTTCGCCTGTTTCTCCTGAGACGCCGCCTTTTCAGCCATCAGCTCCTTCAGCTTCGGGCAATGGGCAGCAGGAACAGCGGTACAGAACCCACCTACGGCTGTGCAGTTGAAGTTATCCCTGTGGATGTGCTCACAGTTGACGCAGTTCGGGCGATAAGTGGACTTGAGAACATCCAACTCGTGCCGAAGCGCGTAGATGGTTTCGCCTGTCTCTCGCATCTTATCGCTGATGGCTCCGACCAGTTCAGGTACAGAGGCGTCTGGGGCGGGTCCGAACCTCTCGCCCAGAATGCGGCGGAGGGTCTCGTTCTCCTGCCTGAGCGTCAGCAGCTCTTCAGGGTCAAGGAAAGTGTCCTCGAAAGCCGCCAGCCGGTCTTTCAGCCGGTTGCGGCAATAGAGTGTAGAGCACATCTCCTTTACATCGGTAGACTCTCCCGTGCGCTCAGACTTACAGCGGTTGCAGTCAACACAAGCCTGTCCATCAGGAAGGCGGATGGTGAGTCGTTCCATTTTCAGTCTCCTTTCTCGTCGGCGGGTTCCACATGACCAACCTCGTCGTTGTCGGTGATGAACGCCGTCATGAACTCAATATTGAGGTCAGTAAACGGCGGCATCCTGTTGAGCGTTTCGGACATCGCACGCTCACCGTGCAGCATCTCCAGAAATTCCTTTGCAGGAATGAACTCCTTATAGCGTTCTTTCTTGGGATACACGATAGAGGTGGACACAGCCACAACGCTCTCGCTGCGGCAGTAGGACACATAACAGCGGCGCTCGAAGTCGTCAAACTCCTGTGCCAACATGACACGAAACGTGACAGGCTTTCCTTCCTCTGTCAGTCGGGTTCTGTCAGAATAGATGCGCTGATAGACACCCAGCCGTGTGTCGAACTTTTCAGGACGATAGGTACAGCCGCGCATGGACTCCATACGCTCAATGAACTGGTCGTGATGATACGGCCAAGAACCCTCGCCCTTTGCGGCCAGCTTGAAGTGCGACTCGTCGATGAACCGGCAGGTGTAGACTTTGGGTTCAGCACGAGGCCCATCGGTAATCAGCAGTTTCCCGCCATTGGGCAGGGTGAACACGGGATTACCTCGCCGGTCACGGAAGATGATGGTCTTGTCGTAGTCCACGACCAAACTATTCGGCACAATGCAGTACCGCCCGACAGGTCTGTCAGACTTAAAGGTCATAATGTATTCTCCTTTCTTCTTCGCAAGAGAGGGCGGGGACTTCCCCGCCCTCATTTGGGCATCAGTAGTCGATGCACTCGTCCATCACGTCCGCTACGGCCTTGATGTCCTCAAAGGCGACATTCTCTGTCACGGGGATGGCGACGTACAGCTCCCACTGGCAGAACGGTGTATCCGTGTCCTTGGGGAACAGCACATCTGCGTGCAGCTCCTTCAGCTTCTCATCCGCATTCAGCTTCTCAGCCAGCTTGCGGCCAGACTCCATCAGCGCCTTGCGGATGCTGACGTTCCGTTTTCCGTCCTTTTTGGACATCTCCTCACCGGCCTCTGCGATAATCAGCAAACACGGCTGGCCGTTCACAGTGGCGATGTAGGTGGGGAAGTTCAGGCTGTCGGTCCAGCAGGTGAAATAACCCCAGCGCAGCAGGGGCGGCACCTTCGTGTACCAGTCCATGTCTTCCACAGGAGGCTGATATTCGCCTTTCAGGAAGGCTTCGTACTTTGCCTTATCGTATTCGGCGAGCTTGGTGTCGAAGCCGGAGGGGTACAGTCCGGGCACGCCACGATAATCGGGAACGTTGATGCTGCACAGGGAAGCGGTGTCGTACCGCCCATCCCAGTCCTTAGGGGGTTTCTTGTCGGGGGTGTTAAACTCCCACACGAATACCTCCCCGCAGCCGTTGCAGAAAAACTGAGTTTCGTTGATGCTGATGATTTTGAACATATCTTTTTCTCCTTTCAATTTTTACCCTTATAAATCAATGAACGGTCCTTCGACCCGACATTGGCTCCATCTGAGGTTGCGCGGCTCGTTGTGACGCATGGCATCGAGGTAGCTTTGCGCCTGTGCCCTATCGTTGAACACGAGGGGATGCACCCCATCATGGTTCAGCTTTGACCAATAGTAGGCATAGCCGGATACTTTGGGGGCAGCACAAAGCGTATAGCCATCGCTATCGCGGATAACAAACTTCCATGTTAGCACTCGTCCCATGCCCATAGCAGCCTCTCAATCCGCCGCAGACTCGCCGTAGACCATCACATCGTGGTCGGCGTAGATAGCCTGCAGCTCGTCCTTGGTGATACTCAGGCTGCTGAACAGCCAGTCGTCGGCATCCTTCCAGTCAGAGAACTTGGGGCTGATTTCCTTCCGGAACAGCTCCAGCGTTTCGAACAGGAGGGACTTGGCGCGAAGGGAGAGGTCTTCCTCAGGGTCAGGTGCGGGTATCTTGATGTCGTTTACCTCGTTGAGTTCAACGTCTTCCAAGGAAGTCTCGTAATCCTTCCAGAGATGGGCATTGTCCTCGAACCGCTTGACGATTTCGGCGATGGCGATGTCGGTCGTCGGCTTATGCGTGGTCTCCTCAAAGTAGCAAAACTCAAAGAAGGGATGGTCGGCCTCCGTCTCACTGCCGAAACGCTCGTCGTTCAGACCGAGAGGGCCGGGGATGAAGTATTCGCCGTCATCGAGACTGGCGATAATACGCATCTTTTCTTCCTCCGACATCTGGCCGGCGAAAACGACCTCATGCCGGACCTTGTAGTTGTCCGCGTCACGATAGAGGTATGCGAGACGTGTGTTGGTGATACTCATTGTTTTCTCCTTTCTCCCTGCCTGTGATAAGGACTTACGGGAACTCAAAATGTATGAAAATATATAAAAAAGACAGCTACCCCAAGATTGGGATAACTGTCTGAATTTACGTATGGTGACTTGGAAAACGGAGATAATCTCCTTTATAAAAATAGCTTCGTGATTATAATTCTATACTACCACAGTTTGATATTTTGTCAATCGTTTTAGTCGAAAAGAAAAGCGCCCCGTCAGGGACGCTTTTCGCAGTAGATGATTCTCCTTTCACAATTAACGCACTTCAAACAGCTTCTCAATGTCGAAATCCTTGATGATGTACTCATCAGGATTTGCAACGACTGCATCATACTCTTCACGGCTTTGGAAGCTGTCAATGACTTTCTTTTCAGCGTTACTCAAAGCATCATACGGCTTGGTGCCGTAGTCAGCAGGCAGCCAGCCGCGCTTCATACCGACGAAAATGTTCAGCCGGTCGATGAGCAGTTTGGCGGAGTCCTTGAACTTCAACTTCAGAATGCCTTTCTTATAGAAAGAACCGGTAAAGAACGTGAATGCGATACTTTTACCGACGCTTTTCCCGTTTGTGACATTATCGTTGACAGCAGTCATCGGGTCGATAGCGTTAGGTATATTCTTGCCACCGTTGAGAAGATGCAGAGCGCTTTCCATATCATGCACCACATATGCGGCTTTACCTTGATTGAAAGCATTTCTGTAACAGTCGAAGACGTAGGAATACATGGAGAGGTTCGGGAACACCAAACGGAACCCAGCGGTCTGTTTCTTGTCGAAAGAGCAATATTTCTGGGTGTTCTCACTTGATAGCGTGTCCGCATCGTAATCGTACACATCATACCATTGCCTACTTCCCATGCTCCCCAGCCTATCGAACAGGTTCAGCAGGGAAGTGGTGCAACCCCTACGCAGCTTCCTGTGGATGTCCTCCAGTACCCGCTTCACCGTGTAGTCGTTGAGGTCATAGTCCTTCAGCTCCGTAAAAAGCCGCTCATAATCGGACTTCAGTCCATCAGGCATACAGTCGGTGTTCGCAACTCTGCTCATGAAAACGTTCCAAAAGTGTGCTCGAATCTTCTCCAAGCACGCCATTCGAAGTTCAACGCCGGAATCCCTCCAAGGATGGTCGTCCACGGCCAGTTTGACATAGGGCTGGTCGTAACACTCGGAGCCGCTCATTATAAAGGGCTTAACCTCTTCGTAGGAGCCAATGAAGGAATTGCAAATGCGAGCCTTGAGCTCAAACTCCTCAATGATGTCCTGCGGAAACTTCTTCCGCCAATCGGGAAGGAACGGCTTCTGAACCTCGTAGTCACGCAAAGTCGTAAGATTCTCGCTCAATACATCCGCTTCGTTCCGGCTATATGCGTTCGCCGGCTTGACGTTGACATGGATAATTACCCACTCAGGAGCCGTCCGTCTCGTTCTGTCACGCTTGAACTCCTTCTCCACATAGAACATAGAGGCATTGATTCTCTTCGTTTCCAGCATATAAGACAGCGAAGTGTCTGCAGCCAGTGTGGAGTAGGGAAGGATGGCGAGAAGCTGACCGCCACATTTTCGCAGCATGGTCAAAGATTTGCCAATCCACCGTGCAGCGAAAGCAGGGGAGACCGCCGATGTGTGGGCGAACATGATGAGGGGATAGGGTTTCAGTGTGTTGAACTTTGCAAAGTCGTCGTAGACGACACGAATGCCTTCTTCCTTCAGCGTTTCCGCCACACAAACATCTTCTACCACGGTATCCAAATACTTTTCACCGTAATATGCGCTTTCGTGCTGCCAGACCTTGTTTTTGTTTCTGTACCAGCCAGCAAAGCGACGGAAGCACTCGTGAAGCTGCAGCTCACTCATGTCCCCGCAAATGGGGTTCAGAATGTCGCCATCGCGCACGGCAGACCAGTCCACCATGCGGAGTGCCTTACCGCAGACGTAAGAGGTGAGAGTTTCAGGTGCGGTGGCGTGCCGCTGCCTGACCTTGGGCGCGGACTTCTCGTAAGTGCCCACGCCGTCGCGTTCGAACCAAGCTCTGAACTTCTCCTTTGCCCCTGCGATGGTAGAAGATTGGCTGCCATAGATGTACTCGCCGCGAGCCCAATAATCAGTGCCGCAATGGGCGAACCGATATGCCATATAGTTCTTGGCGTCATCGCGGAGGTTATTTTTGTCCTCAATGATGTACCCCACATTCATACCCTTGTAGTAGATGTCCGTTACGGTATCTTTGTATCCGGAATTCTTTCCGGGGGCTAAAAAGGACAGATGAATTCTGCTCATTATTTTCTCCTTTCTCCCAGCCTTAAAGGTCTTACGGGAAACAAAATGTATTCCTACTGATGAAGCGGGCTGATAGGACACTGGATGGAGATAATGACCGCCAATGCCAGCCCGCCGCCAAAGATGATGATGAGTGCAAGGTAGGCCAGCAAGCTGCCGGTACGTCCCTTGAACTTTTCGCCGATGAAAGTGACGTGATGAAGGCCGAGCCACAACGAGCCGACCAGCAGGAACGCCACAAACAGCATCACACCAACACCTCTGACAGCGCCTAAGAATGTCTGCATGGGTATTCTCCTTTCTATTGATTTTTGCGTTCCGCAGCAATCACGTCCAAAACGTTCCATAACCGCTGCTTGCTCACCTTACCGGACATCGGACCGTCCTCATCCACACAACGCACCACGAAGGGGTAGGTATGGGCTTTCGGCTGGATGCCGATGATGATAAAGTCATGTCCGTCATACGAGTACATCTCACGGTAGGAAATGTCGATGCCAAAGCGTTCAAGTCGATGCTGGATATACTCTTTGTTGCGGTAGAATGCGGCTTCTTCGTCCTTGGCATTTTCCAAGGCCAGAGCATCCTTGTCTGTGCATTGCAGCTCGTAGCAAATCTGCTCCATCTCCTCACGGGGAATGAGGATTTCCTTGCCAGTAGAGACTTCGCCGATTCGCTTTCCAACAACGTACTTCCACGGACGGTACTTGTAGACACCAACAAGTTCGTACTCATATCGTCCCTTCTTGAAGGTGATGCCGAAATCGTTCGGATTCAGCAAACGTTTTGGCGGAACGTCCCGTGGCAAAGTCGCACAGTGAGCGCAGTAGGCATCCCACTCGATTTTTTCGGTCGGAACTTGCGCTTCGTCATGGAATACTGTGCGGTAAAATCTGCACTCAAACAGATTGATGAGAACATTTCGCCTGATTGTTTTGTCCTCCAACTCCGCATCGAAGAGTTGCGAATTCCGTTCCACAACGGTTGCCCTTACGCCGAACTGTGCTGCCACACGCTGCACAGCAGGAAGCATATCCTGACGAATAATCTCGCGGGACACGTCTGAATCGTAATTCGTATCCATCACAATGCGGATACCAATACCGACGATGTAGCTGCCATTTTTCTGAATGTAGCCACAGTTATGGCGCTTGATGCCGAAGCGTTCTGCCCCGAAAGGGTCGTAGCCGCAGTTGGCGTTGCCTTTCAGTTCTTCCGCCACGGCATCCATCAGCTTGTCACGAATCTTTCTATCCATGCCGGTATCAAATGGTACGGCCAGACTAATATCGCTCCATCTTCCGGATGAGCCGTTGAGAGATTTCACATCCATGTTTTTCTCCTTTCTCCCTGCCTATTAAAAGGACTTATGGGCATATAAAATGTATAAAAATATATAAAAAAAGACAGCCACCCAAGATTGGGATAACTGTCTGAATTTACGTATGGTGACTTGAAAACGGAGATAAATCTCCTTTATAAAAATAGCTTCGTAATTATAATTCTATACTACCACAGTTTGATATTTTGTCAATGATTTCAGGCAAAAGAAAAGCGCCCGTA